GAAGTTCTATTGATTTCGCTATCGCTCATCAATATTATTATAAACATCGAACGAAGTGAGATTACAGTTATTATCCAGATTCTTTGGTCACACTTTGCCCGCACAGGGCAAAGATTGAAAGCATTATCCGAGTTCGAATAGCCACATAGCGTTACAACATTACAGAGGCGGTTGTCCGGTACCTCGAGTTGTGTCTTTATACAACGGCAATTAATATAATATACGCTAACATACTATATTAACCTGCTACATCACTGTAGCGTCTTTTTAGCCTTTAAATTCTTTTCAAACAATCAAACCGCGGCAATTAGCGATCGTCGTCCTGTCAAGGATAGTGATTGAGTGCTTGCTAGAGCGGCAAGACTTCCGTCCCTGCGATCCGAGATCCAGGTCTAGGGCACATGAAATTGACCTGTGCAAGTCGTAACTACTTAAATTTTGTTTAAAATATGGGAGCCGTGTACTCTAACTTGTATGTGGCCATTGTAATAATCTTTTGATTCTAATACTCGTCTACTGAATTGTTCTCTTGCCTCAATGTAACTACATTCCGATTTGGAGTTGCAATAATAAAGTATTTCTCTGGTGAAGTTTTCGGTGCCTAGTTTGATTACGTCTGCGGTTAATTCTGGGCTTGACCCGTAGTACTCTCTCCAATCTGAGTCGACCTTTGATCGTATCTTCTTCCGCTTTTTAATGCCGTTTTTTTGTGTTACTGTTTTGTATGTGGTTTTTGAAAATTTTGCGAGTTTTTTGCCTATGTACTTGCGACCAGTGAGATTACATGTGATCAAGTAAACAAATCCAACACACTCTTCGGGCAATGTCTCAACTGGGGTGTCTTGAAATAGCCATGTCATATGTTGTATGTGATTTATCCTTGCTGTATAGTTATCATCTCCGTTGATCTTAGTGTAAAAATTTAGTGGAAATCTAATAAGGTTTCTAAGTTTTCAAAATCCTGAGTATTGATGACATTCTTGTCAAGGTTTTGTAAAATATTATATAAAATTTGTAACTCTTCTCTGTTACGAGTCTGTGGCCATCCTAGTTTTACACTTACTTCGTGTAATTCTAATCGACGACGTATGCGTTCTTTTAGTGTTAGTGTTGGGTTCAATTCATTTACCCATCCAAATCCTAGTGCAATGTCACGAAGACCCTGTGGTAGATTGTGAAACCGTTTGGCAAAGTCTGGATCAGTGATTAGTTTTACTTTTGAATCACCGGCTAGCTTGCCTTCTTCTCGGAACATACCGGTGTACCCCCAACGTACCATGTGAATCACTCCTGCTCGAGCATATTTTTGATACCGGTGTAAAAACTCAATGTTGTAGTTGTGATCTTCCAATGTCTCAACAGGATACCCAACAAACATTAAACAAACATTTTTAATTCCATAGTATGCAGACTGTGCAAAATGGAAATCAATATCTGCATTGCTATGATTTTTACCCATGTGTTTTCTAACATGTGGACTGTAAGATTCAAATCCAGTGACCAGCATATTACAACCGGCCTTGGCCATTAACTCCCAGTCTTTTTCAGTTTGATCAAATCTTGTTCTACAAATAAACTGTCCAAGATATTTTATTGGTTCTAAACTTGCATCTTGTTTTTTAGCCTCTACCAATTGACGATTTACTTCTCTCCACATTTTCATATTACCGTTGATTAGACTGTCGGTAAAGTGAAAGAGATTAACATTATATTTTTTCTTTCCGTTGATAATTTCTTTTACAATATCATCGGCACTACGAGAAGTATATGTTGGCCACATGTCAGAAATACTACAAAATTTACAATTCCTAACACACCCTCTTGATGCAGTGATATAAATTCCTGGCTCAGATGTGTAATAGTAATTTGATGGGTCAATGCCTTCATATTCAGGATGCGGCAGCTTGTCTAATTTACGAATTTGAACTGCTGGGTTTCCGTTAACTCCGTTAGAATTATCGTTACCATTTAATAATTCAATGATGGCCTGTTCACCTTCTCCTTGGATATAGTAATCAACCAATCCGGTCTTTAGTGCATAGTCAGCAAACGTTGTAGAATCCAATGCCAGCGGGTTCTCGGTTAAATTTGGCAAACTTCCTGGCCAAGCATAGCTACCTGCTCCGCCTATGACAATTTTACAGTTTAATTGATCTCGTACCTTCTGCAACATCACACTGGCAGGAATAACACTAAATCTAGTAAACACAGAAATCCCAACCATGTCAGGATTAAACTTGTCTACAGTTGTTAAAAATTGATCAATTGTATCATTTAATATTTGTTGAGTTGCAGGTTCTAGTGTATATTTTTTGCAACGCCAGTATTGTTCAAGTTCAACCCACACATCTGTGCTTACATTGCTGTGTAAAAACAAATTAAAATCATACACGTTACATTCCCAACCAGCACTACGTACACAAGCACTTATGGCCGCGGCGGCGGCTGGTGGTCTTTCTAACTCTTGACTTGGTACGTTGATGAATGCAAATCGTTTCATAGCTGTATTAGTTCTTTTATTTTTTCTACTAGATCCTCACAGGGATCTAAACTGCCACGAAACTTCCAAACACGATCAGGATCTTTTTCTAAGAAACCAATGACTTCTCGTTTATTTTTTTCTTCAAAATACCAATCCCAAAAATTAGAAACCCAATTAAATTCTATTGTTCCGGGAAAATTATATTGATATGGGCTAGTAATAGTTATCGGAGAGTCTGGAAACTGTTGTAGATACCCGCTAAAGTAATCAGGGTAATAAACAAAATCAGTTAGTATCCAAGGTTCTAGTTTGATTTGATTGCATCTAATATTAAGGATTCTAAATTCTGTATCAGCAACAATATTACCATCACTGTCTATTACCGTATCGTTTTCTGTCTTGCCGCCAAACACAAGTTTTAATTGTCCTAGGTCTTGAATAATAAATTTAACATACATCAATGGATCTAACAGGTGTGTCTTCTGGTCGTCAACCTGTAGGTACCCTGGCGTGCGACCTTGCGATGATGCTAGTTCCAATTCAAATTCAAGCATACTGTTATTCTAGCTCTGTGTCATTGTTGTAGGATGTAAATCCGTTTTCTTTTACAACACGTAAAATATTCTCTACACGACCAGCAAGCTCATCTCTGTGACTTACTAACCAAATACTTTTATGACGTTCTCTACTCATCTTTTTAAGTAGTGCAAGACTGTTTTCAACACCCTGGGTATCCATACCTGAATCAACAAGTTCGTCAATGAATAATACATTGATTGGATGATATAAACTTTCCCAAACGTCTCGGAATGCCCACGACATGGACAATATAAGTCGATTGCGCTCACCACGCGACAAATTATCAAAGTCTAGATCACGACCCAGTTCGGTAATCTCAACACTGAGATCATTTTGAAATACAACCTGATGCGGCAATCCAATTTTATCTAGATAGTGTGTGAGTCGAGCATTTAAATAACTTAAATTTTGCTCAATAATCTTTTTACGAATAAAACTATCTTTTGAAGTCAACAACTTCAACAAGAAGTCTTGATGTTCTTGCATTCTAGTTAGATCATTTAATCCAACATAGTCAACAACCTGCAATGCTTGTTCTTGCATGTCGGTAATTTGTTCAGCATACGGATCTTGTTCTTGTTGCTTGCTATCAATCTGTGTTTGTAGGTTGGCCAATGTAGCACGATGATGAATAGCATCTTCTTCGTTGTCATAGAACATGGTCGGAGGTTTGCCAACTGCGCCAATGTCATTTAACTCGTTTTGAATTTCACTAACTTCGGTAGTTTGCTCGGTGCATCGTGTTCTTGCATCAGCTAAGTCAGTGCGTTTATTAGTCAACACTTGCTCGTGTTTCTCATCATGAAATGCCTGTCCGCAGGTGTGACAGGTATGTGCTTCTAATGATACAATCTCATCAGACAATTTTTTAATTGTTTTTTCTTCGCGTTGAACTTCTAGTTTTGCTCGACTTAACTTAGACTGTAAGTCGTTGAATGTTTTTCTTCTGTTATCCCAGGCAGTATGTTCACGATGTGCAGTAATTTCTGCATCGATGTCAATCTCTTGTAGTGCTTCCAATGCCGTTTGTAGTTTAGTAAGTTCTTCAGCTCGCTTGGTAATCCACAATGTTTGTCTACGCTTCAAACTGTCAATTTGTTCTTCAATCCTTTTGTTTGCTTCTTGAACTGCACGTATTCTAAACTCTTCCTGACTGATAGAGTCCTTGGTTTCTCTGTTTAATTCTTTAATGCGTTCAGCCTTTTCACTCAGCAACGTTATTCCCAACAACTGTTCAATCAAGGTTCGCTGATCGTTGGCTTTGAGACTTAAAAAAGGTTCAGTATAAGTGTTAAGTGCTAGAATATGTCTAAACATATCGTGACTCATACCAAGTATGTGTTCAATGGCATCCTGTGTTTCTCTGCTGTCTCCTTGACTGTCGTCGGTGATTTCTTGTTCTTGGCTGTTTACATAAAACTTCAATACGTTGGGTTTTCGTCCGCGCTCAATTCGATAATCTTTACCACTCACTTCAAAATCTAAACTAACCAACATATTTTTGCCATTGGTCTTGTTTACAAGATTGTCTTTGCGAATATTAGTTAATGCTTGCCCATATAGAGAATAGCTGAGAGCATTGATAATAGTAGTTTTGCCTGTGCCATTACGACTGCCGTCACCACCTAGATCAAGATTCTCACCTAGCACAAGTGTAAGATCTTTACGATCAAAATCAACATCCTGAGTAGAATTACCCACGCTCATAAAGTTTTTAACAGTCAAAGTTTTAATATTAATCACAGTTGTATTATACAGTATTTTAAGAGAAAAGCCAATGATCTAATAACCAGTGGCATGTTGATTGGCAAAATTATTTGACTTCAAGTTTAAAGTTGTCAATGCCCTGGTGAATCCTTGTTTGTTCACCGCGCATAAATCTAGCAACCTTCTCGGCATTTAAATCCTCAACGGTACTATACAATAAAAAAGAACGAGCAGTTTTTACCTTGCTACTGGTGTTATAAACCTTAATTAAATCCTGTTGAATGGTATTAATCCTTGACTGTGATATCGACCGGTCAATAAAAAACCCAACCCATGCGGTGTGATTACCAACTACATCCTTACCAGTTAGCTCTTTTAGTGTTGGTAAGTTTGGATAATCGGAATTTCTTTTATTTGACAACACAGCATGGTATTTAATTTTACCACCTTTTTCAAGTTCTTTTGTTGATCCAAATGTGGCAAAAGAAAATGTTAATGTTTGGGTAGATACATCAACAAACCAATTTCCGTATTGTACATATGGTGCATGAATAGATTTACTGCCAACGCTAGTTACAAGTTCCATGCCTGCAATTTGTGGCGGAGAACCAATGCTCCAACTTCCAAATGTTGGATTTTGTTTAATTGCGGATTGTAGATCAGCAAATGTTTCGTATTTTGGAGAACTAAACAATACTAACTCGCTTAGTCCGTCAAATGATAATGGAAATAACTGATCGACCACAGCAGTATTTTTACTCAGATGTGGAAAAGAAAGATAGTTGTCAATTGGTAATAGTGCAATACTGTTTTCTTTATCATGGAAGTGTGCATTAGCGGCCACAATACCGTTGCCACCTGGTCGGTTGTCAACCAGGACTGAAGTTTTCCAAAGAGCTGACAATTCTTCAGCATATTCTCTAACAACCTTGTCTGGACCTGATCCTGCTGGCACAGCCACAATAATCTTAAAGGGTGCCCGTGGAGGATCGTTTTGAGCATGTGCAGAGTTAAATACTAATCCAATGGATAAAAGAATAGTTCCTAATATGTTTTTCATTTTTTTAAATTCCTAAAATAATTTCGTAACACCGACATATTAACTTTAAATCCGCTATAATTATCTTTGTGCAATTTAGCATAGTTGTTAAACTGTAAATGTCGAAACTTCTGTCTCATTGTTAAATTTAGTTTTTCAAATTCAACATCGCCGCTCCAGACAGCAAGATACAATTTTTGATTTGATGCATCAACGCAAATATCAAAGTCTCCATCACAATAAGGAACAACAGTTTCATGTAGTTCAGGGATTGTAAAATATATTTCGTTGATTCTAAATAAATTTTCTCGACCCTTGTGTATGTAACCTGTGATGTTATCTCCAATTAGCGTATCTTCGACAACTATATCTTTGATATCAATTGACTTAGCAGTGACAGAAATCCTATTCTCTACACTGGAGATTGTAAAAAAATCTCCATCTGTCGGTGGATACCAATCAGGGCGATAGTTGGAAAGATCTTGATCTTTTTTAATGTGCTTGACAAATAACGGCCCAAATGTTTCGTTAGTTCCAAATAAACTTACAATATTTTGAATGTTTGTTTTGTTGGCCAGTGTAATATACTCAGGCTTTACGTGAAACCCTCCCACAATAAAATCAACATTGTGATCAAACTGAATATTTTTATTAGTCATAGATAATAAAATTTCATCCAATAGTCCTTTGTATGACAATGCAATTTTGCTAATTTTTTCTTGTCTAACCAGATCAATAAACTCATCAATATTATCCCATCTTCCTAAAGGAAAGCTATAATGCTTTGATGATCCTATCATTGCTGGAAGAAAATGAGTCAATAAAATAAAAGAATGATGTAGGTTTCTAGTATGACAAACAGAATTGTTACGATACTCCATTACATCAATATTTCGAACAGAAATGCGATAAAGTTGTTTATGCGTATACTTTAATATTTTTGGTTCGCCTGTGGTACCGCTAGTAGTTGTTTGAACAAGAACAGAATCGGGCGTGGCAAGAATGTTTGTTGACAGGTGCTTGTATAATTCGTGATCTTTAATTTTGTAATCAAAAAATATCTTTTCGTTTAGAATTTTTTTACAGTAACGCTTGCCCATTGCAACTATTTTTGGTTGCTCCATATTGATATCATCAAATATCGCAAGATCAAATAACCCAGACTCTTTAGTCATAACTTCAAGATGTTCAACATATCCAGTGTTGTTGTATGCTTTTTCTGGAGGTGTTATCATTTCTATTCCAAGTTCTGCAGCCGCAAAAAAAAGACTAGAATATAAGAACCCCACAGTTGAATCATAGATGCACATTGTATTTCCGGAACGCAATCCATAACCTTCATATAAAACAATTTTCCAAAAATTAATAGCATCATTGAACTTATTAAAGTCATAACTTGTTAATTCTTTAGAATGCAATTCTGCAAATTGGATATTGGGGTGAATAAAACTTCTGGTAATTAAATCGATATGGTTCATATTAAAGACTCTGGTAAATGTTCAGCAGTAACTTGGAATCGTAAAATTCAGATTCAATGTCAGTGATCTGCTGTGTGACAATTTGATCAACACTTTCAAACTTAATTTCACCAGGCGCAAGGTCCAGAGTTAAATCTTGATTTTTAACTGAGATTAGGCCAATTTCTCTAATGGCATGTTTTTGCATGAACGTTTCTTTGATGAAGTTAGCTTCTTCGTAGCTGATATCAATGTCAAGCTGAATACGCACATGCATGTTATCACCAAGCAAGGTGTTATTTTCATCCAGCAGTTCACTGAGTTTGTAAACACGATACCTTGGTTGATTACTCCATGCATGATATTCTACAGGTTTGCCCCATTCTAAAATAGCACATCCACGTTTGTCATCGCCTGCATCGGCAAAATTATGTGGGAAACAGTTGCCGATGTAATTGATGTTTTGTCTTTTTTGTCTTAGGTGAAAATGACCGCTGTATACTTCTTCAACACCTGTAAAGTGTTCTGCCTGTAGTTCGCCATGATCAGGCATCTCTACCATGGCATTCATTTTAAAATGTGGTAATTCAAAATGTCCGAAAACATATTTAGCTGACAGTTTTGAAATGCGCTTGTGATCGTCTCCCACCAACCACGGAGCAATAACTACATCGCCTTGCTTGAACCAATCGTTGACAATCTGTATGTTGGGTAGATGCTTGGCCCATTCAGCGCCGTGAATGTCTCGCTTGTCTCTGTAGTATAGGTCGTGATTGCCTGGAATAAAATAAAACTGATCAAATGCTTTGGATAGTTTTTCCAACGCTCGTAGACTAAAGTTTAGGGTCTGTAGATTAATACTGGCTCTGTGATGATGCCAATCTCCAAGGAACATGCCAGTTTCACAACCTTGTTCCTTGGCTTTGGCAATAAACCAGTCAATAAAATTTTCACAGTCTTGGTTGTGAGCCAGACTATTTGACTTTAGTCCAAAATGAATATCAGTACAAATAGCCGTTTTACGAAATAGATTAGTCATCTATTGATTATACTACTCATCTTGGCTAGATACAACCAGTTCGGACAATGCAGCCGTGCCAGCTTCATCTAGACTAGATACAACCGGACCGGACAATGCAGCCATGCCAGCCTTGCCAGAATTTTGTCGAGTCCAACTTGGGTTTAGTCCGTTGATTTCTAAAATATCATCACGGATGTTCTGCATTTTTTTCTCAATGTTCAAGACACGAGTAAAGCTATTAGTGATAGCGGCAGTATAATACGCAAAAGGGTTCTGCGATTTTGATTCATCAAATTGCAGTCCAATTTGACTGAGTTGTAACAGGGCTTGTCCCCGCATTTCTTCGTTGTAGGTGTACCCACGCCAGTTGCTCCTTGTTGCATATCTTTCACATAACTTCATAAACATTGTGGCCAGCTTACGAGTCATAGTACCGTGATCACGACTGTATTCTCCAGTTTCAAAATCCCCCTTCCAGTGGCTTCGACCCACAACGTAAGGTATTTTTTGATCTGTGAGTCGATAATGCCAAAACGGTGGAAAATTAACACGAACATGTGTTGGATCACCCACAGGCTCAACTTCTGCAATTTCATCAGGCACAGAGTCAACTATGTCTTCTTGTAAATCTAAAATATCTTCAAGCTTGCGTTTTTTTTGCTGGCTTTTTGGAATCTTCTTGGGAGCCATTGGTATGTGATCCCAACAGGTGATTCTGAACACAAGATCAGTATTGGGAATTTTCTTTTGGTCAATGACCTCACCTGTTTCACGTTTGATACGATCTGCACGATTTTTACGTGCATCGACTATGGTGCGCTGATTGATCTTGTCTACGCTGGGCAAGATAACATCATACTGATGGTCGGTTACTGGATCTAAATAACTACAGTAAGTGTTTTTGCTTAAATGGATTTCTTTTAAAATATCTCTGTTGTTGAGATAGTTAACCTTTGCAGGGGGTTTAACAATTAAAGTCATTTTGTTGGTATACTCCTAAGAATGTATTTAATTGTAGCACAAATACAACAGTTGTCAACCATTATCTTTAACTACGCCGTTTTTATTTACGGTAAATATGTTTATAGGATAACAATATGTCTGACAATCTCATTAATGCCTCTAACAAAGCACAGTTGGCCGCACAACAACAGGCTAAAGATACCAACTCTTTAAATGCTCAACAGGCCGGGTTGCTTCTTGCCTCTACAAAAGTGCTGGCACAAAGTAGCAATGAGTTTGCCACGATTCCACAAGGTCTAGCTAACGCAATTGACAACGCAAAAGCAGACCCAGCAGTATGGAATTCGTTTACAACAGAAGAAAAAGCCCAACTATTAGTTGACCGTGAAGATTATTTAAAACAGGCTGCTACTTTTAGAGAACAATCGGTTGTGATAAACAAGGAAGTTGCGCAGTTAGAAGCTGAACTAACTCAGATGACTTTTAACGGCGAAAAACTAGATACTAACATTCAGCTGACCGAAGACACTCTCAGAGCAAATGCGGGTGTTCCTGCAGATTTTACAATATCCTCTGCTAGTACAATTGACGATACGGCCAGCGAAGCAGATCCTTTGATCCCTCCTCCTTTGGGACAAGTAAACTCAGAGTTTACAGAACTAACTGAGGCTGAAACTGCGGCACTATTTGAATCAGGGGACCCGGCAGCAGTAGATCAAAATTTTATTGATGCCAACGCAGAACCAGAGAACTTTGATCCTCAAGACGTAGACGAATTTGATGGAATTGATACACAAATTGCCGCAAACGAAAATGCACTACAAGAACCCGATCAGTTGTCTCCAGATGAAGTCGAAGAGTACCTTGCCACAGTCAACAATGAAGAAGTTGAAAACGCAGAACCGGACGCTGTGGATGAATTTGATGGTATCGACGAACAAATTCGTGCAAATGAAAACGCACTCGAAGAACCACCATTGCTGTCACCAGAAGAAGTTGATGCTGAACTAGATGCTGCCGCGGCCGCAGGTGACCTTGAATTTCCAAATGTTGACCCCAATGATTTTGATGGCGAGCGTGAGTATGCCACACGATCTCTTGCGCAAAAACAAGCAACACTACAAGCCCAGAGAAAACAGGCCAATGATGGTGATTGGCGTGTAAAACTCAGACTAGCACCAAGTGCCAGTTATTTGTACAAAGCAGAAGAGCCAGGAATCCTACAACCACTGGCAGTCACAGATGGAGTGGTGTTTCCTTACACTCCACAGATCAACACCAACTACCAGGCCAACTATTCAACTTACGATTTAACACACAGCAACTATCGCGGATACTTTTATCAAAACAGCTACGTTGGCGAGATTGCTATACAAGCAACTTTCACAGCACAAGACACTTACGAAGCAAATTACCTGCTGGCAGTGATACATTTTTTCCGTAGCGTTACCAAAATGTTCTATGGTCAAGATGCTGAACGAGGGGCACCTCCTCCACTGGTATATCTACAAGGTCTGGGCCAATACCAATTTAACCTGGCACCTTGTGTGGTCAGTCAGTTTACATATAATTTACCCACTGATGTTGACTACATTCGCGCAGGCAGCACAAACATCAACGGCACTGATTTACAGTTTCGCAGAGACAGACAAAACCTGCCAACAAACCCATTTTCATCAGCCTGGCAGAGATTGACCACTGCTGGATTGAGCAAAGGCGGATTGTTTAGTCCTCCGGCACCAGCAACTCTGGGCACAGATAGACCAACGTATGTTCCAACCAAAATTGATCTAAGCCTCACGCTATTGCCAATGCAGAGTAGAGAACAAGTCAGTAAACAGTTTAGTCTCAAGCAATTTGCCAATGGCGATTTACTAAAAGGAGGATTCTGGTAATGGCTGTTTACGACGCAACCAGTCCGTACTTTAACACAAAGTATACGCAATTCTATCTGGACATGATGGCTAATAGATCATTGCCAAAAGAAAATGACGACAAACTATTTCGCATAAATCAAACATATCAGTACAGACCAGATTTGCTGGCCTTTGACTTGTATGAAAACGCTGGCCTTTGGTGGGTTTTCTATCAACGTAACCCAAACACACTACAAGCCCCACCCTGGGACTTTGAAGCAGGAAAAAAGATTTACGTTCCTAAAATTACTACCTTACGTGCCGCACTAGGATTTTAAATGGCAACTATACCACCAGACGATGGTCCGGATAGCGCCGGACAAATTATTATTAATGCACAAGTCGCACAAGACGACGGCGCCAACTTTACTCAACCTAACACAACTGTCAGTTACCTAAACAATGAAGGGGAAATTGTTCCAGGGCCAGAAGATCTAACAGATACCAATGCTGACAGTTACAATGATGACGCAGACTTTGGCACTGATGCTAACACCAGAGAAATAAGCGACACCCAGACTATACCTCCTCCCACTGCTGAACCTTCCATGCCTGAAGAAGGGTTACAAGGAGAAAACAACGAGGAAGCAGCCAATGGCACACTTGCTGAAGACATAGCAGGCCGTCCAGTACCGTCAAGATCATTAGGACCATTTGCTGCCGGTGACGACCAAACAAACCCAACACGAGCAACACTAAACAATTTATTTGGCGCCAATAAAATTACACCCAAGCCCAACGAACTCAGTAAGTTTGTTTCTTATACTTATAGTATCAGCATGTATCTTCTGGGTCCTGACGAGTTTAAAAATATGGTGCGCACCAAGCGTAAAACAGTTCCCGGTCACCAACTGCTGATACAAAGTGGAGGAGCACCTGTGTCATCAGGCCTTACTACCACATCAAGTGTCCCACTGTCTTTTGACGTTGAAGAAATGACCAGTGCATTGTTAAATCCTCAACAGGCATCGCTGGGCAGAAATCAATTTTTTCCTTTGGATTTTTATATTGAAGACGTAAAGCTTGAGGGCGTGTTAAATGGCAAAGGCACCAACTCTGCACACAATACCACCAAGATGATGTTTAAAATTCTTGAACCCAATGGTATCAGTTTACTAGACAATTTATATGCGGCAACTCAACAGTATGTTGGAAAAAAGACCGGCGGCAAACAAAACTATTCAGCACAGAACTTTTTAATGGTAATTCGTTTTTATGGTTATGACAGTAACGGAACACTAGTCAAAGGATCAGGTAACAAGAGTCCAGATGGATATACTGATTCTAATGCCATCATTGAAAAGTTTATTCCTTTTCAGTTTACCGGAATTAAATTTCGTATTGCCAACAAATTAACCGAGTACGAATGCGAAGCAGTTTGCCCACAAAATTTAATTGCTTCTGGCCAGGCTCGTGGAGTAATACCTTATAATGTTGAATTAACATCAACGTCTTTAAAAGAACTGTTAGTCGGCAATGCCAGCTACTCAACCATAAATCAAACAGGCGGCACCAATGGTCGTGAGCCAAACTCTGATACTGGCCCTCAATATTCTGCAGGGGCAGGCCGCGGAAGCACAGCTGGTCTACCACAAGCACAACCCGAAGAAGGTGTAATGGTTGTTGGAGAAAACGGAGTTGAAGGAACCAGCACAGTAAATGCAGGAACTAGCTCAACTCAAAATTCAGCTCCGCCAAAAGCCAGCGCCGCTCCTAACCCAACTATTGTGTCCGGGCTAGTTAATGCATTAAACAAATACGAACAAGAAAAAGTTAAAAAAGGAATTTTTGATGTTCCTGACCAATACGAAATTATAATCACTAATTCAATTCTAGAAAGTGCTAAAGTTATCCCGCCCGGTCAAACCAATAAAAAGAATACTCCAATGGTACAAGCAACCACTGCTGATCAACAAGCACTGGGCGAAAAACAAAGTATGAATACCACTGGAAAAACAACCAGTATTCTAGCAGGTAAAAGCATTGTGCAGTTTATAGATGAAGTGGCAAGAACTAGCAGTTACATCACTGACCAACAGACCAAGATCATTGATCCAGTTACAGACAAAGAAAAACCACAAGGTGTACCTGGTAAGATCATGGGATGGTATCGCATTGGCCTTGAAGCCACACCAATCAAGTACGACGAAAAACGCCGAGACTATGCTTATAAAATTACCTACCAACTGAGCCCTTATGCTGTGTCTGATGTTAAAAGTGATTACTTTCCAACTAGTGCATTTAAAGGAACACACAAAAAATACAGCTATTGGTTCACTGGTGAGAACAACGAAATACTAGATTTTAATCAAGACTACAACTATCTCTATTACATTGTTTCTAACACTAAACAAAAACCACCTACTAGATTAGTTGATTATCGTGAATACGAAAAACGTGCATTTCAGCCTCGAAGCAATCAGACTGATCAAGGCATTGAAGGTCGTGTGAATGAACCAGGCGCCAACGCTGCCGATTACCTGTATAGTCCAGCTGACCTAAGCAGAGCACGATTAACCATTGTTGGAGACCCAGCATGGATTCAACAAGGAGAATTGTGGTCAGGTGTTGCCGGCCTAAGATTTAACTACGGACCTTTCCTGGCTGATGGAACTATCAATACAGAGAGTCAAGAAGCATTGTTTGAAGTTTCGTTTAACAAGCCAGTTGACTATAATTTAAACACAGGTATTATGGATCCAGGTTCACAGAACTACAATGCAAATCGCAGTATTGGACGAGCTGGAGACGCAAGACACAGTTATGTTTACAAAGCAGTTAAAATTGTCAGTAACTTTAACCGCGGCCGGTTTACACAAGATTTAGAAGGTGTGTTGGTTACGTTTCCTGTGCCTGACGGTCTGGCACAACAGATTGCTGAACAAAATGCTGAAGCAAACCAGCAGGCAAGATCTACATCAGCAGGAACATCTCGCACAAGAAGTATGTCTGGAGCAAACTCTGAAGAAGTTGACAACTCAGCAGAAGAGTATGATGACACTTACAATGAGTCAATAAGTGATGACACCGCCGGGGATGAATTGGACACTGGCAGTGAATATTACGATGACCAAGAACCTGATTATGCCGAAGCAGATCAGCCTCCAGATTCAGGTGGCGAAGATGTAGGTGTACCTCAAGATTTTCAAGCTGAGGAAGAAGACGGAAATGTCACAGAAACGCCGTCACAAATTATGGATAGAGAGTACTAATGGCTGATAATATTCAACGTACCAAAGGCCGCGGAGAAGGCTATAAGTTTGATCGCGGCGGTACCCCTGCTGAGTTTGGGCCGTACATTGGCAGGATCATGAACAACGTGGACCCTACCAGGTCTGGACGACTGCAAGTTTATATTGAACAGTTTGGCGGAAGTAACCCTAAAGATAAAAGTCTTTGGCGTACGGTAAGTTATGTCCCACCATTTTACGGAGTTACTCCTCACACAGGAACCAATGTTGGAACTGGAACATTTACTGGTAATCAACAGAGTTATGGCATGTGGTTTACTCCTCCAGACGTTGGTACCAGAGTCATTTGTATATTTGTTGCCGGCGATCCAAACCAAGGATATTATATTGGTTGTGTTCCTGAAGAAGGAATTACCCACATGCTGCCAGCAATTGGTTCTAGTAAAAAATTTCAATTGTCGGACAGTCAGAAAGCATTGCTTGGATCAGCTACACAGTTACCAGTGACAGAAATCAACAATACCAATTTAAAAATTTCTGAAAATCCACGATTCTTTGATCAAGCCAAGCCAGTACACTCAGTTGTTGCCGCAGAAATGCTACAACAAGGATTAATTAATGATACAGTACGTGGACCAATTAATAGCAATAGCCAGAGAGAAAGCCCGTCAAGCGCCTACGGTATAACAACTCCGGGTCGACCGATTTATCAAGGTGGACTTGCTGAGTCTGATATTAAACAAAAATTACAAAGTGGTGCAGTAAAACCACAAGACTTAAAAATAATTGCTCGTCGTGGTGGTCATAGCATTGTCATGGATGACGGAGACCTTGAAGGTAAAGATAACTTAGTTCGTATTCGTACCAGCAAAGGTCACCAAATCACAATGAGTGACGACGGCAACTGTTTTTATATTGTGCATGCCAACGGCCAAACCTGGATTGAGCTAGGGGTTGAAGGCACAGTTGATGTGTACGCTACAAATTCTGTAAATGTGCGAACACAAGGAACAATTAACCTTCATGCAGACAAAGATGTTAACATCTATGCCAAAGAAAACTTCAACGTTAAAGCCAGCGCAATTAAAATTGAAGGGGACAAGTCTTTTGACTTGTTGTCAACTAGTGCTATCAAGATGTACAGCAAAGCCGATATTGGAATCACAGCTGACGGCTCGTTGGTACTTAAAAATGGCAGTTCAGGTGGATGGGATGCTGGTGATAGTTTGGTATTGGTAGCAGGCACAATTGATTTAAATGGTGGTACTGCACCTTCTCCTCCAGAAAATCCAAAACCGTTTACAGAATACGAGCTGCCTGATACCTCGTTTGGTTCTTCAGGATGGACATCAACTCCAGGCAAGCTTAAAACAATTGTTACCAGAGCACCTACACACGAACCTTGGCCTGCACACAATACAGGGGTATCTGCTGATGTGAGTTTTGATGGCGAAGGCGGAGATGGCGGTAATGTTGTTGAAACAGTAGCAGATGTTGCTGGTGGCGGAACAGTTGAAACACCAGCAGAAATGACTGTGACCGAAACTGATAATCAGTTGATTTCAAACCCAATCAACTCAGCTGACTTCTTAAGTCAAGCACCTGCAGAAATTAGCCTAGGTAGCCTGGATAAAAGCCAGGTTACTGGATTGTTGGCATCAGCATCAGGATCAACTGGACTTAAATTAGACTCAGTCGATCCTACAAAAGGAATTGGCAAATACGGTCTAAGTCCTAAACAACTAGAGGATTCAGGATTTTTAAAGCCAGGAACAGTACAGCAATATCTGTCAGATCCTGCTAAACTGCAATCAGTGTTGGCTAGTCCAACAGTTTGGACCGGCAAAGGCGGAGTAGGTAACTTGAGTAAGTTGTTGTCCAGCGATAACATACAAAACATGGCACAGCAAGAACTCATGACAGGTGCGCTAGCCGGACTTAAATCCTCTGGACTGGCCACAGGTAAAGAAAGCCCAGCACAATTAGCAGCCTTGGTACAAAGCACAACAAAGTTTGGTATTGATGCTACCAAAGCCTGGAGCACAGGCAATGCACCGGCAGCCATTGCTTCTGAATTTAATAATCTGGCCAAGAGTGCTAGTCAAGCCGCGTCATTTGTTACTGCCAAAGCTGGTGAGCTTGGCGCAGTTGGGCAACAGGTTGTAAATGCAGTTGGTACGGTAAAACGTGCTGGTCTTGACAAAGCACTGACAAGCATACTTGGTGATCCAAAAATCCCAACACCAGGATTTGGTGGATGATTTCTAAGATCCACCAACCCCACGAAAAATAACCAATAAATAATAGCATGCCTACATTTATTGGTTTCAGTACTATCAATCAGTATAAAAAATTTACTCTGGTCGACTTTGAGTTAATCAAACGAGACCTTGCAAATGCTCTTAACATTCAGCAAGGCGAGTTGCCCGGACGTCCAGGTTATGGTACCACAATCTGGAGTTTTATATTTGAAAATCAAACCCCCGAAACTGAACGCGGTATTCTTGCTGAATTACAACGTGTAGCAGGTGGTGACCCAAGAATTTATCTATCAGATGCATCAGTTTACCCACAGCTTAATGGGTTACTAATTGAAGTTGCAGTACAAGTAGTAGGGAGTTCAACAGCAGAAAGATTGGCCATATTCTTTGACCAAGAAACTCGTAGAGCAAGTTTTGTCTAAAACTACCCAGTTTATACAAACCATAAATATGAAAACAGTGAGAGAATATGGCAAAGACAGCAAGACAAACAGCAATATTTGGAGTTGAGGACTGGAAGAGATTATACCAGACCTACCGCGAGGCCGACTTTCAAAGCTACGACTTTGAAACACTACGCAAGAGCTTTGTTGACTACCTGAGACTTTATTATCCAGAAACCTTCAATGACTACATTGAAAGTTCAGAATTTATTGCATTACTCGACGTTATGGCCTTTATGGGACAGAGTCTTGCATTCCGTAATGATCTAAACACTCGCGAAAACTTTATGGACACCGCTGAACGTCGTGACAGCGTTGTTCGTCTTGCCAATCTTATAAGTTATACCCCAAAGCGTAACGAAGCCGCTCAGGGATTTTTAAAAGTATTCTCTGTGTCAACCACAGAAAATGTTGTTGACTACAACGGAATTAATCTTTCAAATGTTACCATTGACTGGAACGACCCGACAAACCCAAATTGGTTTGAACAACTAACACTGATCATCAATGCCAGTCTAGTAGACAGTCAGAAATACGGACGTCCAGGCAACAAGCAAACACTACTAGGTATTGACACTTCTGAATATGCAATTAATCTAGTGCCTGGGTTTTTACCTGTTATTCCTTATACCACCCCAGTAGATGGCGTTAACATGCCTTTTGAAGCAGTAAGCGGAACCAGTCAAGGCAAAGACTACATCTATGAACCAGCACCTCGACCAAATGGTGTATTTAATGTTGTGTACCGCAACGACTCACTGGGATATGGCAGCGAAAACACTGGATTCTTTTTCTTGTTCAAACAAGGTGTATTACAAAACCAAGACTTTAACCTAGCCGAAGCACTTCCTAACCGCACAGTCAATATCAATATTGAAGGTATCAATAATCAAGACTATTGGCTATATCAACTGGACAATATTGGTTCTATTGCCACTGAGTGGAAATATGTTGAAAGTGTCTATGCTGCCGCACTTGAACAGCTTGCACCCGATCAACGCAAAATTTATTCTATTACAAGTCGAACCAATGATCAGATCACACTGACATTTGGTGACGGAGTGTTTAGCGAAGTCCCTGTTGGATTTTATCGTACCTATGTTCGTGCCAGCAATGGATTAAAATATATTATTAATCCTGAGGAAATGCAGAGCATTTCTTTGCCTATCAGTTATATTAGCCGTACAGGAAGACTAGAAACTATCACATTCACATGTGGTATCACTACCCCAGTGAGCAATGCCGCTCCTCGAGAAACCATTGACGAAATTAAACAACGTGCGCCTGCTCGTTACTACACACAGAACCGTATGGTCAACGGCGAAGATTATAATAACTTTCCGTTTACTCTGTATAATAGCATTATCAAAAGCAAGGCAGTGGCACGTTCTAGTACAGGCACCAGCAGATATGTAGATTTCACTGATATCACCGGCAAGTACAGTTCCACTAACATTTTTGCATCTGATGGCGTATTATATCGTCAGAACGTATTGCCAAGCTTTGATTTTGCATGGATTAATCGCAACGACATTGTTGATACTATTGCCAACAGCATAGAACCTATACTACCTAGTCGTAGTATGCAACAGTTTTACTATGAAAACTATCCTCGTCCAAGTTTATCTGTTTTAAATTTTGCGTGGAATCAAAGTACCACCGTGGTTAAAGAAACCACAGGATATTTTTATGTTGGCACACCTGCTGCCCCACAGTCTATTGGTAGCTATGCCAGCAACAATGCCAAATACCTAACACAAGGGTCACTGATTAAATTTGTTGCACCTACTGGTTATTTCTTTGACACAAACAACAAGTTAGTTGTTGGAGTTCCAGTACGTGGTGATGAAAAATTAGTTATTTGGGCAACAATCATGGCAGTGGTGTTAGACGGAACTAACCAGGGCCTGGGCAACTTTCCTGATGGAACTGGACCAGTTATTTTAAACAATTTTGTACCCACTGGCGCACTTGCAGTTGAAGTAATTCCTAAATTCATTGACGATTTACCAAGCACAATTCGACAACAGATGTTACAACAAATTGAGTTGTTTAGAAACTTTGGGTTGGGTTATAACAACTTAACAGCAACGTGGTACTTAATTACCAGCTCAAATCTACACCAAGATGCTCCGTTTAGCCTTTCGTATGCACAAAACACCGAAGGACTAAATCTTGATGCTTCCTGGCTAATTCAATTTATTACCAACGGTGTTTCTTATACTGTGGTTTCTCGTGGCCTGGATTATATTTTTGCCAGTGTATTACAAACACGTTTTACTTTTGATGGCAATGAAAACATCTATGACAGCCGCACTGGATTAGTAATTAATGATTTTATAAGAGTATTAAAAACAAACTCAAAACCAGACAGTAACCAACCGTTGACCAGTGATATAACCATGGACATTATTGCACAACCAGTGCAGAGCGACGGCTATGCCAACGACTACGAAGTTGTTGTTAGCTATGTTGATTCTGATGCTGACGGAGTTGCAGATAACCCAGACTTCTTTGATGAGATTGTTGCACCTGATGTTGACCCTAATTCAAAATTGGTATTTTTAAAACAAACAGTTGACTTTGATAATCTAGAAAGATATCTGCCGGTTGAGCCGGGTATTGTAAATTCCCAATATGCAACCAAAGATGATATTGAAGTGGTTAAAACTCAATTCATTAGCGGACAAGTATTTTATGCGTATACAGAAAAAGTTTTTTACGAGTTAGTCTTTACAGTAGTAAATGGAAATGTACAACGTACATTGGTCCAGTCAAATATCTACAGAGCTAGAATTGGCAGACAAACACTTGGGTTTCAATATAGACATAATAGTCCATTGACTAACATTATTGATCCAGGAACAACAAATATTATTGACTTATATTTGGTAGTTGAAGAGTATTATATTGCTTATCAAAATTATATTAAAGATACTACTGGTACTGTTCCTGAACCAAACCCGCCAACAATTTCAGAGCTGTCAACCGCCTACGCTAAACTAGATGACTATAAGATGATTTCAGACAATCTGGTTCCTAACACAGTGATCTTTAAGCCATTATTTGGTCCCAAAGCCGCCACACAATTACAAGCAACAATTAAAGTTGTTAAAGCACCAAAAGTAACAGCCACAGTCAGCGAAATTAAGAGTCAAGTTGTTGCAAATGTAAACAATTATTTTACCATTGATAAATGGGATTTTGGCGATAGCTTTTACTTCTCTGAATTGGCTGCATACCTACATAAACAAATGGGTTCTATTATTAGTTCTGTGGTTCTTGTCCCACTAAACCCATTAAAGAGTTTTGGTGATTTATATGAAATTAGATCAGCGCCAAATGAAATTTTTGTGAATGGTGCTACAGTGGCTGACGTTCAAGTGATTGATGCACTAACACAAAGTAACATTCAAAGTCAAACTCCGGTATCAGGGTTATACCCTGTCAGCACCACTGGAAGATTAAACAGCACACTAAGTCAGACGGGTGAATATTAATGGCAATACGCAGACGTACAATTGACCTTCTACCAGAGATTTTTCGCACAGACACAAACCGAAAGTTTTTGTCTGCTACGTTAGATCAACTGACACAAGAACCTATCACAAAGAAAACACAAGGTTATGTAGGCCGTCGTGTTGGCCCTGGGGTGAACCCTGCAGATTATTATGTCACAGAGCCAACGGCCATAAGAACAAATTATCAGCTCGAACCAGGTATTATTTTCTTAAAACCTGATACTAGCACAGCCATTGACGCAATCACATATCCAGGCATGGTTGATGCATTAGAGTTACAAAATGCCAATGTTACCAAACAAGATAGACTCTTTGAAAGCCAGTATTATTCTTGGGATCCTTTCTGCGACTTTGATAAGTTTTCAAATTATAGTCAGTACTACTGGCTACCACAAGGGGTAGACAGCGTTGACATCAGCACAACTGAAGTTCCACTAACTGACACTTGGGAAGTAACTCGCGGAACTGACGATTACACATTTAGCGACGTTCGGGGCAAAGATCCAATCATTACCGTTGCACGTGGCGGCAGTTATCAATTCACAGTGAATCAACCTGGTAGTAATTTCTGGATTCAAGCTGAGCCAGGCATTAATGGCCGGTTATCAGCAACTCCAAATATTAGCAGTAGAGGTGTACTCGGTGTAGTCAACAATGGTGAAGACCAGGGCACAGTCACTTTTAATGTTCCGTTGAAAACTGCTCAGGACTTTTACTACAACTTAAATGATATCGGCAGCGTTGACCTTGTAACAACCTTAAACTTTAATCAGATTAATAACATCTCTGTTGCGCAGTTCTTGCAACAATTTCCAAATGGAATTGACGGTACCACCAACCTCAATAACAAAACTGTTATTTTTCTAAACAGGAATTCAGATGCTGAATCGGGCGGCTGGCAATTAACTACACCATTTGACCCATTGGTTCGTACAGTACCTAATCAGGTTGGTACATCTATTAGCTACGATATAAACGGAGAGCCCTATGATTATGTTCCCTATGAAACACTTACGGATATAATTGTCAGTGGTGAACCTGATCCATTAGATGGCCAGCCAGGCAGCTACGACAGCATTTTATTTGATCAGACAACAGATATCACATCACAAGCACAGCGTTATAGTGTTTGGCAAATTCAATATATTTCCGAAACTGGACTAGATCCATATATTCGTCTGTCCAGTATACTGCCTGTGAATAATCTCAGTAAGTTTAAAATCTTGTTCGGAGAAACTTATAGCAGTACTTCATGGTATAAGAATGCATCGGGCTATTTTGAGCAAATTCCTTTACTGACAGCAGTACTCAACACGCTGTGGTATCAAGACAGTACTAATCCTGAAATTTTTGGACAAATACGACTAATTGATGCCGAGCAAGTAGAACCAATTGATATCAATGACATCATTGGCGCTAAAAATTACATTAGTCAAAATGGTGTTGAGTTTACCAATGGATTAAAAGTTCAATTTCGTGGACCCACAATCCCTGCTGGCTATCAGGATCTAGAATACTATGTTGAAGGTGTTGGCACCGGACCGGGCATTTCTGCTCGAGTTGGATTTATTGACGGAGAAGCTTATTTTGGTGCCTGGCATCTTAAAGGTAATCAAAAAATCACAGGAACAATACGTCAGACTGACGTGTATCAACAATATATCTATGATACCGTGGAAGAAAGTCTGCTCAATATTGGCACCGGTGAAACAACTGGTACACCATTGGCAACCAGTGGCGTAGCAGGAGCACCAAGAGGCAATGGTATTATTTTAATTCCAGTTAGCGAACTAGTAACTCCAGAAACATATACCAAAAGTGAAACTATTCCTTATGATTTTACATCATACGATTCTACTCCCTGGGATGCTAGTTTAAATGCGCCAACGGTGCCTGATTACATTACAATAAATCGTGCAAGCCAGGATAGAAATGCCTGGAGTCGTAGCAATCGTTGGTTCCACAAAGATGTTATTAATGCCACTGCTGAATACAATAATCAGGTGGCAGTTATAGATAATAATTATAGAGCAAAACGCCCAATTATTGAATTCCGTGCCAACATTGATTTATACAATAACGGAACACAGGCCAAACCACCAGTTAACATTGTTGACTTTGCCATCACAGATGCATTCAGCAATATCAACGGCCAACGAGGCTATAGCACTGATGGGTATACATTTATTGATGGAAGCCTTGTGATTTTTGCCAACGATTCAGATGCAACTGTACGCAATAGAATCTACAAAGTTAAGTTTATTGATACCACAGGCACGGGAGCTAAAATTATTGACTTAATCCCAGTTATCAACAGTCAAGCATTGGTAAATCAAACTGTTGTTTGTCTAAGCGGCAATACACAGCAAGGAAAAAGCTATTGGTTTGACGGAGTATCTTGGTACGAAGCACAGGAAAAAATTGGAGTTAACCAACCACCGTTGTTTGATGTGTTTGACCCTGATGGAGTAAGTTTTGGCAATCGTGCAGTTTACCCTAGTTCAACATTTACAGGGTCAAGATTGTTTGGATACGGAGTAGGAACCACATCGTCAGTAGACGTTGTGCTTGGTTTTTCTTTAAAATATTTGAATATTAATAATCTTGGTGACATTGTATTTGAAAATTACTTGTACAACGATACTTTTATCTATGTCAAAGATAACATAAGTTCAGAATTAAAAGTAAGCACTGGGTTTGTTAGAGAATATATTGACCGTGTATCGTTTACCGAAGTGATCGGCTGGCAAAAAGCGGCAGCAGAAAACCGCAGCCGCCAAATATTTAGATTTACATACAACGGTGAAAACTTAAAACTAGATGTGCCCGTGACAACTACATCAGTGTTCCCAGCAGTACAGATGTTTATTGAAGGTGTGTTTGTTGACCCAACCAAGTATTCAGTTACTATTAATGGGCAAAATACCATAATTGAATTGGCCACTACTCCTGCACTTGGCACAATAATTGAACTACAAGTACTGAGCAACTATGCAAGTAAAGTCGGATTCTATGAAGTTCCGTTAAATCTTGAAAATAATCCTCTTAACGAAAACAGCGGATCGTATACTCTTGGCACAATCAGAACCCACTATGAAAGTATTGGGCAAAATCTTAAAAATATTGTCGGACCAATCAATGGCGCAAATAACACTCGAGATCTTGGAGATTTAATTCCGTACGGTGACAACATCGTGCAACACTCTGCTCCACTGGCACTAACAGGTGTATTCCTTAGAGAACAACAATACGAGTTGTTTAATTCTTTAAGATTTAACAGTCAAGAATACACAAAATATAAATCATTGTTGCTGGACTTGGCTGCCAAAGGAAATTACATTAACTTAACACCAACTCAGGTGTTGGATTCTGTACTACAAGAAATTTCAATAGGCCGATCAAATCTGTCTCCATTCTACTGGAGTGACATGATTCCCAGCGGAGAAACATACGCTGAAATAACATACACATATTCGTTTACCAGCGACAGTACATTTGATCTATCAACAATTTATAATTTTACATCTTCAAACTACCACAGCGTATTAGTTTACTTAAACGGAAATATACTAACTCGTGAGTATGATTATACAGTATCTGCAGATTCTCCTACAATGACAATCACAGCAACTTTAGCCGTTGGGGATGTCATTAAAATTCGCGAATATAACACAACCTATGGTAGTTACGTTCCAAACACACCAACAAAAATTGGATTATATCCAGCATTCAAGCCATCTATGTTTGTGTCAGACACCTATGTTAATTCAACAGAAGTAATACAAGGACATGACGGCAGTATTACTGTAGCATTTGGAGATTTCCGAGATCAAGTGTTATTAGAATTCGAAACACGAATCTTTAATAACTTAAAAATTATCAGTGAAATTCCAATAACCCTAGACGACGTCATGCCCGGACAATTTAGAACCACTGAATATTCTCTTACTGAAATTAACAATATTCTCAGCGAAGATTTTTTAAGCTGGGTAGGATGGAATAAACTTGACTACAATACTCAGTTTTATGTACCATTAAATCCGTTCACATATAATTACAGCCAGAGTGCAAACAAGTTAGATAATCAACCACTGTTGGGTAACTGGCGCGGCAATTACTTGTATTTTTACGATACAATTACTCCTAATACAACCCCCTGGGAAATGCTTGGATTTAGTCAGCAACCATATTGGTGGGAAGCAGAATACGGTCCTGCGCCATACACATCAGGAAACTTGGTATTATGGGATGATCTTGAAAAGGGCCTAATCAAAGACCCAGTCGGTTACTATGTTGACCCACGATATGTACGTCCTGGGCTAACTCAGGTTATCCCGTCAGGGTCGGAAGGAGAGTTAACCAGCCCATTTAATTCAATAGTTGGAAATTTTGACCAAACCAGTTTCAGACGTAGTTGGGTGTTTGGCGATGATGGCCCAGTAGAGTCAGCCTGGCGCACCAGTAGCGCCTGGGCATTTGCTGTAATGCGATTATTGGCATTAACTAAACCCGCTAAGTTTTTTGCATTATTTGCCGACAGAGATCGTTATGTATATGATTCTGCACATGAGCAATATCTATGGGACAATCGTTACCGTCTTGATGCTAAAAATCTAGAACCGTTATATGGTAACGGTGTCAGCAAAGCCAGCTATATTGACTGGATCATTGACTACAATCGTCAGCGAGGTATTAATAGTACAACAGGATTAACTGATTCATTATATAACATTGATGTACGGCTCTGCTGGAGAATGGCTGCATTTAGCGATAAAAATTATTTAAAAATTTATACTGAACGCTCTACACCAAACAGTTTAAATGCAAGTTTAATGTTGCCCGATGAGAGCTATCAATTATTACTATATAAAAACCAACCTTTCTCAAAGATTGTCTACAGCTCTATTGTTGTACAAAGCTCTGAGGACGGTTGGGCTGTGTATGGCTACAGTAACAATGCTCCTTACTTTAATATATTAGTATCAAAACCAAGCGGAAAGACCCTCACCATTTCTGCCAACGGCGTTAATATCAGTGTTCCAGTTGAATATTCAGACACAGTGGCCGAAGTTCCATACGGATATGCATTTACTAACAAGGCCGCAGTCTGCGATTTTATTTTAAGCTATGGTAAACTTCTTGAAACTCAGGGTTTGATTTTTGAAAATAGAGAAAACGGTTCTGCTCTTAACTGGCAACAAATGGCTCAAGAATTTGTGTACTGGAGCAATCAGGGATGGGCACCAGGTGCAATTATCAATCTTAACCCAGCGGCAACATCAATTTCTGTTACACGGCCAGGCGCAGTGGTAGAAAGCCTAGTGCCAGTTACTATCGATAACATTATTTTAAATCAAAATCGTACACCTGTTCCTGGAACTGATCTACAAATTGATCGTTTTGGTAATACATTTAAAGTTTCTAGTTTAACTTCAAACACTATTAACTTTTTAAATTTAAAATTTACTGCCTACGAACACCTTGCAATTCTTGACAATACCAGCATTTTTGCTGACTTGATATATCAACCGGTGACCGGCGCACGTCAAAGTCGAGTTCGAGTTTTTGGCACACTAAGTGGTGACTGGAACGGTACAGTTGATGCCCCAGGGTTTGTGTTAAACCAGGACAACATTGTGGCCTGGATACCAAATAAAAAATACGCCAAGGGTGAAATTGTATTATTTAAAAATGAATACTGGAGTGCAAGTACAATAATTCAGCCGTCACAGGAATTCAATTATTCTGTTTGGATTAAAAGTGATTATGGACAAATACAAAAAGGCCTGCTGCCAAATGCCGCCAATGACAGCAACCAGCTGGCACAAGCATACAGCATTTATAGCGCAAACTTAGAACGTGATGTTGATTTATTCAGTTATGGGTTGATTGGTTTCCGTCCTCGCGAATACATGCAGGCCCTTAATCTTACCGATGTAAGTCAGGTTAACCTATACCAGTCGTTCTTGGGAACAAAAGGTACTCCACGTGCCGCAGAAATTTTTAGCTTTGCCAATCTAGGCAAAGAAATTGCACAGTATGACATTTATGAATACTGGGCCGTGCAACGCAGTACCTACGGTGCCAATGCCAATCGTAGCTATTTTGAGTTATTATTGAATCAGGCATTGTTGCCCAGCGATCCTTCGTTGATTGAAATTATTTTACCAACACAAGAATCGCCTGCGGATCAAACAGTACTTTTGCAAAATATCTGGAAAGAAAGTTACAAACTAACATCCACAGACATTTTGCCAACAACTACAGACAATTTTAGTGTTACTCGTTTGCCAATTGCTGGCTACGTAAATTTTGATGATGCAGATATTACCTGCTTCAGCTTAGAAAATCCTCAGACCATTGCTGACAGCTTGCCATCTATTGGAGTTGGTACAACAATTTGGGTTGCTAAAACCAATTCCTATGATTGGAACATATATCGTGTTGGTAAAGTTCCAGGAACAATTACCACAGTCACAGATAACTTAAACGATCGTGCCGCAGTTACATTTACTAAAGAACACAATTTGTCTGTGGGTGATTTTATAATTATCAAAGGGTTTGATGTAGCAATTGACGGAGTTTACAACATATTAGCTGTTCCTACCCTGACCACAGTATTAATTTATTATACTTTTACTGGAGGGTTGACTACACTAACTGGTACAGGAATTCCATTTACACTAGTAAGTTCACGATTTAAACAAGCATCAGACTTGGCCAATAATCCAATATCGTCTCAATTGGTACCTGGTGCTATGGCCTGGATTGATGACAACGGAATTGAAAACAAGTGGTCAGTGATTGAAAAAACAAGCCCGTTTGAACTCAAAACAATTTTAACGCCAGCAATTAGCGTTGAAAATTCACGATTTGGTGCCAGTGTAAGCCAAGGTTTTGAAAATATTGGTGCGCTGGTTGGTGCTCCAGGATACAATCCCAACAACGATGTTAATGTTCCCGGCGGAGTTTATAGTTATGTTAAAGCTGAAAATGATCAATACGTTCAAAACATACTGCTTCAACTAGGGGCTACCAATACTGTTGGCTACGGAAATGCCATTGATATTGGTGGACAAAATTGGGCCGCTGCCGGTGCCAGCGAAAGCAATAACAAGCAAGGCTATGTTGGTGTAATTTATCAATATCCTTCTAGCAATGTATTTGAACAACGTCAACTGTTAGTTTCTCCTGATCAGGATTTTGGTCAAGGAGAGTTTGGTTACAGCGTTGCAGTCAGTGCCAATGATCAATGGATGTACATTGGCGCACCAGGCAACAATAAAGTATATGCGTTTACTCAAGTTGATATACCAGAACAAAGAGTCAGATACATCACCGACGGTGTGAGCTATGTTTACAACTATAATAATAGTATTATTATCAACAGCGACGAACAAATAACAGTAACGCTGGGTGATGAGATTTTAGTATACGGTGCTGATTATACAGTCACACTAGAAAATGTAGTTCTTGGTACTGTTCCAACCGCTGGTCTTCCGCTGGTTATTACACGTAACAGTTCAGTTAATCTTGATCAACAGGTTTATTATAATGTTACACAAGACGTAACATCAGGGTCGGGGTCAGGAGCTGAATTTACCATCTGGAGAAATCGTGGTGTATACTATGTGACATTAACTTCACCGGGCACAGCCTATGCAGTTGGTAACACAATTGTCATTGATGCCACAACCATTGGTGGTGGTACAAGTCCTGCCAATGACTTAACAATTACAGTGACTGCTGTAGTGTCGGGTGGCATAGTTTCATTCACACAGTCCGGCAGTGGAGTTTCAAATACTTCAGTATTTCCACTTGATCCTTACTTGTACACCGCCACAGATATCTTTTCATTCAGTGTCACAGTTAACGGACAACTGTACAGACCGTTTATTGACTATGATTTCAACAGTGACAGCGCACTAAGCTCACTGGATTTGGTGTTTAACACCATTCCACCTGCAGACTCATCAATCACAGCAACAAGTAAAAGTTACTATACATTTGTAACTGCTCTTACTGTTCCAGGATTGGTCAACACAGCAAGGTTTGGTCAGAGTGTGGTTACACCAAAGACCGGTGGTACTGTGATCATTGGAGCACCAAATGCAACCGAGGCCGGACAAGCCTATGTGTTTGATCGAGTAGTAGAAAGATTTATTGTTACAGATTCAACAGTTACTTCTTATACAACTACAGACACTCTTGTTGGTCCAACCACAGTTACTTTAAATGGTGCGTTTTTATTAAACACCGACGGAAACATTGACGGAACATTCTCAGTAGCTGGAAATACTGTAACAATTACAACCGCTTTAAATGTTGGTGACATCATAGAAATTAATGTAAATCAATTTAATCTAATCCAAACTGTAGAAGATGAAGATCAAACAGCATTTGCTAATTTTGGATATACAATCGAACAATGTTTAAGTGGTTGTAATTTGTTTGTGGGATCACCACTTGATGGTGACCGTAGTCCACAGGGTGGCGCAGTTGATTATTACATTAATCAGAGCGGAATGTACGGAACTACCACTACTACTGTGGCCAATCCAACATTGGCCCCCGGAGATTCTATACGTATTAACAATACTGTGGTTGAGTGCTCAGGAACAACTGTTGCAGAGTTGGCTGCTGATATCACTGCCGCTAATATTCCAAACGTAACAGTTTCAATTATTCCCAATGTTGAATTATTTGGGGATGGAACAACAAAAATATTTGATGTTGGGAACATATATTCAAACGCATATTCGTACACTCCGGTAGTGTATGTAAGAAATGTATTTCAAACGTTGAATGTTAACTACACTTATAGCAGTGATAGCAAACAAATTACATTTATGCTTGCCCCTGGGGTATACGATCCCATCAGAGTTGTAGCAGGAAGATTAACCATTGGAGTTAAAAACTTTGAAGCATCAACGCCTTCTTACAGACTAACAGTATTACCATGTGTTGGTCCTTTATTTGATGCTCTTGGAATTAATACGTATGTCTGGTTGCAAGATATCTACCCGCCAGTGATACAAGATTATGCTAATTTTGGCAAGGCAATTTCTATCAACACAGAAAGTACAATGTTAATCATTGGCGCACCAAATGGATCAATTGTTGCACCAACAACATTTGATAATGGCACCACGTACTTTGATGATTACAGCAGTAATTTCTTTGATCCTGTTAAACAAAGTGGAGTGGTCTACGAGTATGATTTCTTACCGTCGGCCAACCCAAGTGCCACAAATCCTGGAAGATGGGTATTTGGTCAGCAGTTATTTGAAGATACAATTGAATCACTGGATGCGCTAGGAGCGGCAGTTGATTACACATCAGGACATATCTTTGTTGGTGCACCCGGTGCAGACCTAGGCGATAGCCAGGTTAACTATGGCAAAGTATTGCAGATTGAAAACCCAACAAGATCACAGTCCTGGACAGTTAAACATATTCAACAACCAATGGTTGATATAGCATCAATGAACACAGTATTCATGTATGATCGTGTGACTGGTGCTGCCAAAAACTATTTTGACTTCTTTAATCCATTGCAAGGTCGAATGCTAGGCGTGATTGAACAAAACGTTGATTACACAGGTGCAGTTGATCCTGCCGCATATAATGTTGGCACAGTGAATAACTATGGAAGTAGCTGGGCTCAGGAACGTGTTGGAAAAATCTGGTGGGACACAACCAATGTTCGATTCATTGACCCCAACCAAAACGATATTGTATATGCAAGTCGGCGCTGGGGACAGATTTTCCCAGGTAGCTCTGTTGATGTTTACCAGTGGACTGCCACAGATGTAGCACCAGTTAACTATACAGGACCAGGAACGGTGTATGCCACTGACCAATATGTAGTTACTTCTTCGTTGAATGAACAAGGTGTGTTTGTCACCACTTACTACTTTTGGGTAAAAGGAATTACCACAGTTAGTAAGACTGCAAGAAAAACATTAAGTCCTGAAGCAATCACACGATACATTGAAAATCCACGTGCTAGTGGAATTCCATACATTGCTCCAATTAATGCAAGCACTATTGCAATTTACAACGGCCTAGGTTTTATTTCAGCCCAGGATACTGTGCTACACACTGAATTTGACAGAGAACAAACCGAAAACGAAGTTCACGTTGAGTACCAGTTGATTCCTCAGGACCGCCCTGACGGATTCTTGATTGATTCATTGTATCGTAAACTACAAGACAGTTTCTGTGGAGAAGACACAGCAGGTAGTCCTGTACCTGATCCGTTTTTAAGTCCGAGCGAAAAATACGGTGTACAGTTCCGTCCACGCCAAAGTATGTTTGTCAACAGATTTTTGGCTTTACAAAACTATCTGCAACGTAGTAACACAATTTTAGTTCAGTATCCAATTGCAGAAAACAGAAATTTATCTTTGTTAAACAGCGAAGAACCACAGCCGTCGGTGGCTTCTGGCGCCTGGGATAAACGTGTTGCCAATATTGAAGAACTAAGCTATCAGAATCTAGCCGAGGTGCCATTTGGATACACGTATCTAGTAGAAAGCGACAGTACCAACAATGGTTTATGGACAATCTACGAAACAACTCCGGGATTTATTCCTGGAGAGAAAGTGTTATCGTTGATCCGTGTACAAAGTTATAATACTAAAAAGTATTGGAACTATATCAACTGGTATCGCCCAGGTTATAACCCACTAACTAGAATTTTAATGGAAATTCCAACATATTCTGCGTTAACAACAATCTCAGTTCCCAACGGAAGTAGTATTAAAATTACTGCAAATGCCCAAGGCAAATGGGAAATTTATTTGCTTGAAAGTGGAGTGTGGAATAGGGTTGGATTACAAGACGGAACAATTGAATTTTCTGCCACACTATGGAATTACTCAATTGGACGGTTTGGATTTGATGTTGAGGTTTTTGATGCTCAATATTACGACCAGGAACCAGTAACTGAAACACGCAAAATTATACAGAGTATAAATCAAGAATTATTTGTTGGTGATTTATTAATTGAACGTAATCGACTATTGATATTGATGTTCAATTATATATTGTCCGAACAAGAAGCACCAGTATGGATAACCAAGACCAGCTTAATTGATGTTGATCATACCGTGCGCAATCTTGAGCCATACCAAATTTATCGTGCAGACAATCAAGACTTTGTGCTGAACTATATTCAAGAAGTAAAACCTTACCATACACAGATCAGAGAGTTTAATCTGCGTTATCAAGGAAACGATATTTTCCAGGGAAGTTTAACTGACTTTGATGTCCCGGCATACTATAACACAACTCAGAATAAATTTATCAGCCCAATACTTGAGTACAACGGACTAATTTATTCTGACTCAGACTCACTGGCTCCTGTTACTGACCCAGTGTGGTCAACTTGGCCGTTTACTCAGTGGGTTAATAATTATCTATTAAGCATAGAAAATGTTACCATTGTCAATGGCGGCTCCGGTTATACTATTGCACCCGATGTGATTGTTACCGGTGATTGTCAGACGCCAGCAGTGATGACAGCATTAATTAATAGTGCTGGTAAAGTAGTTGCAATTGAAATTATCAACCCAGGTGTTGGTTATCAGACCACTGCAATCGTTACCTTATCTGGTGGCAACGGATCTGGCGCCACAGTAGTTGCTGTAATGGGCAATGCAATGGTGCGTGAGTTAACCACCACAATTAAATACGATCGTTGTCAATACAGCAGTATAGTTGTTGATTGGGAACCCAACGTTAATTACAGCAACGGCACATTAGTGCGTTATGATAATCGTGTTTGGATAGCTGATTCAAGCGACAGCACTGGGGTGCAAAGCAGTACATTTGACCCATCACAGTGGGAAATAAGACCAGCCGGTGAGTTGCAAGGCGCTGACCGTACCATGGGATATTATGTTCCAACTGCCAACGAACCAGGACTTGATCTTGGACTATTAATCTCTGGGGTAACGTATCCTGGAGTACAGGTTGCCGCGCCCAGCTTTGCATCAAACACCGGCTACGATGTTGGTAATTATGATATCAATCCGTTTGATAACATCTCAGTTGGACCCGACGGCCAACCAAGCTACGATCCTGCTATACTTGATGCAATCTATGAAAGCGAATTTATAGACAGTTATCTGGGTATTCGCCCAACTGATGTCAATGTAGTTGGCGGAGAATTCATTGACACTTATTCGAGTTATGCCCCAGAAGAATTAGTACCAGGTGCAATTTTTGATACTCTGGATATTCGTGTGGTAACTACGCCCGGATCTGACTGGGACCATAATGGTCATGGATTCCCAATAGTTGTTGTGGCGTACACATATGACGGAATCGACAATGACTTCAGCTTTGCTGGTCTAGTTGATTATCCTGATCAAGTACGTGTGTGGAATGCAACAACTGGGCAACAATTAGTTCTTGGAGACCATTACATTGTTAATTGGGTAGCAAGAACAATAACAGTTACATCGAATATTTCCACAGGCGATAATGTTTCTATCAGCGTGTACGGCATTGGTGGCGGCAATCAATTGTACAAATATGCATTTAATGGTGCAGTGGTCAATGACGGAATTATAATTCCAATTGGTTATGATTTAATAGCTACATTTGCAATTTTTGTCAATGGAGAATTAGACACAGACTTTACATTTACACCCACAGACGATGTTCGCGGCCTGCCATCAACATTGTTGACATTGAACAATACCTATCAAGTGTCTGATCTTGTGGTAGTAACTGCAATGGGGTACACAGCCGGTACTACAAATTATACGTATCAATGGAGCACTCCACTGACACAATACATTGTGGCCGATGGAACAACGTTATCGTTCACACTATCTGAGAGTTTGTCAGGAACTAATCCAGCAAACATCATTGTTGAGAAAAATGGTAATCGAGTTCGACCAGCTGAAAGTGCTGAATATATTTCTGATGGATCAAGTCTAGAGTACTACTTGCCAAATAGAGGAGCATATAGTCAATCACTAGTGGCTGACAATGATGTTGCAGTTTACATTGATACTGTGCCATTAATTCTTGGTGTTGGTTATGTAGTTAATCCGTATGTTGCTGGTAACGATAGAACCATCACTCTGAGTGCATTGCCTAGTATTGGATCAACGGTGTTGATCTCGGTGAGAACTGCATCTCCATACTATCTCAGCGGCAACCAATTGATCTTTAGACCCGCTGGCGGAGTTATTCCAGTAGCAGGAGATATAATCAGTGTTACAACATTTAACGATACAGCACAACAAGAATTGTTAACTCAGGTGTTTGTTGGTCCTGAAACACAAGGCACGGTAATAACAGAAAGCTATGACGAAACAGTCTATGATTTAGGAACAATTAATAATGACCCAGGATCTTATGATTATAGCGAAGGTATTTTGATTCAAACTAATAAATTTGATACTGGTAGACCTATTGCCAACGGCGCCCGCGTGATTGTAACACTCAACGGAAGATACTTGTTTGAAAACAATGATTATTATGTTGACGGACAATATATTATCATTGCAGGACCACCAATTGGAGCTGCCGCAGTTGTGACCATTGCTAGTTATACAGACAGCGTTATTCCAGGTGGCATTGAATTCCGTATATTCCAAGACATGCGAGGCCTACAAACTACCTATAGAGTCACCACCGACACATCGACTGTGCTGGTACAGCCAGTACAAGAAAACGACGACATAATTTATGTCGACGATGCCACACATCTAGGTGATCCAGATTTACCAAATGGTATTTTTGGTATTGTGGTAATTGACGGTGAACGAATTACCTATCGATATAAAGACACAGGGTTGAATACTATCAGCGGTCTGCGTCGAGGCACGGCCGGTACCGCTGTTGCCAATCACCAGGTTGGTGATTCTGTAATTAATTCAGGATTCTCAAATGCCCTACCATCTGAATATCAAGATAAAATAGTTTATCAGAATTATCTGTCAGGCGGCGATCAAACTGTTTTTGTTGCTGAAAATATCAGTTTAACTGGCGATATAAACACTCTTGAAAATACTGTACAAGTGTATATTGCCGGAACACTACAACATGGTGGGTACACAGTAAATTCTATTGCTCCAGTAACAGTCGAGTTTGATACTGCACCAGTACAAAATTATCAAGTTTCTATACAGGTACGTCAAGGAAAGAGTTGGTACGAACCTGGGGAAAGTACTGCAAGCAACGGGCAAGCACTACAAGTCACCGATACCCAGGCAGCAAGGTTTATCATGGGCGAATAAACGTGGTAAATAAAGTATGATTCAACAAACGCAACCAACTAAACCCGCTGGCCAGCAGGCGCAAAATCCTGCTCCAAAACCCAACGAAACCGGGGCGTTCAGCATAGAAGGTCATATCAAAATATTTGACCCGACCACTAAAGAAACTTTTGTGGAGAAACGAGCATGATGTCTTTGGGTCCTGTTTTGGTCGAGGGATTTTTAAAAATCCACGATCCTAATTCTAAAGAAATATTTGTAGACAAGCATAATGCTATTCATTATGAAAATATGAGTATTGCGCTGGCACAGAGCATTGCCAATAAAAATCTTGGTTTCATTTATGCTATGGCATTTGGTAACGGTGGAGCATCAGTAGACCCCACAGGTGTAATTACATATTTGCCGCCAAATACCACTGGTCAGAATGCTGACTTATATAATCAAACATACCTAAAAGTAGTAGATGATAATTCTCCTGCTAATACTGATCCAACAAGAAACAATTTAACAGTTTTACATACATCTGGCAAAGTTTACACCGACGTTTTAGTAACTTGTTTACTAGACTATGGCGAGCCAGCTGGACAACAGGCCTTTGATAATTCAACTAATTTCAACGGCGAATTTGTGTTTGACGAGCTAGGATTAAAAGCCTGGGAAGGTGCAAATGATAATTTGATGTTAATTACTCATGTTATTTTTCACCCAGTACAAAAGAGTTTGAATAGGCAGATTCAAATTGACTATACTGTACGAATCCAGACTCTAACTAACTTGAGTTCAGCATAAATATGAGTAGAGAATTCTGCTATAAATACTATCAGGATGGAGTGAATTAAACATGGCATATACAATCAATTTAACTGATGGATCAATCTTTGCAACAATTGCAGATGGTACCATCAATACTAGTTCTAGCATGACCCTAGTGGGTAAAAACTACGCTGGTTACGGTGAGTTTTTAGACGAAAACTTTGTACACTTGTTAGAAAATGGAGCAAATACTGTTGCACCTGGTGCACCTTTAACTGGACAACTTTGGTGGGATAAAACTACTGCCACAATGAAAGTGTACAACGGTACAACATTCAAAGTTATTTCGGCTTCAACTGCAAGTTCTACAGCACCAACTAGTAACGTAGCTGGAGATTTATGGTTTGACACAGTAAATCAACAACTCAAAGCCTACAACGGTAGCGCCTTTATTTTAATTGGTCCAGCATCAACTGCTGGGCAAGGAACGTCAGGAGCTGTGGTCGAAACAGTAACAGATAACGTTTCAATAGACCACGTGGTTGTTAAACTATACGTTGAAGATACTGTGGTTGGTATTGTTTCAAAAGATGCAACATTCACTCCACAAGTTGCAATCACTGGATTCAGCACAGTTGGCCCAGGCATACAACTAAGCACCACTGTTTCAAGTGCATTGTTCCGTGGAAGTGCTACTAATGCACAAACACTAGATGGGCTTGACAGCACAGACTTTTTAAGTGCCGTCAGCAATGATACAACTTCAGGAACACTGGGCATCTTAAATGACACAGGATTAACTGTTGGCGCTGATCAGGATGCAAAACTTTCTGTAACAACAGCCACTTCAGAAGTTGTTCTTCAAAATCAAACACAAGATGCCAACCTAACACTCAAAGTCAATGACGGCGGTGTAGTAACCACAGTTCTGGCAGTAAACGGTGCAACGTCAGCTGTGTCTATTCCAACTACTCTTGCAGTAACAGGTAATGTCACTGGTGGAAACCTAAGTGTAACCACTGGTTCTGTGACACTTGGTAGCATTGTAAATGCTGCCGGCAACGGTGTTGGTAACATTGGTTCAACCAGTGGTTACTTTAATACTGTATTTGCCAAGGCAACTTCAGCTCAATATGCCGACGTTGCTGAACGTTTTGCGTCAGACACTACCTATCCAGCTGGAACAGTTGTTGAGCTTGGCGGCATTGCCGAAATCACTGTTTCTCTTACTGAATTGTCAGAAAATGTGTTTGGCGTTATAAGTACACAAGCAGCCTATCTAATGAATTCGGCTGCTGGAACAGACGAAACACATCCACCAATTGCAATGACAGGTAGAGTTCCGGTTCGTGTGGTTGGTATGGTTCGTAAAGGCGACAGATTAGTTTCAGCAGGTTTTGGGTCGGCTCGTTCAGCCAAACCTGGAGAAGCTTCGGCATTTAATGTCATCGGTCGTTCTTTAGAAGACAAATTAGACATCAACGAAGGCACAGTAGAAGCCATTGTTGCAACCAAATAAAAATAACTAGGACAACAGAAAATGACGTACTCATCAGGTCAACTAATTCAAGCAACCGATTATAACGGTTTTGTTAGCACCACAGCAGGTGCCAACGTTAACGATCTTTGGGCGGCAGGGTCAACTGACAAGGGATACGGTCAGAGTTCTTTGTCAACAGTGAGCGCCCTTGGAACAGTCACAGCTACTCAGTGGGCAACACTGGTCAACACCATATCAAGTATGGCTAGCCACACGGGCACAGGAATTACATCAAGATCAGCCCCTACTGCTGGTAATACAATTAACATCTTATCAAATTTAAACACAGATTTGACCAACTTGACCACCAACAGAGGTAATGCAGTTGGCAGTGGAACTCAGTATACTGCCTGGACAGGCACAAGTGCAAAAACTTCAGGAACTGGTTCGGGTGCGTCTGCTTGGACAATCACATTTACACATACTGTTCAATTTGCATCAGCAGATGCCGCACGTTACTTTTGGAATGCAGGCGGCCTAGTCAAATGGCAAGTTGGCAAGTCATCAACTGGCACAGTAGCCGATACTGAATGGAATGACTTGGCCAGCACATTGACTGGTAGCATCTTTATCTCTGGACGAGTCAACAGCACCTCACAGACCATTAATGGTACAAGTTATACTGGCACCACAAAATCAGGTGGATCAGGATCACCCAACGTGTTAGCAACCACCACTGGATGGTATCAATTATCAACCGGCGATACCACAATATACAGACAGTATGCTGATACTGCACCGTATACCAATCAATACATTCAGCTCAATGCTAGAACAGCTGGATCAGGAACACAGTTGGTATTAACAACAACCTGGGTTGATCCAGGCAGTGGTTTTGGACCTGATAACATCAGTGGCGGGTCAGACAGCTCTGGTGTATCTTTTGGCTCTGCTCCAGCTACACTTGTATCATATATTCCACCATCAACAACCTATCTTACTTCAGCCTCCTGGGGAACCCCAACTGTGGCTGCCACAGTATCTTAATATTGTAACGATCTTACCAAAAGGGCCTCCGGGCCCTTTACTTTTTTCAATATATCCTGTATAATTGACTGTATGAATAATGACAACTTGATTGCACATTCACGTGCTCGCTTTGACCATGCAGCCGCAAAACGTATCCTTAAAGAAAAGTACCAGAGCAAAATGATATTTGCCTATAACGGTGGAATGTGGCAAGCAGGTCCTGAGCTATTGACATTGATACATGCCTGCCCAGTCGACGATGATATTGTAATTTTAGATTTATATGGTAATCCTGTAAAAATTAACCCAACAGAATTACAACACTTGGCTCTTGGTCGTTGGCAAGAACAAATGAATGCATGGTTGATTGAGCATGAAGAATTAGGCAAAAAAAGATGACAACCGGGGCGTTGATATTTGCATTCAACAACAGCGATATTGATTATCTTGCTCTGGCAGCCTGGTCAGCTGACAATATAAAACGTCACCTGGGTATTCCTGTGGCAGTAGTAACTGATGTTTTAGAATCAGACCATCTTGACAAATTTGATCATGTGATCACTGCATCAACTGATGCTGGCGGCCATCGTTTCTTTGATGATATTGGCAAGTCTGTGCCCTGGTTTAATTCTAATAGAACTGATGCATACAGCCTAAGCCCTTGGGATAACACATTGGTACTTGATGCCGATTATGTAGTAGCTAGTAATCAATTAAAATGTGTATTAAATACAACTCAAAACTTTTTATGTCATCGTTGGTCATACGATCTTACAGGCACACAAGACTTTGAAGATTTAAATTACTTTGGTCGATACAAAATGCCCATGTGGTGGGCCACAGTGATGTATTTTAAACGCGGCCAAGAATCACAGTTGATTTTTGAATCAATGACAATGATTAAACAAAATTGGCAACATTATAAAAATATCTATGGAACAGGTAGGTCTGTTTATCGTAACGACCATGCACTAAGTATTTCTCTTTGCATGTTAAATGGACACACAATCGATCATTCAACCATTCCTTGGAGTTTGGCCAGCGTGACGCCTTCGCACAAACTGTCAGAGATTGGTCGAGACTATTATAAGATTGATTTTAAAAACAGTGAGGGGAAACCTCGTTGGGTGGATATTAAAAACTGTGATTTTCATGCCATGGGTAAACAACAACTGGGAGTTATTGTTGCCAATCCTTGCTGAACGTGGTTATCTTATTCCGGCAATTGACACTGACTCTGTTGACTATTTGAGTTGTGCTGTACAACTTGCTAGATCTATTCGCCAGTGGCATCCAGATGCCAATATATCTGTGCTGTCAGTAAAACGATGTAGTGACCCTGTGTTTGATCATGTGATTCCGTTGCCACATGGTGACCTAGGAGGATATGCCAACGACTGGCAAGTATTTGCCGCTAGCCCTTATAGACAAACTATTAAACTAGAAGCAGACATGATTGCCGCCAGCCCAATTGACCATTGGTGGACCTTGTTTGAACACCAAGATGTAGCAATTAGTCAAGGCTGTAGAGATTTTTACGGACAGATAAGTAAGTCAAGATATTACAGAAAAGTTTTTGATTCTAACAACTTACCTGATGTTTACAATGCTATAACTTACTGGCGTGTAAGCCAAACAGCCAGAGAATTTTTTGATTTAGTAAGGGCAATATTTTCTGACTGGGATTCCTTTAAAAAATTATTGAAATTCCCTGATACTACCCCCACAACTGATTTAGTATATGCTATGGCCGCCAAAATAGTTGGTATTGAGCATTGTACACTACCAATAAACTTTGGTCCTAAAATTGTTCATATGAAGCGTTACATCATACCCACGCATACCAGTGATTGGAGCAAAGAATTAATCTGGGAAAATGCCAATCCAGGACTAAGGATACATACAATTACACAAAGTGGATTTTTTCATTATCACATAAAAGATTGGGTCACAGCCGTTGAATGAAACTACAGAAAATTTTTGGAAAGCATTCAATGAATGGGATCCACCGCCACCAAAACCAATATTTCATCGGTTATATCATGATGATGCAGGTCTTCCTTTATTTTATAGCATGGAGGATGTGCCAGGTAATTATATTGAAATTGACAGAGAAACATTTTCCTCGTTGCCAAGTAATGTTCGAGTAGTCGACAATAAATTAACCTACATAAAACACACTATCACTAATAAATTGGTTCCTGGAGACACAGGAACACCCTGTGATCCTAGAGATATCTGTGTTGTTGTAGATAATTCTATACCTAATATAAAATGGAGTTTAAGAACCAATGAAACAAGTTGATATTGCTGATCTTGATGTGATTTACCTCAGCTATGATGAGCCACTCAAAGAAGAATTCTGGGTTAAGATTAAGAACATGGTTCCTTGGGCAAAACGTGTTGATGGGGTCAACGGTTCGGATGCCGCACACAAAGCCGCCGGCGACGCCAGCGAAACAGAACGATTTATTTTGATCGACGGCGACAATTTACCCGATTCAAGATTTTTTAATCTAACATTAGATTTAAAAGATTGCAATGAACCTAATTCAGTGTTTCGTTGGAGAGCACGTAATCATATCAACGGATTAATGTACGGCAATGGCGGATTAAGTTCCTGGACTCGAGAATTTGTGTGGAATATGAAAACTCACGAAAACACTGATGGTCGAGATGAGAGTCTTGTTGAGTTTTGCTTTGAACCCAATTATTTTGCCATGTACGATTGTTACAGTACCACCTATCCAAACGGAACGTCGTTTCAGGCCTGGCGAGCAGGATTTAGAGAAGGCGTCAAGATGTGCCTGGACAAAGGTCATAAACCATCAGTGGCTGAATTTAGAGATCGTGTACATAAACGTAATTTTGATCATCTTACAATTTGGCATAATGTAGGAACCGATGCTGAAAACGGCGCCTGGGCCATTGCTGGCAGTAGAATGGGTACTTACATGACTATGCTAACTGATTGGGATTATCGGCTAGTTCAAAATTTTGATGCGTTAGCAACCTTGTGGGATACTGTTAAAGACCACACTCCGGAAATTGTGTTTGATAGAATTGCCAACGAATTAAATCAACAATTAGATTTACCTGTTATTGTTTTGGGTCGAGAAGAAAGTGAATTTTTTAAACATCATTACCTAAGCAATTGGCACAATCGCGGCGTTATGGTACGAGAAATTGATGTTATTCGAAGTCAAGAAGGCTGGTAATAGCGTTGGCCAGGTCTTGATGTGCTTGCGGCCCGTAGTGAAAGTTATCTCTTGCTTTATCTGATTGAGTTAATGGCGGGATTACATTATCTCCTAATACATCGTAGTCAACTGCCTGGTCATGCCAATTTGGGATGAAGCTATGTACTAATTTGATATTTTTAGCTAACAAACATATTTTTTTAAAATTTGTAAACCAATTACTAAAGTTTTCTTCTGAAGAATAAAATGGCTCGCACTCTGTCCGTTCGTCATCAAACCAGGCAGATTCAGGTCGCTCTCTGCGATGACTAAATGTATAATGTACAATTATAGCACTAGGGTGAAACAATGTTAGTAACTGTTGAAGTTTTCTTGCAATCCAGTCATTACTTGCTCCGTTTAAGCTAAAATTTAAAACTTGATGTGATAGATGTTGCTCAATGAGATCAGCATACCGTTTGTTATTATTAACACCTAGTCCTAGAGTAAAACTATCACCTAGTACCAGTATTGCATTAGGATTAAAGGTTGAAACATTGTGTGTTCTAAATCCTATTTCGTTAAATTGATAAGTTACAGATGGATGTTGCTTGAATACTTGACGATTTGGGCAATGTTCTAAACTGTCTAATCCTAGCTCTGTAGCATGCATGCCAGTATAAAAAGGAATATTGATATATTGTTTGACAAGATCTGCATACATAAATATTTTTCTCAATGAACGTTCTAATACTTACCCCCGATCGAGTAGGCTCTACTTTATTACAAAGATTGATAACAATCTACGCTAATGTCAATGAAAATTATGAGCCATTGACTATTAATTTACATGAGTTAACTAATGGCTTAGTGAGATACGACCATGAAACATTTAATAGAAAAGTACTGGGCAAAAAAGCTGATGGTTGGGGATACCATCAAACTCTGCAGACTATTTCAGGATTAATTGACAATTGCGGCCATGATGTAGTAAGCCGTTTAGCTCACTATCATTTAAAAAATCGTAAAGATAACACAAGTGATCAATTGGCATTTTACAAATATCTCAATGAAAATTTTTATATTATTGCGGCCCGTCGAGAAAATTTATTTGAGCATGCAATGAGCTGGTGCATTGCGGTTGAGTCTAAAAAATTAAATGTATACTCGTTTGATGAAAAGTTTAAGACCTACAATGATATATTAAAAAATCCAGTTACCGTACAGGCTGAAATGATCAAGAAGTACCTAACACAGTACAGAGAATACATGGACTGGGTAGACAACCATTTTCAAGTCAACAGTTATTTTGAGTACGAACGTAATTTACCCAATATTGAAGAGTACATATTTAATTTAAGAGTTTTTCAAAAATATACAAAACCTCTTACCTGGGCCGACCGTTGGGACATATCCTGGAAGGATTGGAATCAAATGCATTACCTGTTAAGCTTAGTGCCGTTTGATCATAAATTTTCTCCTGACGAAACAAAATTTATGTCTGACAATATTGACTTATACACTCGGTGTAGGATAGACATACAAGACCTACAAGACCTAGGAGTGCTTGTGTCGGGAGTACCTATCAAATTGCACACATTGCATCAGAAAACACAGTTAATTGCCAATGCTCCTGAATGTTTATTACACTATAATAATTGGGCACAACAAACCGCTGTGCCATATGCATTACCTTATACACCTGAACACATGACTCAAGTTGCAAAATTAGAACATGGTTTTTGGACTCAAGACAGTGGTAATCAACTGTCATACAACGATATTAGTCACCAAAAATTACTTAACAGTGATCTAAAAGGATTTGAATGATTATTGCATTTTATCCTGGAGCAGGCGGCAACAGGTATGCTCTAGCCCTACAACAATCAATGGTGTTTGAGTCAAATCAAACGTATGATCATTTACTGAAGTCTCAAGATTTTGTCTATAGGTATTTAGAATCTGATACCATTGGTTTGAAAGATCAGGAATTAATACTCACACATTGTTTAAATGTTCCATTATTAAAATTGCATTTTCCTAATCAGACTGACATAGTAGTGATCATATCGGATCTTGAATCTAGTTTAAAACGTGAATTTTATCTCGAAGACCAACACAGAGATAAAGACATGACAGACAAGGTTGAACATGCATTAGCACACATTAGCTTCCATTGTAGGTACTATAAACAATATCCAGTAAACTTAACCGGCGCTAGTTTAGTAATTGACATCAATAAAGACAACAGTGATTTTACCACAATGATGCGTAACGAAATTAACAATATAGTTTGTGAAGAATACAACCAGGCCAGTAAACTTTATAATAAGTTACAACCACAAGATAGAGCAGACTTACCCGGGGATAAGATTGTTGACGGTTTTAAATCTAAGTTTCTTGACGATGCTGAAAAAATGAGATTAGAACTAGATAAGTTTAGTCCTAGTTTGTGCTTGGCCAAATGGAAACAGGTTAGCCTGCACTTAGCAACAGGAATGAATAACAGTTGTTATCACCCGCCCTTGCATAAAATACCCATAGAAGAAATTGGACGTAATCCCGGAGCATTACACAATACTCCATACAAGAAAGAACAACGTAAAATGATGCTCAACGGCGAGAGGCCCGCCGAATGTAGTTATTGTTGGACCATGGAAGATCTGGGCAAACTCAGTGATAGACACTATCGCAGTGGGGAACCATGGGCCGCGATGGATTTTGGAAAAATTGTAAGTTCGGAGTGGAATGATGATTTTGTACCTAGTTATGTTGAAGTTAATTTTAATCATGCTTGTAATCTATCTTGTAGCTATTGCAGTCCACAATTTAGTAGTACTTGGCAGGCTGAAGTGGAACGCTCAGGTGGCTATCCTACTACTACTATCCATAACGATCCTAGTTACTTCACTGGCAATAATCGACCTATACCCGCTAGTCATGAAAATCCTTATGTAGATGCTTTTTGGAAATGGTGGCCTACACTTTATCCGCAATTAAAACATTTCCGAATGACCGGTGGCGAGCCTTTGATGGATAAAAATACCTACAAGGTATTTGATTATGTATTAGCACTACCTAACCCTGAGTTGCACCTAAATGTAACCAGCAATTTCAGCGTAGAGCCGCAGTTATGGAACAAGTATTTTGATTATGTTAAAAAATTGTGCGACACTAACATTGAACATTTTATGCAGTATGTTAGTTTAGATTCGGGTGTTTCTGAACATGCCGAATACATTCGCCATGGATTAAATTTTCATAGATTAAAAAGTAGAGTTAATCATTTCTTACACGATATTCCTAGCCGTAACAGTCTTACATTTATTATCACAATGAATAACCTCAGTGTGTTAGGACTAAAAAAACAACTTGAGTGGATATTAGAACTACGAAAACAACATAGCAAGACATATCAACGTGTATGGTTTGACACACCATTACTCAGGCAGCCCACGTGGCAGAGCCTACAAATAATGCCTCCAGCGTATGCAGGCATACTTGAACGTACTGCTGACTGGATGGAACTTAATTTAGAAAACCCTAACGACCCATTTCACGGATTTAAAGACTACGAAGTACAACGCCTTCGAAGAGACATTGCCTGGATGAAAGATGGACAGAAGTTGCAACAAGATTATGTTAATAAAAATCGTGCTGATTTCTATAGATTTTTTAACGAACACGACGCTCGACGAGGAACAGATTTCTTAAAGACATTTCCAGAAATGTCAGATTGGTGGAAAGAATGCGAGTACCATGCTAGACAAACGTAAACTTATTCTAGATACATTTTGCGAAGTCTACGATCAACTACTACCCTGGGAAGATGAGTCTTTTTATGATTTTAGTAATCACACTATTGTTCCGGGTGCAATTTATATTATAGGTCGAACACAATTTAATTTGAATAAAGAGAGAATTCGTGAGTTAGTTGAATCTGACACTATACGTGTTGTATTAAGCAATCCAGCTGAAGGCAGCGAAACGTTAAAAGCACATTGTGAGAGTGTGCATAACATTGCCGATCTTGTTGTGCAAGGGCGTATTTTATTAATTGGTGGTGGAGACATGGAGCCAGACTGGCCGTGTTTAGTCTATGATAGTTTCTTGCCCAAGATACATGACTATAAACAAAACCTAATAGAGATTAATCGGTCAGAGGCCTTGTACTCCGCGCCCAACAAGCCTTTTAAATTTTTGTTTTTAAATGGCCGCTTGAGAGGGCATAGAAAATTCCTAATAGAAAAACTTGATTTAATGGGACTGTTAGATCAAAGTCTGTGGACTAGTCTAGAATCTAGGCAAAGTATGTACTCAAATCTATGTGTGCCATTTAATGGACAGGATCTGATGTTTACTTTGAGAGAACCACACCTGTTGCCACCTAAATACGAAGTTGATCGTTATTGCAACAACATTGATCTAGTGCCCAAATTAGGCTTTATTAAACACAAGTTGTTTGATCAAGAATGGGGAGAAATCTATCTCAAAGCAGAACCCTATATTGATACGTATTTTAGTCTAGTTTCTGAAACAGTCTGTGATTATCCGTATAGTTTTAGAACTGAAAAAATTTGGAAACCTGTGGCCATTGGGCACCCGTGGATAGCGGCAGCCAATCGAGGATACTATCGAGACATGCGCAATCTGGGATTTCAAACATTTTCACATGTGATTGATGAAAGTTTTGATGAAATTGATAATACACAGGATAGACTCACACGTATTACACAAATAGTTGAAGATTTGTGTAAACAAGATCTTGATGAATTCCTTAAATCGTGTTATAATGTATGTAAATACAATCAACAACATCTGCTTGAAATGCGCCAAACTGTGCGTAAAGAATTTCCTAGACGATTCCTGCAATTTATTAAACAAAGTCACTTTGATGAATGATTTAGAATTCCGCCAACAAATATTAGATACCAAAAGTTCTAGCTTCTGTGCGGCCAAATGGTACAATGCTACTATATGGCTAGGATCAGGCCAAACGACTAGCTGTCATCATCCGCCGGCACACGCTATTGATGTAGATGATATTAAACGCAACCCATCAGCGTTACATAACACACAGAGAAAAAAAGCCGATAGAGAAATGATGCAGAAAGGTGAGCGTCCTAGCGGTTGTGAATACTGCTGGAAAATTGAAGACATGGGCCGTGATGCTATTTCGGACCGTGTGTACAAATCTCGAATATATCCTATAGAGGCATTACATGAAGCTTTCAATACCCCTGTCCATGAAGACGTTAATCTCAAAACTCTCGAAATTGCATTCGATCGCACTTGCCAATTTGCTTGTAGTTATTGTAACCCTGCTTTCAGTAGCACATGGGTTAATGACATCAAAAAGCACGGCGCCTATACCGGCCTGGTGTCTGATGGGCGCAACCACTTTACTCATACTCACGATAGTTCTCAACTATACACGTTTAATCAAGCCAATCCTTACGTGGATGCGTTCTTTAAATGGTGGGAAACAGACCTACACCAAACACTACAAGAACTAAGAATCACTGGTGGCGAACCGTTGATGTCGGGTTATACTTGGAAATTGATTGAATGGTTCAAAACAAACCAAGGTAAATCAACAACCAAGTTAGCTATCAACAGCAATCTGGGATTTGAACCTAACAAGCTTCAAGAGTTTATTGATGCTATACACACACTTCCGCATGTGGATCTATACACCAGCATGGAAGCAGTAGACACACAGGCCGAATATATTCGTGACGGACTTGACTATCAGCAATGGATCAACAATGTGCAATTGTTACTGGAGTCTGACTCCGTAAAGGCTGTGCATGTGATGTGTACCATTAACGCATTGTGCCTGGATAGTTTGCCTCGCTTGTTGTATCAATTGTTAGAATTCAAACAGATGTACGGCAGAGAGCGTGTGAATTTTACCTTGAATATACTGCGCTTCCCCAGCTTTCAATCACCATTGGTGCTGCCAGACCACCTACGTGCCCAGTGCAAGAACCAACTGATTGATTTCTTTGCACGTAATATCAACAACCCATATCTTCAAGAGCACGAAATCAATCATATACAACGATTGATTGACTATTTAGATATAGTTAAAACGCCGCACTCGGACACATTTGAAATGCCGGTGTTGCACAATGATTTCAAACAATTCTATTCGCAGTACGATGTTCGTAGATCGAAAGACTTTGTCAACACATTCCCCAATTTTAAAGAATGGTATGACTCAATACAAGTATAACAGTACAGACCTAGTGCGTCCTACAGAACTCACCGAGCGTGAGCGTTTTCTATTAGAAGATTCTAAAACGTTCTGCATCTATCCCTGGATACATTTACACGCTTATCCCACCGGAGAAGCATATCCTTGCTGTCATGCTGAAATGAAGCCCGGTGTTGTGGGTAATTGTCGCACAAACACACTAGAAGAAATATGGCGCGACAAACCCATGCAGAAACTACGTGCAGACATGTTGAGCGAAACTCCACACGCCGCCTGCACACGCTGTTATGAACAAGAAGAGTCTGGATTCTTTAGTGGCCGCAAAAGCGCCAACAAGCATCACGGACATCAGATAAAGAAACTGGAAGAAAATCCCTTTGAAATGACTTACTGGGACATTCGCTTTAGCAATTTGTGCAACTTAAAGTGCAGATCATGTGGACACATCTTTAGTTCACAGTGGTATCAAGACCAGGCCAAACTGGCCGGCGGTGATTGGAAAGATCGTAATACAGTACTAAACTATGCTGGCCGCACAGAAACAGACATGTGGACACAATTAGAGCCTCATTTAGATTATGTAGAACAAATCTATTTTGCTGGTGGCGAGCCACTACTAATGGAAGAACACTACCGAATTCTAGATGAACTAGTGCGTCGCGGCCGCTTTGATGTACGTTTAATCTACAACACAAATTTTACACACACCGACCTTAAAGGTAATAGTGTATTTGAATACTGGAAACAATTTAATTCGGTGGCAGTTGGCGCAAGTCTAGATGCAATGGGACCACGTGCGGAGTACATACGCAAAGGCACTGATTGGGCAGTGGTAGAACAAAATCGCAGAGACATGATTGAGATCTGTCCAGGTGTAGATTTTTATATCAGTCCCACATTGAGTATTATGAATGCCATGCATTTAACACAATTCCATCGTGCATGGGTACAACAAGGCCTACTAAAACCACAGGATCTTAATGTAAACATTTTACAAGATCCTGTGCATTATAGGATTGATATTGCCCCTGTTGAATACAAAGAGCGACTCACAGCACAGTATTATGATCATATCGAGTGGCTGACACAAGTAGGTGATCCGTTGGGTCGTGCCACACAAGGTTTTGAAAGTGCAATCACCTTTATGAATGCCATAGATAACACACAGTTAATAGATCAATTTTGGCGTAAGACGCATGATTTGGACGGTATTAGAAACGAAAACATCTTGGATATCATCCCGGAACTAACAGCATTAAAATGAATTTACCACAGGATAAATTTTGTGTACTGCCTTGGATCAGCTTAGAAGCTAGTCCCATTGGTACTGTACGCCCTTGCTGTCTTGCTGAAGATGAGATAGTTGATAATGCTGGTAATAAATTTGAATTAACCAAAGCTGACTTCGTTGAGATAAGAAATTCAGATTACATGAAAAATCTTAGACAGCAATTCCTAACAGGACAAAAACCCGATACCTGTAAGAAGTGTTGGAATGAAGAAGATTCAGGTAGAACAAGTAAACGAATGCACACTATTGATCGATTAAAACATATTGTTGGCAATCAGTCCTGGAGCGAAGATGAAAAACCAATGATGTTCTTGGATTTAAAACTAGGAAATATCTGTAATCTTAAATGCCGTATATGTGGTTCGTGGTCATCAAGTTCGTATGCAACAGAAGAAATGATGGCTGTACCACACCAAGATCGTAAAAAAACATTTGCCTATCAGATGCTACGTGCTGGTAGTTGGCCAAGAGAAAATAAACAATTTTGGCAACAAATTGATCAATGCCTATCTGACATACACTATATAGAATTCACCGGTGGCGAACCTTTTATGATCAGCGAACATTTTGATATGTTACAAGGAATTGTAGACAGAGGAATTGCTGGACAAGTAGAGATACATTACAATACAAACGGAACCATAGTTCCTGAACGTGCGCCTGACATTTGGCGACACTTTAAAACAGTTGAAGTTGCATTTAGCATAGATGATATAGGACCACGATTTGAATACCAACGAATGAATGCCAACTGGAAAGACGTTAACAAAAATATTTCAGAATTTAAACGATTACAATCTACAATGCCAAACCTACAGTTACAATGCTGTAGTACTGTTAATGTTTTTAATGTACTATATCTTGAAGAGTTGGATGCATGGCACAAATTGGCTAATTTTGATTTTGTCTATTGGAATATGTTGCACGAAGCATATTATTTTAGCATAGGATCATTGCCCGAACTATCAAAACAATCTGTTAAACAAAAATTAGAAAGTACAGCAATCTCTGGCAGTACAAAACAGGAAGTTGAAAAAATTATTCAATTCATGATGCAAGGAACAAGTCTTGATGGTTCTTTGCTACGTGAAAAAATTAAAGAAATAGATCTACGAAGAAACCAGGATCTAAATCAACATCATTCAGAATTGTCTGACATAATTGACTATGAATAAGCCCGAATCTTTGTGTATGGCACCATGGGTGCATACGTATTTAAGCCCACAAACAGAGCGCAGAATGTGCTGTGCTAGCCGTGAGCCTGCACAAAATTTTCAACAGTACATTGACACATCAGCAGGCACAGGAAAGTATATTCCACTCACACTAGATCAACACTGGAATAGTGATCATATGAAAAGTGTTAGACAACGTATGATGGCAGGAGAAACTTTACAAGAATGTGACGTTTGTAATAGTAAACTGTTAAATACTGATGTCTATAGAACATATTTCTGGCACCTATTCAAACATCGTTATGAAGAGGCCATGGAACAAACACAGCCCGACGGATCCACAACCATGAAACCAATAAGTTGGGATTATAGGTTTAGCAATCTTTGCAATTTCAAATGCCGTATGTGTGGGGATATGTTGTCTAGTAGTTGGGAAAGCGAAGAACGCCAACACAATCTTATTGACTATTCAGATCCACGAAATAACTGGATGAAGCCAGCAGTAAGAACAGAAATTAGCAAATTCCAAGACACACAGATTGAACAAGAGTTTGCACAGGCAGTTGAAGAACATCGTGTGGAAGAAGTTTATTGGGTCGGTGGAGAACCGTTGATGTATGAACAACATTGGCGGTATATGAAACGTATTATTGAATTAAATGATGGAGGCAGAGTATATGCTAGATATAACACTAATCTTAGCCGTGTTGATTATCGTGGCCGTAATCTCTATAGAGATATATTGGACCATATCAGGGACTGGCAGATATGCGCCAGCCTTGACGGAACAGGACCCACGGGAGAATACATCCGCACAGGCTTGGAATATTCCACCTTCCTAAAAAACTTTAAACAGGGAGTTGAGATACAAAAACATCGCAGACAAATGCGAATTGATTTTACACTCACATTGCCTGGACTATTCGAAGTAGACAATATACAGCAGTTATCAACCGAACTTGGTGTTGATATATTAGCCAAAGTAATTTTTAGTTTTAGCCCGGATATTATTATGAGTCCATTGGCATTGCCTCGTGAGTTACTAGACAGTACAGTAGATCGTCTAACAACTAACTTACCTCATGGTGCGTTGAAGGATGTGTTACTACAATTAAAATCACGACCAACTTTTGCAGAACAGTGGCCGGATACCTGGGAAAAAGGTCTTGCAAGAGGAAAGTTCAGAATGTTACAATTAGAATCTATTAGAAATGATAAATTTGGGCTAGACCAAATACTACAACAGGACAATGAAATATATGGCTGGTGGAAAAATATTAGAACAGATTAAAGTTGAACTTAAAAATAGAAACTTTGATAAACTTCACTCAGTTTATATTGACGTCTATGATAATTCGTTATCTCGTAAATGGTTAAATGCACTAAACGGGTTATTAACAAACAACTCTCATTTAGAAAAAAATTTTTGTTTCTTAGGATTTACTCAAAGTCAGCGCAATGGGTGGTACATTCTTGAACAAGTAAACAAATCAATAGATGCAATTAACCAGGCAAATATTGGATACGTCATTGATGATTATTTTACAATGGAAAACACTATCACCAATGATCCTGTAGGGTCAAGAACAGTTGGTAGGAATATGATTCATGAACGTTTAAATTGGTTGCATCGTTACTTTGAAGACCTGCAAGGTGTAAGCGGTAGCATGTCGGTTTATTTTAATCACGCCAGTGCTGACATACGTTGGCACATAAGACAATTAAATTTACTTTGTCATGAGTTTGAAACATGGGCATTAAGTTATCGTAAAGAAATAGAAGCACCCGAGTGGCAAAGACCCAGCCAACTAATGTGTTGGTTAAACGCACCAAGATTCACTCTTGACGAAAACGACTATGATTTATTTGGAGTTGAAACAATAAACCGCAGTCTTGGAGGAGTATTTGTTGGAGTCAACAAGGCAATTGGAAAACATCATTGGGAAGTATTCATGGATGAAGGCCGTGACAGTCGAGTTAGTGAATTAATCACTACTTCTATGCGCAGTCAGACTGAAGCCGCTGGAGATTTTGATATTGAGTGGGCAAATAATCCAGGTAACCATAGCTGGCAACAAATTAAACTAGCTGAATTTAAAGAGTGGTTACTGGTCAATGGGTTTGACCCCGATGATAAACTATTAACCATTGGACATCCTCAAGTGGGACAAGTAGATTTAAAACGTAGTTTTAACACAGAAGATTACCTAACTATTTGGAATCAATTAAATAATAGTCTAGACGTATACAGCGTGAGTACTAGCAATAATTGTGCCGTATACGATTATCACTGGTCTGATTCAGACTTTATAGACCGTCAAATAAAAATAATTAATCGAAAGAACTAATATGAACTGGCTAAAAAATTTAATCAAACGAATTCGCATGGACATTCGTTATCGTAAAAAGCTAAACGAATTGCGTAACAAAAAGCCTTTTATATACTGGTAATGAAACAGCAAATCGAACAAGACATTTGGCAATGGATAACCGAATACATAGAAGTCAATCACGAATTCTATGCTCACAAGTTTCCGCCTTGCCCTTATGCACGTGGCGCAAGATTAAAAGGCAGTTTGGATGTTGTTGCCTGGACTTCCGGTAATACTAGAATCTTTATTAATACACAAACTGCCGATTTGCTACTGTCTGACAAGACTGTGCGTGTAATGGTATTCCCTCCCAGTTTACGATGGAATTGGTTAACACGCTGGCACATTGCAAATCTAAATAAAACTATGATTCCCCAGGACTACTATATACAATATGGCGGAGCTGTGGGAACTACTAGTAGATACCCTGGATTGCCTGGTGCGTATGTAATTGTAATTATTAATCAATTGAGCGATGTACTAGCAGGGCACACCGCATTGAAATCTACTCCGTATTATCGCAACTGGAGCAACACACACTATCACAATGTTGTGGAGCGCAGACAAGATATGTATAATCGTTATAAGGATATAAAATGAACTGGTTAAAAAACTTAATCAATAGAATTAAACTTGAAATAAGATATAGAAAAAAACTCAAAGAGTTGCGTAAACGAGATCCATTTATCTACAAATGAAAAAATATTTAGGTATAAGTGCTGGATTCCATGATGCCGCTGTGTCTGTGATCACGGGTCACGGCGATATTTTATTTGCTGGTCACGCCGAACGCTACAGTAAAAACAAGCATGACCCTCATATCAATCAAGACCTAATGGCCGAGGCATTGTTGCATGGTGAGCCGGATGTTGTTGCTTTTTACGAAAAACCTTGGCTTAAAAAGCTGAGAAACTTTTATGCAGGACAATATAATGAAGCATTGGATTTTACCGATATTACTGTTTGTAAGTATTTGCATAAACATGTACCTATATCTTTTCATAAGAAGCCACTATTTTTACATGCTGGACATCATTTGTCCCATGCTGCCGCAGGATTCCAAACCAGCCCCTTTACCAAGGCCACCGTTGTCGTTATAGATGCTATAGGAGAATGGGATACTATTAGCATATGGGCCGCAACATATAATAGCAGTAATCAAGCAACATACAAAAAACTATGGAGTCAGAAGTATCCGCACAGTATTGGATTGTTTTATAGTGCAATTACTAAACGGATTGGACTACATCCAATGGATGAAGAATATATTACAATGGGTATGTCCGCCTGGGGCCGCTCTGTGTGGTATAATAAAATGAATTATGATCTTGTTGCAGACCTTGATAAAATAGAATTTAAAAATAATTTACATCTTGGTCTGGATTCAACGTATTTAGAAGCTGGAACTAACGAAGACATTGCCGCATCAGCACAAGAATTAGTTGAAGAGTTAATTGGAAATGTAATGAAACTTGCCAGATCTTTTAACTGGAGCAATAATCTTGTTTATATGGGCGGTGTTGCTCTTAACTGTTTGGCAAATCGTAACCTAGGAGAATATTTTGAAAACATTTGGATTATGCCTAACCCTGGTGATGCTGGTAGTAGTCTCGGCGCTGCCGCTTATGCCTATCGTGGTAAAATCAATTGGAATAACGCTTATCTTGGCAGTGATATTAGCGGACCTTATCCTGTTAATGATATTATTGATGAGTTACTTTCTAGACAAATTGTCGGCGTGGCTTCCGGAAGAGCAGAGTTTGGTCCTAGAGCACTTGGCAACCGCAGTCTACTGGCAGACCCAAGAGGTTCCGAAATCAAGGACAAAGTAAATGAAATTAAACGTAGACAAAAGTTCAGACCATTTGCCCCAGTTATGTTGGAGGAACATGTTGATATGTATTTTGACATGCCTTGCGGTTTCAGTAACAGTAGGTATATGCAAGTCATCAGTCGCTGTAGGCATCCTGAGTTATTTCCTGCTATCATTCATCGGGATGGGACTAGTCGTGTTCAAACAGTACCGCGAGATGGCTCAGGAATTAGACAGCTACTAGAAGCTTGGTATGCAAAGACTGGATGCCCGATGTTGCTTAATACCAGCTTAAATGTTAGAGGAGAGCCCATGGTAAATGACAGAGTAGACGCTGATCGTTTTGAATACCTTTATGGAGTTAAAGTATGCAGTTGACAGATATACCCGTTAAGTTTAATTTTTCTAAACATATCTTTGGAAAAAAGTTAGGCAATAAGATTGCACTAATTGACGATAGCAGTTCTATTAGCTACGAAATGCTCGAGCATAGATCTCGAGGATTTGCTAAAAGTCTCACAGACATGGGATTAACAAGAGAAGATCGTGTATTGATATTGATGCCGGACACTATCGAGTGCGGCATTGCAATACTGGGCTGTATATTAGGAGGATTTGTTCCAGTTATTGGAAACCCGTGGTCGCCTAAGAACACTATTTGTCATTTCATTGAATCCAGTGCCGCAAAAGTTATTATTTTTGCAAATAATAGAACAACACAAAATCAATCCATTGACAGTTACCTTGCCGAAACTACGCATAAGCCCAAGCATGTGTTATCTATTGAACAAGTAAATATACTGAGTACTCCATCAAGTTTTGATCCTCCAACAACTCTCAGAGACGGCGAAGCATTTTGGTTATTTACTTCGGGTACCACAGGAGAATCTAAATCAGTTGTACATTCTCATAAATCAATGATTGGTACAGGGTTAGGTTACGGAATCAATGTAGGTTATAAGTCTGACGATATTGTTTTTGCTACATCAAAATTGTTTTTTAGTTGGGGAATAAGTAGTGCATTTATATCTCCATTGACAGTGGGTGCCACAACAATATTGCATGGTAAATTACATACCCCTAGTACCGCGGCCAGGATATTTAAAAAACACAAACCTACTTTATTTGGATCAGTTCCGTCTTTCTATGTTGGGTTGTTAAATGAAAATTTACCAATTAACTATGGGTCTTTAAGATTGTGTGTAAGTGCCGGTGAAGCAATAACATCTACTATGCAACAACAATGGCAGGAGTTAACAAAATTACCTATTATCGACGTGTACGGCAGTACAGAATTTCTACCAGTAATTGTTTCAGGAAAATTATTACCAGGATTTTCAGGAATGGTAAAAGATGCTAACAATTGTGTTGTACAAAATCAAGTGGGAGAATTGTATATTGATGGTCCGTCAGTGGCTCTAAGATATCAAAATGAAACCAAAAAGTCCCAAGAAACTTTTATAGGTAAATGGTGTAGAACAGGAGACAAATTTATACAACATGGTGATACATATCAATTTGTCGGGCGTTCTAAAGATATGCTAAGAGTAAATGCCAAATGGGTCAGCCCAACAGAAATAGAAAATTTATTAATATCGCACGAATTGGTATTTGAAGCTGGTGTGTCGGGTATCGAGAACAGCGATGGGTTAACAGAGATTGTTGCATATATTGTACTAGCGCCCGATGTAGAAATCCCTAAAAATCTTGATCACCAATTAAAATCAGTGATCAAACACAAATTGGAGTATTTTAAGTGTCCTAAGTACATTCGTGTAACCAAGGAATTACCCAAAAATATCAATGGAAAAATACAAAGGTACTTGTTAAATGAAACATATGAACAATCAAATTAAATCCATTGTAGTCGTAGGAGGCGGCACAGCTGGCTGGATGAGTGCATGCTATATGGTTAAGCAAGGATTTGATGTAACATTAGTTGAAAGCTCTAATGTTCCTACCATCGGAGTAGGTGAGAGCTGTTTGCCTGCAATAGGTATTTTCTGTGATTCTCTCGGATTAAAAGAAGAAGAATGGATGCCCGAATCAAATGCCAGACATAAAATAGGGATCTTCCATTATAATTGGCTCAGAGAAAAAGATACTGTATGGAAACACTTCTTCTGCTATGATCGTAACAATTGTAATGGACAATATTATTTAGAGTCAGGAATATTGCCGCCAGTTAAAGAAGGCAAGTATGCTTATCATATTGATGCAATAGCGTTTGGACAAATGCTCCGGCGCCGAGTAGCAGAACCTGCTGGAGTAAAATATCTACAAGCACATATTGTTGATATTAAACAATATGAAAATGGTTATGTTAGCGGACTTTTATTAGACAACGGGCAAACATTAAGCGCAGACTTTTATATTGATTGCTCGGGACCTACTAGACTTTTTGCAGATAAAGTTGGAATTAAATTCAGCAAGTATGGAGATATACTTAATGATCGTGCTATGGTTTGTCCACAAGAACTTGATTCAGGCCCACAACCGCAATATACAATTACCTATGCAGGAAAAGCAGGATGGATTTGGGACACAGGATTAGCTCATAGGAGAGGTTGTGGATATACTTACAGCAGTCAGTTTATCACTGACGAACAAGCGTGTAATGAATACCTAACATATTTTCCTAAAACAAACGTAGACAAACTTCGAGTCATCAAGTATGATAGCATGTATTCGCATAATCCTTTAGAAAAAAATGTATTAGCAGTTGGGCTGTCATCAGGATTTATAGAACCATTGGAAGCAACCAGCATATATCTTGTACAATACTACCTTGAAGCATTTGCAAGATTTGTTAACACCGGTCGAGATACAAAAATTTACAACAAAGCAACATTAAATTTAACCAAACAGTTATATGATTTTGTTTTGACCAATTACACATTGACTCAACGCAACGACACTGAACATTGGCGGTATTATCAAGATCTTGAACGTAAAATAAACACTAAAGAACTAACACGTTTTTGGGCTAACCAGCCGGACGTTGGCGTCTGGGAACTAACAAGAATGTTTTCACCTTTTAATTGGTGGAGCAAGGCCAAACACTTTGAGTTGTTGTGATTTATAGATAAGTCTCTAATCCGCCTCGACGGCGAATGTCTTGAGTACAACAACTGATGCCCCCGTCAAAGAAATATTTGTGTCGCAACTCTGAAATTATTGGTTCAATGTTATGTTTTTTGCAAAAATCAAAAACCATCTTATTATAAGAACTAAAGATAACATGGTGTTCGTCTAACACCAAACAGTTAACATCAAACACAGTTTCTTTAACATATCCAGTCCACTTGGTTAGATATGTATCAACAAATTTAGCAAACTCAGTGGTTGGATTCTGACCTTGTACATACCAGCGTCCATTAAAGTTTTCTTGACGAAATTTTCCAACCTCCATGGCAGCAAAAATACTTGCGTCCCAAATTTTACACACTTCCCATCCAGGAAAATTTTCTTTGTAGTTGATGTCACCATCGTGCATGGTACTTAATATTACCCCTGGTTTTAATATAGCAAAAACACTATCCCCGTGCCCATTTGTAACAGCTCTACGAAGTTTATATCGGCTATCTAGTACATTGTCTTGAATCCATTCCATCTGACCATCAGTTAGCCACTCGCTGTTGTCAAAGAATATGTCTGTGCCTACACGAACAATACAACTGGCAACTGCGTCTACCATAACGTGGGTAGGGTCATATATGTTATTGCGTGTATCAAAATTTTTATTGTGCGGATCAATTATGCTGCCTGGCTGTTTCTGTTCGTAGTCACGACATATAGTGTTCATTTCCGCAACATTCAATACTCTTAATAATTTTTCACCTAGAGTAATTTGCCAATCTCTAGGTGTTAGTGGTGGGATTGGGACACCTCGATCTGTTATTTGTAAACTTTGCCATTGTTTAATTTTTGGAAGATCTGGTCTTTTAACTACTGCTCCATACGATTCGATTACTTTTTGTAAATTATCTAAATCTTCTGCAGACTCTTCAAGTATTTTAGTCATTTGACCTTTAACTTGTTCATCCTGGATAAAGTTAAAATATTCTGGCGTATAAACACGACCAACAATTACTTCTTCAAGTGGTTGCCAACTGGTGTAACTATTAATAATATTAGACATTTAATTTTCCTATTATTCTATTTAACTCTTCATATCCTGTGGACAAAAACAATTTCTGGTTGTGTCTGACATCTTCTATGCATTGTTGATAAATCAATTCTGGATTAGAATTGATTTGTGTTAGTGTATCGACAATTGCCATCCACCGATTAGTATTATCCTGTATACTATCATATTTGTTGTCAATACAATGATCAAAGGTTTTATAACCACGTTCTCTAAGAGTTGCCAGACTATTTGATGAACCAACAATTATAAAAGGTTGACCAAATTTAATTGCTTTCCATGTTTTTTCTGTTAAAAACGTACCCCCACTTTGGTCAGCATCAAAGTGTGTTTCTAGTATAATATGTATGTAGGATTGTGTATATAAACTTGCATTGACAATGTGATGATCGTTGTGTTCTTTTTCTGATTGATTGTCGCAACTATATGGACCATTGTTTACAAAATAATCTAGTTCATTTCTTATTTTTATATAATCAATTTGAATTGGGTTATCATCAAAGTTATCATCGATGATGCATTTTGTATTGTAACTCCATAAACTGTTTTCTAATAATCCTTTGCGTTTTAAGTCTGCCAGGCAAGTGGCTCTCCACCACTTGTGAGTCCTACATAGTGCAGTAAATGTATACTGACGTTTTTCTGTGTTTATAGGAACAGCCACCTGATCTCTATTGATATAACGAAAGAAAAACTCATGATCAGAAAAGTAATTTTCAGCCGCTGAATTAGCACTTATAAACGTGTAACATTTTATATCAATGTTATGTTGATGACACAAGTTGTCTAGTCTTTGTGTTATTCTAGTTGGGTTATCGCCTTCGTGATAATAAAATAAAACATGTATTTCTTTGTCTTTTATCTTTTTTAATGTATTAACAGGAATTAAAGAAAAATAATCGCATTGAAAATCAAACCATCCTATTGATATTGGGTATACTGACCCCTGTGGAGAAACCAATGCTGAGTGTATGTTATACGGAATTTTGTAATATTGAAAATAATATAAAAGACGCAATGGTACAGTATACGGCCAGTGACTGTCAAATTTTCTCCAACTAGGAGTATATGGAACTGCGTCAAGAGTTGCTAAGTTTGGATATCCAATACTTGGAGTAGACAACACATCATAACAAAAGTTGATCATTAATAAAAATCTTTTTTTATTTTTTCTAACATACTTTGTGCTTCTTTCCAAAGTATTTCTTCAAAGCCGCCGTTGTAAAAGTGATTCCAGTTGTGCTCTATAACTTCTTGTGCTCGATTAAACAAATCTTTTTTGCCGCTTGGTGTTAATTCGTCCAGGCTACGTAACAGGCTACTGATACGTTCGATACGAACGCCATCGTTGGCATAGTCATAGCTCTCGTCCCAGATGCCTTCAAATGTACGAAATCCATAACTGCGTAAGTATTCTAAACTACCCTGAGTACCTACAATAACAAACGGCATGCCCAAGGCAATGGGTTTGAATGTTTTTTCAGTTAGATGTAGTCGACGTCCTGTGTACACAGTTTCTGTGACCAAATACAATAAACTATCTGCGGCTTCGTCGAACAAACTAAGCCAGCACGAATGCATAGGATGATCAGTTTCGCCAGCAAATTGTATAGGTAAAGGTGTGCAAGCAAACACTGACTCAATGTCAGGATAACGTTCAGCCAGGGGTTTGATAGCTTCATGTATACTGATATTTTCTACAGGACATATCTCAGGACAACTGATATGATTATCCAACATTTGATTTTTAAATATGTGATATAACATTTCCAGTCGGTGTTTGCGTTCACCGGCAATAATACGATTTGGAGCAATAAATGTTTTGGTGATCTTTCTCTTATCAGGTGTAGTAATTAGGAATGTTTTGTCGTACCCACGATACCAATCCAGTGCCGCCCACCCATGAAAAAAATAATAATAAGATTTCCAATTGTATTTTTTACACAGCTCCTCCACTGACTCACTGTTAAACTCACTGGTTACTATTCCGTGGCACCGCCTTGCATCAACATAACTAATATTATCCAATGGATTTCTATCATAAACTTCAGCAAATAAATCGGCGTATATATCCAAATGAATTGGCTCTTGGTCGTGAAAGAATATATAATTAATCATATCTATGCTATTACCGCCAAAGTGAATCAAACTGTCAGGGTTGGTATTGCCCGGCGGATCGCAACAATACAATTTTGTATTTGGCACTTGATTTTTTATAAATGGCCAAAAAGTATTACCATAAATTTCGTCAATTCTAATCATGTTTGATATATTCTATATAGGAAAAAAACCAGGGTTATTTGTGCATGAATGTGCAGTAACAAGCACGGAGCAGGCCTGTGAACTGAGTCGCACTCGATATTGTTGGGTTGTAAATTACTTATCGAGCTATTCAGAGTTTAATTTTCTTTGGGAGCCGTCGCCCTGGCAAGCAAATCAACAACATGTATTTCCTAGTCAGTGGCAAAAAGACTCAGGTACATATCTAGTACCAAAAACTGGATTCACAGATATCAATTACCGCACAGACATGGTTGTTCAGACTAGACAATCTAGTGATGTATACTTAATAGATCATATGGATAATTCTCTAGAATTGTCATTGAATACTCTGTCAGAAAAAATCACAATTAAAAAAGTGGTTAGATATTTTGACAATTATCTTGACACTCTAACACGCATTGCTAAAACAGCCAACAATGACAATCTTGAATACGTTTGGATTTGCTCTACAATTTGTGATTATACTAATTTTGACTTTACATGGCATCCTGATCCTTGGCAAAAAGAGTTGTTACATGTATTTCCTAGTAATGAACAAAAGTTTGGTGACACATTTTTAATGCATGTGCCAACGTTTATTGAAAGAATCAAGGGTAGAGAATTACTTGAGTGGTATGATTTAAATTTTGTTGATTTACAGATCAAACGTAATCCAGTTCCAATAATTCAACATTCCTGTGACACACAAGTTACTGCACTAGATCCTGACTCTTTTTATGGTCCAGTAGGATTGTTTACTGTTCAAAATCCTCCAGCGGTGTACCCAACTGTTAATCTATGGAGAGAACGAACCAAGACAGTTATTACATTGTCCCCAAACAACGATTGTGCGTTGATTCCACGAACAGCATTGTCTACAATCAACGCACAAGTCTACGATTATCCGTACATTGATAAAACTCAGATTAGTCAAGATCTTGCATTGCAAGATATTGTGTTTATTAGCTACGACGAACCCGAAGCTGATGCAAACTATGAAAAATTGTTAACAAAATTTCCTCGAGCAAAACGTGTGCATGGCGTGGTTGGAATGGAAAATGCTCTGGCCGAAGCCGCTAGAGTTAGTCAAACACCTTGGTACTTTGCAGTATTTGGAAAGACAGAGTTACACCCTGATTTTGATTTTACATTCCAACCAGACTATTTCCAACAACCTAAACATTATATCTTTTACAGCGAGAATCGTGTAAACAAATTGGTCTACGGAGAAATGGCTGTTATTATGTACAATTGCAATCTTATATTAGATAACATTGGCCAGGAATTTGGGTTAGATTATACAATGAGTTTCCCACACGAGGTTGTGCCAGTTATTAGCACCTATGGTAATTTTAACACAAGTCCATATCAAACCTGGAGAACTGCATTCAGAGAAGTCAGTAAATTATATGATATACAGTCTCGAACGCCAACAATTGAAACTGATTATAGAATTAATATTTGGGAAACAGTCGCCGACGGCAACTATGCTGAGTGGGCATTGATAGGAGCCAAAGATGGCCGAGAATTTTATCTAGCATACAAAGATAACTATGAATACAGAAAAAATAGTTTTGACTGGCAATGGTTAAGAAATTATTTTTCTGAACGTTACGGCAACGTTAGTTAAAAAAATCCATTACAGCTCTGGCCACAATTTCTGCCTGTGCAGTGGTAATTTGTGCATGCACTGGTAAACTCAAGCATGAGTCTGCTAGCCTTTCACTATTTGGAAAACTATCTGGGCCTGATACCCTAACATACACTGGTTGTTTATGTAACGCTAATGGAAATTGTATACCAGTTTCAATTCCACGACTCAGAAGAAATTCTTTTAATTCATTTCTACGATCTGTTGCAATAACAAATTGATTATACACGTGAGTACTCACATCACTGTTTACTTTTGGTAATTGTATTTTATCACAACTTGATAAAATATTGTAATAAACAGATGCATTCTCTGTACGTCGTTGATTCCAGGTATCTAAGTGATCTAGTTTGGCTGATAAAATTGCTGCCTGCATAGAATCTAGTCTTTCATTCCAGCCAATGGTCTCGTGTACGTATTTTTCTTTTCTTCCATGATCTCTAAGCATTTTAACAATTTTAACTAATTCTTGACGGCCTGTAACTGCACCTGCATCTCCCATGGCACTTAAATTTTTTCCTGGATAAAAACTAAAACATGTTAAATCTGCTTGGCTGCCAATTGAATTTCCAAGGTATTTACATCCTGAACTCTGAGCCGCATCTTGTATGATTGGAATGCCGTTGGCGATTTTTTTGAGCTTTTTCATATCCACGGTTTGACCATACAGATCCACCACAATAATTGCTTTGGTTTTATTTGTAAGTGTTGATTCAATTTGATCAAGGTCCATGGTATAGTATTGATCAATGTCGATAAAACGAGGACGAGCACTTAGTTGACTAGCGCACTCAGCTGACGCAACAAAGCTCATACTTGGAACAAGTACTTCGTCAGCAGGACGAACTCCTACTGCCCATAGACATAGCATTAACGCACTGGTTCCACTGCTTACACCTGCGCAGTCTTCGGATTGGGTATAGTCTTTCCAGGCAGTTTCAAAATTCAAAACTTCTTCCCCGCCAATAAATGAACTGTTGGTAATGCAACGTTCAATAGCCTGATCAACAGGAGTTTTTACTTCTAGGTATTCGCTATATAAATTTGCGTATGGTATTGTTATCGGCATTTTACTGGTCCTTGGTTCCACGAGATTCCAAATTTTTCATCGTCTCGAGCTTGATTAATTAATCTACTTACCACATGGTCGAATGCATCTAAGTATCCAACATCAGGTGGTAACGGTCTTATTGTTTTTTTAGAGTTAACAAATTCTTGCACTACAGTCTCTATACTACTATTAACTGTATTTCCAATTATGTATCTTTCAGCGCCCGGGCGATCTAAAAATCCACTTTCGTGATATACATATACATCTCCCTTGACATCAACTGCCACAGCCACTTGAGGGAAGCTAGTTGGCACCATTTCTTTCCAGGAAATCATTGACAATGGTCCTGAATTTTTTCCATGTACCAGCGGTTCTAGTGCATATCCAAAATCCCAATGTGTAGTAGGCCATTTATTTGTTTTAAAATCTTTAATCAAATCAAAAATATCAACAAGATGCACTCTTTCTTCGTCGCTGATGATGCGAACATTTTGGCTAAAGTCTTCCCGCAATGTTACAAAATCTACAGGACGCTTGGTCCGTGAATTAATATAGTCAATAATGTTTATTAACTTAACAACATCCTTTGAGTGCCCAGGAAGTATAATCCAGTTAACTCCCACACGAACGTTGTCCGTTGAATTGATATACTCAATGATATTTTCAACAATACGATGATAGCTTTCAGAATGGCGAGTCACTTTAAATGCACTTTGTTCATCAACCCCGTACAGACTAAAACGAACAGCATGAAGGTCTTTCATTCCAGGATGTTGTTCTATGTATTTCCGAGTCATCATATAGCCGTTGGTGTACAATTGCATTTTGTATCCACGTTCGGCGCCGTAGGTAATAATGTTGCCTAGATACTTGTTAGTCAGCGGCTCTAGACCCCCACTAATGCGAAAACGGTCATCCCAGAATGCATCAGTTTTAATATCTTGATCAATGATCTGTTTGAAAATATCAAATCCATACTGCTCAAATTTCTTTTCGTATTTGGCCACAGGATTTCGACCGCAGAAGTTGCAGTAAAACATACAGCTCATACCAGTGTACAGTCCAATACGATTTGGGTACATATAACTATGATCAATGGCCGCATGCAATGATCCGTTTGTTAGCAATGGAGTAATTGTGTTGGTCCAATATTTTGTACCGCCACCGTGATACAATATGTAATTCTGAGCTGGTTGATTTTCTCTGAGCCCACTAGATATTATTAGTAGTTCGTTGGCAGATATTGATAGCTGTTTTGCAATTTCTCTTTGACTAATAAACGGATCATCAGCCAGTAACTTACACACCTGTTGAGACACTGAGTCTAGGTGTGTAATATCTGCATTTAGCGGAGTAGCGACGTCGCTGTGTGTGTAACCTAATCTTGTCATTTAACTATATCAATCAGTTGATCTGCAATGTATTCCACTTCTAAATCTGTCAGCTCGGGGTATATGGGTAAACTCAATACTCGCCTGGCTAATGCACTGGCTTTGGAAAACATCCCAGGGCCAACAATCGATTCATATAATGGAATTTCGTGCAACGGAAGTTCGTAGTGTACTTTTGTTTCAATTTTTCTAAGCATTAGTTCTTTTTTAACTTCATTACGATTGTCTACGTCAACAACAAACTTGTGATTACAATGGTCAACATAATTTGATTTGTCAGTTAATGTTCTGATGTTTTGTTTAGAAAAATGCTCAATCCAATATCCTGCAATTTTACTTCTACGTTGCTGCCATTGATCAATGTATTTTGTTTTAACCATCATAGTAGCACAGTCAACTTCACTCATACGACTATTACTGCCAGTCATGGTATGTCCAGGTTTTCCGTTGTCCCTCCAACCCAACGCATATTCTTGCAACTTTGAATCATCAGTGACCACTGCACCACCATTGCCGTAACAACTTAGATTTTTCATTGGATCGAAACTAATAGCTGTTGCATGTCCTATTCGTCGACCACGATCACTCAGCCAATGTTGTGCGGCATCTTCAATTATGGTATTTGCCATAAGTTCCCAACCGTTGCGTATAGACGCACCATACAGCCCAACTAACACAATAGCATTGTAATTAACTAATTCAGGTATTGCATAGTCTCGATCCATTATTCCATATGCATCTGTATCAACAATAGTAACGTCCCATCCTGAACGCAAAAATGCATTGATGGTAGCTGGATATGTAATTGCCGGAACTAACACATGGCAACGGTGGCCCCAGTCTCTTGATATGTAGTACTGTGCAATTATTTCCAATGCCTGTGTTCCACTATGACAAGTTATGGCATATTTGCTATTGTTTTTCTTGGCTAACCATGTTTCGAATTCTTTGGTATAGATTCCATTCATGAGATTACCAGATCGTAATACACAATCTGTAGCATCTAGAATTTCTTCTTTGATGTTGTTATACTGTTTTTGGAGCCCAGTAAAGGGAATTGTTAAGCCAGCTGTAGTAATTTTGAAATCCTTCGTGAACATCGACTTTGGGATCGTAACCTAACATGGCACGAGCCTGATTAATATTTAACGCACCGCGACTGGGGAAGTCTGCATCTTTATCCCTGCACTCAATCTCGCCGCTGCCTACTATACTTACAATCATTTCTGCCGCTTGTAATAAAGACACAGAGTGTGATTTAGTAATGTTAAATGTGTGATTTTTAGCACCGGGCATGGTGGCCGCGGCAACAATGCCATCGGCGGCATCGTCAACATAGGTAAAGTCTAAGGTTTCGTTGGCACCGTTTACTTTTAATGTGCCACCACGCATGGCAGTAAGCATAAATTTAGCAACCACACGATCTTCCACATCCAGGGGTCCATACACAGCACTGGGACGAATGATAACAAATTCCATGCCAGTTCGTCGAGCATAGTCTTTGACCAACCACTCCCCTGCCAGCTTCATAATACCATACTGTCCCTGAGGGTTGCAGACAGCATCTTCTTCAACTTGATCAGTAAAGTCGCCATATACCATTGAACTACTAATGTAAACAAATCGACGAACACCGTGCTTTTTGGCACTCTCAAGCAGATTAATCAAGCCCTCCATCATAACACGACTGCCATTGGCTGGATTGGCATTGACAACTTTTTGCCTTGGAAAACTTGCCATGTGTACAACCACTTCGGGTTGTTGCACCTGCATCACATAATCAACTGTGTCTGCAGTCTCAATAGATGCATTATAAAAACCAGGATGGGGGATTTTTTTAATACGCTCTTCCATCAAATAGTCCAACTCACTTTGTGGAATAATACCATAGGTTGTTTTGTTATCAATGATTGAGGTTGTATGGTCAAGATTTTGTAATCTTGCTATGACGTTGTGACCAATAAGGCCTAACCCACCTGTTACTAGTATTTTCATTTTATATTGCCTTGTTTGTATTATCTATTTCTGGATTGTAGAACAATCTAGCCAGTGGAACAGCACTCACAGTACTGATCAAACTCATAATCACTACGGCAGCAAACATATTAACACTAATAATGTTGGCTGTCAATAACATGGTGACTAAAAAGATTTCCATTAGGCCTTTGTTTTGTAGCAAAGCAGTTTTGAAACAAACAACTCTGAGCCCTTGATCTCTGTAAGCCAACCAAACACCCACAAACTTAGTCCCGACAGCAATGATATACATTACAACTGCGCCTAGTAGGATAGTTTCTAAATCTAAGGTCCACGATGTCTTCAAACCAGCCCAAATAAAGAATACAGGCATCAACCAGACCATTTGCTGTTCAGCCATTCCTTCGTTCCATTCGATAGTGTGTCGTGGAGTAATCATACCTGCCAAGAACGCACCCAATACATAGTGCAATCCGGCCCAGTGACTAAAAGCCGCCATACACAATACCATGGCAACTGTTAAATTAGCATAGGCATGTTTGCCAGCTAACTCTAAAATCTTTGGCCATGTATAATATAGAACTGTTAGTACTGCAAAGAAGATGCCTGAATAAAGAGCATACTTACCCATACTTACAATTACAGCAACAGTGACCCACAAGACCAAATCGTCAAAGGTGACTAGAGCAAGTAATTTACGATACATGTCGCTACCGTACAATCCAACTTCTTTACAAGCTATGACCAACATCGGCATAGCAGTAATACAGGTAGCCACACCCATGCCCCAGGCATACTGCCAGAAAGGTCGTTCGGTAGTGTGCCAAACAGGATTGTCAAAGAACAACATGAAAGCACCACCGGCTAACAGGATGGGCACAATGATCACATTGAACGCTTGGCCCCAAATCTTGTTACCTTCTTGTGCTATAACTTCTTTGGGTTTAAGTTCGATGCCAGCAATAAAGGCAAAGATTGAAATTGCTAAAATTTGAATAGCATCTAATCCTGTTTTGATTGGCGTAGTAAATATTGTGCTAAACAGTTCGGGATAAAACTGTCCCAATGCACTTGGTCCCATGCAGATACCAAAGGCAATCTGCGCCATTGGTAACGGAATCCACTTTTCTAAACGTGTAATTTTTAAAATTAGCCACGGTACAAATACCATTGCGGCTATAATGAATAGTAAATTTCCCATATTATTTCCCTTGTGTTTTTATCCAGAGTTCGTAGTAAGGGTCAAATCTCCAGTCCTGCGGCGGATCAAGCGGATCAAACTTCCAGGGATGTGTTTCTGGAGTTTCTGCAGGTATTGGAAATCTTTTTTGATAGCTAGAAAGAATATAGTCTCGAATCTGCTGATTACTGTATTGATCAGCGTACATTCCATCCACCAAAGGCTCAGGACTTTCAATTGATTTGAAAAACCTAAAGATATTTATCCCCATCTGAGTTTCCAATAAGTTTCGCTTTGCTCGCTGAGTCTGGCTATAATACGATACAAGTGCCCATAACTAGAAATATCTGCTTGACGAATCCAGTAAGGTTTGTCCACAGCATGTTCCATGATAAACTTACCAGCGTCTGATTCCTGCCACTCATATATAGGTTGTGCCACATACAAATCAGGATCTTCTACATCGCCCATGCGGATCTCGTGTACACATACATCACGAAACTTTACAGCCCGATCTCTAATGATTTTAACCTGTTCGGGTTGCCATTGCTTGTATTCTGATTTGTGATCATAGATATCCGACATCGTCATATTATAACAAGTTTTTATTTAAAGAGCAATGGCAGTAGCTAGTTCTGGAAAAGTATCTTTGAAATTTTCATTACGTATGACATCTAATGCTTGACTAATAGATAAAAATTTGTCCCAGGCATTTGAGTCAGCAGGTTGATTTATTACATTGATAATATCGTTGAATTCGGGATCAGTTTGTAATTTTGCAATGACCTTTTCTTTTATTTTATTGGGCATATTTTTAATAAAAAGATGATCTGGATTAACCAACAAATTCCAAAAAGGAGATTGTGGTAACAGTTTTGTTATCTCTTGTTTTATTTCTGGCAGACTGAATACATTAAACACATTAACTGTGGTAATACAATCAATAAAAAATTTGGTGTTTTTTTCTTTAAAATATTTCTGCCATAGTAAAATATTATCAACAACGTCTTTGTATTTGATCCCATGGCGAATATATTCAAATTGTTTATCAATGCCGTCGATACTTACACCAATTTCAACTTCATTGAATTCATGTATTCTGGGAACTTTGTCAATGAGATTAACACTACCATTGGTGTTGATATATAAATTTAATTGTTTGCTATGTCCATTTTCTGCAATTCGATCTAGTAGACCCAGCACTTTTTTATTGTATAACGGCTCGCCACCAAACAACTCTAGTCTTTTTAAATTTTTAGATAATTCATATATTTCGTCAAGTTGTTCCGTGCTCCAATTTTTTTCTGATACATTGATTGCATAGTGCCCTGGACCTATTGCCTGAGCTAACTTATTGGCATCTTCGACCCAGCGACTACTATCTCCTGGATGGCACACACGACATTTAGCATTGCACACATTGCCATTTTTAATAGTTAGTATTTTAGGACCTTTTAGATATTCTTTTTGTGCCAGTCCTTCTATCATTTCTTGTACAATGGTAGAATTATTAATAACAGAATAATCGCTGGTTTTGGTTTGAGAATTGTATAATCTCAAACGGAGACTTTGTTTGTTGTTGTCTTCTTCATGCCAACATCGTTGACACATGTCGGGTCGTTGGTTATTCAAAAATTGATGTCTTAATGACTCTAGATCTGCACTGGCCCATCGTTGCTGAATGGTACCATAATCTTGTGTCCAAGTGGTGCCACCTAGATACGGACACGGACTAAATGATTTCGTGGGATGAGTTGTTAACTGTAAGAAAGGTGCTACACAAAAATTTTGTGGTAAGTTAAACATCTGTGTTGGCAACTAATTCCGCCGCCAATGGGAAGATTGCTGTAATGGCTTCAGCACAGGCTCGGGCAACTTCTTGGTGTTCTTTTTGTGTACCGTTGGCACTACGCAATTCAATAAAGTGAATCCATGAACGCAAGGTGCCATTCATGTATAGTCTGCTTTCAATCAGGCCTTCGGGCAACACAGCTCGAGCTTGTTCTTTTGCAATGCCTTTTTCTATAGCTTCTGCGTAGGTTTGTTTGACAGTTTCAATAATGAATTTTTGTTTAGCATCCCACCAGGCAGTTAGTTCTGCATTATTGATTTCTATGCTGTTCTGTCTATTTTTTACGTCTTGGAGTCTAGCTTCTCTCGTAACAAAATTGAGATCCTTCGTTGGATCAGCATAGCGTTGACTGAACTCTTGAAAGCTGAAACTTCTGTGTCTAAGGATTTGTCTGGCAATATCTCTTGTGGTTGTGATTTCCATGCAGGCTGACACCATTTCGAGTGGACTCCAGTGCTGGTGCTTGACCAAGTATCGGATAAGTTTGTCTGATGTATCTGTGTTGAGCTGATTGGAGGGATTGCTGACACGGGCGCAATACGCAATGAGTTCCTGCGCATCTGCGATTCCCATATCTGCAAATCTCTCTGTTGGCTGTGAATAGGATAGTAATTGAACATCCATGATATTTATAAATTGCCTAATAGTTTATCTGTTTCGGGTTGAAGAATATCAGCCACAGCCTCGATGTCAAGAATAAAATCCATGTTAACAATGTCATCTTGGTTTTCTTGAATAAAACGTTCAACAACTACATGAATATCATCAATGTTAAGGCCTTGCTTTTTTAATGCTTGAAAGTTGATGGTTTTTTGCTTTTTATCAACAAGTTTAAAAACCATTTTCTTAACACACTCAAGAGGAATATGATTTAAATCAACATCATTGATAATCGCCTCCCACTTTTTTAAAAAGTCCTCACCTCGTTGCATCCGCTACCGCCTTTTTTGTTCTAGTGCGTTTGGTGGTAGTTTTAGTTTGTGGTACTCCTGACATTTGTGCGGCTTCTGACTTTAATCTGGCACTCTCAGCCAATAAGCCTTGTGCTTCTCTTTCCATGCGATCTGCTTGAGCCAATCGATCCTGGGCAAGCTGTACATCGTCTAGTGCCAGTGCGGCATCAGATCCTGCAACATTTGATCCTCGTTGTAGATTTGATCCTGAACCAACTTCGCGACCAAAGTCGTCTCGACGATTTACTTTTCCGGTCATTCCACGATTTTTGTCAAGGTCAGCCATTTCACGAATAGCACTTTCTCCCAACCTCATCTTACGAATGATGCCATTCATTTCTTCAAGATTGACATGGCTAGATGCACTAGCAGTAACAGTGACCTGTTTTGCCTGCACCTTTTTAATCATGCCTTCTGCATGTAAAGTTTGTAGCATGGGACGACCATCAGAAAACAATGTACGGAATAATGCATCCCCGAGATTTTCTGCTGACTGACCCTCCGGTGACTCTAATGTACGCATGATAGAATCATGTAAATGTACTGCCAGGGTGTCTGGGTAGACAACCAACGCCATGTGCTCTTCACCGGGCACTTCTCTAAAAACAATAGCAACCTTGCGATCACCGTGTTTACCAATATGTTTAATCATATTCATTCTCCTTTGTTGTTTTCTTCTTCGGCAATTGATGCCTCTGCACGTGATATAACTGAGTTTACAAAAATAGCAAGTTTGTCATATACGTCACCAATTGATTTCATCTCGTCGGCTCTAAAAGCGCCGCGACTACAAGCCAAATCTATGATGTTCTTAATCACAATAAGATCTGTGATTTTAATTTGATTGTCGGTATCATCCATACTGATATTTACTGAATAAAAAACCCGGAAGAATAAAATCCTCCGGGTTTATTACGAGTTTTGGACAAATTAGTCTTGGTCGCCTTCGCCGTACAATGCCCAAACACCAAATGGTGGATCAGGATTACGGTCACCGTGTATGATCCACAGCGTATCACAGTAGTTGGGATCACCCCAGCTACCAAACGGATAGCCGTCTGTGAATACCACAAGCTTTTTAGGCTCAATCTCGGCACCCTTGAGGTACTTGAAAATAGCATCAAAGTCTGTGCCACCGCCACCTTGGATGTCGTATTCAGTAATGTCTTCTAGATTATCGCTGTCATACTGCTGTGGATTGTATGTTTCTGTGTCAAATGTAAACACATGAATACGATACGAGTCAAACGATTCCATGATACCCTGTATCTCGCTCAGGAAGTCTTTGCATTGTTCAGGGCTAATTGAACCTGACGTGTCAATGGCCACAGCAATGTCAATGGCGTCATTGGTCTTCATTCCAGGCATCACAGCATCCATATCCCAACCTTTGCGGCTGGTACGCATCCAGGAGTAGTCACTTTTAATAGTGCTCTCTAATTGCATACGAAGCATCTCACGCCAGTCCATCTGTGGCTCTGTTAATTCTTGAAGCATACGCTTGACACCTGCGGGTAAATTACCAGCATCGCAGGTTTGTGCGGCACTTAAAACAGCAGACTTGATCTCGTCACGAATACGATCTTTTTCTTCTTGCGAAAGTTTTGGTCGTCCTTTGCCTTCTTTGTCGCCATCACCATCACTATCACCACTGCCGTCACTCTCATCATCACCATCCATGTGCTCGTCGAGCATTTTGTCAATAAGCTGATCTATATTAAGTTTTTCTGCGTTTTCGTACAAGATATCATAGATCTCTTCTGAGCTTTTACCTTCGTATTTTTGATCATACAAACATGGTACGCTGGTGATGAATTCACCTACTTTGTGTTTCTTTAAATCTGCGTTAACACAATAATCGTTTGCAATATTCCAAAGTTGATGGTCGCGGTTGCCTTTGCGACCAAAGTGATCGTAGACACAATGTAGTACTTCGTGTCCAAACAAAAACTCAATTTCTTTGGGTTTAAGCAGTTTAATAAAACGGGTATTGTAATAGAAGTTGCGGCCATCTGTAGCGGCAGTACTGCACCATTCATCTGCGTTTACTAGTTTTAACCGAGTTGCTAGGTTGCCAAAGAAGCTGGTCCGGAGCAACATGCCAACTCTTGCAGTAACAAGTAATTCACGAACTTCTCTGTCCAATTTAGGATCTGTTGGACCAATTAGATTTTTAAACTTTTTAGAAAGTTCTTTTTTGTTTTCGGTAGTTGCGGTACTCATTTAGGCTCCTTGTTTAACTATACTGTATTATAGCAATTATTGATTTATTGGTCAACTACAGATTGCTACTTGTCATTTGTATGTGCCAGTTGAAAATAGGCCAGTTCTTTGTCTGTGGCCAGGTAAATTCTGAGATCATTGTAGCAATTGGTCCAGGACCAATGTGGGTTGCATTCAGATGGTAGATCTTTGAAACCTGGTTTAATCCAACCACCCTTGGCTGCCATCATTGGTACTTTGGTTACTAACCAACTGTGAATCTCTTCATATTGCCTAACTTCGGCACTCCAGCCATAGGCCTTAGTTAGAAATTGCAATGCTTGATTGTAGGCCAGCGGCCCTTCTCCGTTGCTCATGCGTTGACTAAATCCAACGTAGTATTCAAACCAACTACGGTATCTATAGCGGCCGTCTAATTTGTATGTATTGTATTTCATCTTAGATATTTAAGGCCAAATAAAGTAGCATCGTATGGATCTTTAAAAATAAAATCCACAGTCCAGGTATTAATCAGAGCGTCTAGATCTAGTACAGGGCTTTGGTAGTACCAACGACTTTTATCTCTGCCAAAATCTTGATAGACTTTTCTCAAAAAAGTCTGGACTTGGTTATGACTGTACGGATCAAAACTAATCCGTACAGTAGCATAAGAGGGAGTCCGTTCATGCATAGCCCTATGCCCTCATCCAAGAAGTTGAACGGACTCCAAACACTTAGCCGTTAGCCTGCAAGATGTACTTGCCGTAACGTTGATGAAACTCGTCAAAGTTCTTGAGTTTGGTAGGCATGAACGGCAAGTTGTATGTGGTAAGCGCAATACGAGCACCCATAACAACTAACTCGGTTTCAAAGTTCTTCATCATGTAACCGATAAAGTTATCTGCCATCTCGTGGAACTTCTTGTCATCAACTTTGGCCTCAACAGCATCTTTAAGTTCGTAGCACATTGACACTACCAACGAATACATGGCACTTACTTCTTTGACTTTTAGTTCTGTCTCTTTACCACGCAAGATATCTTCCGGCTTGGGCAGTTTACTAGCAATCTTACGATGAGCCATAAACTTAACAGCAAGTCCTTCACCGACAGAACCTGCAATTAAGTCTGTAAGTGTGGTGTCGTCTGTGTCCTCGTCTGCCAACAGTTCGCTAACAAAGGTCCACGAACGTGGTGTAGCAAAGGCACGGCTGGAGCTCTTGGCATCAAAGTCGTACAAGTCTTGTTTGGCAAATGTAATGTAGCCAACAACGTCTTTGTGAATCTGATTGCGAACAGCCCAGTCTTGCCAGCTTGAAAAGTCCACACGCATCTCCACGTGAACAAAACGGTTCGCTAATGGAGTAGGCATACGATATGTAACACCTTTGTCGCTTTCACGATTACCTGCGGCAATCATTACAACATTGTCGGGCAATTTATATTTGCCAATGCGACGATTCAAAACAAGTTGGTAAGCCGCGGCCTGTACAGCAGGAGCCGCTGAATTCATTTCATCCATGAACAAAACTACAACTGGATACTTACTGGCCAACTCTTCATCAGGCAAGTCGATGGGAGGTGCCCAATCCATCTTACCAAGTTCTTTGTTATAGAACGGAATACCTCGAATATCTGTAGGATCCATTTGACCCAAACGAAGGTCGATCATAAAGCCGCCGAGATCTTGGGTAATCTCTGCAACAACGTCGGACTTGCCAATGCCGGGGGGACCCCACAAGAACAAGGGACGTTTTTTAGCAAAACATTTTTTAATTGCACGACGAGCACCTTCTGAGGTAACTGTACGGTGATCTGATGCTGATACTTTTGGCATAGGGCTATTTCTTTCTTAAGTTGTTACAATACTAATATTATACAAAAATCTGTTTTACTGGTCAACTGTTTTCTGCAAGTTCTTCTTCTTCATTGTCCCAGTCTGAGTCACTAGAGGTTTCAATTTCTATATGACCAAACTTGAGCAACCCGGCCTCTGCAGAAACTTCAAACGGGTATTCAAATTCAACGAATGCACCAAGTTCCTGCAAAAATTCTTCAGAGTATTCTTTGTCACGGATGTCTTCAACACGTATGCAACCAATACTGCCCGAATCCACCGAGTGGCTAGTTCTCATGTTGGAGCCGTAAGTACCGTCACCGTATGCAGTACCAAAGCTGGCAAAGCGCCGACCATCTTTGAGTGTAAACTCACCTTCTACACCGCGACCAAGTGCGCCAGGCGGAAAGAACAAACCAACACATTCTCCCCAGGCATCGTGCATGACATAGCACAGATCACCAACATAGTATTTTCCTGCGGGCATTGTCATACTAATTCCTTAAGAGTTAACAGTTTGATACGGGCTAAGATCTTCGTCACTGTCTGTGTCAGAAGCTTCATAAACCCAAGTAATCGGCACTTCCAAAATCCTTGCCACAGTCACAGGCAAATAGCCTTCTTCGAGCAAGTCGTTGATCTCAATTGATAAGTCTGCCATTCTGCTCATAGTTTAACCCCAGTCCTTTTTGTCACCATATTGTTCGTTCCAGTCGTAACCGGCATTGTATTCTGCAATTTCTTCATCTGACATAGCAGTGACCTTGTCACCGTTGTATGTTCCTTCGGGGAACCAGTGAGGATTACGGTCACGATGATAGTAAGAATCGGCACTACCACGATCGTACAAGGATCCGTGACGTTGACGATCAAACTGTGGTAGCATCTCAAGTGTAACTGTCATTTTTTACTCCTTTACTATACCTATATTATAGTAGAATTGGAATTATTGGTCAAGTGGTACAAACAACTTGGTGCCTTCGCCCATGACAACCTTGTATGCTTCTATAGTGGACTGAGGCTGTGCCAAGGGATTTTTTTGGATAAATTGCAGGGTTTCCAAAAAGCCCATGCCCAAAAACTCTGACTCTTTTTTTATAACTTTGATTGCTGTACGTATTTGCATACTGGCTCCTTTTTGTTAAACTATGCTATATTATAGCAAATTGGGAAATACCGGTCAACCAAAATTAAACCCAGCTGTCCACCATCAAGACGGGCTTCTTAAGCACTCGTTTTACAAAGTCCTCGGGCTCGTCATCTGCACGTACCAGCACAAAGCCCATGCTCTCTACCAAGTCCACCTCGCATACTTGCAGGTCCACTGCGGCGGCCTCAAAGGCAATGTTCATCTTGGTCAGGGCATACTTGACGCCTGCTTGGAATGCCTCGTACTCGTTTGCACCCGTTTCATCAAAGTCAAACTCTGTTTCCATAATGTGCGCAAACTCTTGTCCATCTGCCACAATGAACTTGTTTATCTTCTTCCAGTTGCTCTGCTTCTCACTGTCAAAGTGGTCACAGCATTCGTTAATGTCAAAACTAGCAAAGTTGTCATAGTTTACTGTAGTCATTTCTCGCTCCCTTTTGTGTTAACATGTGTATATTATAGCAAATAGGCAAATTCTGGTCAACCACAAGAATTGTGGTATTTTTGCAACAAAAAACCCTACAAAATGTAGGGTTTTTATGTGTTGTTTTAACGCAACAGTTGGTCAGATCTATGCCATTAAATGATCATTTTTTTGTAGATAAAAATGACCGTTTAGCATGCCCACAAATCCATCAAACTTGTTGTCAAAAGTATATTTTAAATATTTTTTATCAATATTTTTTTCAATATGTTCTATACCTTTGAACCAACATTGATATTCTTTGGTATTTTTGAACCCTTGGAAAAACCAGTCGTCCCACTCGCACCAAATTGGGCTGGATGATTTTTGAACTTGAAATGTGTCTAATTTCCAATTTGGATAGATTATACCGCGAGAAATCACTTCATAAGCTTGCCGACTTGCAAAACCAGGAGTGGGCCAGGTCAATATAGATTTTAACATTGGATTTTGCTCAAACCATGACATGATCATGTGCGATTGTTTAATTATAATTTCAGGCAGGTCTGGACTCCAGTAAAATAATACCAACTCTGCATTATCATAGTCTTGATTATTGAGTCCACCTTGGCAATTGTTAACCAGAGTATCTAGAAAATAAACAGCATATTTGTTGTCCTTGATACACACCCGAGGTTTATCGATACCCACAACAATTGCAGTTTTTAATCCTCGGTCCAGGTTTACCAGTTGCCCTTTTTCGCGAGTGTTTGAATAACGAGTTACAAAGTGAGGATTAAGATGTTCTCTAGTTGTTTTTAACCACTCTTCTCCGTCGTAGTTTTGAAAACTATCAACAGTTGCCTGCGACACATCGTAATAGGTTATTTTTGTATTGGGACTGCGAGATCGTATTTGGTCTAGTCCCATACGAGTTGTTAACTCAAATTCTGCTTCGATGTTTCTTGCATCAGTCACACCACGATTGGCAATAACAGTAGGAGTGTGTGACCGATTCCAGATGGTTACAATTTCATCAATATGACATCCAGCATCAAAAAAAGCATCAACTAGAGTTTGGCTGTCACTTCCACCGCTATAATTTACTATAACATAGTCGTATTTTTCTCGTATCTGACGGGCTCGAATCTTATACAGGTCCAGTATACTAATCTCTGGTTCGTGTGTCCAATTAGCGGTATTCCAGACATTATCACAAAACTGCCACTGTGGGTAGTTTTTTGTTTTGGTCCCAGCAATACATGCATCTATTTTGCTTCTGTATTGCTGGGCACCAACTGTATAAAACCCAAGTTTGGGATTGATACCATTGATCATTGGACTGTTAAATTAAGCTGTTTAGAAATAATTAAGAATTTTCTTTTCTCTTCTTTTAAGAACTCAGCTGGGGAAAAGTCTTTTGCAGGTGCCATGTATAAAGATTTCAATTCACGTTGAACTTCTGCAGAACTGGCCACGGTCCTGATATATTGTAAAATTTCAGGATCAGCTCCTCGATTGGCTATCAACACTGACCATCTGTAGTATTGATGATCGTTAATTTTGAGTTCTTGAAGAGTGGGAACATTTTTAAAAGCGTCTACTCTGGTAGGACTACCCACAGCCACAGGCACTAGTTTGCCAGAACTGATGTACTGGTCAAGCAACATTGCGGATTCGTTAAGATAAGTCAATTGGCCTCCCAACAAATCTGCTATAGCAGGACCTTTGTAAGGCACATGAACAAAATTGCTTTTGTCGCCGGCAACCAGGGCTGATATAGTATGTCCAGCACCGCCAACGCCTGAGCTTCCGTAGTTTACCTCTCTAGTTTTGGTATAGGTCACAAAGTCCTGCCAATTCTTTATTCCAGTTTGAGAATTAACCACCACCACTGAGGGCTCTGTTCCTAGATGAGCTACAGTAACAAAATCTGTGCTTGGATCATAAGCGTTGGTGCTTGGATTTAAAATAGGCAAACTAACCAAAGAAGGTCCAGCAACCAACAGTACAGTTTCCCCAGGAGTTTTTAGTGCAGCCATATGGGCGTGAGCAATTCCGCCACCTGCTCCCAGTTTGTATTCAACTTGAACTCGATATCGATTTTTGTCAATAGCTGACTCGATCACACGAGCAACACGGTCAGCACTTCCGCCAGCGGAGTACTGCACCATAATTTTGATTTCTTTGGGTGGCTGGTTAGCCATGCTGGACATCGAAAGTGTACCTAGCAATAAACCAAAACAAAATGATAATGATTTTTTAAACACGTAATATTTCCTTAAAAAGTTGAATTGTAATGCTTGTGGAAGAATTCCACTTACAGTAGGCGTTCTGTTATAGTATAACAGTAAAGACATCACTATGTCAAGCGTCAATTTGATCTGACGTCGGCCCTTGCCGGCGTTGCAAAATTATTTATAAATTGAAATAACTTGGTCAAAAAAAAGCCCACCATTGGTGGGCTTTTTAATATATGTTAAGCTACAAACGGAGTGTATTCAATACCTGTTGTGGCCAAGCCAACTAGGCCAATAGTGGTTTCAAATGCTGGCAACTCACTAGCAATAACTAGCACATCTGCTTGACTTAACTTGTTGTTGGTCATCCAAGTTGTGTATTCTGTTACTTGTGCCAATGTAGCTGTGCTACCAAATACGTTTTTATAAACTTGTTTAATAAATGTTTCATCACTAACACCGCCGGCGTCTGCTTTGTAAACATCAGTGGCCAACAATGCTGTGGCCAATTGTTTGTTTGTCCAGCCTGCGTCAGCAAGATAGATGCCAATGCCTTCATATGCTTTAGTAACATCTGCAACACCAAGTGCGGCTGCCAGCAATGCATATACATCGCCTGCGCGACCTGCGGCATCATAGGCAATGGCTTTGTTGGTGAACACCACACGCTCATGATCAGCAAGATTGAATTCCATGTTGCTAACTAATGCGCTTGCCAAAGTTACTTTGCTGGCAGTTTTAGTAATGGTATACTCTGTGCTAGCGCCACCCATTGTGTAAGTGTCAACGCCAGCGGTACCCGTAACATCAACAACAATGTCAACAGTACCATCGCCAACACGACCCGTGCCCACCACACCAAATGTAGCGACTTTACCAGCAGTACCAACTGTGGCAACTGTGACAATCAAGTTGTTTGTACTTGTACCGCCCAACGCTGTGCCCGCAAGGGTGATTGTATCACCTGCCGCATAACCCGAGCCTGCACTGGCTACCAAGCTGTCAAGAACAACGGAGTATACCCCGTCAGTTTTGGTAACATCAAAAGCGGCGCCAGTGCCTGTACCTCCTGTTAACCCTGTAACATTTTGGTATGTGGCATTAACTGCTTTGTCTTTGATTGTGATTGTTGTTGTCATTATTTTTCCTTATAAAATGAATATCAACTAGTATATAGCGTTTTTACTAAGAAGTCTAGAAAAGACCAACTGAACTTGTGCGTATGCGCACATGTTTGTCACGGAAAAATGATTTTTTGGCAAAAGTTATCCGTAAAAATGCTTGTATAACATACCGGCTGTGTAAATGGTCAGCAATACAGCATTGGATGTGATCATTGATTTGTGTTTCATTCGTATGCTAACAGCCAACCACAGTCCAGTTTCCAAAAAACACATGATTGCACCCAGCGGATAAAAGTCCAAAGAAACGCAGACAGCACCAACAATTGAAATTGTGGTAGCAGTCCATTCAACTATTGCTTCTCTGTTCAGCTTCATACCCAACTAGTATAACACAGACAAGAATGCACAGTCAAGAAAAAGCCCACCAATTAGTGGGCTTGTTTTATCTAATCTACTAGAAATTAGAAACTACGTGTGTAGAATACATTGTAACCATCTTGACGTGAATCACCGGTGATTCGGTCGAAACGGAAACCAACTGCATCCTTCTTGTTGATTGCATAAGTTACGCCAACACGAACTGTATCGGTGGTGTCTTTGTTTACATTGGCATTGTCTGCCGCTGTACGATAACGGTAAGCAACCTTAGCTGTCAAGCCAGAGCTCAATGGTACAGTAACACCTGGCTCAATTGAGTAGTATGTAAACTGACCGCTGGTGCTGTACTTTTGGCCCAATGCCACTTTAGCGTAGCCTTTAACTGGTCCAAACAATGTAGTAGTTGCAGTACCGCCAACTTCTAAACGTGTGCTAACTGAATTTGTGTTGTCAGTTTGCGTTGATGAAAGTTGTGTGTGTACACCAAATGTATCATTGATACTTTCACTTAGAGCGAAGTTGGTACTCATTTGGTCATTGCCACCGATGGTGTTTAATTTTGTGCCTTCTACAGTAACTGATCCGGCAAACGCTGTGCTACTAATTGCAATAGCAATAAATGCTAAGATTTTCTTCATTTTTATTTTCCTTAAAAAAAGAATGAGTTTTAAATCATTCACTATTATGTATCAGTGTTTGCAACAATGTTAATTAAAATTGGGGGTATTTTGGTCCAAAAAAAACCCGCCGAAGCGGGTTCTGAGTTTCTGTTACGAGGTATGTCTTACCCTAGACGGCTTTTATCAAGCTGCCAATGCGAACTGTTCGTCGTTTGCGTTTACGTTTTTTGCTTGATTTACGGTCATCGCCTACCGTGCTGTCCACTCTGTTACTCTTTGCCCTGTCAAAACCATGCTCACCCCCGACAAGAATATACTAACCTAGTATACTCTTGGTGGAAGTGCCGGGGCTCGAACCCGGGTCCAAGACAACTTTCTCTTCGCCTCTTCCCTTTCGGGGTTTACAGCAATATTCTTATTTAATCAATCTACGCTTTTGTAAATTCAATTCTGCTATTTTAGCATCGTCTGGCTTTAGATAGTAATTCTTCTCACCATCGTTATACCAGTGTCTACCAAACGCATTGTTGTTTTTATTCTTGCGTAGTTGAGTCCATTCAATTGTTGTTATCCAACCTTCTGGAATTTGTTCTTTATTATACTTTTTGCGTGATGACAAGTCAACCGCATCTTTACCCACACACCAAACTTTTCCAAACTGCGAATTGTTTTCTTTCTGTTGGTGTTGCTTTTCAGCAAAGGTCTTCTTACGCTTTTCCATTGCTGAGTCAGTGTTTGCCAAATCACACACCTTCTTTTGATGTTCTTTGTTTACAGAAAAATTGTGTTCAGTGCGAATACCTGTAAATGGATTTGGGTGTAGTTGATGACGCAACTTTCCCGCTTCTCGTTGTCTTATTCTTACTAATTCTTCTTTTGGGCTTAACTTTGCTAAACCCTGCCACGCAACATAATCTTGCCAACGACCATATTCTTCATATAACTTGCGATGTGCTTCTGCGTGGTCATCAACAGATAATTCTACAAGATTGCTTGGATCGTCTGTTCCGCCTGCGTGTTTAGGAATAATATGATGTTTGTGGCTCATACAAGTATTTATACCTGTCGAACCAAAGTCCAGGATTAGTTAAATATTTCCTAATCCTACACGACTATAACCCAACTTGGATTTAATCTCTTTACGGTCTCGATTCTTCTCTGGTTTCCACGCCCGTGGGTCGACGGTTTCACCAGTTAGTTCATAACGAAAGTCTGGATCGTAAACCATATATCCCAGTTTGTTCCATTTGATTACCCCATCGTCAAATAGAAAAATACAACCACGACACATACAGAAACTGGCACCGTTTTCACTCATTACATTACCATTCACCGTGCCAACATATTTGACCACATTACCCTGGTGCATTTCTTTAAGTGCTTCGTAGTAGTCAATCATTCATCAACTCCAAAAACAAACTTGATACGATTGGCAACCACCTTGCCATCATATCGGGTGTCGTTAGCAACATCTAAACATTCATTGATGATTAGTTCTGCGAATTTTTCTAAACGGATCTTATCCCATTCTTGAATTTTGAATCCATCTTTGGGATCAAATTGGTATATCTTATCAGCAGATAAGTTAGCCTGTTCAGTAAGTTGTTTTATCTTCTGTTCGTTCATAGTGGTCTTTGCGGTGTCCTACCCTTGCGTCCAGAACACTTTTCTCTTTGCTTCATACAGCAATAACTCTTACTTATTGATTATACTGTCAACAAAGTCTAATAGCAATGCATAATGGCTACCTTGATGATATTTGCCCTTCATCCAACTGTAACTATCATACCAATGCCGTTCACTTTCAGGATGACACCCTATTAATCCAATTTGGTTTTGAATTATGGCCATTGGATCACCATTGGCATAACGAGCAACAGTTTCGAACTTAGACTCGTCTCCAACTAAAGCGCACCCGTCATACCAAAACATGTTTGTGGGAGTGCCGTTCCAGGTTATACTGATATTTTTTGCATGCGGCCTGCGAGTATCAGTGTCAGGGCGTGTTATATACTGTACTGCATCAACGCCGTCTAGCAAATTAAAATACTCACTGCCAGCCCAGTATGCACCCATACAGATACCAAGGTATGCTCCACCACGATTAACAAATTCCTGTATCCTAAGTCCGTTTTCTCTAGTTAAAAAATTAAAATTACTGGCATCTCCCAGACCACCGGGAAAACATATCATGTCAACATCGTCAAAAAAATCCGCCTCTAATTCCTGGCGGGTGAATATTTTAAATGTGTAGTTTGACGAAAGGGCTTTAATGATACCGTTGCCACTTTGCACGGAGCAATATGGTTGGTGCAAAAATAATGCAATGCGACCGTTCATGATTATTTGTGTGGTTTTAAAAAGTCATCGTCTTTTGAATCTTCATCAAATTTGGACCAATCGTAGGTAGCAACTGAATATATCCAATATCCATACAGTCCAAAAATTAAAATTAATAAAATTAGATTAGACATACTACTCGAGATATTTAGTCAACAGTTTTATTGACTGTTACCCCGGACTTTTCTAAAAATTTTACCCCTGAATCATCTCGGTATGCTTCTCCGTAAAATACTCTGCGTATTCCGGATTGATAAATCAGTTTAGCGCATTCAATGCAGGGAGCATGAGTAACAAACAAATCAGCACCGTCGCCACTTTCTGTGCTCTTGGCCAATTTTGCAATGGCGTTAGTTTCAGCATGAAGTACCTCTGGTTTAGTTTTTAATCCGTATCTATACTCTTCTTCAGCATCTTCGTTATATTCTGTATACGGATACATCGATTCAAACTCATCGGGACTAATCCATCCTCCTGCTCCAGAGTCATATACTTTATCTTCGCAATTATTATCCCAACCAGCCGGCATACCATTGTAGCCAATTGAGATGATTCTATCATCCTTGACCACAATAGCACCCACATGCAATCTACGAGCATGACTAAGTTTGGCAAATGTTTTAGCAACATCCATATAGGCCTGAATAAATTTCTGTTTCATATTAGTCTACACTTGGCCCATTGCCGTTTTTAAAGCCCACCTTTCCACCTTCAGATTCAATGCGTTTGATCACATCTTCGAATAAAATGGGTGTGTAATCGGTTTGCTCCACGCACACACAGTGATATCGCGGATCAATGTAGTTGCTGTAGATAACTTCTCCAGTATCAGCGTGTGCGCCACGAGGCTTCATCACACGGTTAGCGTGAGTGTGTCCGTGAATGTTCACACCAAAGCGACCCAAACTTGCTTCATGCACAGGGATGTGGCTCAAGATCATTCCGTTCATCACATGATATGCTCGCAACTCACGAAAGTATTTGCGATATTCCTCATCACGAAAGATATCGTGATTACCACGGATCAGGACCTTGTCACCATTCAAGCGGGCCATTGTTGGTAATGCTTTACGATTGATGACCACATCACCCAAATGATAGACCTTGTCGTTGGGCCGCACACGGTCATTCCAACGACAAATCATTTCTTCATCCATTTCCTCAGCCGAGTCCCAGGGACGAAGTTTTGTAACACCATCGTTACGTGTGAAGCGACATACACCAGTATGTCCAAAATGTGTGTCGCTGACTAAAAATACACTAGGCATATATTGCTCCTTTCTTTAACTTAGATTATACAATTGTTTGAGTTACCAGTCAACTGTTTTTGTAATAAAAAATAGTTAAAGGCACTACCCTGTGTTTAAAGCATTAGGTTTTATCAACGGTATCAGCGTTGCCGTAACACTCCCATCAGCATGTTCAACCAAGTGCCACTTGGCTCGGCCAGTATATCGGCTACAGTAGGCTATGGGTGATCACTTCCCTGGTAGTTAGGATCTGCTGGCTAAGCTTTCTTTCGCTCACGCCTTTAACTATTACATTAAAAAACTTTGTCAGAACGTCTAGGTCGACGGTCTGGATTTTTCACTTCTGTAGGTTTTAACAAATACTCTCTACCCACATGTCCTGCTTCAATTTCCTTAAGAGCAGTGACTACTGCTCCGTTGGTGGAAGCAATGTGTGAGCGATAACCATTGCGAAGTTCTCTAACTCTGCGAGTTGCAATTAGCACAAGATCAAATCGGTTACCAACTTGTTCTACTGCGTCTTCTGATGTAATTCTTGCCATGTTAATCCTTAAAGGTATTTTTGATGTAGGCGTTGTGAGTCATCGCCTAAGTCTTTTATTAATTTAGCATTGTAATAAAAGTGTTCTGTGTGATTGTTGTAATAGTTTTTTAAATCATTAATGCTGTGATCTGCAATTAATTTTTTAATTGATTGTATAGCCATTGATACCCTGTCATGAAAATCACGCACTCCTTGATACCTGTAATCAATTAAGTCATGCGGAAACCAAAATCCTTGTGCTTCTAAATTGCTTACTGCGTTATAACAAAGAGGTATAGCTACCAAATGATGCCAGAAAGCTCTCATGGTTTTCTCTGTGAATGCTTGATGTAAATCATTATTTTTTGTTTCTCTAATTACCGAAGCAAAGCAACAGCGGTTGTTATTCCATGTAAAACTATCAACAAAACAAAATTGTTGAACTCTTTTTTTAATTGCAGTATTGTTGTTGATATTTTTTATTTTAACCTCACCATCGCTGTTGACTTTTGTGTCATACAATGATGATATCAAATCAATAGTGTCCTGACTTTTAAAATAAGTGATCTGTTCTGCATAGTCTAATAACACTTGTTTTGGTGGCAATTTATACAGGCTATCAAATAAACAATGATCTAAAAACTCTAATACTCGCATTGCAATATATGATCTATCATTGTAGTGTTTTGTACCACCAGCCCAATAACTAAAATGATATTGCATCATTTTATTTTTTTCAGTGACTATGTCTGGGTGACTAACAAATTCACCAGGACTAAAACAAGTACGATAAGCACTTTCGCAATAGGCCCAGGACAACTCAACAATTGAAAACGATTTTTCGTGATAAATGTTGCACCATTCTTTCCACCAATTTTTCATTCCTAAACTCTGACTTAACACCACAGTGATGTTTTCTATATCAGCACATTTTGTTCGTAACCACTGATGTAGATAAACCATTAACTCTTCGCTGATGTATTCTTGGTACAATATAGCCACAGGCTGTGCAAAACTTGTACCAAAATCAAAATGTTGTGTTAATGCATCAAGTTTAGAAAAAACAAACTGTTTTAATTCAGTAGAATTTAACGTATCAGTGTTGGATATAAGATCGTCGCCAATTCTACAGGCTATTTTGTAGTTTGCTGGTTGTTGATGTGTTCTGATGTACCTAACAACATCTTCGTTGGCAACGTTCATGAGTATTCGTAATTGACAGTTGAATCGTTGACTCTAAAGGTATTTGCGCCGTTTTTGATGTGAAATTTTCTAGCCATTTCAGTGGGTGGACTAAGAGTAACAAATCTTTTAATATTGGGTTTATTTTCTCTTATGTGTCGAACTGCATCAAAGATGAGTTCGCGGCCTGCACCAGGAGCATAACTCCAGATAGTGTAGAATACTACAATACTAGGATCGTTTACTGGTTCAAATAATTCGCTTTCATCAAGCGGAACAATGTTTTGGTAGCTAGCACAAGTGATGGCTTTGGCTTTACCACTTTCGTCACGGAGTACAAATATATCTCTATTTGTGCCTATGCGACTACTGGTTGGGATGTGAGGACGAACTGGATCTTCTTTGAGCAGTTCAATGATGTTGTCTGAAAATGATTGTACAAAGTGTAGCATGTTAACCTTATATATGACGTTATGTGTGTATTTAATATTAAAGACTAATATAATGGCCGGTCCTGAGAGGATCGAACTCCCACCCTCTGTTTCGAAGACAGAGATGATATCCATTTCACCAAGGACCGATGTGGTGCTCTCAACAAGAATTGAACTTGTGTTTCGCCCTTACCAAGGGCGTGTAATGCCATTATACTATGAGAGCAGAATTTGTAATATTGATAAAGTTTTAATGTAAATAAAAACATGCCTAATTATGATTCCTTTTATAAAAATCTTGCTAACAAAACTGTAGACTGGTTGCCCATGGACACTGAAGAATTATACAAGAAAAATCTTGACAAACGCCACGGTGATCTAGTACTACAGGGCTGGATAGATAATCACTTTACATATGAATTTAACTCACATGGGTTTAGGTGTAAAGAGTTTACCGACAAACCTAGTATCATGTTTCTTGGATGTAGTTTTACAATGGGTATGGGATTACCTGTAGACTTAATTTGGCCTGAGTTAGTATCAAAGAATCTAAATTTACAATGTGTTAATCTTGGCATTGCCGGCTCCTCTGCTGATACAGCATTTAGGTTATGCCATGGATGGCTAGATAAAATTAATCCAAACACAGTTATTTTTATGCAACCCCCGGGCATAAGATGTGAACTGGTAACCGACGATAGTATTAAAAATGTAGATATTGAAGATCCATCAACAAAAGAGTTTATCAAACTTTGGACAGTAGACGAAAATAATAATTATTTCAACACTGAAAAAAATACATTAGGTATACAAATGCTGTGTACTGCCAAAGGAATCAAGTTTGTTACAGTTAATGCTAACACACTCACATCAAGCTACTCTAATTCATTTGGTAGAGACCTTTGCCATCCGGGCATTGACAGGCATCGAGTTTTTGCTGAACGATTGTCAATGAAGCTTGGAGCGGGTAGAGAGAATCGAACTCTCAACTAAACCTTGGCAAGGTCTCGGGTTACCATTACACCATACCCGCATTAAATAACTCAAGCTACTTTTAAAGTTTTGAAACGATCAGCGGCATAGCTTGCGGCAAATGCGTTGGGTTTAACAAACGGTACAACATTACATGTTCCTTTAATATAGCCAATAGCCTGGCTAATAACACAGCTAGATCCATACTGATCATCAGGGTTAATGTCCAAGTGGACTTGAACCTGTCTACCTTCAAATACATCTGCTAGCTTTAGGTACAACTCGCTAACTTTATACACTTCGGACATGAGGCGCATTGCTGGCCTATTGACTTTGTGATCGTAATCACGTTCACGTTGTACCTCACCAAATAACTTACAACCGTTATTTCCGTTAATGTGTACAACAATAGCCAAGACGTAGTCAGCATACCACTGACCGTCAACACGCATACGTTCAGAATCACAGCCTAGATAAATTTTAGTATCTGGCCCTTGCGCTTCAATAAAGCTCTTGATTTCTTCTAGATTAATTTTTTTCATGATTACCTCAGTTACGAGCTGGCATCAAGTACATGACTATACATGATGTCCTTTACTGTAGCAGTCCTTTCATTTTTGTTTTTGCTTCCCAATACCACAATCACGTAGTCTTTGTCTTTTTGTGTCACAAACAAACTCATACACCAACCTGCGGCATTGGTAAGACCAGTTTTGCTAATCACAATGTTGTTAAATTCAAACAACAATGGTTGATTGGTATTGGTTAAGTTTACAATTTGAGATTTTTTCTTGACCTGTGTTTCAATTGAAACAGTTTTCTTAACTGATGCTTCTTTAATAAACCAATAGCCGGATGCTGTTTGCACCATGTTGGCCACGTCATATACTGTGCTTACATTAAACACACTTAGGCCAGTTGGGTCAATAAATGCAGTATTATTCATTCCCCACACTTTGGCATGTAGGTTCATTTGTTTAACAAATTCGCTTCTTCCACCAGGATAATCTTCAGCAATAGTTTCGGCCGCGGCGTTGTCACTGCGAACTAGCATTGCATTTAACAGTTCGTATCTGGTGTAATATTGTCGTGGAATACTACTTGGAACACGACCACTAAGTAAAAGTTTTCTACCTAGGTCTTTGTTGTAGTCAAGTGTGACCATTGCGGTCATTAATTTAGTAATACTAGCAATAGGACGAATTTCTTCACCGTTGTGTACATATTGTGGTTTGTTGGAGACCACATCCAAGACTAATATACTTGAATCACTAGGAAATGCATAAGTGGGTATGCTAACCAGCATTGCAAGCATTATAAAAAGTCTCTTCATGATGCTTCCTTTGTTCTATTATATATGCTAAATTGGTGCCCCAGAGGAGACTCGAACTCCTAAAATTTGGCTTCTAAGACCAACACGTATACCAATTCCGTCACCGGGGCTTTAAATACAGTATGATTAATTGTAACACATCTACTGATATATTGTATGAGAAATTGGCAAAACAGTCTTATATTTCTCCAACTTACCATAGCACACATCGTGTGTTTGTTCCTGATCCACTGCTGAATACACCCAAACCTAAGTTTATTCCTGATCCATTATTGGTACCAAGAGACGGGATCGAACCGTCCACACCCGGATTTTCAGTCCGGTGCTCTACCAACTGAGCTATCTTGGCATTGGGGTAACTAATGGGAATCGAACCCATATTAACGGAATCACAATCCGTGGTGTTAACCTTTACACTATAGTCACCATAGATTAATCTTGGTCAGGCGGTAATCCATTACTGCGTCGATCACGAAGAGTATCAGTGTTCTGAAACATTCGTTTCTCTTGCTGTGTCAACTCTTTAAACGTTTTCCTGGGATTACCGCACATTACACAATTTGGGTTGCCACAGTTCATAGCATGATGCTTGGCAAACTTATGTGGTTCTTCAACTGGTATCCCAAATTCTTTGGCAATCTTTACCTGCTTGTTAATAGCATTATCATCTTTAAGCAATCGCTTGCTATGTTTGAATTTATCGTTTTCGTCTGACATTGAATACTCCTATATGGTGGAAGCGGTGAGATTCGAACTCACGGACCCTTGCGAGCCGACAGTTTTCAAGACTGTTGCCATAAACCTGACTCGACCACACTTCCTGATTATTCTACTTCAGGGGCAGGTTTAACTTTCCCCCATTCAATAAAATTAAATACTCTCTCTACAATAAAGAAAAAAGTCATATTTGTCAATGCCTGTGCTATTGCAAATAGCACAGCGTCGGACCCACTGCTTTTAATAATGAATATGGCTATGAGATATCCAACAAACATAGTTATTGCACGATAGATAATGGTTTTAATTACACTACGTTTGATATTGTCAACTCCTGAATTGTTTCTTGCCCAACCAGTAAGCAACCACAACCTGTCATGCACATAATAAATTGCTGTGCCTACTACAATTATAATTAAGCCAACCATACCAGCTGACGACATGCTGGCGCCAACCAGCAGTGATAACAACATGGCAGCTACCACAGAGAAAAATCTGTATATAACTGCTTTTACTATTGTTCTTGTTTGTGTTTCTTTTATCATATTACTTCCTTATATTTAATACTGGCGTACCCACTAGGACTCGAACCTAGACTGACGGTTTTGGAGACCGCGATGCTGCCATTACACTATGGATACAAATTGGAACAACGGGTGAGATTTGAACTCACGACTTTACGGATTTGCAATCCGTTGCTTTTGACCACTCAGCCACCGTTGCATAATTGGTCGGAATAGTAGGATTCGAACCTACGACCTCCTGGTCCCAAACCAGGCGCACTACCAGGCTGTGCTACACTCCGAATAACTGGTGGGTGATGAGAGGATCGAACTCCCGACAAACTGCGTGTAAGGCAGCGACTCTACCGCTGAGCTAATCACCCTAAACATGGAGCGGGGTAAGAGAATCGAACTCTCAGCATTAGCTTGGAAGGCTAAGGTATTACCACTATACGAACCCCGCATTGTAATTTACTTATATTGGTAGCCATGGACAGTTTCGAAATGTCGACCCCGACCTTATCAAGATCGTGCTCTTCCTCTGAGCTACACGGCTAAAATCTGGCAGGAGATATAGGATTCGAACCTATGCGTGTCGGAATCAAAATCCGATGCCTTAACCAACTTGGCGAATCTCCAACAAAGCCTGGTGGTAATGGCTGGACTCGAACCAGCGATAGACTGCGTATGAAGCAGTTGCATTGGCCACTATGCTACATTACCATATAGAGGCACTCTCAACAGCAGGCCTAGGAGGCAATCTGGTTGCTGAAACTTTTGCATCTGCAGATACTCAGTTTCTTCTCCTGCTTTGACTTACGCCAAGAATGCTTTTATATGGTAGGACGTATTGGATTCGAACCAATGACCAATAGATTAAAAGTCTACTGCTCTACCAACTGAGCTAACGTCCCACTAATCTTCTCACTCTTATCACTGTCCATGTGGACTCTCCTTAAAAACTATGGTGGAGGATACAGGGATCGAACCTGCGACCTACTGGTTGCAAACCAGTCGCTCTCCCAACTGAGCTAATCCCCCAAATACTGGTACCACCTGAGCGAGTTGAACGCCCTACCCCCAAGTTCGTAGCCTGGTGCTCTATCCAAATGAGCTAAGGTGGTATAAAATGGTGCCCCCACCATGAATCGAACACGGGACAACCTGATTACAAATCAGGTGCTCTACCAACTGAGCTATAAGGGCTTGTTTGGCTCCTCGACCTGGGCTCGAACCAGGGACAACTTGATTAACAGTCAAGTGCTCTACCAACTGAGCTATCAAGGAATAAAATAGTTAACACACTCCGAGGAATGTGTGTATTAAAGCACTCTAAAATACTTAGGCTGCCTGTTCTTAAAGAATGCTTTAATACGCTGTAATTTTTCCCTACACAAGAGTAGTTCCATCCTACAGGCCGCCCATTTGCCCATGTTTAGAGTGCAGGCTAGGATCTCGTTTCCTATAACACTTTGGCTAATTTACACTAAACGTTGACAATTTGGTCAACGCTTCGTGATGTTTTCTAGCACGTTCAAACTTATCTTGAATAAGTTTTTGAAGCTGTTCTTTGGACATCTCTCCGAGAGCAGTTTCATAAGCTTGTTCTACGATTCGTTCGTTTAATTTTTTGTAATCTATCTGTTTCATTTTTTCCTTTGTAAAAACAAAAAACCCCAGGGTGTTTAGTCCTAGGGTCCTTTTAGAATTTGATGTATTTTTATTACATCTTGTCTCCTACGGACCCTTGATTTTCTGGAATTGTAATTGCACAGTTAAAATTAAAACCGCGTGACCAGGCAGATGCTGTCTGGAGCATAACGGGTTTTAACGATAACATGTAATGTTTGTTCATCTTAGTTTCTATTGTACTTTATTTATATCTTAAAGTCAACCTTTAAGGTAAAAATGTTGTGTTGTATAGATACAACACTCCTGAGTTGGTTGCGGGGGAAGGATTCGAACCTCCGTCTTCCGGGTTATGAGCCCGATAGTCTACCACTGACGTACCCCGCGGTAAAAGTTAGAGTTTTTATATTGGCGGTCTTAGGGGGTAACGATCCCCACTCTTACGGCGTGACAAGCCGTCGTGCGTCCATGAACACTTTAAGACCAAATTTTTATAGTCAAGCACCGAGTATGCCAATTTAGGAGTCCGGTGCTTCCGTTCCAAAGCCGATGCAGTTATATCAGGATCCGCCTCCGGCCGATGGGACCCGAATAGTGTATGCGTCCATACACGATACCTTATCGATGCTTGACTATAAAAACATATTGAAACACACTAACTACCTTGGTATGTACTAAAGTTCATAGAACCGCTACGACCCTATCTTTAATGTGCTTCAATATGCTCTGCATCCCCCGGCGGTAATTATAGAGTATCAAGATACGACGCTATCGTACCCATCACACACTCCTTCCACCCGCTTCCCGACAGGGACCGTTCTCGCATTGCTAGCGGCCTTTTGGTTCGAAGACTACCACCCGTACATGTCACTGTACTTCTCATCGTGTGGGTCACACTATCCGGAGACACCCGGAACGTTCTGGTGGATGAGGTTGGACTTGAACCAACAATGCCATTACGACGGAAGATTTACAGTCTCCTGGGGTTACCAATTTTCCTACACATCCAAAATTAGGATAAGCTACTTGTTTTCCAAACAAGCCCTTAATTGAGCGGTTACTCTGTCCATCTCTTTTATTCTAATGTCTGTGTGCAGAGAGATACTGCCTATCAGATTCTGGATTGCTCCGCTAACGGTCTTCTGCCACCGGACCTCTATCGCTAGTCAAGCGCCATTTTAACGAAAATAGTAACGGGATTTGGTACTGGGTACGGGAATCGAACCCGTCTTACAAACGTGAAAGGCTTGTGTCCTAACCGATAGACGAACCCAGCATAAAGAAAAACCCTATAGCAGTCCAGTTAAGCAACCGAACAGGGCCGTGTTAAAGAGAGAAGCCACGGTTGCAGGACCTAGTGCTCTTGCGAGGAAGTATCCAGGCGATGTGGCTTCAAAAACTTGGCGGAGCGACTGGGAGTCGAACCCAGTCAACGCTTTAACACGTTGTACGGATTAGCAATCCGCTGCCTTACCGTTCGGCCACCGCTCCAAAAAAAATGCTATATTAAAATACACTAAAGGAACCATTGTGCATCTATGTCTACACTATACGAACGTCTCGTATAGGCCTGCACGGTCATTACTGCCTACATACTCCGCCGCTTCTCTGGGATTAGTTCCGTATCATCTAAACGGACCCCGGTTTCATAGACTGTAAGATTGCGTAGGGCGGCCCCTGTGCTCGCGTCTTACAGTCCCTAACGGTGTAGGTAACCTTTAATACATTTTAATATAGTAACCCTTGCGGGTTACTACATAAAAACTCTAAAATTTTTAAAGAACATTGTTGATTTCTCAACGTATGCATCAATTATATGACACTTTGCGATTTTTGTCAACTACTTGTTTGTTGTATTTTTACAACACTCTGTTGTTGTCCGGAATTGCTTCCTTCATGTTTCTATTGTACTAGATCTGCCAATTTTGGTCTACCTATAAAAAGAAAACCCGCCTAGTTGGCGGGTCTTTGTTGATAGTACTTTCTAGTTATCTAGATTTCTCAAGACCCGCATCAGACATGTGTTCATAGTCATAACTCACAAAATCTCGTGTGTTACTATTAGTGTGCATAGACAATGGTTGATAGTTCATAGTACTATTATATATCCATAATCTTTAAAAATTAATTTTTTCCTAGTTTTTTTACCAAAGCAACTACCCGGGTCCAAATAAATAAATTTTTAAAAAGTATCAAATGATCAATACTAATACAGATAAAATAATAATTATATGTTATTCTAGTTTTAGCGGCGGAAAATTTTTAGTTAACAGTCTAGGGTTAAGCAATAAAATTGTATTACAAGATATCAACTTGGCAACACAGCAAGCAAATGGAAATTTCTCAAAACAGGAAAAGTTTGAATATTTTGTTACAAAATTAAACGAAAATGGACCCACTAAAGAATGGAACGATCTTGGACTAGGGTGTTTTCAGTTTTTTGGTGTTCTTGACAAGGAATACTTGCAAAACAAAGTCACTGTAGAAAGATTTGACAACAAAATTTCAAATATCATTGACAATGATCTAACATTTTTTCTAGTTGCACATAATTACATTTTTTTGCCAAAATATTTAGAGGTATGGAAGAATGCAAAAATTATAGTGTTTGAAAACTCTGATTTGTTTATTAAATGGAGAACAAACGGAAAACAGACTGACAATGGTGCGTTTTCAAGAGAGAAATTTTTAGATAAAAATGTAATACACTATTTTGACAATAATAATTATTTTTCAAAAATCAAGACCCTAGACGAGATTGAAAAAATGCATCAGGTATTAGACTTACCTGACTTTGATAAAGAGTTAGTATCAAACTACTATGATTTATGGATGAGCAAGTTACTAGAAAATAAAATATACTGGGAAAAAAGTAATAAATCTGGCAGAATCAATTTTTAAGTATGTTTATTTCCTTTTTGTATCATTGGTTTAAATATTATATAAATCAAAGCCGTAGCTGGCATCATAAAGGAGTAATCAATGGTTACCAAGAAAGCACCAGTCAGAAAGGCACCTGTCAAGAAAGTAGTTGCTAAAAAAACACCTGTTAAAAAGGCACCCGTTAAAAAGACAACCACAGCACCAATTGTGATTGATGTCAGTAGCACTACTAAATCAGCATCATCCATGTTGGACAAGGCCATAGACCTAATCAAGTGGGTGGACACACCGTTCAAACTGTTTGAAGTTATCTTGTTGGCCAGCGTGTTCTTTTTTGGCTATTTCGCCTGGGACAGCAGAACTGTTATTTTAAATGCAATAACACAAAGCAGTCATATAACAAATCTCAAAGAAGTAAATCATCTTATACCAGTTGCTGTTGGTCTACAAAAAGACTTGGATGCGGTATCTGTAGTAGTACACAAAGCCAGTTTAGTTACCAACACCCGAACAACCATGTTAGCTTTTGGTCCTAAGGGCAGAGATAATGCATTAGACGGGTTGGTTTCCAGTTTGTTCAACAAAGATCCCATACGCAATGCCGCTATCATTGGCATGCTCAACGGTGAAGTTGTTTGCGATAAGTTAGAAGTAACAGGCAAGACTTCAGAATGGGAAGTCAAGCAAGGCGCCACATTTATCTGTCGTGGTGGTATTCCTCCAGAAGTGGGAGATTTTGATGGATACGTGTCAGTTGGATTCAAAACAGAACCAACAGAACTAACTGTGGTTAAAACTAGAATTAATCTAGCCACATCTGAGATGTCGCAATGAAATGGCTAATAGTATTTTTATTACTGCTAATTTCATGTATACCAAGTTCAAGTCAGCCGTGTGATGATTGTATAGGTGGAGTTGTTGCTACAGATACTAACACTTGTTTGGTATCTAATTTTTATAAAATTGCTTATTCAATTCATGACCCTGGTTTACGACACCAACAGTTATCATCGTGGTTAACAACCAACGGAAACAAATGTGACAGCAAACAACTTGTTATAATTTGGAATCGTCTTGCTGAATGGGGTGGCGCCGCCGACTCAGCAGAATTGCGAGGCAAACTACTTTATTATTTTTCTAGAGCCGAAGAGAGGGAACGCAAGGAAAAATCATAATGGATGCAATCAGATGGTTCCCAATAGTGCAACCAAGTTACGCAAATGTAGATGGTATTTTAGCCGATGTTCACGCAAGAAAAAATGAAGAACGCTGGGCTGAATACAACAAAGAGTTAGTTGAAAAAATACATTTCAGGGACTATTTGTATGATTTGTATTTGAAAAGAGCACACGAAAATCACATACGCATGGAAATATTCAACGTGAGTACCATAGATTATTATGTTTAATTAAAATTGTTATATAACTTTATCAGCGGTATTAACTAGGTCGTCAAACTGTTTAATTTGCCATTGATGCTTTTTGGCAAGATTGAGAATATTATCAACATTATTGCAAGCTAATTTTATTAAATTTTGATGATTGTGTTTGATATCGTTAATTAAATCATTCTCCAAGGCACCGATGTTATTAACTAAAAATTCCACGTTTTCAACAATTGCATTTAATCGTTGTTCGTGGTCAAGTATGTTGTCATATTTGATAGGCAAATATTCTTCAAAGGTTTTGAATCCCATAATTGATAGTTGTTTGAGTACTCCGGGAATTCCAGCAATTATAAAAGCATGATTATTTAATATTGGAATCCAGGTTTTTTCTGTGAAAAAAACAGCATCAACCGAATTTGTATTATTAAAAATAGTTTCGGGCACAATTGAAAAACCTGTGTTATCATAAAGTTTAACGTCGTAAGGTACCGGAAGAAAAAAATAAGAGTAACCAAACGGTTTAAATTTAACACTATCTGGTTGACGTTGATATTTGTTTGTAAAATCAATGTATTCGTCAACTGTTATTTCAGGCACAGTTGAATGTTCTTGATTAATTTTATCTTTAATTGGATAAAACGACCATATGCTGTTTTCTAACAAATTCTTTTGTTGTAACTTATATAGCAATCGAGTTCTGTTGAGTTTAGATGGTTTGCCGGTCAAGAATAAAAATGTATTTTTTACATTGGGTATTTTTTTAAAATCGCATAGTTTTTTAACTACAACTTCGTTGTAGATTCTTACTAAAAAATAATCTATTAGTAGAACATCATCAACAGCTGGATCCAACAGGTCTTGGTAATAAGGTTGATACCAGGAATCAAGTATAACAAAAATTCTTCCTTTCAATTTTCTCTTTGCTGTTTGCACTAGCGTTTTATACCCTTGTCTCCAGTTAGTAGACATTTTATAATAAGGTACTTCCCATACACTAGCTAAAATAGTATCACAGTCTGTGTTGTACTCTTTAAGAAAATTTTCAGCCTGCTCAACGGAAAAAGTATCTCCTTGGAAGATATATTCTTCACATCTGATAACTTGAAACTTATTGTTCATACTCTATTTAAACTTGTTAAAAAGCCCGGTTGCCCGGGCTTTTAGATTACATCATTCCCATTCCGCCAGGAGGTCCTGATTTGTTATCTTCAGGCATGTTGTTGATTGCACACTCTGTGGTCAAGATCAATCCTGATACACTAGCGGCACTAACCAACGCTGTACGTGTTACCTTGGTTGGGTCAATGACACCTTGTTCAACTAGGTCACCATATGTGTCAGTTGCGGCGTTGTAACCATAGTTACCAGAACTGTTGGCAACAGCATTAACCACAACACTGGCCTCGGCACCGGCATTATAAGCAATGGCACGAAGTGGTTCCTCGCAGGCACGTAGAACAATTTGAATACCTGCATTTTGTTCTGCGTTGATACCTGTTAGGCCTTTAACTGCCTGTTGCGCACGAATTAGCGCAACACCACCGCCAGCTACAATGCCTTCTTCAACTGCGGCACGAGTAGCATGTAGAGCATCGTCAATACGGTCTTTCTTCTCTTTCATTTCTACTTCTGTTGCGGCACCTGCACGGATCACAGCAACACCGCCAGCCAACTTGGCCACACGCTCTTGCAATTTTTCACGATCGTAGTCGCTGGTAGCATCTTCTGCCTGCACTTGAATTGTCTTTACACGAGCACCAATTGCATCTTTGGTACCAGCACCGTCAATAATGATAGTGTTGTCTTTGCCAATTTCAACACGGCCTGCTGAGCCCAGATCAGCTAATGTGACTTTTTCCAAGGACAATCCTAGTTCCTCGGCAATTACTTGTCCGCCAGTCAAGATAGCAATGTCTTCCAACATGGCTTTGCGACGATCACCAAATCCTGGTGCTTTAACAGCACAGGTACGCAGAATACCTCGCATGTTGTTTACAACCAAAGTGGCTAGTGCTTCACCTTCAACATCCTCGGCAATGATCAAAAGTGTACGACCTGACTTGGCAACTTGCTCGAGCACTGGTAATAGATCACGGATACTGCTGACTTTCTTGTCGTACAGCAAGATAAACGGATTGTCTAGTTCAACTGTTTGTTTTTCCTGATTGCTGATAAAGAACGGGCTTAGATAGCCACGGTCAAACTGCATACCTTCCACAATCTCTAGTTCGTTTTCCAAACTCTTACCATCTTCCACAGTGATAACACCTTTGCTACCAACCTTGGCCATTGCTTCGGCAATGATGTTGCCAATGCTGGAATCGCTGTTGGCACTAAGGCTAGCAACCTGTGCAATTTCTTTGTTGGTAGTACAGTCTTTGGTCTGCTTTTTAAGTTCTTCTACAATGGCACTGGTAGCAAGATCAATACCACGCTTGAGATCCATTGGATTCATACCAGCGGCAACTGCTTTCATACCTTCCTTCACAATGCTCTGTGCAAGCACAGTAGCAGTGGTTGTACCGTCTCCGGCTTTGTCAGCAGTCTTGCTAGCAACTTCCTTGACCATCTGTGCGCCCATGTTTTGCAATGGGTCTGATAGTTCAATCTCACGGGCAACACTAACGCCGTCTTTGGTAATTATTGGAGCACCAAAGCTCTTTTGAATTACTACATTACGACCTTTGGGTCCCAGGGTAACTTTCACTGCGTCTGCAAGAATGTTAACACCTTCGATCAAACGAATGCGACTGTTGTCGCCAAAATTTACTTGTTTTGCGGTCATGTTATTTCTCCTTATTCAACAATAGCCAAAATGTCATCTTCTTTAAGAACAGTTAGTTCTTCACCGTCAACTTTTACCTTCTGACCAGAGTACTGGCCAAACATAATACGGTTGCCAACTTTAACAGTCAACGGAATAACTAGACCTTCTGTGGTAATTCTACCATTTCCGGTAGCTAGTACTTCGCCTGTTGTGGGTTTTTCTTTGGCTGCATCAGGGATAACAATACCGCCTGGGCTCTTGGTTTCTGCGTCTAATAAGCGGACGAGAACGCGATCGTGCAATGGTGTTAAAGCCATATTTTTCTCCTTTAAAGTAAGCAAGATTTTATTCATGACCCGCGAACGGCATCACGAATCAATATTTATAATTCGTTATTTTATACTATACAAAAAATATTTGCAACCAATTAGGTAAAAGATAACTCAGCTGTGATTTTGTGCAAGCGATCAAATCTGAAACTACGCCATTCTTCTTTTTCCAAGTCATATACACGCACAACATCCTCTGTGGGTTCTTTGCGTTCTTTCTTGGGAAGTGCCGATTCTGTTACAGCTTCCCATTTGATTAAGTCATTATTAAGAGTACATTTCATTTGTCGAATTGTACCATCAGCTTTGACAAACTCAATGCTGACAGAGCCTGCTTGTAGTAAGCCACGTACCCAATCTCGTATGACAATTTTCTGCGTGTCATCTGCTTCTTGATATTGTGTGCCTGGCGCACTTTTAAGAAGACGAACCATTTCTTGTTTAGACCAATCCATAATTACCTCACTTGTGTTTTAATGCAAACCAACTGGCAGTTGCATTGTTATAAAAGAAAAAAATTGTATATTTAGGGTTCATTTGATGTCCATTTATTGCATCAAACTTGGGAGGATAATATTGAAAGTCAAAGTCTGAACCTTGCCGAAGACCGCTGTCTCTCAACTCTTGTACTATTTCCATAACACGAGTTGGGTTGTGTCCTTCGAGCGTTACTTCAATCATGCCCACCTCAGTAAGAACAATGTTAACATTTTTTCATCTCTAAACTCAAATACACCTTCTCCAATGAATCTCCAACCATCTATTGCAGTATTTCCAAATTGTTCTTTGCACCATTCTATACATGGCGTCCAGCCCACATACACATGTTTAGAAACACTACCGTTTACAGGAGGCATAATACTGGCCACATACCACCCTGATAAACTGTTAATCATCTTCCCATTCAACAGGTGCCCATCCAAGTTTACGTAGATCTTCCCGGATCTCTTGGGTGACCACACCTTCGGGCACATAGTCACGTCCGTCTGGATCAGTAGTGGGCTCATAATGATCTAAACCAAAACCGGATTCTTTGTTACCAATGCCAGAACAGTACCAATCAATGTAATCGCCTTTTTCCTGCATGTCAGCAACAATGCCTCCGCTGTGCCGCCAACTGCAACTCCAACGTTGGTTTTTTAAGATAGGCCAGGTTTCCAATTTTTGAAACTGCATGTTGCACATGGCCGCATACAAGTTCTGTGCATAATTGTCGCTGGCTTTTACTTTGTCACAGATCCATTCAGTGCCACGGAGATCGTATTCCATATTGTCTTTTTGCCATTCTGGATCTGCAACATTAGCTTCATCCTGCTCACGCCAAGTTTTATACATTTCTATATAGTCAGGATTGGGCAACTTGCCTTGTTCCTCACAGCGTTTAACATATCCTTCCTTTTGAAAGGTATGTCGTTCTGGACTGCTGTTTATCTTGGTCATTGTAGTTTTCTTGTGGATTCTTCGTCAAAACTGTTTAACAGTTTTTCTGCCAACGCAGGATCTTCTTCCATGAGTTCTTCAAAGTCAACAGGACGACTTTGTTCTGCTAATTCTTCTGGTGTTAGATTAGAAAACATCTCAATAAGCTCTTTCTGCAGAGCATCAAGTTCTTCTTGTGTTCCATCAAAATCATCAAATGCACCAGGTGCAAACTCTACTTTTGATTTCTGCGAATTAGTCATTGTGAATCCTTGTTATGGTCCGGCCTACAGGAATCGAACCTGTATTGATAGCTTAGAAGGCTACTGTTCTATCCATTGAACTAAGGCCAGGTTGTTGGTGCGACTGGCCGGAATCGAACCGGCACGCCATTACAGCGAGAGATTTTAAGTCTCTTGTGTCTACCTATTTCACCACAGTCGCTTGGTGGGCCCACTTGGAATTGAACCAAGACTCGACCGATTATGAGTCGGTTGCTTTACCATTAAGCTATAAGCCCAGTACGAGTAATTATACTAAAATTTGTTTTCAACTTCGTTCAACTTGTGTTGCGCAATGGCTTCTGTGAGTGCTTGCACAACAAACTGATTGAATGTTACATCTTGCTCATGTGCAAGTTTCATGTATTTTAACAGCTCTTCATCACTAAAGTCAAGTGGCACTTGCACACGAGTATCATACACCTCGCCTGCCTTGATAGCCAAACACTTCTGAATAAAGTCGTCATCCACTTCTAGATCCACATAGTCAACATTGTCCCAGGCTTGGTTCAGCATTTCGCCGCGAGTCTTGGCTTCTTTGTTGTACTTTTTAACATAGTCAGAATTGATCATGCGATATGCACGATTGTTTGTGTAGTCGCAGACTGCCACTTCATAGACCTTTTGACTCTTAGTGCTGAATACAACATTGAAACTCCAACCGCCTTCATCGTGAACACCGTTCCAGCTACTCAACTGATAACTATTTGATCCGTAACAGTTCCAACCAAAATCACCACCTTCGGTGATTTTATAGTCAACTAATTCCATCCATTCTTTCATTGTGATCATATGATATACTCCTGATTAGATACTAATTATACACTTATACAATTTTAAAGTCAACGGCACAACAACATGTTTGATGTTTTTCACGTCGTTGGTATGCCGTTTTCAATTCTTCTTTGCGCATGCGATATTTTGGTGTGCGCAAATCTTTGGCAACAAGGTTTTTGGGTTTGAGTTGTTTAATTTTCATACTGCACCATTAAAAGTTAACTCCACGAACATCAGTATTTAAGTTGGGCTTCATGCTACGGATCAAATCACGTTCAAAATTGTGAGCTTCTGTCTTGCCACGTACCACAGCCATCACACGAACAGTGAATGTGTCAGTACCACGCTCACGCATGGTCTCGTACAACATCCAGGATTTGTCTTCTGAACGCATACGATAAACGTGTTTGTTGCAACGAACCAACACACTTTTCTTAACAGTACTCATTGTTTTAGCTGTGACACCAATGTAGAAGTCTGTACCGCTTTCAATCATATAAATGATGTGAGTGCGGTCTGTACGCTTTTTACGGGTTACTGTTTTTGTGTTCATGTATATATTATAGCAAAATGGGCATTTCCAGTCAACCAAAACCAGTGTTGTTTTTATACAACATGCTGGAATATACACTGGATTAAGCTGGATTAATATTAGATAATCCAATAATATTATCGGGGATTATTGATAATATTAACTCTATATTCACTTATTATAGCAAAATGGTAATTATTGGTCAACCTGAATAATTATCGAGAAACTTTTGTAAATCCCCGTACAAAGTTGCCAGCATTGCTTCTTTACTGGAAAACATAACTATTTGTTTATTTTTTAAATCAATATAATAAGGAAAAGTCAACTTACGATCTAACGCCAGTAATCCTTTCTTATTGAGATTTTTTTTAATCTCAATTGCAACAGTCCAACTTTCAATTTCTAAAAATTGAAAAGCCTTATATCCGTTGTCAGTGAGCCTTAACCCACCACTGGATCGGATATTGCAGTACCAAGTTTTAAGTGCTTTTTCTGTGGTTACAGACAATGAATTGGGTAACAATTCAACTAACGTTTGCGTTAGTTCATTTTTGTTTACCATCTGGAAAAATCTGGGGGCCTTGCTTTAACAACACCACTGAGAATTTGTCAGTCTTAAATTGTGTGTTAAGTTTTTTTGCTAGATTAATTGCATGACCGCTATTGGAAAAACTAACCTTCTTGTACTTTGGACCGGGGTATTGAACTAGCATGTTTGATGTTTTAAGATTGATAGGTAGCCCGTCAAAGAACACAGCCCAGATCCCTTCAGCCGCAAGTACCTGCTCAGTCTTGTAATTGACTTTGTTGGTTAGTTCTACTAGAACTTTAGGTTTTGGTCTGCTCATTGTTAAACTCCTACTTTTATTTATCCCGTTATGTAGGTAGTTTTTAGGTAGTTTTAGAATGAGCCGCCGGCGACCTCAATGCTGGTTATAGGTTCTACAGGGGTTGCAGTAGACTGTTCACGTAGTACTTGAAGACTTAACAATAATTTTGTAATATCCCCATGCAAGTCTCTGGCTTCGTTGACAGTCATGATCAAGTCACGTTGACTTCTGCTTTCTGCTGCCTTGACTCGATCAATGAATTTGTTGATGTGTAACATTATGTTCTTTTTAGATAAGGTGCTAGATTAGGAGGAGTCCACCCCACTGGCTTTAACACCTTACCATCTTCACGTTTGCGCACCTTGCCAGTTAACCGGTCAATTTTAGCAAAGTTTGTTGACATAACTTGTTTCCAAGCGCCTTCACCGTCGAACCCAGCAGATTGAATAGCACCAATGGTAACAACTAAAATATCAATTAATGCATCCAGTGCTTCAGCATCATCAGCAATGCCTGCTTTGAGCTCGTTGTATTCTTCGTCGATTAGATCTAAATACATTGTGTATTGATCGTTATTGCGTACACCCACTGTTTGGTCGCAGGCTCGCATGAATTTTTCTTGATCTCTAAACGGATTTGTCACAGGCTTCTTCCTCGGTATAAAATGGTCCAGTGTATGAATAACGCTGAAGTGTAATAAGTTTTGGACATTGCACAACATCCCAGACTCGTCCTGTCTTTAGCCGATACCATCCTGCGGCAAACCACGACTTGGATTTTTCTTCCTGTGTCCAAATGGGTAGTTGGCGCTTGACATCAAAAATTGGATTATATGGATGGTCTGTGGTTGGATATCCATGTACTTGGTTAGGTTCAGGTACAGATCTTTGTTTAATAGGTTCAAAGTCAATGCCAATACGTTGTTGCACCATACTCAGTGTTTTAAAACACGTGGTTAGATCTTTTATTTTAACAGAAAATCCGTCAGGTCCAGATTCAATGTTACCAATCTTACGATCGTTTTCTTTCAAGATCCAATATTGATTTGGAATAACTGCTTTAGCTATGATCATTTAATACTCCTTGATATGTTGCGTTTAGCCAGCGAGCAAACTGTTCGGGGTTTTCGCTGATACGACTGAGCTCGTACTTGCCACAAAACTTCATAAATCTGACACCAACTTGTCCAATGTCTCGATGGCTGATCTGTTCATGTATTGCTTGATCAACTTGTTGTTTAATTTCTTCTGGCTGTTCGCCAAGATCAATCAAATGTCGATTGCGTTCGTAGTCATCTAACACACGATGTTCTAGACCGTTGTGGTCTGTCCAACGCTGAAGCATCATATTATTCCAAGCATATCCTTTTTTATTCATATCTTCGAATGCTTCTTGTAGGCCAATTTTATTTTTAGTTCCTTTAAGGCGTACCCCAGGATAGGCACTAAAAACATTATCGGATGTATCACCACGCATACATTTTTCAAATAGAAGCCATTTTGGATTTGGAATAGTTTTAGGTTGTTTTGTTTTTTTATCAATTACAGGTTTACCTTTGGCATCAAATATGCCATTGATTGTAAGTAGCTCATCAGTTATGCCATTGTACTGTTGCACATTGTTGGCCAGTAACTGCACAAAATCTGTGTCACTCGAAATAATAATATGATTGTCTTGTGGGTGCAGAGCAGTCCAACGTGCAATTACATCATCTGCTTCTGCATTGGGTTGTCGGATTACTGAACAGTTTGTTTGCTCTAGCAAATATTTAGTCAGATTATCATAGGTTTCCCAGAACAATTTGTCTTCTTCTTGCTCTTTTTCTGACATGGCCGCACGTGATTCTGCACGGTTTGCTTTGTAGGGCTTGTAAAAATCCTTACGCCAGCTACGACCTTCGAGTGCAAATACCACATGGTCTGCATTAAATTGTCGTGCTACTTTGTTAATTGACGCCAGCGTAATGTGCAATGCATATCCAATTTTTTCCCAAGCATCCTCTGCCCTGTAGGCCACATGCCTAGCACGAAAAAACATGTTAGAAGTATCGATTAAAAGATATTGCATGTTGACTCAAATCAAATGGTTACTAATAACATATTGTAGCACATAATTGCTCCAAAAGCTATGAGCAGGTTTACCAAAATGATAAGAATTGGGTGCTACTGTATCAAAACCACGTTGTTTAATTATATCCGAAAATGTAGATTTTGGTTTATAAGGATCCATATAACTTACTCCCCAACTGCGTTGATCAGAAATTTTGGAAAAATCTGAGTTGCCATTAAAAAATACATGTTTAACATTTAGATCATCAAGCCGGCAATGTAGTTGCCAAACATCATTGTGCGCTTCTTCAGTCTTTTTGCGCCAATCAACTGTGGCAACAAACTCTTTGTATCGTTGTTGCAGTTCAGGTGGAACATCATCAATTCCGCTGGCGTTCACTTGATAGTAAACACCGTTGTATAACCATTCTTCTCTTTCCCATGTACTCCACTGAATAATCATCAATGTTTCATATAGGTTACTAGCATGCTCTGTTAGATATTTTTCCGTAGTTCTAATAATACGTGCGTTTGAACTAGCTGACTCAGCATCATACCAAAAACCTGCTTTGATTGCGTCGGCTAATGTTTTCCCCCAAGAGGCAATGATATTTTCAGGATGCGGTCTACGGCCCATGTATGTGTACTTTTGATCATCCTCGGCAAATGCATAAGGAGTTACAATTTCTGCACCGGCTGTGTGACTATCACCGTTTACATATAGAATCACACCAGTTCCTTTTGTTTTTCTGCGGCAACTACTCGTTTGCGCAGACTTGAACTTGAAAAACTGTGATCGCGACTGTTGAACACATGTTCAATCTGAAGGCCTATACCTTCGTTACGTCCGGTGAAGTTGGTGTCTTCATATTCTTTCCCAAGGATGCGCACATCAATGGGCAAGGTCAATATCAAGTCAATTAGGTCTTGCTCGGTAGTGTAAATCACAATTTCATCTACAAAACGACAAGCACTCAATTGTATCTGACGCTCTACAATACTTTGCACAGGGGGATTTTTTGAATCTGGTCGATCAACGCTGGCATCTGTTTGTAATCCTGCAATTAAATAATCGCAATGATTCTTTGCTTCGGCTAACATTGCTATGTGTCCAGCATGAAGCATGTCAAATTGACTGAATGTGATGCCAATTTTTTTACCTTGTACTTTGAGTTCTTTAATGCGATTAAAAATCATGCATACTCCTTGAACATTTCTTTCCTACCCGGCTCGCCAAGTTCTAGATCAAATATTTCTCGTGTTCGTTGTAACATAACACAGGCCATCATTAGCAACTCTTCTCTGCTGTCACACATTAAAATTTGTTGCTCAATTGGCATTGCTAATTCTGTCATGCGATCATTGATACTTTGTTTATTCATGAAACCTCCCGACGGCCATTACCAAGGTCTTTACTTTTGGTATATCGTTGTATTGGGGGATTCATTGCTTGTTCCTGTTCCCATGTTTCCATCACAACATGTCTGCAGACATTTTGGAACCATTGGTCAACTATGTCAGCATCGGTTTTTCCTGCATATCCTGCACGTAGCAGATTGGCTACAAATTTTTCATTCCAGTCAAGATCAAATGCACCCTGGTGCATATTATCAGCATCAATCTCTAAACCCAAGATTGCCACATACGGCTCTCCACGTTCTGTGGCCAACTCTTTTTCTGTTTTCTTGGGTGCCTTTGCTTCTTTTGGTTGCTCGGGCTGTTTTGTTTTTTTCTTAAAGAACTTGTCAAACAGTTTCATTTATATCCATCCTCCTGCTCTAACAATACCAATTACACCAACTAGGATCCAAAAAGCATTTAACAGCGTATATGCTGGATCTTTCTTTAGTTTGGCACAATATGTTAACAGTACAGCATCGATAGTGTTAAAGACCCAAACAAACATAAACGGACTTGAAGGTCCTAACCATGACACCAAACTAAAACTGATAATACGCATGATAACCCCAACCATTTCCATTTGTGGAACATGCGATTTAATATAATTCAAAACAAAATTCATTTTTATTTCCCCCACCCATTTCCCCATAAGTCAACGTGTAGCCTAGGGCTGTAGTAATAACCTCGACTGCATGCCCAATCTGCTACACGAACACGATTCTGCGCATAAGGAGTAACCACACCACCCTGTGGCATAACGTAAACTACACCGGTAAATCCACCTGCTCTAAACTCTTTGACTGCACGTTCTACTTCAACAAAGTGAGCGTCTGTTTCAACCACAAACTTGAGATATACTGTGCCCAGTGCTTGATAGCTGGCAACAATGTCTGGACAAATTGCTTCTTCCCAACTCTCACCACTGGCACTGAGTTTGGCACTGACGCTAAACGTAACAAACCGATCTTGCTTGGTACCAAGTGCAGGTTGTTGCCAAGCTTGTAAAAAATCTCTGAATCCTGTTTGTAATTTCTGAGTGCCGTTGGTTTCAAATGTAATGTTACACAGGTCATTCATGCTTGGATTACTAATCAATTCCTCATACGCACGTTGCCAACCCAACAACGGCTCACCACCTGTGATAACCAAATGTACATCATTGCCATTATCTTGTACCCATTTATTGTTAGGCGTAAGTTTTAACATATCTGCAATTAATTGTGCAGTTTCAAATGTTGGACTCAGATGTTTAAAATCTGGATGCCAACTAGCATAGCTGTCACACCCTGTATTAACCAGCGGAAGACTAAGGAAGTCTTTGTACAAATGTACTTGTTTGGCAACTTCATCTGCTTCTGTGCTTTTTACTCCTGGCGCACATCCAAAACCTGAGCAGGTAAAGTTACAGCCGAATGTACGCAGGAATACACTGGGTACTCCGACAAAGCGACCTTCGCCTTGTGCTGAATAAAATAGTTCGCTTACTTTTATTTTCATATTATGTTCCACATGATATCAAACACTGATTGTGTGTTAGATCCAGTTTATTATACAGTAATTTGTCAATGCTGTCAAATTTTTCTACAGGAGCAAAAAAACAACAGGTACTTAATTTTCCCGATGCGGCTAGATACACCGAGGGCGGAGATAAATGTATACAATTTTTTGGATCAACCACAGTTGACGTTTTTGGCATACGTATCAGATGTTGAAATTCTACCGGCGGTAAAAGATCAAATTCCTCACCAGTTCTATAATGTTTGGCCAATTGACGATTGCGATATAATTTAACCAATTTAAAATGTTTAAATCCTAATTTCTGACTAGTACGTATACAATCTTTAACCTGGTGTTCGTTGTGTGCATATGGTATGAATTGCCAGGTTGCTGTTCCACCAGCTGATATAAATGCCTTGGCATTTTCAATTACTTTGTTATAGTCCGTACCTTGCCGATATATTTCGTGTACGCCTTCTAGTCCATCTATACCAAACCAAATATCATGATTAATATCAGTTAATAAATTTGCTAAATCTTTCCACCATGCAGTAGTTCTTAAGCTACCGTTGGTATGTATTTGTATTTTTTGAGTGTGCGGTTTAGCAAGTTTAATCAATTCAATAAAATTGTGAGCTATCACTGGATCACCGTAGTTTCCGCAAAATTGTATGCCTTCCAACATTGGCAGTCGATTTAAAATATCAGCCAACTGATCAGTTTCAAGATCTTGTTCAACCAGTCCTGGCTTCAATCCATATCCATTGTTGTTTCTAGGACAAGCTGGGCACCAAGCATTACATTTTGAACTAGCTTCAACGTGAAGCCATTTAATGTCACTGGCTTTCATATATGGTTGACCACTGCTGTAGTTTTTTTCTTTTATTTTGAACAGCGGCTTGTATACTAGCATCATCGAGAATTTTAAGTTCTCTAAGCAATTCAACCATGCATAGCACATCGCCTACTTCTTCGCACAACAATTCTCTATTAGACATGCCACGTTTTAAATGAGTTTCATCTATGCCAAATCTACGTATCTTGCTTACAATTTGTATAACCTCAGCACATTCTTCCTGGAGGATATCCATCACTTCGTTTATTTTCGAGTTCATAAGTTTGATATTTCTTTTAAATTATCGTTGACCCTGTGCAATCAGTCTATTAACCACATTGAGATCAAACTCTAAACTAACAATTTTATTTTTAAGTGCTTGATATTCTTCACTGTGTACATCTTTATCATGCGTTACAATGTCAAAGTACATGTCCGCGACTTCTGCGTGTAGTTTTCTAATATCATATTCTAACAACTCTCGTCTATCTGCTAACATATACTTTCCTTATAACTTCTTTGCTTTTATTAAAAGATGCCAGCCTAGATATTCTTTAACTGCTTCTCTCATTACTTCGGGCATTGCTTCAAACCATGGTTCAAGTTCAAAAATTCCCTGCTTATATTTTTCTACATTGTACATAAAGCAATGACTCTGTCGTAAGCGTAACAAATCAAAATCTTCTCTAAGCAATTCGTGTATCTCTTCAGCAGTATATGCTTCTGCATATGGACAATTTGCTTGTGCTTCAAACTGATCCAGCCCTTTACGAATCATGGCATACTTCCAGGAGTTTTTGGCGTAGACCATAAACCTAAACTCGCCATCGTGTTTTAACAAACTGGCAACAGTTTTAATATGATCTTGCATGCCAGGATAATGATGCAGTACCCCGTAGCTGTAGACTAAATCAAATTGTCCCAAGTCCAGTACTTTAGGGTCAGTAATATCAATATTGTGAAAACCACCTTCGAGATCATAAACATTAAATCTTTGTTTGCACAGATCTAAACTAGCATCTGACAGATCAATACCTACATACTCGGCACCGTGACGAGCAAACTGTTCTGCATCTGTGCCAATACCACATCCAATTTCTAATACACGTTTACCTCTCCATTGATGGAATCCAGCAAAGTCAAGGATGTGTGGTTCAGAACGATATCTTTTGCTTGTTACTTCGTCAAAGTACTGGTCAGAGCCAATGGGCGCACTACTATGCCCAACATTACACGGTTGTGTATTCCAGTAGTCAAGAATTCTTTTTTGTAAATCCATAATTAATTAAATTTTGCCATTTGTTTATTTGGGTCAAACTCGCCAAGCATTCTAATCCAAGGGTCTTGTTTGCCTGCTAACACATTCATAAACCAACTAACATCTTCACCTCGAGCATGCATAAACCAAGCAATTTGTCTAGCATCTAAAAAGCGTTGTCGACGATATTCAAAGTGATTAAAGTCTCTAGGGTCTTCTGGTCGTCCTTCGTACATGATTCTCTTCTGGAAAGTTTCGTCGTTGTTATTACCAGTTAGGTCGTGACGATCATGCAAGACATCAACCGAAATAGTTTCCATAATATTTAAGATATAGGCAATTTGACTAATCCATGCGTCCGAAAGTTGGTGTGCGCTTAGATAATTAAACAACATTAACCATTCTTTTGGAACAATCGGAAATACAGCATAAGGATGCTCGTTGTGAGTGGGCATTCTTAGCACACGAAACTTACCGTTGTGCTCTTTTATTCGACTGTCCCAGCCCTGTGTTTTCATAAGTGCATCGTCATTCCAGAACATTAGCCAACGTGCATTACTTTTTTTAGCCAGTTCTGTAACATATTCATTTAAACGAGTGTAACCAACTGGTTTAAATTCTAATATTGACGTCGAAATACCCCGACTATCAAATTCTTTAAAAACGTTTGCCGCCGCCCACTCAATGGAGTCTTTGTCGTCTTCATCCATGCCTAGTAAAATTTGTATTGATTTTACATCATCGGCCAGGTCAATCAAGCTGTTAAGACTATCAAGCAATGCAGTTGTGCGTCCACGGGTGGGCAACAACACAGCCACATCATATTTTGGTTCCAAAATTAAAGCTGGTATTTCAATCAATTTCATTCAAATAAATCCTCATTCCATTCTCTATGGCCTTCTCTAAAAGCCATGTTTGCTTGTGTTTCACGCACTTCCACTCGGTAGCACCATAAACGACTTGCTTCGTACTCTCCCCAAAAGTCAGGAATGTAAACACCGTTAACATACTTGTACAGCATGTCTGCAAGTGATTCACATCCAACTCTGGGCAAGATTGTGAGCTTGGCCAGTTTCCGACGTTCCATTTCCTTGTAGAACTCCAGTTCAGGATCATCGGCACTGACCAAGGTAGTGTGATCAAATTGATCTTCTAATATCTTTTTAAGTTCTTTGAGACCACCATAGTCGGCTGCCCAGTTACGAACATCAAGATTGTTTGTACCAAAGTAAAATTTCATACTAAACGAATAACCATGATTCAAATTACAATGACTATCGGCCCTCCACTGTCTGTAAGCGCACGGAAATGCGTCAATGTACTCTTTGGTACTGGTAAACTTGTAGGTTACCGGTTGATACTCTTGCTTGACTACTGCGTTAAAATTGTCTGACATGCTGTTTCTCCTATGTTAATTATAGCATAGGCTTGCAGAATTTGTAAAGCGGGATGAATGCCAAAAAGACCGCTGAAGCTTGACTACTTGGCTTCTACCACAATACGAACATTTCCGTCCATTTGTTCATTGTGATATGAATTTTTGCCAATGTCAACGTCCACAATTAAATAATTACAATCTATATTTGATAATGCATCACGGATGAACTGATCGTACAATACACCTCGAGGCGTTGCTGTGTTAAAAAGTTTAATTAAATCGGTTTCACTTGTAAAGTCGATGAATCTTTGAAAATTTAATGCCAAATATCCTCGTCCACCAGGTTTAATCATTGAAACAAATTGTTGTAATCGATTCTCGAATTTAGTTAATGAACAAAAATGTAGGGCACAAATCGAAAATACTGATTCAAAACATTGTTGATGATTTTTGACATATTCATCATCAATTTGATCATCAATGTCTCGATAGTCATCCAGGGGATCTACGCCAACAATATTAGGTATGTATTTTTTGAAAATATTCCAGCCACATCCTAAATCATATATTGTGTCTGGTGATTTTTCCAACAATGGTTTTAGATAATAAAACGGTGTTACAGAAAAATAACTTTTTAATAAACGATCTCCCCATATTTGTCTAGGAGTGCATGAAGATTTTTGATACGGCCAGTGCTTGGCCCAGACTAAATGATCAAAGTCTTTTTCAAGAGTTCGATATAAATCTGTATTCTGAAACTCTTCTTTAAATCTGAGTAGATTGTATTCGTTTAAGTTATCCATATATTAATTCCTTTTACACGCATTAACAATATTCATAAACTCATTGCGTACTGCTGGATCACTCTTGAATACTCCGCCAAGTTTGCTAGTGACTGTTGACGATCCTGTGTCTTCTACACCACGACTTTTTACACAGTAGTGTTGAGCATCAATGACCACTGCAATGTCGTCAGTTTCAAGAATATACTGTAATGCATGATACACTTGTTCTGTCAACCGCTCCTGAATTTGTGGGCGTTTGCTAAAGTATTCAACCACACGATTGATCTTTGACAAGCCCAACACCTTTTGTTTGGGAATGTAACCCACAGTTGCTAAACCATCAATCACAACAAAGTGATGTTCGCAGTTGCTTTGTACGTTGACATTACGCTCGATAACCATTTCATCGTACTTCATCTTGTTGTCAACTGTGGTACACTTTGGAAATGCTTCGTAATCTAGACCCCAAAAAATTTCATTCACATACATCTTGGCCACACGTTTTGGTGTGTCCATTAGACTATCATCACTGAGGTCTAATCCCAGCACCTCCATGATATGCTTAAAGTCTTTTTCAATCAATTCAATTTTATCTTTACGATCAACTGCATGTTGAAAAGTAGGAGTTTCTACACCGCACTTGACCAAGTGGTTGTGTACTAATAGACCCAATTCAGGGTCGCATTTTGTTTTGTTATATGACATATTGATATCCTTCCTTACGCGGATTTTAAATTTTGATATTTGCTACCTTTGTGTAGCAAGAATATTTATTAAGTTTAACAGATTTATCTAAAAAAGTCAAACCCTAAAGCCAGAAATTTGGAGAGTATATTTGTCTTCCATACCTGCATTACAGCTCAGATGTTGGATATCACTGTCCCACACCCAGCCTTCGCCTTGTTTCCAACCAACACTGGTTTCAAAAGTATTGTCCGGAGAAATATATTGGATCATTTGCCCAAATTTGTAATCTTCTAAATAGACATTGGCTCTAACTTTTAGTTCAGTACGTTCAGGAAACCGTTTTTTAATTTGGTAGAATGTATCTTTGTGCAAGGTGGTTATACAGCCAGGTTGTTGTCTAATACTTGACATAGTGACAATTTCCATACCTAACTGCTGACCAATTTCTGTAAAGTCCACCTGATCCGGAGTCCACCAAAGTTGATTAATTTTAGTATTTTCATAACAGTAACTTTTTGGCAACCCGCCATATGATGCATAAATGTCGGCCATTTCGGTAACCTGATGCTTGATACATGTATCTTCGTGAGTGGTATAGTTGGCATTTAGAAAAATACCAAAATCATAGTCTAGTTTAATTTTTTGTACAAACATTTTTTAATCCTCAATGGTTATTTGTCTACAGTCTGGATATTCAACATACACGGGTTGCGGCCAATTAACCTTAATTATGTTGAGTAGATCCATACCAATTTCTGCTTCTTCTATGGTGGGCTTGTAATGATAACCCACTTTGAAAACCTGCTGTGATTCCCATGGCTTGATAGCTAAGTCTCTGCCATCGTAGCGTTGAGCCAACATGATATCGTAGGCTTCAACATCATCCAGCAAAATAGCACCACCACGACCAATGTGAAGTGGCTTGCCATGCCCAAAGCTCAGGCAGGTCAATGTGTCTGGGCGATACATATCTTTTTCAAGTCTGCGAGCACTATCCCAGATGCGTGTGCCAAGGAATGAATACTCTCCTACCCAACGTTGCCAAGCATGATCAAGATACTCATATTTGATACCTAACTTGTGCATGGTCATTGGAATACTCAAGTAAGTGTAAGGAGTAAACTTGCACTCCTTGACTTGATCATATCGCAAACAAAGTTCAATGGCATGTGTACAGCAATCAGTCATGATTGCATATGGTGCACCGGTAAACTCTGCTAGAGCTTGTTCAAATTTTAATATTTTGTCAAACATTGTCAACTTTGTTAATTCTGTTTTTTGATACCGATGCTCGTCGACCAAAATATAATTGTTCAAAGAAGTCCTGTTTGTTTTTATGCTTAAATGGATACGAAATTTCAAGTGTGTTTGAAACGTTTAATTCGTCAGAGTTGTTAAACACATAATCGTAAATGTTGTATTGATAGTCAACAGTATACGGGTAACTACCTTCATAATGATGTAGATAATCTGATTGTAAAGATACCACTTCTTTATAAATTTCAGGATCCAACTCGCAAAATTCTTTGTTAATAATTTGATAAACTTCGTCAAGTGTTGAATCGACATTATCAAACAATATGTGAATACTAGTCCAAAGCGCACTATGTCCATCTCTATTTGGAATAATACTTTCGCCACTTTCTAAAAAAGAAACAATAAAATTCTTCATTCTATAGTATTCTTGAGTTAGTAAACTAGTACTGGGACCGTTGACAATTTTATTTTCAATTTGCGAATAGAAATCGTAGTAACTAATATTTTTATGCTTTCTTAAAAATCTACTTAGAATATGTGTGATACCACTATAATGATAAGTCATTATAATGTAACTGAACAAATAACTCTTAACAAAATCTTCAAGGGGCATGTACTTTGTAGATTTGACTACTACTTCTTTTTCCATAATATCATCACCCTCGTTGACTAATGCACCAGTTACAAACTTTGGAACAGCAATACTTTCAATTTGGTGTAGAGTTCGTTGCTCATAGCTGTTAAGTTCAGAGTTTTCTAATAACTGCGCAAGCCAAACATCCAGGCTGTTGTGTTGCCCAGCCTCAAGTATCAGTCCATGATTTTGTTTCCAGGTTTCATAGGTCTCGTAAGGTAGTCCAAGGATCATTTCAGTGTATGCTGGAATGCCATTTTTAAAACATTCTTCTAGCATCTCTTTAAGATCGCTGATCTCCATATTTTTTCTTTTGATAGCATCAAGAACTTGATCGTTCATGCTTTGCACACTAACAGTAAATCCTCTATTTTTATCATTGCTAAAAAATATTTTTGCAATTTCTATAATTTTTTGTTTTGCATTTTTAGCCCATTGAGCAATGACAACATGCGGGAATCCCTTTGTGTTTTGTAATTGGTGTATATGTTGTGCAAACTTTTTATCTCTTTCATAGAGCATGCCAAAATTTGCATCAGCAATAAACAAATATGCAACACGATTGTTGGCCATCCAGGTAAGCTCGTCTAACACCCGGTCTTCTGCAAATTTAAGAACCTTGCTGTATGTTAAGCTACCCCAATCACAAAAAGTACATGAGTACGGGCATCCGCGGTTGGTTTCTAATACTCCTTGCCAGTAGTACTCAGGATTGTCGTTGACTATTTTATCAAATACACCTGATGTATACGGGCTTGGATACTCTAAGTTGGCCATTCTAGCAAATGTACTGACTTTTTTAATTGGTGTTTCATTGTGTAAAGATAGTAGTATATCTAAAAATGCTGGCTCGCCCTCACCGTTGACAATTGTATCAACGTATGGATGTTTCTTAAAGAAAGATTTTTCGTAAGGTAGTTTGGTAACTTGCGGCCCGCCAAATACAATAAGACACTTGGGCCATTTTTCTTTAATAGACTTGGCTAGTTTTTTACAATATTCGTAGTTCCAAACATAACAACTAAATGCTGCCACAGCTGGATTATCAAAGTTTTTGATTGTTTCATCAATTGACATTCTCTTGAAGACTAACTCTTTAAGGATAAAGTTATCCTTGATCACAGGATTTTGCACAGCAAAACTCCATAAGCACCCTACAGAATATGGCAACCAATAGCCCTCGGTTCCGCCAAACACATTTCCATGTGCGGGCTGTAGTAAGTAAACATTATGCATTTTTTGATTTTTTTATATAATTGTAAATATGCTCTGACCATATTTGGTGACCGTAATCATTAAGATGACAATCATTTTTACTTATCGCAACATTGTTGTCAACAATGAAATCCAACATGTATCCAGCACCAGCAAGTTTTAAATCTTGTGTACTTTCTTTGCTGAAATAAAAAGGAATATAAGTTCCTGGACACCGCAATTTTACACTATCAGTATAACTTAAAAAATTGCAAGTTTGTTCATATAACGAATAATAATTGTCAAACCAATTATCATAAAAATTAATCCCAGTTGATGTAGGAGTTAGTGTCGACCATTTTTTTTGTGTATTAAGAAAATTGTTGTCACTGCGAAATAACTGTTTTGTTTTGGTGGTATACACTAAACTTTTTTTGATAGCTTCTGTGTGTACTGGGTTATCATTGTCAATGATAAACGATTTGCGTGAAGGGTGACTCCATCCAATTATTACCAAATCGTTGTCTGTGATTCTGTTGAGATTTTCTAAAAACGTATGATAAATGAAAAAATTATCTGCTCCTGCTTGAGCATAATTTTCGTACTCTATATTTAGCTTTTTACTAAGAAGATTGGGCCATCCTGATTCGGGTGACCCAATATTGTAAGGCAAGGACATACTTTGTCCAAATACCCAAAGTTTACTGTTTTCTGTTGTACCAAAGCCAGGCATGTTTAATTATATCATCTAGTGAAAATTGTTGTTTCCAATTGGTTAAAGAACTAAATTTATCTGCACTGGCAGTTAAGATTGCAGGATCACCATCTCTTTGTGGTCCTATTTTTACCTGTAGTTTTAACCCTGTAATTCTTTCTGCTGAATTGATAATTTCCTGATTACTCGATCCTGTGCTGGTTCCAAGGTTATAAGTCCCACTAGGAAGTTCAGCGTCAATTGCCAGTATGTGTGCGTGTGCAATATCCTCAACATGGATATAATCTCTAATACAGGTCTTGTCGTCAGTGGGATAATTGTTACCATTGAGAGTGAATTCTTGACCGTCTCGCAGACTCTCCAACACACGAGCAATAATATGTGTTGCGTTGCGAGCTTGTCCGTGCTGTATTTTACTATCTGCGCCGCAGGCATTGAAATATCTAAATGCAATATATTCTAATCCATAGGCTACTTTATAATCTTCCAGTATCCATTCCATGGCTCTCTTTGTTTCACCATACGGGCTAATTGGTTCACAAGGATCAACTTCATGACACGGAGTCATAATTGGATTGCCATAAACACTGGCGCTACTGCTAAAGATAATTCTGGGCCGATACTCTGCTGGTATACTAGAAATTCTATCTAGGAATTGTATATTCTTTTCAATGTTGTTATTCCAGTATTCTTTTGGATTCTTAACACTGGGTCCAACTAGACTAGTTCCTGCACAATGAATGACCGCGGATGGCTTTGAGGCTTCGATAATATTGATGATTTCCTCAGATGCAAAATCTCCTCTATGGAATTGATTTGGAACCAACATTAAATGTTTAGGCAACGGATTTTGATCAATACCAAGCACCATATACCCAAGCCTCTTTAACGAAATCATGGTCTGACCACCGATATATCCGGCAGCACCGGTGACTACTACTAATTTATTAGAGTCAACTTTCATTCAACTTTCCTAACTTTGTATTTTGCCCCTGCAACATGATCACGATATCGATTACCTGCACGATTCCACTGCTCTCCTTTGCCTTCCATGATATCACAGATTCTATCAATGGTTCCATTGTTCCAGTCGCTGATAAGACCAATATTATGATGAGATTTTTCTAATAGATTATTAAGTTTCCTAACTACATCATCCTCACTCCAGGGAATGTACAGACGGTCTAGGTCGTTGGCAAATGTTTCTGGAAAACTACGATAAGCAGGGTAAAGCACATTAGCGCCAAGTGTGTCAGCTTCTGAAACTGTGTTTGATACCCAGTCTTGAAGAGCACAATTGAAAAGAACACGAGTGTCATTAAGAAGAGAGTAATACTCATTTTTAGTTAAGTTTTCATGAATCTCAAGTAATCCACTAGCCTGTAATTTGCGAGCACGTTTTACATAATTATTATTGTTTGATCGCAACGGACCTCCAGAGAAGATAGCAAAGCTAATCTGAGGCTGTTCTTCTTGAACACGTTCAGCCAGGTCCATAAAGAAACCTGGTTGCTTCTCCTGGTCAAATCTTGCGGCAAACCCTACCCGCATTTTACGATCGGCAAATGGTCGGATATTTGCTGTGCCACCTATGCGTTCTAACACTTCTTCTTTGCCAAATGCCAAGCCGCTAATATTGTAGATAGGTGCAGTCCAATTGGCAATACGCATGTGGGCTACCATTTCTTCGTTGGTAGCCAGTACACCTGTAACAAATTCATTGACCATTTGTTCATACAAACTCATCCACTTGCCCATGCCCCATACATGTACAAAGTCGTCAGGATCAATAGCCTGTGCCAGACAACGAACATACACACGAGGTCTTTGTTCTGTTGGAATTTGATTCATGATATAAGGCAAGCTTTCAATGCCTGGCTGGAACATGTCTTCAAAGTACACAACATCTTTTCCTGAGCATTCACCATTGCGCATCAGCTGTACAAGATTCATCATCTGACTCATGCCAAAGTAACTGCGCCCGTGTGCGTCCAGGACCTGACCTACACTAATACTTTTAGTGTTGTCAATGGTAGATCCAGGAACATACACTACATCAATACCTCGACGTTCAAATACACGTCGATTCCATTCAGTAAGTTGTAGTGTGTAGCGGGCTTCGTATGACTCCAGACCCATGTAAAATAGTTTCCTCATGGTAACCCCTTAAGGTCTAGTGTCAGCAGTCCACATGTCCTTGGCGTTTTTGCCCTGGGCATGTTTGCTGTGTTGTTGCCAGGCATAACTTTTCCAGTTATACAAATCGGACTCGTTGTAACGATACCCAAACCTAATACAAAAATCTAGAAATTTTTCTAGCTCTTCAAAAATTTGATTAAGACGAGGGTTGGGTTTAAATGTAGGCTTGGCCATACTGTTTCCTATTAAATTTTAATTGACAAACTAGGGCGAGAAATTTCATATTTGATCAAAGCGCCGTTCTCACCATCTTCGGCCACTTCAATCCAGACCGCACGGTCAGGATACCTTTCGGCAATCTGTGTGTACAAGTCATCACTGATCATTTCACAACTTTTAAAGTTGAGTTCTAGCGTTCCGCCAGCATACAGTTTCTCCAACCAGCGTTTGAACTGGATGAATTCAATATCGCGATCATTATGAAAAACATCGATCCAAACTCGGAAATGGAATATGTGTCGATGAGGTACCCCAAGAAAAGACACATCATATTCATCACCGGTCGCCAGTGTTGGATCACTAGCGGCAGCAGGGTACTTGTGGATTCCTTCTTTGCGAAATGTGATCCAGATTTTTCGTTCTGCATGTTGTTTGATTCTTTCCACTTGTTCTCTTTGCTCTTGGTTCATAGTTTAAGACTTTCAGTAGTTATAATTTTACCTAGTGATTCAGAAAAATTCTCATCACTGTTGATAATATAAGTTGTGTGGGTTGTTCTATCAGTTCTTTGATCATAATGCCTAAAAATTACAATTTTGCCGCCAATAGCAGATTTAACTTGAATATTTAGGCCGCCATCTGGGTAATCATCAGACACAATTAGTTGACTGTGTTTGCTACTAGTTACTGCCTCGTTGTATTGATTGGCACTATCAAGTTTGTTAAAAAGATATTTCCAAAACCATTTCATATACTGTCCTTACTATTGTATAGATTTTTATCAATGATGTCAACTAGAACTGGGCCTAAATTATTAATTTTATCAAGATTCTCTGGAAACCAACTGTCTGCTAGATCAGGATCAAAAAAATACTCAATTAACTCTCCGTTGAGAGATTGGATATGATATATTTGATTCATTTCAAGTTGGAAACGGCCAAGCATTGCTGGGCTCAGGTTTTGGTTTTAATTTAACATTTTCTTCAATGACCTTTCCAGTTAGTTCGTCGCATAAACTAACTTGGTATGGTGCAATAACATGTACCGCGGCATCTTCTTCTTGCCAATCATGTTCACCGTCATACAACCAGGCTGAGCCACCTTTGTGATATGCTTCATGGATAGCTTCACGTTCTTCCTGATCTAGGTCGTCGCTAAATTCAAATTCAATGCTAATGCTGTCATCAAACTCACAACCCCAACCTGCGTCAGATTTACAATAGGCAACAGGCATACCTTCATAGGGCAAGTTAACATCCATACCTGCTTCAATAAAACCTTGTCCCCAGCGATAGGTTTCATCTATGTTAAACCAACTGATGGAACCATCCGCATTTTCTCGGAACATTTCTACATGGTAGACAATGCTTTTCTTTTCCAGTGGCTTGATCAAGTAGACTCTAGACATAATTATTTCCTATCGCCAAACAGTTGTAACAAGTTTAAGAACAAGTTGATAAAGTCCATGTACAATGTTAGCGCACCGCCGACTTCGGCTGCCGGGCTAGTGTCTACACTGAGCTCTTCGCGAATCTTTTGTGTGTCATAGGCAGTTAGTCCCAGGAAGATAATGATAGCCAGTGCGGAGATCACCATCTGCATCACGGTGCTGCCAATAAAGATATTAACGATACTGGCAATGCAGATGGCGATCAACCCCACAATCATAAACTTACCCATGCTATCTAAACTACGTTTGGTAAAATAGCCATAGCCACTCATGACACTAAACAATATAGCCGCGCCCATAAAGGCACTAACAATACTGCCCATGGTAAACACAGCGAAGATTGTAGCAAAACTCAATCCCATGAGTGCCGCAAAGCCATGTAAGCATAACTGTGCTACACTCTTGCTAGGGTTATTAGCTAATACCATACTAACGCCAAAGATTGCCGCCAATGGTGCAAAAATAACAATCCACTTTAGCATGCCGGTAAAAAAGAATGCCAGCAACTCTGGACTAGTGCCTACAAAGTAACTAACAATCATTGATACAATGACTGCAAGGCTCATGTGTCCATACACACGACCCATAGCAGAGTTAATTTCATCTGCTGAACGGTAAGGCAAGTTGTTGCCTGTATAAGTTGTTCCAAACATTTTATGCTACCTCATCTTTCTTATCACTGGGAAACTTTGCACTAGTATATCGAATAACCAATACACTGACGGCAATAACAAATGTAGAACCAGCCACGGACAACATCTCAATAATGTCAATGGGCTGGTGACTCATGATGTCTACCATGTGCCTGGTCAATGCAGTTATTGCTATGTAAAGTAAAAATCTAACAGGCATATGATTGGTTCTAAAATAAATCCCAACCATAGCACCTATTTCCAAATAGATAAACATCAGCAATAGGTCACCGACTGTGGCATGGTGCTTTTGAAACATTTCAAAAAACGTCCAACCGGCGGCCCATACCGTGGCGGCACCGATACCAAACAGAGCCAATCGGTGAAATATGTCCACCAACGTGTTTCCTATCCGATCTACTATTTCTGTTTTTAACATTTTGCCACCGAGTAGTTTTTCCTTACAGGTGCTTCATTACATTTTCAGGACTAGAAACACCATAAGGATCTGGATCACTTGCACTTGATTCTGGCTCTATAAACATGTGTTCTACTAGGCCGTTGTTAACAACTGCGGCATAGCGACGACTGCGTTTGCCAAAGCCAATAGCACTCATATCAACTGTCATGCCCATGCCTTCTGTAAACGCACCTGCTCCGTCTGGAATAACCTGAACGTTCTTGATGTTTAGCGCACGAGCCCATTCGTTCATAACAAAGCCATCATTAACACTGACGCAATAGATTGCATCGATGCCCTTGGCTTTGAAGTCATTATACTGTTCTTCGAAGCCGGGTAGTTGATATGTTGAGCAAGTGGGTGTAAATGCACCCGGTAAGCTAAACACTACTACTCGCTTGTTGGCAAATAAATCATTGCTTGTTTTAAAAACAAAGTCCCCACCAATTGGGCAGCCGCCTCCCTCTGGTGCTTCATCTCCTTCGCGAAATGCGAATGTTACGTTAGGTATATTGTGTGTCATAATAATTTTCCTTAGTTATCTAACTCCATTGAAATCCACTCTTTGATTACTGCAATCATTTCTTCTTCTGTTGCACACATAATCTTAGAATTCTTCCAATCTTCTTTTTTGTCACGACCGCCTACTTCGACCATAAAGCCGTTGTCGTAACGGTTAAGGGTAATGCTTTCATTTACTTTTGCAAGTTTAGTTAGTTTTGCCATTTTTAATTCCTTATTTAAAAGTTAAATCATTTTTGTACTGAGTCCAATCAGTAAATGTTTCACGCCTTGTTAACTCGTGCAGACTATGACACCAGACTCCTGGATTAGTGGCGGCAAAGTCTTTGTCATCTAATTTAATTGTAGCATTGTATCCCAGTTGTTGGATATAAGGTAATTTAACACTGATCATTGGAATAAACAAATTGTGTTCAACTAACCCACCTTCTAAAAGTCCTTCAACATTTTGTTGTGTAATGTCAAGCGTACACCAGTATCCTAGGTCTAAAAAGTATTGAACTAGTTTTTCCCAAGGATTCCAGAAAATAGCATCATTGGTTCCGATATGAATCGGAAAACTCATATTGGCACCAAAATAAATGTGCTTTATATGTTTGTCTAAATCCGGTTGGCTGTTTTGCACGTCTAGGATTTCCTTGATAGCACCAGGAGACTGTAATCCTACTACAAAAAGAGTATTTGTTCCGTAAGCAGGAGTGTGCTCGACTTCTTTGCCAAAGAAGAACTTGGTATTATTGTGGCCTTCTCTATTCATTGTTCGTCATCCCAGGGGATCTCTTGCTCGTATTCGTATTGTTGTTTGCGTAATGCTGACAGTTGATCTAAAACTGTTAGTTTTTGCTTTTTAAGATTTTGCATCAACTCGTCAGTATATACACCTGACTTTTCTAGTGTGTCGATCTTATCATGGAGTACACGGTGTGACTCCTCAAGCATGCGAATTTTTCCCTTGTACATTTAAATTCTCCAATTGATCTAAAAGTGATTCATCAAACTCTTCTGATGATGGTGTGCTTTCAACTTCAAATAAGTTATTAAATTGAGTATGTGCGTTAGTTGTTTTCTTACCAGTAAACCCTCTAGTACCAATGATCTGATCCCAAAACTTTGAATTTTGATTAATTAAATCAATGCTCTTTTGTCTATCTTTGAGGCTGAAGATTTTATCTACTAAGTCTCTAAATTTTACACGATCAAAGGTTTCTCGGACAAGCATTCCGGGCAATAAGCCTGTATCATATTGCCTATTTGCTTCCTGTACTGCTCGAATATGGTGCCAGACATTGTGCCCCATCATTAGAGCATAGCTAAAACTATCCCATGACGTACGACCTTCTTTACCAATCTTATTTAGGTCGCCTGGCTTATAGATACAAACATCTTTGATAGCCATTCTTGAACTAATTGGACTGTCTTCAAACAAGCTATGTACTTTGTCCTGTATTACTGCATCTCTAAAACTTCTTGTATCCGTAGCATACTTTTTATCATCAGCAGTTGGTTCCATTTGATAAGACCACTTGCCTCTATCTTCCACACGTAGATTGGTGTAGATTTGTCCATTGGCTGTGGCAAGGAAAGGACTGGCACAATCAAAGCTGATGGTAAACTTGGGATTGTGATAACGCCTAACTGCACGTTGAACATCTGTAAGCAAACAAGCCCACTCAAGCTTACTTGTGCCTAAAAAGTGCATCCAATCATGCAAGCCTTCTTCTAATAAGCCATCATGAATTAGTGTAATTAATCTTTTTAGAACCAAGTGAACATCGCACATATTTTGACCACCCATACCCCAGCCATTGAATGGTCGTTCGTATTTGGAAGGATTGCAGTAGTCTTTCATCAAACCGTACCAGTGGTCGGCTTCTCCATGATTACCACCTTGCAGTACATTTAGAATCTTAACATCACCGTGTCTGTTTTTAATCCAGTATTCATTGTTGTATTTTGTAGCATTAACTGCATCGTCATAGCTGAAGATACCACAGGCAGCCGCGGCTTTTGGATCACGGAATGTCCAAGTTGGAATATCCATGGTCATTCCGTATGTGCCTATGCCACATTGCCATTCTAATACTGCTCTGCGTTTTTTCTCTGCGGCTTTGTCTGTGGGATCAGCCCACTTGCCCGGCCACACACCCTTGGCAATTTGAAACCCGCCTGAGTCCAGAACCATAATACTGTTTGGATCTCTGTTACGAACCATGTCTTCTTTTGGATCTATCTTGGTCAGGTCTAAGTTAGCATGACCCGCTGAGTAAAGACTGTACTTGTATGGAAATAAACCTTTTTGGGGATTAAGCCAATTAAGAGATTCCATATCAGGAATTGCTTTAGGCATACGTGCTGGTTCAATATATTGTTCAGTGCGTTGCCTGCCCACATACGAAGCATAGAAACTACTAATAGCAGGCAAAAATACAGCATAGTCACTTTGCTGTGCTGTTAGATTGTCCTGCGTGACTGAGCTATTATTTTCTTTAAGATCCATCAGAATAACAATCTTTTATTTGCTATGTGCTGGAAGAATATAATTGTATTCTGCAATGCCACTATTCACAGTAATCTGTGCGGCACCGTCATCACTGATTTTAAATGTCTTGTCGCCAATTAAATCTAGAATGCTAATTACCTGTGCCTTGGGCCAGGACCATGCACGTTTCAATTGACCATTAATTCCTGGATGAAACACAAACTCGCCTGCGTGTGTGCTATGGTCACCAAAATACAATTTTAGATCAGTACCTTCAGTACGTGCCTGAAACGAAGGCTCTTCTGCGTTGGCCTGACTTTGCATCTTTAAACGTTGAATTCCTGCATTGGTTGGTTCAAATTCAATGTGCCAGTTCACTCCCTTGAATTTGACAGTTTTAAGTTTTTCGGCAATAATTTCACTGGTCATGAAACGATAATCGTTTTTAAAATCATCTATTTTATTTTTAAAGTGCAGGCCCACTGGCACAGACTCGCCATTGCGGTCTTGTCGCTTGACAGTAATCTCTGCATTTTCTTTATACTCTTGTAAGTTTAATAGAATTTTAAGTTTGCTTAGATTAGGCATGCCAAATGTGCCAATAAAGTCAGGAACAGGATTTAAAAATTTTGCCTGGACTACAACTGAACGATCTTCGGCCATGCCGTCAATAACAGTTTCAGTTTCTGTACCTGTAATTTTAATTAGATCGATACAGCCAAGATCGAATGTGTGTTGTACTAAGTCTAGTAAGTGGTCTTTCATAGTTTCTCCAAAGTGTTAAAAGTATTATACAAGGGTTATTGAGATTTTGCAACGATTTCGGCCAAACTTTGTCCACCTCTGATACTGGACAACGTACCCGGCTTACGCAATTCTACCCAACAGCTAGCGGCATCTGCGTGAAATGTTTGTTTCACTTCATACCCAATTGAACGTGCAAGATTTAATACCATTGTGCCAGGTGTGTAGCACATAAAGCTACGTTCGGCTAATTCGACTCCTGCGGCACGGTCGCAATCGTTAAATGTTATAGCAAATGTTCCACCGTTTTTGAGTTTTTTGTACACCTCGATAAGGTAACATTTGATTACTTCAAATGGCTTAAAATTAAAAAAGTTATAGGCAAGGCAAAACCCAAATTGATTGTCTGGGATGTTATCTAGCATAGTGTGTTCTGATGATTCCTGAATCACATACGATCGTAAACGTCGCTGATATTGCCTACTAAATTTTAATATAGCAGGATCTAATAATTCATTAGAAACATCAACAAGATACAACGGATCACATCCGACCAATTGCCTTACCCAATCTTCACGACCAGGTCGTATAATCAGACCTGCATGATGCCAGTCACCGTACAAGCCAATTCTTGCTTTGATAAAATCAAATGCTGATTGTTCTAGATCAGGACGACGATTTAAAATATATTCAGCTGAGTCATGCACCATTTCCTGGTCATAGAGTCTATAACTTTCTTGAAAATACGCCGATTCTTGATTAGAAATTATTGATACAAGCTCATCTTTGATCTTTTCGATTGTGTCGTCAAATTTGGTAAAAGCTGAATTAATGTGTTCGTAGTCATCCTTTAATTCTTGAATTAGATCGTTAAACTGAATTCCATGGGTAGCCACTGTATGTAATACTGGCCCAAGCTTTTCGTGCGTCAATGGAATAGCATCAATTGGCGTTAAATCGTCTAGCAAATTTTTGTATGCCACAAGAGAACTTAGTTTCATGAGAAGTCAAATAATGTTTGGAATGTGTTTTCAGTATTGGTTGCACTAGCAAGTTCCCATTCTAGTACACCCAACAAGTTATCAATTTTTTGATCTACAACAGTAGTTTCCATCTCACCGTCATTGAACGGCAAATCCTTAAACCATTGCGGCAAATGCAGTTCGTCTGTGGGATAACCAATTGATGTCCAGCCTAAAGGATTTGATTTTAGTTTGCACACAATGGTTTTCATACCGTCAACCACTTGCATGGAATAGTTGTCCCCGTTCATTCTACGCAAGTTGTTCCAGTTCATGGCTGCTCGCACATGCCCGGGCATGTTGGCTTTGCCCAGTCGCGCTTCTTCTGCCTGATACTTGGTCAAGTTGTTCACACGTTTGGGTGAACCTTTTTCCCAGCCCGGGCGATCAGCAAAAATGTACTTGAAGTCTCGAATTTTTTCAATAATAGCTTCACGCTTGGTACCTATTAGTACTTCATTAAGAATATCACTAAGAAATTCCTGAATGACCTTGGGTGTATCACTGCGTTTCAAATCCAGGCCCATGGCTTTGACCTTACCAGGCTTGCCTGCCACATCCAGTCGCTTGCCTTCTTTGTCAATGATCATCACAGCATAACGCTTCTTGGTGATAAACAAACCTTTGCTGGCAACAATTTCTCGACCGCCCTTGATGATTGATCCCATTTCTCTTGGCACATGAAATGCCTGTTCCATAAACCCTGGGAAACTTTGATTTACTTGTTCAGCAATAGAGTCATACAAAGCAATAGCAATTTCTTTTGACCATTCCATTCGACCTGCTTCTACTTCGGCTTTGACGGCACTCCATGCACTGAAGTAACAGGAGTCGGTGTCACCATAAATGATACTTTCGCCTGTGTGGTCGTATTTGCCGTGTATGCACTCATTCACATGAGCATCCATGTGCCGGGCAATGCTACGCCCAGTCAAAGTGGTGGATTGGCCAATTCGCTTGTCAAAAAATCTACAGCCAGGATTAAGAATAGCACCATACAGACTATTAAGGTTAATCTTTTTAACCAATTGCCTTTTGTCCCAGTATTCCTCATCTTCTTTAGTTTTACATTCTTTTAGTTTGGCCTGCATTTCCTTACGTTCAGCATACCAACGCTTGAGCAAGCCGGGTATGATACCTTCTGTGGCATAGGTAAAGATAGTGCCATTGGCGCTCAAGATCCAAGGTTGATTTGAATCAAAGATCATCTTCCACACTTCGGCAGCACCATGCACAGTCTCTTCACCTGACTGCCAATCAATGGTAATCTCTGTACCACGTTGCTGTTCCATCACTGCTGTGTATTCTAAGGTGGCAAACAAACCCTCCCAGGCAGCGGCAAAACTGGCACCTTTACTGGTCTTTTCTTGAATCAAATGATCTGTCATTATCGGTCGGAGTTGACCAACAATGGTTTCGGGCCCCATGTTAAGAGCACGGATTGCTGACGGGTAAAGCGAGTTGATGTCGATACTACCAATGTATTCGTGAACTCCTTTTTTGGGATAAGCAACATAGGCACCTGCGGCTTGCGTGTCTTCATCTGTGAGTCTTTCTTTACGGTTAGGAACTACCATTCCACGTTCGTGGGCTTCATTAATAATCGCTTGTTCTGTCACTGCCACAGCACCCATAGTGGTTGGCAGTAACACAGTATTCTCATGTGCCAGTGTGTTGGCTAGATCCAAGAAACGTAGTTTCTTGTCAATATCTCTCAACAGTTTTGTATCTTGTCTGTTGTACTCAATAAATATCTTGAAGTTTTGATTGTACAACTGATCCAGGGTGCCTTCAAATGCTGTCTTTGATCCCAGTTCTTCATACTCACCAATTGCGTCTAAACTGTATGAATGGCGCTCTTCGTATGTGTATTTGCGATACAACTGCATGTAGTCTAGATGTATACGACCAATCAAGTCAAAGGTTTCATTCTCACTGCCAAAACGTTCAAACATACGCTTCTTAGGCAGTTGTCCCCACAAACAGAATCTTCTGGTGTCGTCTTTGCTGAGTACACGAGTTGTTCTGTTCACGGTGTAAGGTATGTCGTAGCCTTCTGAGTTCCAACCACTCAGCACGTCTGCGTCTTCAATGAGGTTTAAAAAGGTATCCAACAAGTCTGCTTCTTTTTCAAACACAAAACAGTTAGAGAATTCTTTGGCAATTTCATTTGCAGTCTCTGCACTCATATGCCTAGGTGGAACAACTAATGTGACCATTTGATCCAGCCAGTCCATGTAAACACTAATGGCAGTGATGGGATTGAATGGATCATCGGGTCTGCTGAAGCCACGTTCAGGATCAAAGTCTACTTCAATGTCAAAGAACGCCACATTTAGTCGAGGTCCATCCTGCCCCTTATAGTTTTCTTCTAGACATCTAAACACAGGCTTGATATCTGCTTCATACAAGTTCTTGTGACCTTGTGCCCGTAGTTCCTTACGAAACTCTTTGTTGTTGCGTGTGGAGAATCTACTGACAGATGTACCATAGATGCTTTGAAACTTGCCTCTAGGGTCATCATAATAAAAGATGTAGTTGGCAGGATATTCTTCGTAGTATCTTTGTCCATTCTTACGACCCACAATGTGAATACGATCGTGGTCACGATCAAATAGTGCGTCAATGTAACTCATTTATCTCCACTTAACATTAAATATCACGTGTAGTTATCACTTTGTCAGCAAGACCGTAATTAACTGATTCCTCTGCTGACATAAACTTGTCACGATCCATATCTTCGGTCAGCTGTTCAAAAGTTTTACCTGTTGAATTATGCTTGACATAGATTTCAGTTAACCGTTTTTTCAAATAGGTGATTTCTTTGTAGCTAATCTCAATATCGCTTTGCATGCCACGAGCGCCACCGCTGGGTTGGTGTATCATGTGACGTGCATTAGGCAGGATCATGCGCTTGCCTTTGGCACCTGACTGTGCCAACAAACTTCCCATGCTACATGCTTGTCCCATTACAATGGTGTTGATATCGGGTTTAATAAATTGCATGGTATCATAGATAGCCATACCAGCAGTGACACTACCTCCAGGGCTATTGATGTACATACTAATGTCTTTGTCTGGATTCTCGCTCTCAAGAAACAATAACTGAGCAACAATTAAATTTGCCATTTGATCGTGTACTTCACCTTCAAGTAAAATTACACGGTCACGCAACAAGCGGCTATAGATATCATAACTACGCTCACCTTTGCTGGTTTGTTCCAGCACCATTGGTACTAACGCCATATTTTACCTTTAAAGAGTTTTGCCAGCAGTTTCGAGAATAGTTTCCAAGAGCTCGTGGTCCTGACGTGTTTTCCCTAGTTCGGCTTTGTGTGCGATCCTGATTGCTTTTTTAAGAACAGCTGGTTTGATTTCAAGTTCTTCGGCAATGGCTTTAATGGTATCATTTAGGCCGCCATTTAAAGTTTCAACTTCGTGCATGACCTGCATGCCTTCATTGATAATCTGAATAAGTTTAATCTTTTGATCGCCATTAAATGTTTTGTTGTCCACAAGAGTTCTCCTAAAGACTTAGTATAACAGGTTTATCTGCCTAGGTCAACAATATATGGCTATTTTGGTAGAATTATAATCCGCCAAATAAAAATACTCGGTCAAGATTTTTTATTTGATCTAACGCTTCTTGTGCTTGTTGATATTGACTGTGCTCGGGATCAAATACGTCAATCAACTTAAATTCATTGTTGGAGAATGTGCCCCAATTTCCAATTCTTCCATACTCAATTAAATCTACGCCCAGGTGCTGGCCCATGTTGTAAAATTCTAGCATCTCTTCAAAATTATCTTTTTGAACTATCATTCGAATTTTAAACAGCATGCCATTTTGTTTTTTCTTTTCAGAAATCCACAATAATGCATGTTGTAGGTCGTCCCAGCGTCCACCACGACGCAATTTTTCATATGTAGCAGACCTTGCGGCATCGGTGGTAATGGTAATCGATTTTACTTTTTCTTGCATGCTGCCAAGTCGATGCCAACGGTCTGGTACCAGTAAACCATTTGATTGTATAGCCAATTGTACGTTTGGAAAATCCTCTGTTGATATTGTGTTAACAAACGACAACAACATTGGACTGGCAAATAATTCTCCACTGGTACTCACATGTAGTACGATTGGTTGATTAGTAGGTGTACAAAACAAATTTGATTTTAGTGTTTGCCCTAGGTGTTCTAGATGTTCATTCTGTGCATCATTGTTTTTTATAATTTCCGTTCGACAACTTGGGCAACTGAGATTACAGGTTCGATCGCCAGATACCCAAATTTCTTTGGGCATAATGTAACGAGATGCATCAAGAAGCAAGGGTTTAATATCATTGCCTACATTTTCTTTATCATTAAGATGATTGTGCCTTAAGATTCCGCAGGTGTTCTCGTTGCAATAATCGTAGGTACCATCAATAATGCTCTGTCGCACATTGGTACTGTCAGCATTGGACAATATTTCGTCAAGTGAATTAATTAATAAATTTCCAACACTAGATGGCATCCAGTCTTGACAACCACAGAGAGTTACTCTACCATCAAGTCCAATGCACATGCCCACAAAAGGACTAAGACAAACAAGATTTTGTAAATTTTTTGCTGGGAATTGTACTAGTGGCTTCTGTATCCAATTTAGTTTGTATTTTGACATATAGTAATTATGCTCACTTTGTAGTCTACGGTAGCGAATCGCTTTCTACACCCAGCAGCCGGGTCACACTACGGTAACTAGTACCGGTCCTAAGGTGTGTTCTTAAAAAATTATTAATCTATCCATTGTAAATTCATTAACAGATACCGATGGGTCAATATCATTAACAGCACTACACCATGCTTGCCAAATTTCACTATCAGCGTTGTTAAAGTATGTTTTTAAATCAGGGCAAGATTTTTTATATGCACTAATACTTTCTTCTACAAAATCATAATTTTGTTGATACTGTAGTTTATTTTTATCTAAAATATCAAACAGAGAATTAGCAAACACCCTTGGAGAATCAAGAAGTTGATAATCTAAATCTACGTTAGATACATCTAGTTGTAATTTACTTTTTGCCGCTGATTTAAAATAATTTTGATTTCCTAGTTGGTTGAATCCAGTCTTGACTAAAGCATTAATATAAAAGTTAAAAGTACACCGCCCGCTAAATTTTGTATATGTTATATTTTTGTTAGGCGGGTTGTGCGATGCTTGTACGCTTGCTGATTCTATTTCACTGTGAAAATTTTTTAATCCTGATTTAATTATTAATTTGCCTGATTCTAATCTATAAATTAAATTTGATAACCATCTACCGCCTGCTCCGGGTGGATACTGTATGTGAATCATAGATTGATAATTTATACAGGACTATAGGGATTGAGAGGGCGATCCCACTCGCCCTGTTGTTCAGGATACACTGGGTACTCGTTGTTTTGCATTGATTTACTTGCTGGATTTATAACTAGCGTAGCCTCGACCGTAGCCACTTTGTTGGCTTTCGTCTAGCCCTGGTAATAGTCCGGCTTTTTTCATTGCGGCTTTGGTTGCTGGCCCAACATCCATGCCTGTGTCTACGATTTTTCCATCTTTTACTAAGAGAAAACGTGCTTGACTTCTAATAATAGCTGATCCGTTACTGCCACGATTTGGTGTAACACTTATATTACTTTCAGTGTCTAATACTGCTTTAACTGTGTGTCCAGCAACATCTATTGTGGTTAAAACAAAACCGTTGCCTAAATCTTGTTGTTGACTTGATTGTGCCATAGCACCGCCAGCGGCTCCAGCCAATGCGGCAGCGCCAAGTCCTCGCAAGAATCCTCTACGATTCATATCGGCTTCCGATACACCTTGAGGTTTATCGTTGGGGTTGGTGGTCAACACAAACTCTTTGCCCTTGTTGAACAGTTTGGCCTGCATTGTTAGTGCGGCGTTGTTCGCGGTAGCCTTGTCACGGAATGAGTAAGGGTTGCCTGCTTTGTCTCTAATGAGTTTTCCATTGAGCCGGATATACCAGGTACGAGTGTCAGGTGCTGGGGCCTGGCCTTCAGGATCTCTAGCACCACGCTTGAAGCCTGTGCGATTTGTATAATAGTCGTTGCGGGCTTCGTCTAACTCTGCCTCCGCCACACCCTTCTTGGCAAAACGAGGATTGTGGAAAGCACCTTCGACGTACCATTCCATGTCATCATCATTTACTTTACAGTTCAATACTTGAACACTATAGCCTTGGTCATCTAACCAGGCCTGTGCTTGTTGTATCATTTCTTGTTTAGAAACGTCGCCACTGACGTCCAAATCGTTCCACCAACCATCACCAACTAAGTCAGTCATTTGGTCATCCGTGTACCAACGTCCTGATTCGCCGCCGCCATTACCTGGAGCAAATTCTTTTAGGTTGCCTTGCTGGCCATACATATCCATTAGTTGTCGAACATAGAAACTATAATGGCCACGACGGTCATTGTATTCTCTGTCTCCAAGCACAGTCTTTAATGCGGCCACAGCATCACTCATTTCAGAACCATGCATTATTTTTAATGCGTCAGTAACCAGTGAATCAACTCGCTGTGAACTTTCTGCCATGTCTTGCTTTTTCTTTTTAGCAATAGCAATTGCGGCTTGCTGTGCGGCATTGGCAGCTTCGTCCATGGCCTTCTTGAATCCTTTGCCAGGCTCCCATCCTGCGATAGGTTTGCACTTGCAACTATCACCAGGGCACTTGCAATTCTGCATGCCACATTGCATACAGCGTTCTTTGGACTCTTGTATGCTTTCATTTGGCACACAGTTTCTTACTGACTTGCCTGTTGTAGCACTTTTCTTTGTGCCTGCCGCATGATAGCCACTCCAGCAGTTGGTATAACCGTTGCTGTCTTTTTGGCCCTTCTTAATCTCATTGAGACTGCCATGTGTTTGACACATGCCACAGTCTTCACACACCATTTCCATCTCAACTGACTCGTTGTGTTTTTTCTTACCAGCACAATGAGCCTTTTGACTAAATCCTTTAGGGTGAGAGCAGTTGATACTGCTCTTGTATTTTTGACTCCACTGTTCCGCCACGCTCTGCGTGTTTTCAAATAAGGTATTGAGATTCATTATGCTTCATCCAAGTAATCGGGTGTGGCCTGTATAACTTCTACTGTGTTTTCTCTACGATGAGCACAGTACATTTCACAGGCCATCTCGGCATGTTTGAGTGATTCAAACTTTGCACTATGTGGTTTGTTTTTAATTGTAATTCTGAAACCATCATCATCGTTGCCGTGGATTTTAATTTCATGTCCGTCGTCGGTGTTGATAGTTCTAACTGAAGGCCCAATATGATCAACATCCTGTGGTATTTTATCTTTGAGATCAGAGTCTGACTTAATTTCGTTTGAAAGGTCAGCCAGGTAGTCGCCTAGTTTTTTCTTAACTGTGCTGATTACATCTTCGGATGTGACCACTTCAGAGATAGTTTCTTGATCTTCGTCTTGTTCAACACTCTCTGCTCCAACAAAGTATCCCTTGGTAGGATGCTCAGGATCAGTTCTATTGGTTAATACATTGATACTTTTTGGTTTAAACAGCGCAGGAAGTTCAGGAACTCTCCTTTGTTGTTTATTAAGTCCAGATTTAACATCCACAGGGGTAATTTCTCCCTCGGCAATTTTATCCAGCTTTGCTAAAATATCTTTTAAATCGCTCATGCCCGCTCGCCTTTTAAGAAACTTCTTAACATCCAACCATGCTTGGCCTGTGCGTCTAGGCGTTCAGCAATGAAGTTGGCAATGCCCTGGTTGTTTTCTTGTTCAGCACTGACAAATGTTTGATTCAATAAATCAATTAGGGCTCCGTTGTCAGAAAGCAACTCTTCAATCATCAATCGGGCACGTGGGATCTTGGTTTGTCCTTGTATGATAGACAGTTCTTGAAAACGTTCAAAACTGCCTGGACTGTATTCTTGTAAGGTGCGAATGTATTCAGCAATTCGATCAACTGCGCCGTACACCTCTTCATAGAAGTTGGCAAAGAAATCGTGGTATTGAGCAAAGTCAGGACCTTCCACATTCCAGTGAAAATTCTGTGCTTTGATACTCAAAGCATATTGTGTGGCCAGCAAAGTCTTTAAATCGTCCGATAACATTATTTCTTCCTAGGTTTTACAGGCATCATTTTTTGTGCGCTGTTGGCATATTTAGCTGGTTTAGTACTCTTAGTCCTAGTTATCACTTCGCCCATTGGTTGAGCCACGGTAGCAATACCGCCTGAGCATGTGCCGCCCATACTTTCAGTTATTTCACGTAGTCGCATCGAATATAATCTCCAAGGTTTGTTGATCAACCCAGCGAGCCGATCCGTGTTCAATTCTGTGATTTTCTATCTGGAACGTGGCCAAGTTGGGCTTTAATGGCTCAAACTTAACTGTATACATTCCTGCTGGTGCTTCTATTTGCAGTATTTCTTTTAGATACTCATTTACCCAATAGAATGTACGCTCAGCAAATAATTCATCGTTGACATAGATGCGATAAGAAGGTGGTAATCCTTGCCAGTCACAATGCAAATCAAATAAAGCTTTTACGAATTGTTTTTTCACCCAGTATTTAGTTGGGCGTTAACTGAACTAAACTTTGAGTTCTCTTGGCTGTCCAACAATAACATGCTTGTTATTGTATTGTTGTCTGAGTATTCTACGAGCCATTTCTGGTGTACGAGCCATTACTGTAGTATCAATGATGTTGATATAGCCCGTTTGTTGTAACTTAATCTTTACAACATAAGTTTTCATCTTGGTTTTAACAGGCTTAATTTCTTTGTAGCGCATATTAGTGGAACATTAAAAACTGATTTTGTACATCGAGTCTTGTTGCACCCAAGTCGCCGTGGCCTGCTGGAAATACTACCACATTCCATTTAGGCTTGGGTCCTTCGGGGATACGATTCATTTGGTCGTATGTGATAATTGATCCTGGGTCAATATTGTATTTTGTAGATAACTTCTGTTTGAAGTTTTCCCATGCTTCTGGGCTTTTGACCTGTGTGCGGCCTTGTTCATCCTTGACATATTTGCCCTTGGCATCAGTCACAAACAAATCGCGGAACATGTCTTTGGGAATAGTCGGTGCGCCTTTTAGGTTCTTACCGGCATTTCTGTAGAGTTCAACTTTCTTGACTTCTCGACTCTTGGCACCACCATCACTGAAGTTGGGTAATGTATTAGACGGCGTGTTTGGATCAGTTACTGGATCTCCCATTTTGCTGTAGAAGTAAAAACGTACATCTGGGTTGTTGAGTTGCACTTTCTTACTAAGGTCCCAGTACTCTTTAGAGAAAAAGTCGCCAGCATCATGAATGCGCACCAGCAACTTGATGCCATTTTTGTCTGCCAGTGCTTTTGTTCGTTTGATTTCTGCGTCAAACATTGCCATGTACTCATCAGGGTGATTAACCAAGAAGTTCAATGCTTGTGCGGCCGACATAGATGCGGCAGGGAACATAACGTAGCCGCCTTTTCTAGCATAACAGAACAGTTGACATTCGCCTGCACCCGGGCATGTGGTAATTTCCACAAACTCTCCGGTGTCTTCATCCACAACAATACCACTTAGTGCTGGTAGTGTCAAGTCGTATGTGATGGCACCTTCTTTTTTACTCTTGCTCATCTTGGCATTTGATCCAAGGATTGCCCTGGGCGGTGTAGTAATTTGACGCTTTAGATCTTCCAAGTCCCATTCTTCTGTACCATCGTCTTTGGTAATGGCTTTGACATTGCTACCGTGAATAATAGGCTTAAAGCGATCTTGTTTGGTTTTTGTACCTGTTTTAATTCGAGTTAGGTAATCCTGCATGTCTTGCTTAGACCATGACTTCTGTGGAGCATTTAACTTGATTGCTTCCGCCACACCGTTATCTGTGCCAATGTAGTGATGATTGTGTACTTTGTAGCCTTGTTTACGATACCAATTGACAGCAGTATTAACAGCAGATTCACGATCTAATGCACGTACCTTGGCCTTGCGTTGTTTTAGTTCTTGACGTTGTGTCACAGCTGGACTGTGAGGATCACTGACAGTGACAGCAACTATGTGCTTGTCAAAGTTATGCTCAAGTTCTTCACTGACACCGGTGTTCTCAATATGCAAAGGTTTTACTTTGAATCCGCCCAGGGTAGTTTCTTGAAGTTCGTTAAATCTCATTTCTTTTTCCTATTTGCAAAGGCAATCTTTATTAATTTACTTATGTTTTATTGTCAGATAAAGTTTGGATGATTGATAACTTGCTCTGCATATAGTTTATTGGTTTTTTCACCGGGGTGCATATTATCATCTGCAAAATCTAACATTTGTGACATCCAGGAAGCATTGTCATCTGATAAAAATTGTGTTTTATCAAGCTGATTAAACAGCATTGGAAAACCTCGAGCTTGTTCCAAAAATCCCATGCCGTTTATTAATATCATTTTAGAATCATGTTGCTTGCAATAATTTTGCAACAAAATTAATTTCAACAGATCTTGTTCAATTTCTTTTCTGGTATTAAAAAAATTAATTCCAACTTCTATAATAGAGTTAGTTTCTAAATTGGTTTTTGTATTAGAGACCCGGCCACCGTTAAAAATACAAAAGTCAGTGGAGTTGTTCCTCCAAAACCAACGTCGTCGAGTTGATGTTGTTTGTATTATAACAACGTCATAATGTGTAGATAAAATTTCCTGTATTGCACGATATAAGATTTCTTGGTTGCTAAGGCCGCCATAACTGATATTGGTAATAGAAACATTTGTTTTAGTGGATACTATGTTGTACCAACATCTAGGATCATCATGATTTCCAACAATCTCTCCAAATCCGCAATAATCGCTAAACGAGCATCCTACTAACAAAATAGATTTTAAAGATGCTGACATTATTTTTTGCGACCAGCTTTCATGTTGGCACACCAGTGCGCCATGCGTTGTCTTTCGCCGGAACTGTTGGCAGCAATGCTACGCAACTTCGAAACTGATTGTTTGCAGTTGACACCCTTGCGTTTGGCCAGACCTTTGCGTCCGGGTTTTTTACCATCGGCAAAGTTTTCTTTCATAACCCAGGTGTCTGGAACTTCATGGTACCGGTCAACCCACATGTCATGTAACTTCTGACCACTGATGCTGTGAGTTTTTGCAATACGTGTCATAATTTTGTCAATACTATCGTACACTTGATCATCGCTGGCAGACTGCAATTTTTGTTTGCGAGCTATCAATGCTGCCTTGAGTTCCGCCACTGCTTGATGGTCTTTGCTGTGGTCCATGTTTTCTGATACAATAAATTCTTGTGCTCTCATGCTAGTCCAATCTTTCCTGGCGCCATTGGTCCAGTTGCAATTCTTTCACCACCATCAAAGTAACGTATTTCTACGGGCATGTCTGGCCAGTTTAATCTGTAGGCAGCCATGATGCGATGATTGCCTTCGTTGACCCAGGCTTCGCCATTGTAGGCCACCATGATATAGGGCAGGTATTCTTCGTTGGGGTTACTGCCCATGGGCGGCAATTTGCCAGTCTTGTCCATGTAGTCCATCAACCACTTTAGGTCATTTTTGCGCACATTCATTTGTTCGTTGCGCATACCAGGCAACGAAGCTAGTCGCATCACACGCACTCTAGGTGGAGTTCCAACCACACCAGCAGTGGTGCTACCCATGTAAGGAACACCGTAGCTGTTACGGCCTTTGCTCTTGGCATAGTCAATTTTATCTTGCAACCACTCTTCATTGGGTACGTCTACGCTTAGTTTGCCTTCCGCCACACCTTGCTTCTTCATATACTTCTTACGCAATTTTAAGTCTGCTGGCGTTGCTTTTCTGATTAAATTCAAATATTTGTTTACTGGAATTTCTTTTATCTCAATGGGTTTGATGCCTTCTACTCCAGGAATAGAATGAAACTCTCTGCTATTGCCACCCTGAACAAACTGCGGTTTTCCATCTGGGCCATTGAATGGTAATTTATGTAGATACACATATTCACCTTTTCTAATCTTGCCACTGAACAAAACCATTTGTGGATCATTGGGGAACATACCTGTATCTGACCCAGCAGTAGTTAGACCCATTGCTATGGCAACTTTAGGATCAGAGGTAGCATAGATAGCATTTTGATTACTACCAGCCGCACCACCTGTATCTACCGATTGTCTTGGCTCTAGCATAGGAATCTTTTGTCTTGACCCATGCCAAAGATAGGTATTAATAACTTTGCCTTCCGCCACACCTTGCTGTATGGTGCTTAGTCTAGCAAGTTCTTGTTCACCTTCGGGAGTCAGTAACCAATAGCCGTCGGCATCTACAATCCAACCAGCGTCATATAAACTGTCATACACTCTACTTTGGGCACGGCTTAGACTCTGACTATCTTCTTGAAATCCCAAACCATGATCATTTGCAACTTCAATGGCTTTAAGTAACAAGGCTTTGCCATAACCTTTGCCGCGTACATCGTCAGTTACTTCTGCCTGATTGTGTACGTCTTCAGTCTCAGGATCCCTATAGAATGAAAAATGTCCAACATTTTTTCCATCAGCGATTGCAGTAACAGTAAAACTACTTTGATAGTTGTCTGTGGATGCTGTGCGGAATTGTACTGCCGATGCGTCTGCTTCGCCAAGGAAGCCTTCAGTGATAAACTCTTGTGCTCTCATTTAATACACCAAACTATCTATACGTTTATATTTTATATTAAACGCATTCATTAATAATTCTACTTCACGCAGGCATTCGTCTCTGCCGCCACCAACCAAGTATGCACCATTAAAACGCTTTAGTTGACCAACACTGGCCCAGCCCACAGTCATTGGATCATCTTCCATTTCTTCTATGGCACCTTGAATCAAACTTTGTGTAGTAGTACGACGATTAAAGGCAGGGAACTCTAGGTCTCTAGTGTCAGAAACTTGTTGTGCGTACATTTCACGTATGGTTGCAATGATGGTACTTGGTTCTATTCCGTGATCCATCCAGCTACGGAGGTAGCCATAACCTTTGTCTACTATTTGAAAGCGACGCCAATCTACGGGACTTTTGGGCTCGTTGTAATAGTCATCACCATTCTCGTCTTCGCCTTCTTCGCCTTCGGTTCCTAGTGTTTCGTCCCAGAATTGTTGTATCTGTTGAACGGAATCCCCACTCAGGCCTTGATCTTCAGCATTGACAAAGAACAGCACAGGACCAGTTTGCTTTTGTACAAAATTCATTATTTGAATAAACTTTGGATTGGCAGGTGGCCAGGGTCCGCCATTGTATTCAGGTTGAACATCAACACAAATAACTGGCTGACTTAGGCCTTCAACAATAAAATCCTGTGCTCTCATTACATTTTACCTGATGTCTTTAATGTAGGTGGTGTGCCAGCGGCAGTGGTATGCCAGCCCATTTTTTTGGCTTGGCGTTGTACTTCTCCGGGCTTGATGTCCACAGTTAAGGCCATACTGTAACGTGGATCACGAGCTTCCTGGTCATTAATGGGGATGTAGCCTGATGCTTCTGCTATTGGTTTTATTCTACTTAATTCGTACATGACTTTGTTGCCGGTGTCAGCACGGAAAGCACGGAAGCCCAAAGCCTTTGCATAACGCTGAACCAAACTGTCATACAGTCTTGCCCTGGTCATTGCTTTTCTTTGATCCTCATCTGGGTTAACTTCTTTTGAAGCCGAAAAGTATATTTTGTTGGGCTTGTATCTTCCCTTGGCGCCAGGCACCCTGTCAGAAACAAATGTTTGAACAGCACTTAACACAGTGGCAAACACACGCTGTTGATCACCCTCGCCTGTTTTTTCTTGACTGTTGTTTCTATAAAACTCAACACTCCATGCTTCCTCTTTTGTATCTTGACTAAATCCCTTGGTAAACATGACACTTAGAAAGGTATTGTCATCTAATCGTGCTATTGCGTCTACATCACCATGGTCACCCTTTTCCCATCGAAGTATTTTATAGGGTTGGTCTAATGATTCATTAACATCTTCGGGTACTACTTGCCCTTGGCGACGACGCAGATCATCTTTCATGCGCTGTAATAATTCTTCGCGAGCACCGGCAACGCCCATGTGCTTGATGGTCTGCGACGCACGCCCTATGGTTTGTATATCCTTGACTGTTTGTCCAACACCATTGGTGGTGGCGCAACCAGGTGTGCCGGCTATGCATGCTGCCGCAGCCACGGCTGCTAGTCGGTCTTTGACAGATTCCTCTAGTGGCATATCTTTAAAGAATTCTGGATACTGATCAACCCAGTGACGCATAATGCGGCCTGCCATGGCATTGGCTTCGTCTTCGTAAGGGGATCCTGTTTCACCTGCGTCCACAGGCATGTCAGCTAGTTCGTCTTGGCGAGCGTGTGTGAGCTCATGTGCTAGAGTACGCAAAATATCTAGCACATGACGGCCACTTACTGCCAGTGTAACTGAACGTGTTTCATGATCAAATTGACCGAATGTGCCGTTTCTACGTGTCCATTCCGGGTCACGTTTTAATATGATTTTTGGGGCTTGTTCAATTCCGAGATACTCAACACAACTATCAATGAATGGTTGTAGTACTTGCTTAATGTCTTGATTAATGTCTGGAGATTCTGTGTTTTCTTGTACACTTTCGCCGCCACCATCGCCACCCTCGCTGTTGCCAAACGAGAATCCAGGCATCCAGTACCCACCATATCCGTAGCGTACTTTCTTTTTCTTGCGTTCTTGTAAACTTAGTTCATGATCTTTTGCGGCAAGCCTAGCTTCACGCAGTCGGTCAATCAAGCCGCTGGCCCTCAACAGTTTAAATGCTAGATTTTCTGGACCAAATTCTCCAGTATTGGCCAGGCCGGTTGTGCGCATTTCACGTATCTTTTTAGCCAGCAATTCCATGCGCTGTCTATCACCATCGGCAATGGCTGACTCAATTCTGCGTCCTAGATCTTCGTACTTGCTACGTGTGCTCATGTCATCAACCACAGCTTGTTGACGTTTTGGAACTTGTAGCCAGTCATTGTTCAACACTGAATACTCTCCTTGGCTTACTGGAGGTTGGTTGGCATTCTGTACATATAACTCAACATCGTAGCCGCCAATTTTAAAATTGTGCTGATCGTTATACTGATATTTTTTAGCATCAAACAGTTCACGATAAACTTCGCTGGCATCAGCCTTGGGTAAATCTACTACCAAGTGTAGATCAATGTCTGAGTGTGGTGTATATGTGTAGGCGGCGTTTGAACCAGATATTGTGACGTCTTTTAGTTCAATGTCTGTTAGGCCAAGGAATTCACGGAAGTCATCCGCAATTGCCAATAGATGTTCACGAACATCAGGGAGAAGATTTTCGTCCTCTCCCCAAATGCGTGGGTTTAACTTGTCGTTAAACTTGATTGCGTTGCTTAAACGATAGGAATCTAGTTCATGAATGTTCATAAACTATATTTACCGCTTTGATTACTTAGATGCTTTTGTTTTCTTTTTAGCTAGAGCAGGCGTTTCTATTGCCTTGACTGATTTAGCCACTGCTTTAACTGGCTTGGCTTCTGTCTTGCCTTGTTTGGCTGTTTCTGTAACAGGTGATTCATTACTGGCAATAACTCGAGAAGTTGCAGACACCTCTTGTTGAGCTAACTGTGCATCTGCTAGTTTCTTAGCTTCAACATTTGCCTTGGCAATAACACTAAGGTCTTCGTACAATTTGTCCTGTGTGTTAAAATCAAACACATAGGTGCCGGTGTGCTTGAGCAATACCCGCTTGTCAATCCAGACTTTACCACCAATATCGCGCCAGTTTTCGCAGAATGTCCAGTCTTCTGAATAGTAGCGACCTTCGCGTACTGCTGTGTCGTAATATGTCTTCATGTATGGATCTAATTCTACTGGTAATCCAATGTCGTTTTTAAAGGGTTTGACTGCTTGATGTACATTGAGTTTATCAAATACATTGCGTTTTACCAACATAAAACCTGTGCCTGTTTTGCTAACTTCTTGAAGGTTGCCGTCTTCGCTGACTTCTGCATTTTCAAAACCATTAACTACCCACTTGATTGGCAAAGTTTTCATTGGATATAATCCGCCAACAACATCTTTTTGTGAATCAAGAAGTACTAGTAAATGCCAAGGTTCCCAACCAATGTCTGCATCAATGAACATCAGGTGTGTTGAGTCTGGGTTGTTTAAGAATTTAGCAACCAGTGTATTTCTAGCACGGCTAATTAATGATTCATTGGTCATGGTTTCCATGGTCCACTCAATGCCAAGTTGTCGGCAAGTGTTGGCCCATTTGATATAACTCATGAATGTGCTTTCAGTTAACATGCCACCGTAGCAGGGCATACAGATATGCACTCTAGTGGTGCGCAGGTAGTCAACGTTGACTTGGATTTGTTGTTCAGCCATATGTTCCTCGTAAAAATATGTACTTCTATTTAACTACGTACAAAACCCTGGCTATTTTTTTACTGGCGAAGTTATGATGCTATTTTTAATCCAACGCCTAAAACCATTACCTTACTGCAATTTCTTAGTGGAGTCATCAATACATTAGGAGATCCATGCTGTACTGTCTTGACAGGTAACTTTGGCGGATGAACGCGACGTTTACTTGTTTGTTTCATCAATATAGTCATTGTTTTCGCCAATGTCAATTTCTCGACCACGTGCAATTGGACGTCTGCCTTGCTTGTCTGAGAAATCCTCCAACCTTGCCAACGCTTGAACTTTACTTTGCATGGCACCGGCTTTGTACATTAAATGTTCAACTCCTCGATAGTTACCAACTTTGAGCATTTCTGCTAACTCAACTAATTGTTTTACTAAACTGTTTTTAAGACTGCCTTCGTTCCAGGTTCCAAGTCCACCAGTGGGACGAATTTGAACTCCGTCATCAGGATCATTGACCAGGGTAGCTTCGTCAACTTCTTTATCAGGACCGTTTGGCATTGGCATTCCTGCATTCAATCCTCCGGCTCCTACACCAAAGGCTGGGCCTTGTAGTGCTTCTTTTACATCATTGCCCATGCCTGCATCAATTAGTTTAGTTGTTACATTGGTTAACTTTTCGTTACCTTGGGTCTGTGGATACAGTGAATTAACCAATGAGGCTTTTTGTTCTGACGACATTGCAGGCCATTTAGCACGAATTTCTGTGGCACTGGTCATGCCTGAGCCAAACTGTACCACAGGCAAATATGCTATGTAAGCATGCTGAGTCATTGGCTGTAGACCTGTGCGCTTGTATGGTTGTAAGTAGCCAGCACTACCATCCTTTTTTACATCGCCTGGCACGGGCTGTTCGTTACGATCCTTTTCACTGCGTACAAAAATTAATTGTGTGCTACCAGGATCATAATGCTGTGTAATTTCATTGGCACGGAAAGGACTTTTAACCTGAATAAATCTGTGTGCAGGAATGCCGGCTAATTTTGCTAGTTTTTGTTTGACTGCAAAAGGAAAAGGTCTTGTTGAAGTATCTGCTGTGGCGGCAATATAAACGTCGGCACTAGGGAAAGCCGCTTGGGCCGAATCGTATAGAGCTTTATGGCCTGCGTGAAAGGGGTGGAAACCACCGGGCATAATGACTAGTTTTTTCATACCTTATATTTAGCCTACATGTTCTCTAAGAGCCAAAGGTATGATGGTGCTTGAAATTTAAAAATTACTTGACCGTTACAACCAATTGCACCATAGAAAGAGTCAACAATGTTGTCTTGAGTCCCATTAAAATTATGGTGATATGCGGCTTGTTGGAATACTATCTTGCTAACGTCAATGTCTTCAAGTTTAAAATCAGTAACAGTAACCAATACATCTTTTATAATATTTCCAAATTCATCTACTTTGGTATGATCAATGGTTTTGCCAGACATTTTAATAGTCAATGTGTATTCCTGATCAGTGTCATCAAATTCGTGGTTAATAGTTATAGGATCAACGCTGGGTTTTCCTTGAAAAATATTAACATTGTTTAAATGAATTGACACGTCAAGCTCGGGTTCTGTAGCAGAAACCCGCAGGCTTAATGTTGAATTGTCCATTAATAACTTAACATTAACTTAGTGATTGTTCCAGCGGAAAATCCCTCTACATTGGCTCTGATCCATGTAAAGTTTCCGGTGACGTTAACACTAAAATTGTTGGTGGTTGTGGTAGTTAAAGAATCAAATTCGTATACTTTGAACCAGTCGGCGTCCGTTGCTGGTACTGAATCAACGGTGGCTTCAATTTTAATCAATCCTTCAAATCCATTCAGATAAAAAGCCAGCGTCTGCAGGGAACCAAAGCCACCGTAATAATTAGACGCTTGTTGATTTTCTCCAGACCAGTCTAAACTGCTACCATCGTAGTTACCCGAGGGTGTGCCATATGAGGTAGTTGGCAATAGCTGGAGAGTTGTAGTTTTCATTGCTCTTGACCAACTCGTTCAATTTCTACAACAACACCGTTTCCGCCAAGTTCTTCAGCCACAGCCGCTAAACTTTCTACCAGTTCTACTGTAGCGATTGTACCTTGATTTGGTGCATCATCCTTGATCAATTTTGAAAGTTTGATCACAACTATTTCTTCGTGTATTTTTGCCATGGTAATCTATTTATGCTTTTATTAAGGTTACAGTTTTTCTGACTGTGCTTGGACTCACAAGACTAAGCATACTTACAAAAGATTCGTGATCGTATTCTACAAAAAAGTTTCCATACAAATAACAGTACTCGTCTTTTTTTACCCAATGTGTAAGTGCAGGCCCTAATCTTATTTGCCCTTCGTAGTTTTTTAAGAAATTAACCAAATAACTTTTTTGTTGTTTGGTTATTTTTCTATCTTTAAAATATAAACGATAAGAATGCTTTGGATTTTTTAATCTAATGGTACCTTTTGCAAACGCTACATTAATCTGATATACGTGTACATTTTTTATAAACGGTAATTTGGATAATTCTTCTATATATTTTTTATTGTTGGTGTATAGATATCCATAGCCGCCTGACTGTATTATTAGTCTTTTGGTATCCGATTCTAACGTATAAAAATTATAGAACGACAATAAATTTTCTTCTACTTCATCACCAATGGGCAATCCCTCTGATCGGCTGTGCCAGTTTCCTCCCCAATTAACGTGTCTTAGGTGATCTTTGAATTTTTTTCGTTGAGACAAGTTCCAAGAAATCATCTTACGATCTTTATCAGGATCATTTTTTAAATTTCTTAGACAAGGTAATTCTTGAAGATAGAAAACAGCCCTATACTCAAATTGATCAAAGTATAGCTGGCTTGAATTAACTACTTCAAACTCTGGGTTTGAATTGATCAAGGATAATGTATCCATCACTATTAACTGTAGGTTGAGTTGTTTCTTGCACAGGCACGTTTATGTTTGTTTCAAAGTAAATTTCTCCATCCTTTACAACAACATTTATATTGCAATCAGCAAGACGGTCAAATAAAATTTTTCTACTTAACGGAACACGAATCAGCTCGTCAATTTTTCTACCCAATGGTCGAGCTCCCATTAATGGATCATATCCACGGTCAGCCAATAGTTCAACTGCTGGCTCTGTTAAAGTTAGTTTAATATTTTTATTAACCAAACTAGTTTTTAGTTCATCGACAAATTTGATAACAATTTTCTTAATTGCTAGTTTATCAAGCTTGCCAAATTTACAGACTGCATCCAAGCGATTTCGTAATTCAGGTTTAAAAAACTCTTTAAAGGCACGATCATCTTCGCCAGTTTTTGCCATGTCTCCAAAGCCAATGTTATTACGTTCACTGTCAGCACTACCAAGATTACTGGTCATAATAACAATGGTATTTTTACAATCAACTGTTTTTCCGTTGCTACCTGTAATTTTTCCTTCATCAAGCAATTGTAGAAAGATGTTACTTACATCAGGGTGCGCTTTTTCTACTTCGTCAAATAATAATATCGAAAATGGGTGCTTGCTCAAGTCGCTAATTAATTTGCCACCACCAAGATTGCCATCCTCAAACCCAACATAGCCTGGCGGTGCACCAATCAAACTTGATACAGTATGCTTTTCCTGATACTCACTCATGTCGTACTTGAGTAATGTCATATCAAGGTATTCAGCCAACATACGTGCCAATTCAGTTTTACCTGTACCAGTTGGCCCCAAGAACAAGAAACTAGACATTGGTTTTCTTGTTGTATTAATGCCAGCAAAACTTACATAGATACGATCTAGTACTGTGTCAATGACCTGGTCTTGACCGTATACTCGTTGTTTGATATTACTTTCAAGATCAATAATACGTGTGCTCTGTTGATTGGCCAAGTGATCCATTGGTACACCGGCAACACGACTGACCTGTTGCATAATTAACTCTTTTGTGACTGTTAATGTACCTGCATCCTTGACCCTTTCACGAGCACAGGCAGCATCAATTAAATCAATGCTTTTGTCGGGATTCTTTTTGTCATGAATGTAACGACCACTTAGTTCAACTGCTGATATAATAGCATCTGTGTCAATCATCACATTGTGAAACTTTTCCAGTCGCGGACTGAGTCCAATAAGAATTTTTTCTGTAGTTTCTTTGTTTGGTTCGTCGATACTGAGTCGATAGAATCTACGCATCAACGCACGATCTTTTTCAAAGCTTTCGTAGTACTCTTCCCAGGTTGTGCTGGCCACAACTTTAAGTACACCTTTGGTAATTGCTGGCTTGATCATATTAGCAAAATCAAGCTGGCTTTGTCCTGAACTGCCTGCTCCACGCATGGTGTGTGCTTCGTCAATAAACAGCACACAATTCTTTTTACTTTCTAATGCATCAATTACCTGTTTGAGTTTTTCTTCAAACTCGCCGCGATACTTTGATCCAGCTAGTAAACTTCCGATTTCCAAACTCCACACTTCATGATCTCTAAGGAAACTAGGAACATCATTGTTGACAATTCGCTGTGCCAGGCCTTCAATGATGGCAGTTTTGCCCACACCCGGATCTCCTACCATTAGCACGTTGGCTTTAAATCTACGTGCTAACACAGTGACCATTTCTTCAATGTCTTTTTCTCTGCCAATCACTGGTTCAAGTTGATCTTTTTTTGCCTGATCGGTAATGTTGGTACAATGTTCTTCAAGTATCTCTGTGGCCTGTTGATTGGTGATTTTAACATCGCCGTGTTTGTAATTCTGTTCCCAAAATTTTACAAACTCTGCTTTTGTTACACCATATTTGAGCAAGAAGTAATGTGCATGACTATTGTTTTCACTCATAAGAGCAAGATAAAGATCAATGGTGGTAATTACTCGTCGACCGGTGAACAATACTTGTGTCAGCGCACGATTAAAAATACGTTCTAGTGCATTTGTTTTTCGAGGTTGTATATCTTCTTTACTACTGCGTAAGTTTGTCAAACTTTCTAGATACGCATTAAGTTCTGACTCAAGCATGTCTATTTCTAAACCAAAATTAATTAATACAGTTCTAAATGGATTGTATTGTAGCAACGACAGTAGCAAATGCTCAGTTAACACATACTCGTGTTTTTTGTCTCGAGCAATTCTAACTGCCGCATCAATAATTTGTTCAATTTCGGGATTATTTTGCATAGGTTTCCTATTAGGTACTGCGATAATTCTTTAATTATAAACTCAATATGTTAAAAACACAAGCAGTACGGTTAAATTATTTATTTGACTGATCTTTAAGGATATCTATTATTTCATCTGGAATATGGTCGGGCATGACTGCATTTAATTTAATCATGATATCTCCTGTTGTTCCATTGTTTGAACGCAGACCTAGTCCTCGTAATCTCAATGTGGTGTTTGGATTAGTCATCGGAGGAACAGTCACTGACATTTCTCTACCTCTAAGGTCTTGTACTACTGCGTCAGTACCGATAATTAATTCCCAAAAAGATGCATTGTGTTTGGCATAAAGATCATTGCCTTGTCTTGACCAAATTGGGTGTGGATGGATTCTAAACTGCACAACAAGATCGGAGTTACCCGGTCCGATACCCGGATAACGTATGTTAGATCCGTCTTCAACGCCTTCGGGTATGTGTATTTCAATTGCTGACGTGCCTAAATTTGATGTCACTGCTACAGTTCTTGCGCCACCAGTGACTACGTCGTCGAGCTTGATCCATAATGTCATACGTTGAAACGACTGTCTCGGTTGATTAACATTCATCCTAGCGCCAAACATATTAAAAATAGCATCCATATCAAATGGGTCCTGGCCGGCACCCGGACCACTAGATCTAAAATTAAAATTAGTCTGTGGAGTATCGTATTGTGCTCGTTTTTCTGGATCACTTAGTGTTCTGTATGCTTCTTCTACTTCTTGAAACTTTTTTGTATCACCACCCTTATCTGGATGGTGCTGGCTGGCCAGCTTACGATAAGCTTTTTTAATTTCATCAGCGGCAGCAGTTTTGGGCACACCTAATGTGGCATAGTGATCTGTCATAAAAAATCCTGTACAGTTAATTATACAGGATTGTTAGCCAAGTGTTAATAATTATTTCTTGCCATCTGGGACTTTTTCACCTTCAAATTTCTTGTGTACTTTGATTTTTTTACAAGTTTGTTTTGGTGTTCCGTCGGCCTTTTTGATCACATTGCCCTTGGCGTCCTTGACGTCTGTGCAAACTTGTTTTTCTTCTCCACCAGCTACTGATGGGCCGGATAATACCAAACATAGACCTGCTACAAATATAACATTTTTCATTTTTATGTTTCTTTCTTGGCCAACATAGCTTGAATTTTTTCCTGAATGATCTTTGCCCAAAACGGTTGTGGGAAATTCCATCCTACAAATGCTCCTAGTGCTATCCAAAATAATGTATCTAACATAACTTATTCCTATTAAATTTCTGGGTTAACCTGAGGCGGCGGTGCTTTCTTTCCACCAAACCCAATGGTAATTGGCGCTGGATTACTGGCAGTCACTGCTGGTGAGCCAAAGTCGCTGCCAAATCCTGCTGGCGCTGGGGGTACTGCTCCAAATCCAGGTGCTGAACTTCCGAACCCACCACCAATGGGTGCGGTGCCCCAGGACTGTGTGACTGTTGTTGCTGTTGGTGCACCAAATGCACCGGGTCCGGACTGTTGTACTGCGCCCGGCGTTTGATATGTTGTTCCGACATTTGGTGGTAAGTTGATTCCGCCATTATTTGCTCCTGCTAATTTTTCTTGTGTACGACCGTATGCAGCCAGACCAAGTACAGCACCCATACTAATGTGAAATAGTCCTGCGCCTTGTAGCGTCAACGGTTGCCATTGGACATTTACTCCGCCATGAAATAATGCTTGTGTCAGACTCCATAATACTGGAGCAATCACAAAGTCAAATATGCACACGCCCATGTACATCCATCCCATCATAGGGCGCCACTTTGAGTTCATCCAGTCTTCTTTTTTCTTTTCTGACTCGCTTATTTTTTCTGACATTGTCAACTCCGTTTTATATTAATTTGGATTAGCAAAATAAATGGTAGCACCCTGTGGCTGTACAGCACGGGCATTGCCATCAGGGAATACTGTTTTAAATTGTGCTACTTGTGCCACTGACAACTGGATGGGTTGTCTAAACAGTACCCAAGAAACAATTTGTGGATATGCTTGTTGAGTCAATTGACGCTGTGGATTGCCCCACCATGGACGACTGTTGGCAGGGTTAGTGGTGGCAACACAGGTGCTATTGGCACCCAGCGTACCAATTGAAATTGGTGCAGTTAATCCGCCACTGTATCTATAACTTGGTGCTGTGTTGAAGTTGGCCATGCCCATCATTGATGCAATGTTGAAACTGACAGTCTGACCAGAATTTGCACCGCTGGCGTTGGCAGCCGGAATTGCATTAAACACACTGGCCCAGGCAGCATTTGGTGTATTACCATTGCCCACCATGCGTTGACCTAATACCAACAAACTGTCAGAGTTACACAATCCATAAGGACCAGTAAAATCTGCCAATTTGAAATAAACAAAGTGTACTTCTAAATCAGTAACTGAATTATTAATCCAATGCTCTGCTGGTCCATGAAAGTGAAACTCTAGCAAGCAGTATTGAGCACCCCCAAATACAATACCAGGAGCACATGAACCTGCATTGGGATTGTTGAGTTTGTAGGTACCCCAACGTGTGTTGGCAATAGGATATGCGTTTGCACCAGCAGATGCTGTGGGTAAAGTACACACATCACCTGCGCCACTGTTGCAAAATGCGGAATTTAGTGTGTTTTGAGTTGCAAAAGTAAATGTGGCATTTAACCCACTGTAACTGGTAAACTGGGCTGGGCTACCTTGTGGAGTAGTTGCTGTGATGTTTACTGGTGTTTGGCTCTGAGAATTGACCTGCAATGAAGTTAATCCAAGAATAAAAATTGTAGTTAATATTCTAATATATTTCATTTTATTTTCCTTTTGTTTTGTATTCTGCTTTGTCTTGCGCCTTAATTGGAAGACTCACAGGATATTTAGCACATGCATCAGGATCACCCTGACCGGCTTCGGTCAAAAATGATGTTGCTGGTGGTACTTGACCTGTAGGACATGAACATACTGCTATACCGTCAGCACCTTTGACACAATTCCAACTAAAACAGTTGCTTGATTGTGCGCCAAGATTTAAACTAGCATCACACTTTTGTACTGTGGCCTTTTGTTTCCAAGGCAATGGGCTAAAGTTGTTGGCTTCCTGTGGATAAAAGATTTTAGGTGCAAACAAACTCCAGACATGATTGCTATCTGTTGCGGCACAGCTTCCCTTCATATTACCAGCACTAGTATCAGCAATAGAAACACCATTAAGAATAGGACAACGACATTCTACTTCAGGGTAAGGTACGCCATTGTTACCAGTGATCATTTTTGATGTTCCATCTTTGTTCAGGACTGGTTTACAAGTACTTGCGGCACATAGTGCATATTCTCCTGTACAAGTCGTAATGCCAGCTGGAGATGGTTGAGCAAATACCGAGGTTGATAGCATTAAGAATGCCAGGATTGTTAATAGTTTTTTCATTTGTTTCCTTTTATACTAATTTCATTGCTATGTTGCAAGCTTGCACAACATAGCGGAATAATTCTTCGTTGCCAGCGCATTCTTGAGCGGCACGAATGTCACGTATCTCGGTAAGAAGATAATTGTGTTCATCTTCTGAGATGTTGCCCATCTGGCATTGTTCAACAATGGCCTGAATTTCTTGTTCTAGTGTGTGCATTATCTTCCTTGCCAGGCCAGCTTGGCAGCCTGTATACGTTGTGCGGCAGTTTTTTTTCCTAATTCGCAGAACATTTTACTACCGCCTTGACTCATACGCTCTGTATGTGTTTGTAGACCTTTTAAGTTTGGAGCCTGTGGATCTCCACGCCAGTCACTAAAACGTGCTAGACGAGTTGCTAGATCAACCGCCTTTGACCAGTCTGGTAACTCACAATTAATACGCTCGACAGCAATATCTGTGTCAACTAATGCACCAAACATTTCAGGATCGTGTTCTCTGGGCCAGTACTCTTTGATAGTACTGCATCCTGTTAATGTAACAATTGCAACTAGTAATAAAACACGCTTCATTTTATGTCCTCGTATATTTTCTTCTGCACATGATACCATTCAATCCACATGTCAACCTTTACAGCACATTCGTAATAGGTTCCATAGTTTTCAGCTATAGTTTTAGACACATCACTGAGCACAGGATCTTCTTTTAACTTTTTTAAATTAGGGCAACGTTCTAGTGTATTTTTGCCCGGTGTGTTGGGAAAACTAGGAACAACAGGCACAGACGTACAAGCCGACAAGAACATAACTAGTGAGATAATAATATATTTCATTTCTTGGGTACCTCTGCTGAATCATTATGTGCTCGAATAAATTCTGTTGGTATTTCGCACTGGCCTCCTGGCATAAATTTAGTATCGTATTTTATAATCTCTTTGTCTATGTAACGTGTGACATATTCGGTGCGTCCTTTAATATATCTAACTTTGTCTTCACCTTTTTTGGCCAATGCTTCGTTGGCTTTGTTGGATTCTTGTTCTGCTTTTGCTACCTGTGCCTGCGCTTCATCAACCTTGGCACGCCAGGCCATTTCAGTGTCATATCCGCCACGTAACCATACGCCCAACAATAGAATAACAACACCAGTTGGTTTTAATATATGTGCATAGCTTCCATAAAATGGAATAAATTTACCTAACCAACCTAACACAATGCTGATTACGCCAACTGCAATAATTGTCCAGTACACCCAGTTTAGCATTGCATCAGGTATGAGGTTTAGTATCCACATATCAATCTCCTAATATGTGCAGAGCATGATTGTAGTGTTTAATACGATCGTCTAAGCCAATGGTACCACCGTTGATGCGTTTGGTGGCAGTGAGCACATCACCTTTGTCGGCCCACTGATTTAGATTGTTGGTTTCCCAAAACCAACAGGCTGATTGTACAGCACCTTCAAAGGTTGCTAGATATTCAGGCACATCCTCTACAGCGGTTTCAATGCTCATGGCAAAATTTTCATAGTTGGACTTGCCAGTTAACTGAATTAGTCCCCGGCCACAATAACGATAACCATCTCCGGATTCTTCTGGACCGTTGCCCATTCTATTAGCATATATTCTATTGGCAATTGCTTCTTGTTTGTTGGGCAAACTGGCATATTGAGTGGCCATTGCATCATTGGGGAAATATTTTGGAAATATCTTGCGTAAACTTGCTGCCTTGTAATTTAAATTTTCTTTAATGGCTCGAAAACCTCCAGATTCGTGTGCGCATTGTGCAATAAACATTGCCACACGAGATTTAGTATTGATGTCGTAATCGGGTAATATTTCTGCCACTGCTTCGTACCAATGATCAATATAGGGATTACCAGGAACCATTTGATTTAATTGTTGCTGTGTAAATTCAAAGTCAAAACTCATAATATTGTCCTATTTGAAAAGTATTTATGGAATTCAGAATTTTATAAGTATATTATAATGAATGTTTTGATTCTCACTCCCGACCGTGTTGGCAGTACTCTACTACAACGATTAATCACTGTTTACATGAATGCACACGCATTTGATCAGCCTGTGATTAATTTACATGAATTAACCAACGGCATTATGAAGTATTATAGCCCTACATTCAATCAAGAAGTGCTGGGCAAGTTTGAAGACCGACAAAAATGGGGGTATTATCAAACTCTTGAAGAAATCACAGAACTTCTTGGCTCAGTTGAACATTATAAAACCACAAGACTAGCACATTATCATATTAAAAAACGACAGGACACTATTGCTAGTCAAGTTCCTTTTTACGAATACCTAAATCAAAATTTCTACATCATCAGTGCCCAACGAGACAATTTGTTTGAGCATGGACTCAGTTGGTGTATATCAAACGAGTCAAAGAAATTAAATGTGTTTAGCCATCAAGAAAAAGTTGATGCATTTTCTAACATTTATAAAAATAAAATCAACGTTGATCCATTGGCGCTGATAAAATACCTTGACCAGTATGTTGAGTATCTGGCCTGGGTAGACAATCACTTTGACGTTAACTCGTATTTTAAATACGACAAAGATATGTCAAGACTTGAAGAGTACATACTTGGGCTGTCTATCTTTAGCCAGCAACCAAACAAAAGGTCCTGGAAAGACATCTTTGAACTAGAGTTTGCTGACTGGAACAAGTGTCATTACCTAATCAGCGATCTAAGCGGAATCAGCACACAACTACCATCTGTTGACCATCCAAAGTTGACCTATGACGGAAAAGAATCCAACTTTGATAATGTGCAACTACAAAGCCTGGCAAGAACAGAGATACCAAAGTCTTTGTCTGTGGTCGATCAACGGTTCTTAATAAAAAATGGCCCAGGGTATCAAAAAGCACACAATGCTATCAACCAGCTGGTAGAAAACAAAGTACTAGTTACGCCTGTGCCAATAAAACTGCAAACAATGCTGGAAAAGAAGTTATTAATTAATAATTTTTCTCAGTGTGTTGATGTGTATAACAAATGGTCAGAGTCAACAGGCATGGGTATTCAGTACTCTGATGAAGATATTGAGTTGTCAATAAAAGAAGAAATCAAAACCTGGCATGCTACTGCTTTGTTAAAGTAACTCTGTAATTTTGTCCACAAAGGCAGAGGCAGTTTTGATATCATAATGATATCCGTCCCGGGCAAGATCTAATTTTTCAAATTCAGGAATAAATTGTACATCTGGCAATTGCTCTTGAAACATTGATTTAAAACCAGACGCACAGAAATTTGGAATAACGCTGTGAATTATGTTGCAGTTGCCTTTGTTTTCTTCTATCTTGTTAATACAATCAATAGTTAATGCTATGTCTGCTTCATCTGTGCTTTTGACAAAATGCAGTTTTAAATCCTCGTCACTGACGTTTGTCCAAGATTGATCAGAATTTTTTAATTCTTCTTGAATAAAGTTGGGTAGGATATCTATATCAATGACGTTGGGACATGCGGGCCAGGAAGAATCTTTTACATTGTTATAAAAGTCCTTCCACTTTTTATTTAAGACTGTTTGATATTCATTTTCTCTACGATGCAGATAACTCCAGTGTATGATCACCATTTCAGGAACAATTTCTTCAATAACTGTTAATGCTTTTCTTGTAATCCATGAATTACTACCACCGTCCATGCTTACATTTACAATTCTTTGTTTCAACTGAGACTGTAGTATATTTGGCCAAGTGTGAGATAACGGGCTTCCAATGCCCACAGTAAAGCTATCACCAATGCACCAAATTGATCTTTTTAAATCTACTGGCCATTCAGAATCTCTGAAGCCTCGACTGTTGTGTTTGTAATCTACAACAAATTTATATCTAGTAAAATGATTTTTATCTAGTGCCAATTTAATGTTGTCAATGCCACTGTATTCCCAACGTTGATTTATCCTACTAGGTAAAATAAAATCAGGTAAAATCACTCAAGACCCATGCTCTTACGAATTTTAGTTGCGCTGATATCAGTTATTGATGAGTCAAATGACTCTTGTTCAATCTTATAGCCAACATCTCTACCATAGGTAATGTTTACAATGTTAGGTACAACCTGTATTTCATACTGTCCTTGATACAAAGTATCTAAGTCACGCCGTATGAAAGATTTGACTTTTTCAATTTCAAATGGGTTAGAGCCTTGCCACCCTTGACAGTCACGTATTTGAATTACCACTTGCCCTGTCTTGGCAATAGCACGTTCAAACAAAGCTCGATGGCCAGCATGCCAGGGCTGCCAACGACCTAACATTTGTACAGTTTCTTTTTGCCAATCAAACACTGGCCGACGGCGATTTTCTAATATATGCGATCCAATAAACTCAGCCCATTTTTCAGCATTTTGTTCTGTAATTCTAAAGTCATATACTTCAGGCGGAACAAAGGCCTTGTTGGTATCTTCGTAACGGCCTTTATCAATGGTGTCAACCCAGATGGTCCAATCAGCTTTGAAATTGTTGCGCATCTCTACCAATGGTGCAACAAAGTCACAGATCACATATTCTCCTGAGCACTCTATGGCAAATTGGAACATACGCAAACTTTGACGAATACGTCCAGCATCAGAAAAATCCCAATCGTTATACTTTTTACGAATGTCGTCGGCATTGAACCAATCAACACCTACATTCATAAAGTTGGGACCGGGTATTCCTTCATAATTCATTACTCGACTGGGATTAATTTTCATTAAATCCCCATTGGTTTCAATATATTGTTTTAGTGCCTGTGCTAGATATGTTTTGCCTGCACCGGGCAAGCCCATTATTAAAATACGTTGTGTGCTCATTTCCATTTCCTTGAAGAGTGTTTTGCTAAATCATCTGTGGGATGATAATCCACAGGTTGAAAGTATTTACGATTGGTATCATCTTGTAAAATTTTATTTAATACTGGGTCTTTAAAATCTATTGGGAATTCCAATTGCTTTGAAATTTGCCGCAAATAATTTTCTTTATAAAGATGCAGTAACTCATAACTTAGGAATACAGGACTCCATGTTGTTAATTTTTCATATTCTGCCAGTGCTATATCAAATGTGGGTTCGCCGCGCACACGAGTTTCTTGACAGTTTAATACATTACGATCTCTACCAATGATAGCAATCTTTACCTGTATGCCCAGACCCATTGCAGTGGCAGCAAAACGCACAATATTGGGCACAGTACGCTCACCGTTCATCATGTACGGTGTACTTACACTGGTCACAAAGTACTTGCATTCACCCCAGACAAACTCTTTTAATAGATCGGGGTTCTCCCAACAGGCCGCAAAGGGTTCTTGATCATGCCCTATCCAGTATTCGTGTAACAAGGCATGCCATGCATACACATCAGGGTGTAAGGCAAAGATCTTGCTCCATAAATGATTTCCCGAACCCTGCGGTCCTGTCAGGATTAACAGAGTTTTCATCTTGGCAAATGAGCTAGAAATTCTTGTGTGCGATCAGTTATAACGCCTGTTAATTGTAGCGTTACTCGGGGATGGTGCCCAGCATTAGCAGTCGAGTGTGGCATGTTGACCCAGTCAAATGTGCTGACATCACCGGAACGCCATTGATTCCAGTGATGGTTACCATATTCCCAGAACTGTCCAGGTTGCCAGTCTGTGAGCTGAACAAATATACGCATCACACGTGAGGGATCTTCAGGATTCCATTTCTGTAATTTATCCATGTGTAGGTTCCAAACTTCCCCAGGCTGTTGCACATGAATACGTTCCATGCAGTCGTCTAGCGCAAACTGGTTGGAAATCTTTTTGAGCGACTCGGGCATGTTCCAGTTTAAATGAGTGATAATTATTTTGGGGTCTACACCCACACGCTCTAGATCATATTCTTCTGCCACCAGGTCCTCACGTGGAGGCAACACACCCTCGCCTTTGTAACCACGTGTTTCCCAGGTGGCCGGCTTGGAATTGGCCACTATGTCAGCAACATCAGCTGACCACGTGGGTTCAATGTGTCCTAGATGTGCAATTACATCTTCAAAACGATCCAATCTTTTACTATCAAAATGGTATGTGCTGGTGCTTTTGGTGAAATCCCAACTGCTTTTAAATTCGTCTGTTATCATATTACTTTTACCCTTATGTCGTTTACTGCGTACTCTTGTGTGTATTCTGCGGGAGGTGCATCTATGCCCAGGGCCGCAGCCAGTCGTAGATTGTTGTCCATTACAGGTTTATCATTGTATTTCCACCATGCGGCCAATATGTCTCGATTCTGGCTGCAAATGATCTGTGCCATGTTCTTTAAGTCTCGAAAATACTCATGATAGTCAGGATATGTTATATCAAAATGCCCGCATTTGACCCACCAGCCCAGGCATGCGTCATCATTTCGATGCACAATTACAATGGGTGTTTCGGGGAATAGGTCGCGCAAATAGTCAATGTGATTTGAGAACACATGACTTTTGATAATACGCACACCCTTGGATTCTTTAAATTGAAATGGCTCAGCAAATATTTCTTCTAGTTGCTGTCTGTTTAATGTTGTCAAATCCTCAGGCAGTGGGCTAATCATGCCTGGATCAAAGTACGCACCCAGATGCATGAGTTCCATTTTGCCCGATGCATCATGATAGTAAGTCCATTCATCTCTATAGTCCGAACGATCAATGTCAGGACTATAGTAGATGTTTTTGACTACACTACTCCATTTTGAGCCCGGAGCACCGGCTACAAAGATATATTTCATTCTTTACTTAAATCAATTCGACTCAACACAGGAATAAATGCCGCACGTAATTCGTCCATTTGCTTTCGAAGCCCTGCAGGAGTCAACTCATCTTCAGCATAGAAAATAACATTGGCTTCTCTGTATTCTGCATATTCTCGGCTACGAACCGCGGCACTAAATTGTTGTTGATACCAGGCAACAATTTCTCGATCTGTCCCAGGAGGCAATTGTATACTCCAGGCCGCATATACATTGATGCCAGGGGCAATGGTGTTCAACAACGGGACACCAGGAAACTGTGCCATCTTTTGTGTGCCTGTGAACCCAATAGGCTTTACCTTGCCTGCGTCAACCAGAGATTTGGCCACTGTAATCGGTATAATAGCAAATTCAGTACCTGTTTTGCCGTCATAACTTGCGGCACTGGTTACTGCTGGCATAGGGCCGTTGAACCTTACAGGATTAACCATGTCTCTATTGCCTTTTCCTTTGTCCATCAAGTATTCATATGCTGTGCGATGTGCTCCACCGCCGACTGCAATATTAATTGTTCTGCCTGACTGAATATACTTCACAAACTCCTGTGGAGTATTAACACCGCTCTTGACACCGGCCACTAATACCAATGGTGATTTGCCCATGGTCAACACATCAATGAATGAGTCGTAATTGTATTTCTTTATATTCTTTTCCCAAATATCATTTGTTACATAACTGCTCATGTGGCTGGGCAAGTTAATAGTATGGCCGTCATTGACTGCTTCCAAAAACCGGTTGTTGGCAATAACCGAATCGGCTCCGGGAATGTTTTGCACAACATAAACAAATTTAGGGTTTTGTTTCTGTACAATATCCGCCAGTTTACGAAAGGCCATTTCATTGCCAGCACCGGGTGTGTTACCAATATACACAGTGACAGGCTTAGTTGGTTCCCATGCGTGAACTAGTGTGCTTGCAGTAACAAGCAATAAAGCAACAAACTTTTTTAATGTACTCATATTATCTCCTTAAATATACTTAATTAAAAAAACAAGACCAGTAAAATTTTTACAGGTCTTGTAAAATTATTTATCTCAAAGGTAAAATTTTATATGAATACCAAAATTTTTGACTTATTAACTAAAAATTTGCAGGCCGCCTTTAATTTACCCAAGTATCAGAGAATTCTTGACACCATTGGGCCGGACACAGAAGTTGACAAACTTCCTTGGACTCCGGCTAGATATCGTAAATTCAAAGACGCTGTGGATGCTGAATTGCAGTTGTCCTGCGATTATGTTGGTACATTAAAGAACATAACAGCTGATCTCAGCGAACGTTATATCAATCACTTTTTTGGCGAAATCTGGAAACCCAGAACTGGCGACTATGACTACACAGGCTGGCAGTTGGCTGAAGAAATTAATCAACTCAATCCACATAGTGTACTAGATGTTGGTTGTGGATATCATCCTTTTAAAGGTCGTATTAACAACGTTGTTGGTATTGATCCCTATAACAACTGCGCCGATTACATGGTTGACATTCTGGACTATGCTGGTAGTCACGATGTTATTATTGCTTTGGGATCAATTAACTTTAATAGTCGTGATGAGATTGAATCACGCTTTGCTAAGTGTGTTGATCTATTAGAATCAGGCGGCAAATTTTATCTACGAGCAAACCCTGGAATCACACACAAAACAGGACCATATGTTGACATATTCCCCTGGAGTTTTGAAATAGTCAAAGAGTTTGCTGACAAGTACAAGTTAAAGTTGTTAGAGTTTAAAAAAGACAACAACGATAGACTGTACTTTGTGTATTCTAAACCTTGATATCTTTGATTAAATCAAAGGCAGCCAAATGAGCTTGTTCTAAAGGGTGTAGTGTGTTGCTAATAGGATATCCTTTGACCTGGCTCCACTCTAAGAAATTCTTATCTTCAAACTTGGTCATGTAAGGACGTACATAGTTTTGTAGGTCCATAATTCCTGGCGGTGCATGATATTTACTGTCAAAGGTTAAGTCGTCCATGTAGGTCATTATAAATGGACAGTTCTTTTCTTTAAGTGTGTCTATGGCCAAGCGCATACACATTAGAGTATTGAGTTTATCTCTGTACTCAGAGTGTAGGTTTTTAAAATAAAAAGTAGAATTGGTATCTTTTTCAATAGGGCGTAGTGTTAGCCAATCATCTTTGTGATCAGTGTGATCAAATCGATCAATCCAGGTCCATCCGATCACAAACAAGCTGTGTTCATTGCAGCCTGCTTGATTTAGCACACGGTCAAGTATGCTGAGATTGCCAATGCCTGGGCGGGCATAACAAATATATTGGTAATCTAAATGATTAGCAAGATGTGCGGGCCAGGTTAGTTTACTGGGTGTGGCCCAAAGAGCACCATTTCCGTCGTCAGATAAATCTGTTCCAAAAATGAAACTGCACCCAAAGCTTTTGAGTTTCATAGGTATAGTTATATACCAGCGGCGGCCTGTAGACTGCGAATATCTTTTTCGCGTTCAAAAATTTGTTTTGGTTGAATACCTGCGGCTATGCGCATTTCGTTTAGTCCTGACTCTTTTTCTTTACGATACAGTTTAGGACTTAGCGGAACTAAGCTATCAAATATTTCTTCAGTAAAAGGGTGCTCTTTTCCTTCGTAGCGCATGGTCCAGTCGTCAGGGCCAAACTCGGTGAGTGTACTTAAATCGTCAACTAACTCTGCTGTGTGCTTGCCAGAAGTACTACGTCTACGCATTTCTACGTAGACCAGATATCTACCGGCTTTGATTTCTCCTGGACTGGTGTCTGAATCCAACACAAAGTCATAGCCTTTTTCAAACCAATTCACAAGATCCTTTGCGGCTTGTTTACTGCGAACAAAAAAGCTTAGTACAATAATTTCGTCGTCGTCGCCCATTTTACTAGCAAATTCGTCCACGTGAATTGTGGGCTTCATCATGCCCTCTAGGTCCTTGTACTCAAGGCCTTCAAACAGCGGCTGGTTGTTGTGCATCTTGTCCTCCAATTGCTGGTTGTTGTACGTCGTCTTGCCGGAATTCTTCTTGGTCTAGATCTTCTTCGTAGGCGCTGTCTAGATCTTCTAGGTCAATTTGTTCGCCTTCCATCTCAATGGAGCCTGTGCGAATATCAGACATCAATGTCTTGGGCATGACTATTTCAACCAGCCATACTTTTTTATCGATTAATCGTGCTTTGTGTGTACCAGGAATGAAATCATCGGGATCCTCAATTTTAATTGGAATCTTTATGTTTTTCTTCATGTATTTTACTTCGCAGTCAAAGGGAAGTAAACGACGAGCCCCACGTGGGTCGGGCATGAGTTTTTCAGGCCACATAAAAATACAGCCAACTTTGTATTTTCCGATAGTTGGACCTTGTACTAGTTCACCCAAAATCCAATTTTTAAATGCATAGATATCTAGCTCATCCAGCACACGTTCAAAGTCCAACAGGCTCAACAGACTACCTTCAGACATGTAGATGTTTTTAATATTGTCGGCTACCAGCCAGTAATCACTGTGGTCTTTGAAGATATCTTTATCAAGTTTATTGCTCATACTATTATTTATTGTTCTTTAGAAACTAGTTGGTTTTTGCTTTATTGTCAGGATCCGGACAGCCTAATACTTATGACATAATTTACCGAAATACAGATACACTAAACTTATTTTTATAATGCCTAAATACCTGTGCCCAGGAAAGGGAGTTAACTATGTTCAAAGGAGAACCGAACTTGAGTAGAAACCGAGGCGCCAAGGCGCAAAAACGCATCCAAACAGTTACTGAAAATACCATTCAATTTAACTTACAACCCAACTTAAAACAACGAGCAATAGAACTTATACCCAAAACTAAAAACCAAGAAAACCTTATATTAAATCTACTCGACGTAGATCAGCACATCATAGTAACAGCAGGGCCAGCAGGAACTGGTAAAACTTATCTAGCCATGCTGGCAGCGGTCAAAGCATTTAGAAGTGGAGAAGCCAAGCGTATCGTTCTAACTCGTCCCGCCATTGGCGTGGAGGATGAACAACATGGCTTTTTACCCGGCAATCTAGTGGCCAAAATGGAACCCTGGACAAGACCCCTGCTTGATGTACTGCGTGAATACTACCGACCCACTGAGATCACTGCAATGATTGAAGATGGTACTATTGAAATTTCACCCTTAGCCTACATGCGTGGACGCACGTTCAAGCATTCCTGGATTATTGCAGATGAAATGCAAAACGCTACTCCTGCACAGATGAAAATGCTATTAAGCCGTATAGGCACAGGCAGTCGTATTGTGGTCACCGGAGATGTGGAACAAGCAGATCGACAACAGGATAACAATGGGTTGTTGGATCTATGCTTAAAATTAGAAGCAAGACCCATCAACGGAATGGCTGTGTGCAGAATGACCGGCCGAGATATACAAAGACACCCAATAATTGGAGAGGTACTACAATTATATCAATAAACATTTAACAACAAAGGGCAGACTATAAATATTTGAATGATTAAAATAGACCAAATCCGTGCATTACACATTGAACTTAGTTCTCGTTGCAATGCACGATGTCCCATGTGTATGCGTAACTACCGGGGCGTGGATTTTAATGGAGGGTATCCGTTGACTGAGTTGTCACTCAGTGATATTCAACACATATTCCCTTCACACTTTTTAAAACAAATTAACCGTATTAACTTTAACGGAAATCTTGGAGATTTTAGTCTGGCCAGCGATGCGTTGGAAATAGTTGACTACTTTTTATCTAATAGTACTGCTCAAATACAGATTGAAACAAATGGTAGTACACGTTCTACTGCCTGGTGGCAGAAATTAAACAACCATCGAATTAAAGTATTATTTGCATTAGACGGACTCAAAGACACACACAATCTGTACCGTCAGAACACTGATTGGGAAAAAATAATAGATAATGCTGTGGCGTTAATCCAATCAGGCGGAAATGCTGTTTGGAAATTTATTCCGTTTAAACATAACCAACATCAATTTAATAGTTGTCAGACACTGAGCCGTCAGTTGGGATTTTCAGATTTTACAGTACGAGATCAGGGACGTAATCAAGGACCGGTATTTACAAGAAACGGCGAGTTTAGTCATTGGCTTGGCGATGCACAATCTGACATACCCGATTCTAATGCTTTAATTGAAGATCATTTGACCTGGTTTGATTATAAAAAGAAAATTCCCTGGGTTAATGATAATGCACAAATAGATTGTGGCCATATAAAACAAAAAGAGATTTATATAGCTGCCGACGGATCTGTGTATCCTTGTTGTTATCTGGGATATTTTCCAAAGACAATGCATCAACCAGGAAACAGTCAATTTAAAGATCTTGTCAAAGAAAACAATGCATTAGAATACAGTCTAGAGCATTGCATTGATTGGTTTGACCAGGTAGAAAAAACCTGGACTTTACCCAGTGTGGCACAGGGTAAGTTGTATACGTGTGTTAGTGCCTGCGGACACTAACACTTTTCTATTCACCAATGATAATATTGTAGAGTTCTTTCCAATTTTTTACTATTGGAATTGATTCATGGTAATGGTTCATGTTATGCCCGTGTTCAATGAGAATTGATTTGAGTCCAATATCAAACCCAACTTTGGCATTTTCGGGTTTGTCTTCTACCCACCAGCACCCTGAGTTTCTATAAGGCTCAAGTGCTTCGTGTTTGTCAGCACCTGTAGGCAAACAAACAATCTCTTCAAATACTGTATCGCCAAACAATTTGTCAAGATTCATTCTGCGTAATTTTTGTGCGTTGGGATCTGTACTAAGGCTAGTAATACAATGAAACACATAGCCATGTTCTTCATGAAGACGTTTTACATAGTACATGGCATCACGCAGGGGTGGCAAGAATCCAATTGCGGCGCTTTCATTGAACATCTTGATCAGTTTGCGACCTTGTTCGTAAGAGATATTGTAACGTTCCCCAATATCGTAGTTTAACTCGCCGCCGGGTACCTTTGTAAATCCATGTTCGTCCATCCAGATAGCAAAGGCGTACTCCCAATTAAGCAGTACTCCGTCACAGTCAACTAGGATTACCTGACTGTTCACCTGGCTGAGAGATCGGTTCTTGTTTAGTAATTTCATATCCGTTTTCTTTAAATAATCGTGTAATGGTCAATATAATATTAAGTCAATGTAAACGAGCAGTGATTGTATTGTATAGATAATCAGCCCAAATCTCATGACCAAGTTCAGTTGGATGTTTTGTGGCTTTTTGGTAATTTAACTTGCTTTTTTCTAACCATGAGATTGCCAATTCACTGCTGGCATATAGACTCATAAATTGGAATTTATATTTTTTATACAGGTCAATATCTTTGAGTAGCTTGTGCAATGGTACCAGCGCAATGCCAGAAAGAAATCTAACATCTGTAGGATAATCTTGATTACTCTGATACTCAGCCAAACAATCGACCCAGATTTTTTTAGTTAGATAATCTTCAAGCACTGAAATATTACTATCAAAACTGTAGGTAAAGTTTCTAGAAATTACAAATTGAACCAAACTATGTTGCTTGCATGTTTGAGCAAGATTCTCAAACATATTTTTTTCGTATTCACACAAATATTCTTCAAGACTGGGTTGTTCTTCAGGAACCCAAACTCTGTCCCAATATGATTCTCGGCAGTTTTCAGTTAGAGTAATTGTCACAATAATCTTTTTATATTTTGTCTCAACTATAGGTAAAAGACTTTTTACCCAATCACAAAACTCTATATTGGCACCACCACACTTGGCAAGATTGATAAAATCAGCATCTAGTTTTTTTGCCAGCAATGCACCATATATTTTGTTGACTCTGTTGGGATGGTCATGCTTACCAGCTTCAGCATCAATATCAAGAAGACTATCTCCCCAGGTCCAGCTGTCCCCAGCTGTGATCAACAAAGTATCTTTGTTGTGTAGTGATTCATGATACCACGATCTTGCTGGAGATGAAAGATTGTTGTGTATTTCAGCTAATAAATTAAAATAACCCATTGATCTAAGTTGTTAGGGCAACAGCGTTGCCGATTGTTTGTTCATTGGCTTTTCTTCTTTTTTAATTTCGTACCCGTTTTCTTTAAGTAATCGTGTAATGGTTGACTCGTAGTACTGATAAAAATAAGTGATAATTTTGTCCCAGTCCTTGGGTAAATTTTGACCTTCCAGGGTGCATTTTACCACCTCAAGTTTTTTAAAGTCTAAGATAACACTACAGGTCTGGATGTCTTTGGTTTTGACATTTTTAGATACAGTCATGACTTCGTCAATTTTGCCATCAGCTTTTCTAAAGTATGTAATAAGCATGTATCTCATAGCTGACTTAACTCTACTAGTGTCGCTGACAAATTAATTTCTTGGTCTGCCATCATTGGAATGTTTACAATTCCTTGTCTAATGATAACAATGGCCTGATCTTGCTTTGCAGGATTATCACTCCATAAATCAAGATTATCATACATCCAACGATACACTTCTTCCATTTCTTCTGGACGCACACTTGAACATAGCAAAATACGTGCTTCTTTAACTCGACCAGCTTTGAATAAATTGACTACATCCAATTTCCAGTCTTTGATTGCACCGCCTTCGTCGCCCCTAGGAGAAGTAAGTTGTCCACTAGTGGAATTCATCTGACACATGTTAAGACATTTACGCAGATCAGGATACGTTGCTTTTACATAAGTATCCAAGGTATCCAAGTCAAACTCCATGCCTTCTGTGACCAACACAGTGGCAACACGAGCAGTAAACTCAGTGACGTCCACACGTTCAATGTGAAAACCCTGGCACCTAGAATGTAGCGCAGGAATAATACGGTTAGGGTAGTTACAAGTAAGAATGAAACGAGCACTGGCATGATATGTTTCCATGACACCGCGCAATGCAGCCTGCCCATTTGGAGTGATATAGTCTGCTTCGTCTAACAGTACAACTTTAAATTCACCAAACGGCATTGTTTGCACAAAGCCAGTGATCTTATCTCTGATTGTTTCTACAGAGTTTTCTCTCGATGCGTTAATTTCTAACACATCATATTCGTCAATGCCCAATTGATGTATCAGGATTTTGGCCAAGGTAGTTTTGCCCACACCCGGAGCTCCACTAAACAACAAGTGAGGTATTGAAGCCGACTTGACCCATCCTGCTACCTGTTCCTTTTGTGCATTGTCTCTAAATACATAACCATCCAAATCTATAGGGCGGTATTTTTCTGTCCAAAGTTCTTTCATGTTACCAACTCTCCACGTCTGTTATATCTAATTTAATTGTTGACTTAGGATCAAACTCAATGCTAACATTGGGTCCAATGCCGCTGGTAGATTCTTCAGACCACGTTACTGTATCAATATCATACATTTCAAAAACTTCTTTGAGTTTTTGAAATTGCGTTTTAGTAATTACGATTGTTTTCATTTCTTTTTAATACCTCAATCATTCTGTCTTGTTCCCACCGATCTTCATCAGTGAATTTGGGCAAGTCTGCATACAAATCTTCTATAAAACATTTTACACGATATAAGTCTTGTTTGCAACAGGAAGAGGTAAAACCGTCATTGTACGGAGAACGAACTTGGCTGGCAATAGAACGCAGTTGCTGAAAGATATCAGCAATGTCCCAGTTTTGTTTAAAACCCATTAACGGCGTGAGGATGCTTGAATAGCGTCTGACAGAGTGTCATCGGACGGCTGTGTTTTAGATATCAATAAAATGTCTTTTGGGTCAACTTTTCGGATTGTTTTTGCTCCAACGTCATCTTCAATTTCAACACCACGTGTCCAACGACCATGTGCCACGCAAATCCATTGTCCAACAGTGACATCTTTTTGTTCTGGACCAACGGCATAAACTTCACCCCAGCGTGGTCTTATTCCGGCTGTGGTACCATTGTCGTTTAGTAGTAAAATACCGCTTTGTAGTTTGCGGCCTGAAAACTCCATTTCGGCAACAATCACTGTGTCACCTAGTGGTCTTAGTTTGGAAATTCTATGCGGTGCAAAAGCTAATTTCATCTTAAATTTTCCTGTTTTCTTCCTGTGCCATCTGACGTGCTGTTTTTAATGGTTCTTGTTTGACCTGTCTTGCTCTGGCAATGGCCGCGGCTAAACCAACAACTTCCTGAGCCTCGGGCACATCAATTGGTTTAACAAAATCATCGTTGAAGTCTTCCGGTGCATCAGGTATGTCAACCACAGGAGTTGATGCTTCTGCTGATTTGGCACTAGAATAAATCTTTGTATCTTGTACATTTGTTTGACGTCCATATTGTTTGTTTACTCGATTGTTTCGAGAATCAATAGGACGATTCATACTGTCAATTAAATCACCACGAGCATTTACGCCCATATTACCTACAGCACGTACTTCTTCGTTCTGAAGTTGTAGTGCCCCAAGGTCAACGGTTTTTCCGTTGGCAGTTTTATAAATTTTGCGTGTCATTGTCTATCCTCTTAAAATTTTATTTAACGTAAAAACTCGGTAGGGTCTAAATCATAGTGTAGACTGTCTACTTGATGTACTTCTAACAAGTACAACACATAACTGGCCACGCTAGATCCTCGACCCACTCCCCAAATTACACGATTTTCCTTCATTACATCTACTAAGTATTTCAGATAACGCAGTAGTCCAAATAAATTACGTGCTTGAAATAATAATAATTCTTGCCCTACTCTTTGTAGTTCTGTATCAGTTTTACAAAGAGTTAACACATGTTCAGCAATATCTAAATTTTTATAAGCATCGGGCATATACCAAGTGTCTTGTTTAAATCTGTCCCAATCTGGAATAGAAACATCACTGTTATCCGGAAATGTCCAGGTGGTCAACGACTCCGGCGCTTCCTCTAAGATTGATACCAATTGTTCAATGTTTACAGATTCGTCAACTATGATTCCAGGCATTGAACAAACATTATACCCTTGCATGGTAAGGTCACATAGATCATGGTCGGAGAATATTAATTCTCCAAATTTATTTTTTTTCATCTTTTAAAAAATCTGCAAATAACACAGTACTATGATCTTTGTCGTTTGTCAACTCGGTATTTCCCCAGTCTAGATCTAACTCTTTCCATTCAGGCATTCTATCCAATGTAATGACTTTGCTAGTTCCACGTTTCTTTTTGGAGTTATTTGCCCAACAAGGTTTAGAGTCGTTCCACCAACCTGTGTATTCAAATCCATTGATAGATTCATTTTCGTTGTGTGCATAAATCATACTGTCGCCGTGTCCACTGGATATTTCTAGGTCTGTAATAATCAGTCTAGACTCTGTGATTGCATTAAATTTTGAAAATAACACAAATCCAATCACTTGGTCAACAGGTTCACTTGGTAGGGCAATTAATCGTTGTCCAGTTTCCCTATAAGCTGTGATTATTTCGCTGTCATCAGCAATCAATACACCGTCATTCAATACTGAATCAATCCAGTAACGTATTCTTTCGTAGGCAATATTTTGCTCATCGGGGTCACTGGTTGCTGTAATCATTTTTAATTCTATGGAATACAAGTTAATTAAAAACTTTTTTTGATAGACCATGCCTGCGGCAAAGTCAAATGTTTTTCTTAATTTAACATTCATGATATATCTATTTTATCTGAAAAATCAGGACCTGATTTTTTATTTGCATCATACATTTTTTGTGTTTTTTCTCGATATTTGTTGGTGTATGTTTCTATGGCCATTCTTATTTGACCAGACAAAAATGCATTTCCTGTACGATGTGCAAAACTTAATTTTTTGTTCAAGTCGGATATCTTAGATTGTAATTCTTCTAAGCTCAGTCCGTCAATGTTGTTTATTAGTGGATGTTCCATGAATAAAAAAGCCCTTGATGCTATTATAGCAATAAGGGCCTGTGAGGTCAAGTGTTTTGGTTAAGCAAATGTCACACCGTTTGCACCAATTGCAAACCATTTTGAGTTAATATACATCAGTGTACATGCATCGCCAATGTCGTTGAATGTAATTGTGCCTGTGCCTGATGACTTCCATCCTGCATTGGTTACAGTGATAACCATATCCCCGGCGTCAGCGTACATGGCAAATACCTTGACCTGACCAGTGTAACCGGCTGCCAGGGTAGCAGTTTCGGCAGCTGACGTGCTGAAATATGATGTAGTCAACAATATGTTTGCGGCGCCACCAGATGCCAAGTCTTCTGAACTTGGCAAGTAAATTGGATCTAAGTTTCTGTTTTGGTCAATGATGGTAATTGTACTTCCACCATCACCAGTTTCAAATTCAAATTCATAGGTACCTGTTTTGTTAAATGTAATAATATTGCTGGCAAGGCCTTGAATGTTACTAATGCCCAGGCTAACGGCAGCAGGCAACGTCAGCGTGTGGCCGGTACTGGCCACTGTTATTTGCAAACGTAAACGTGCCACTGATCCTGCGGCTGGAAAATTAGTAAAAGAAAGAGTAATAGCGCCAGATGTTGTCAGTGTATAGTATGGTCCGGCGGCATAGTTAATTGTTTGTGATCCAGTAACTGTTCCTAGTGCAACACGAGTTTCACTCATGTCTTGTAACTGGGCATTTTGCAATATGCTGCCTCCCATGTTATTATCCAAGGTTGATCCGGTTAGCGCCGCTTTTAAAATTACCTTGCTCTGTAGGTCGCTGATTTCAGCCGACGCATAAGCAAAATTGGTTTTTGTGTTGGTAAAGTTGTCACGAAAACCTTGACTGTCGTTGTCCTGACCAGCAACTGGGTAGGTGCCGTCGATGTTGTTTGGGTTGATATTACTTGCCATATTTTATCCTAAAATTGTCCTCTTTGGAAATACCAGATATTTATCGTACACATCGGTGTTTGTTAATATATTAACTGGTGATATAAATCTAGTACTATTACCATCAAAGATGGTAGGAGTTGTTGGTCTTTCTGGAATATAAGTCCAGGCTCGGTAGGTTAATCCGGGTGGCGCCGCGTAAGGAACATACAGCTCTTGTCCCCTGTAGGTATTTCCATGTACAATTTTAACATAGTCATCGGCCATTACAGGCAATACTTCAGTTAAAAATACCACATTTTCAGCAGTGATAGAGATTCTATAAACACTCAAACGTTCAAGTGGAGGTATTATCACTGACTCATCATAGGTGTCATCATCGTAGGGAACTATAGCCGGTTGTGTGGGATCGTACCCCCCTAGATAATTGCTAAAGGCTTCATCTATAGTCATTCCACCAAAGTTTTCTTGCTTCTTTAAGATAAGAGTTTCGCCGTTCAAATAACGTCCTGATGCTCCATCTATACCACCTAGAGTTCTAATGTAATCTAACGTTTGATTATTAATTTGTGAGTACGCTAGTGTAGTAGCATACCCAACTTGTCCAATGTATCTTAATCCCAGCGGGCGTTCTACAGTATCAAATGTGGTGGCCGCTGGTGGATACGGAATCCACTTGCCACCAAATACACTATCTTCATAAGGGAACCAGTTATAAGTCAGCGAGCGGTCTAGTTCATATCTATCAACTTCAAAGTCAATGATATTAAGCTCTTGACCAAACAGTTCTTTGATGTTATAGGCAATTCTGCCAGAACTGCCTGGGTTAACATACGCAATTACCCAGGCGGTTGTAAATCCTAAAATTTTCCCATTTGATTGTTTTGATGTCATCCACAATGGTAATACTGGACTAATTTGTCCAACAACGTCAATCACTTGATCTCGCATGTCAACTAAACTATTTGGATACACTACTGATATCTCAGTTGAATCACCAGCATTAACAGGGTAAGCAAGGGTTACAGACTTGCCAACGCTTTGTCCTTCGTTGTTGACCAAATTGTCAATGACTTCACTGTAGACAACTTCATAGATAACCTTGCCATTGTTGTCAAGTGCTTGTGCAGTTTTAATGTCGCCAAGTGTTAGATTTTTCCAATAGTGGTTGATGTCTAAGCTAGAAATATATTTTTCTAAACTTGATGCAGTTAATCCATATGCGTGATCATATACCACATTCTGTGATATTCCAAAATTAGCATCATCCGAGCGATATATCAACTCTGCAGGAATAATATCCTGATTTTGTACCAATTGTCCAATGATTGCACGGTCATTAAGCGGTGGCATGGCCTTGATATATAATCTTTCGTAAGGCTCGTTGTATGCACGATTCACTGTGATAGAAAATCTACGGAACACAGACACGAGATTTATATTTGCTGTATCTTCAACTTGTACTGTGGCTGTTGCTCCAACGCCGCCACCGCCAGTGATGGTAACAGTTGGCGGAGTTACGTATCCAAATCCGCCGTTGCCCAGAGCAATACTAGTAATAACTCCGCCAACTATGGTCACTACGCCAGCACTTGCACGTTCTGACTTTGAAGTGCTTGGGGGAGCGGAAATAGTCACAGTTGGGGCGGATACATATCCTGATCCGCCGTTGGTAATCTGAATTGCCGAAACTCTATAACCCGAAACTGCTGTCTGGGGACTATATGCATTGACAGTAAAATCAAACTTTAAGTCAAATGTGGTTGGATCAGCAACAACTCGGGTACTAGGATCTGTATCAAACGTGGTTGTTCCGCTGTCCAAGGCAAATGTATTAAAACTGACTTTACCTACTATATTCCCCGAAGGCAATAATCTAAGACCCTGCGGAAGTTTGCTGTCGGAACCTGACACCAGTTGATATTCCAAAGGACGACCCCCGGTGTTGTATGCTTCCACAGAGTAGAGACTAATAGCACCATTATCTATAATGCCTAAATCTGGGTCAGTCAACCAAATAACATCTGTTTCCACATTGCCAATGATGGTCATTGTGTAATAGTAAAACTCAGAAATGATTGTGGGGTCGTTGGCTTTTAATACACGGATTGCAAACTTGTAGGTATTTTCTGTTGCTCCAATTGCTGGAATATACCCATAGAACCAACCAGTTGTGGGATTTAGTGAAAGACCAGGTGGGAGACTAAATGTTCCACGGTCAAAACCAACACCGTCTTCGTCGTATACTGTTCCGCTGGCGTCAAATCCAATGCCGGCGCCCACAGTTAAACTGTATTCAATTGGATCCCCGTCAAAGTCTATGGCGTCAAATTTAAATGCAAAGAAATTGTCAGCTCTGATCCTGCCTAGGTCGCCAGGAGGGGTAATCATCACTGGAGTACGTATAGGAACAACGTCGGCAGTGATAAATGTGTTGTCTGCTGTGAAATCTGTGGTGTCGGCACTCATTGAATCTTTGCTGTATACAAATATTTCAAAAGTGCGTATGTTACTGTCTTTGCCATCACTGAGTTCTAGGCTAAATTGATAATTTTTACTGGTACTACGTGTTGAAAAATCAAAAGGATATTGTTCATACTGAGACATATCGTAGCCGGGTTCGGCTGTGCCTGGCACCCCAGTCAATGGTTTAATAATTCCAGTTATTAATCCTGAAGAAGTAACAATTAATCCAGGAGGAAGTGTGCCCGACAAGTAACTGACTTTTACAGTATCACCAGGATCAGTGTCTATGTACTGAATCTGGATGTGTACTTCTGTACCGTCATAGAATGTGCCAATGTTGCCTGGTGGAGTAATAAAGTCAGGAGCATCTTGCCCTGTAACTGTTAGCTCAAAGGTGCGGTCAGTCAGGCGGTCTACAACTTCTTTTCCGTTGACTAATTTTTCAGTGTATGCTCGGACTGCAAATCTATAGGTAACATCTCTAGAAACCTCTGCAGGAACACCTTGTAGACTGGCAATTGCTTTTGGGACGCCTTCAATAATACCAGTTTTACGACATTGGATTCCATCGGGCAGTTGTCCGGCAATCATTCGGTAATAAACGTCTTCGCCGTATGTTTCAGCCAAAATTGGAACTTGGTAAAATATACCCTCGGGTATAGTACCTAAGTTGCCAGCCGCGGTGATCCAAGTTGGTTGGATTGACATATTAGAAAGTTGATCCGGCTACTCTTTTCCAAACATTACTGCTGCCGTCGTAGTCTTGATAGCAGTAATAAAAATATTGATCATCGTAGGCAATCATTCCAGCTAGATCGCCAGTGGTGCCCACGGACGTTCCTGGAGGAATATCTTGTACACGACTATATAATTCGCCAAAATTATTGTTACATTTTGTGTATGCTGTGCGTAGAGGATCGCCAGTGCCATCGTTTGGCGAGGTTCCTACGTTGATAATTTCTCTTGACATGCTAATCCTTGTTCTCAATATTTATGGCGTTTTACAATCCGTAGTCCAGTGCTAGAGCATTGTAGTTTTGTTTTATTTGGTCAGCATTTAAGGCTCGTCCATAAATGGCACATACACCCATGTCACCACGCCAGTAGTTGTCTGACCGAGCCACTGCTTCTATTCCACTGTTTATAAATTGAGTAAATGTTATGCCGGTTGCTGGTGTGCCTATCTGTTGTCCGTTGACGTAATAAGTCACTACTCCACCGGTGGTTTGTGTAACAGCTACCACTATCCACTGGTTATCTGTCACTGTGAAAGATGAAGATATTGGGCCTGCCCATGGACTATTGGGACCGGTGCTAAACTGCATTTGCCAAGTGCTTCCCGACACGTGATACATGTAGGTATTGAAGTTACGAGCGTTACCGCTGCCACCAAACAAGTTACGATAAATGGCATTGCCGGTGTTGGCACTAACAGTTCTAATTGCAAACATTGTGGTTTTACCTGTATAGACCACATTCATTTTAGATGTTGTCACAGGAGCATACTGACTAGTACCATTGAAACTGAAGTAACTGGCTGTGCCAGCATTGGTAAAGGTTGGACTGCCAGTCAGGGTAGCATTGTTTTGATAAATGCTAAGGTCTGTCCAGGTAGTTCCTGAACCTGAATAACTGGCGCTGTTACCAGCGTCTAGGTATAGCAGGGCACCGTTGCTGTTAAACGATGCATCGTACGCTGATATTCCTGTTAATGTTACACCTTGTATGATCATTTAGACTCCGTACCTTGTTCGTATTGTTGTGTAGTTGTCTTGTATTTCAGTTGATGTCAAGGCACGGTTGTATATCAATGCCTGCCCAATTTTACCATTTAAATATTCAGCACCAGATGTTTTTGCTATTTGTATTGCACTAGATGTTACATTGTGCCCACTTGTAGTTTGTGTACCAATTTGTACTCCGTTGACCCAAATACTTCTATTAGTTCCATCATACTGTGCCACAGCATTAAACCACTGAGTAGCAGGTGATAGTGTTGCAGTTGCAGAAAAATCATTGGCCCACCAATAATTTAACAAAACATTAGTACCGCTAGCTCTAAAAGCATTTGATTGATTGCTAGAACCAAATGGTCCAACGCTTATCATGCCACTACTGCCCCAACTTGAGCCTAGTTGTATCCACACGCTTAGTGTATAGTTACTGTTGCCAGTCGGAAGATTTGTTCCGGTAGCATTGGTAAACCAACCGCTGGATCCAGTAGTAAAGTATGCTCCGTTCGACCTGGTAAATGAGATACTGCCCGAGTTTTGCATCGCAACATCGTTGCTGTTGCCGCTTAAATCATACCAGGTAGTACCCGAACCGGAATAACTTGAGGAACTGGCCGCATCTAGATACAGTTGTAATCCCGATGTCACTGGCACAGGATCAAATGGAACAGTGACCGCAACATTATTATTGATCAGGGCCATCATTGCTCCACTCATTATGCCACTCCAGTGCCGTTAATGAACCAAGTATTGGTGGCAACTTTTATCAGAGTGGCCATGCCAAATGTGGATACGGTTCTGTTGCCAGCAGTGGCATTGCCAGCTAGATATAGTGTAACGCCGGACCCTTGTGCCACTGTGATATTACCGGTACCTTGATTGATAACAGTCACTGCCGATCCAGTCTGAAATGCTTGACTGGCATTGTTGGCAATGGTCAGTATGTAGTTGATGCTCTGTGTAGAATAGAAATGCTTGCCAGCGTCAGCAGTAGCTACAGTGGCATTGCCTGTGAATGCCACCTGCGGTATGTCTCGATAACCCAGAGAAAAGCCGCTGACATTGCCAGTCACGTTGCCACCAGTAACCAAGTTGTCACCTGTGACATTTCCTGACGCTAAAATTTCACCAGTGACTGCTAACCCATCTTCTATGTTCACATAAGATGAATCATCACTAACAATATTGTTAATTACAAGATTAACTGCTGATAAATTTCCACCAGTGATATTGCCTGTGGCTGTCAGCGTGTTTGTTTTGATATCGTCAAGTGCTACATCACCAATAGAGCCCTCTAATGGATTGCGTATTGTTCTTGCTATGCCATCTGTGCCTTTTAAAAATCCCATAACTGTTCCTTTGTTTTTTGTGTTATTTTGATATAATCATTAGATCAATCTTTCAATCATTGATCGATACATTAACTGATTGCGATCCAACCGTAACGCACAGTTTGAGCACTACCGCTGGTGTTATTGATACCAAAGTCAAATCTATTGGTTGTTGCACTTGGCGCGGTATTACTGCGAACTATGGCATTTGCTGTACCTACAAACTGATTGGGTATGCTGGTAAAGTCAATGGGTGTGCCGCCGCCGTTGTAGACCCAGGCATACTGATAACCCACAACAGGCACATTGGTATTAGTAACAGTAGCCGTGGCGTTCCAAACCAAGATACCATTGGGAATATTGCAATCAACCCACATTTGATAGGTCTCGTTGATACCCACAGTGAAACTTTGAGTGCTGTTGCCTGTAGGCACAGTCCAAGTGCTTGAAAACCTTGTGACCGCATCCACTGGTGTGTTGTTGGCATAGTTTACGGCAAATGTGTTGCCGGGCAAAGTCAAGTTGCCGGTGTTGTTAAATGTCCAATTGTATGAACCGGCTACTAGGGTCACATTGGCGCTGGTTCCTTGAACATTGCCTGTGATACTAATATTACCAATCAAGTTGCCGGCTGTGATGTTGCCTGTAGTACTAATAGTATTGCTACCATATGCAGCCAAGAATGTGGCCACATTGGCATTGCCGTAACTTGCGGCTATACCAGTTAGTTGTGATCCGTTACCAATAAAAAAGTTACCAGAAACATTGGCGGTTGTTGTAATATTACCAGTTGAGCTGATTGGATTTGAGCCAAGTGCAGCCAAGTTGGCTACCACATTAGCATTGCCATATGTGGCTGGTAATCCAGTAAGTTGACTGCCGTTACCAATAAAGTAGTTGCCAGTGACGTTGCCTGTGGCCGAGATCAAACCATTTGTTAATATGTTACCACCAGTGATGTTGCCAGAGGAGGGCTCAACAGTGGCATAGTTTACATACTTTATGACGCCATCATAGGTCATTATACTCATGGCACCGTTGGAGGTGATATCTTGTGTGACTACAGGAGCCGGCAAGTTAGTCAATTCACTGCCGTTGCCTTTAATGTAAGCACCGGTGACATTGCCTGTAGCACTGATGTTGCCAGGCGCTGCCAAGTTACCACTAGCACCAAACACCCAAGTGTTGCCACCGGTTTCAATATTGACATGGCCTTCGTTGGCTTGACCATTGCCTGAAGCACCGCCCCAGATATTGACATTGCCACCGGTTGCGGTACCATACCCACCGTATATTTTTACATCGCCACCTATGGTGTTACCTTGACCGCCGGTTACATTAACATATCCACCCACAGTATTACTGTAACCGCCGGTGATATCAATATAACCTGGGTTGCCACCGGTAGTGGCTGCATCGCCTGCTTCCATACGAATGTATCCGCCTGAACCACCTGCACCACCTACTGTGTTTGCACCACCTTGACCACCACGAATTTTAATGTCTCCGCCTGAACCACTAGCATTGCCACCACGTCCGGCCCATAAGTAGATGTCACCACCTTCACCACCTTGATAACCTTCGCCTGGATTAATTACTAGTCGCTGACTACTATCACCATTAATACCGAGTACACCATCCGGTGTTGAAATGATTGCTTCTTGTGTGGCATTGCCAAACAATAATGTTTGGCCGCTAATTGTGCCACTTGGATTGTCACCGCGCTGTGTAGTTAATGTTGGGAATATGGTTTCACCAGCCGCACCAAATGTCCAGTTGGACTCTACAAAGTTGTTGTTGCCTTGATTGCCCAGTACATTATATTGGGTCAGTCTAAATGTTGCCGCACCATTGCCAGCAGTCATGGTGATCACATCACCGTCCTGATAGTTTCCATCACCTGGATTGATAACTGAAGCATTGACCACCTGACCACTTAGGCCATAACCATACGCCACTGTGAGTCCTGTACCCGAACCGCCAGTGGTGGCTGAAAAACTGCCACCACCACCATAACCACTGCCACCGGTCAGTATGGTGCAGATGTTGAATTGTCCACCGGCTGTTAAGGTCAATCCTTCTAGGTTGACTACCCTGCCAGTGGTGTCAAATGTCCACTGCGCTGAGTTGCCCACATTATCATTGCTGTTGATCACAACATTGCCGGTGTTGGCCAGCTTGACATACAAGTTATCGTTGCCCAGGAACAGTTCAGTGTTGTACAAGTTACCCGAGGTCAAGTGCAAGTGATTGGCATCAGCGGTAGGATCAGCCGTTGGATAAATCAACAACTGTTGATCAGTACTGGTTCCGCCCTGTGGTGTTAAGGCAATGGTATTGCCAGACAATACACCTCCAGGAATATTGGTTTCATAAACTATGCCACCCCGTGGTAGAGTTAAATTACCGTCGTATTCAAACGTCCAAGTATAAGGGGTTCCCGCATCAGATTGTATAGAAACCTTGCCATCAACATTGACAGCGACATTGGCACCTGTATCACGGCCAATGATGACATTTTCACCGTTGCCGGCAATATGAATGTCTGGGCCTGCACCACCCGTTAAGAAGATATCTAAATAAGCACTGGCATTAGCAGGATCTGGCTGTAAACGCAAGTTACCATCACCAATGATGTTGACGTCATCAAAGGTCACATTGCCGGTGTCGGCAGTTGAGATGCCAGTGAGTTGACTACCGTTGCCAAGGAAATAATCCGCAGTGACGTTGCCTCGAGTCTCTATGTCCCCGATCACATTGAGTCCGTCTTGGATGGTCACAAACGAACTGTCATCACTGCTGATGTTATTGGTAATGATAGTGGATGCAGTAACGGTACCATCTGTGCTGATTACCAAAGGAATAGTACTTGCTGTTCTGTTCCGGACACTGAAGTCGTTGCTGCCATTGCCTAGGATACCAAAGTCCCATTGTTGGGTTGCATTTGCTTGGTCCTGAACTGACATGTAAGCACTACGGGGTGTGTTGTAGTTGTCATCATAGCCAACCACTGTTATACCCGGTCCGGCAACGATATCAAAATCTGTACTTTCCACTCTTGGTGTGTTGACTGTCACATAAGACGTGTAGTCAACTCTTGGTTGATAAGCTGTGGTGCCGTTGACGTTCAATAAACCATCACTGTCAAATTGCATAGTGCTATAGGTATCGCCCGGTGTGCCGCCTTGGTTACTAAACCCCTCCAGCCAGTTTATCTGTACTGCTCCGTTGTTTCCAGTAGGAACTCCATACGGACTACCATTGGCATAGAAATAGTCATCTGTATAAATTGCCCCGGCTCGTAGTACATTGTCAATGGCATCAACCATTATGGTGCTGTCATCTGCAAACACACTACCTTTTAAATCCCCAACAAAAACGTTGCTGGTGTAACTGATATTTCCTGCTGACAAGTTTCCTGTAATTGTCACGTTGCCGTCAATGTTTAGGCCGGTAAAATAACCTGTACGATATCGTAGATTTGCGCTGCCAATGTCATACACCTGTGACACACCAGGGCGAACATGATTTCTAGTAGAAATTACACCTGTGCCGTTGGTGGCCAACTCTAAATTACCGTTGGTATTGGTAACTTGTATGGTGTTGTTGAGTATGGTAATGTTTGAGCCAACAGGACCGGTGGCCCAGATTTGGTCAAAATTATTGTCGGTTTTTATGAATGCTACACGTAACGGATCACCTGTGCCGTCGTTGGGTGCGGCTCCGTAATTGATAATTTCTTGGGACATGCGCCTAGATCCTTTTGGTTTGAAGTATTTACCGCAAACCTGCGCATGTTAGAGTTACAGTTAAACGCTAAAACTTGACCCGCATCCACAGGTTGTAGCGGCCTGTGGGTTATTGATCACAAAACTACTGCCCCATTCGTTTTCATCAAAGCGAATTTCGCATTCTTGCATGTAGGTCATTGACATAGAGTCAACCACAATAGTTAAATCGTCAAACTTGAAATCAAAATCGTCTTCATTTTGTTCTTCATCAAAGGTAAATCCGTATTGAAAACCCGAGCATCCTCCACCTTGCACAAACACACGGAATTTGAGGTTGGGATTGTTTTCTTCTAGTTTTAACTCTTTGAGCCGAGTAACTGCTGATTCTGATATGTTCATAATGTATGTATATTATAGGCGTTGGTTGCAAACGTCCCAGTCAATGATCTTCCAGATATTGTCTAGGTACTTTTCTTTATCACTTTGATAGTCCAGAGCCCAAACATGCTCCCACCAATCCACCAACACACAGATGTCTGTGCGTACTGCATGATTGGCAATGGTCTTGATATCTCCCCCAGTGCTCAAGTAGACCCAACCAGATCCTTGAATCTTCATTGCAGTTTCCTTAAAAGCTTCTCGAAAATCTTCATAGGTTTTAAACTTTTCTTCTATCAGCGCAAGCACAGCGCCACGAGGGCGGTTGGCACCTTTTGGAGCTCGAAGCTGAGGGAAAAACTTGTTGTGTAAAAAACTGCCAGCACGATTAAAATCCGCATTACCTTCTCCTGCGTTGTAACGCTTGGCGTAGCCTCGGGCCAGGTGTCCATAATGGTATTCTAAGCTTTCTTTACTCAGCACTGGCTCAAGGTCTTTTTCGCCGTAAGGTAAAGGAGTAGTTTCCAGCTTGGCCGGACGGGTGCTGGCTTCCACAAGATTGATGTGATCACGTAATTCCATATATGTATTTACCGGCGTCGAGTGATACGCCCACGTGTGAGATCATATGGACTAAACTCTACTTCTACTGTGTCGCCTAGTAGAATTTTAATGTTATGTTGTCGCATTTTTCCTGAAATTACGCCTGTTACAGGCTGTTCCATGTGTGCAAGTTTTACTCTAAACATTGCATTGGGCAACACGTCGATCACTTGCCCATCTATTTTAAAACCTTCTTCTTTAGCCACTTTTTGAAATATTTCCTTTTTAGTAAACAATTACTTATTCAAATTTCCACCAGCATTGGTTTCCAATGCTCAGCTCTATCTTCGTAGTCAATATATCCACGTGGGTTACACACAACTCTAGTAGACCCAATCATGTAGTCAAAATCTTCATGAGTATGCCCATGTGTCCACAGTTTAATCTGCGGATGATCCAGGATAAACTCATCTAGACTACTGCTATAGGCTCCATTCATGAGAGTCTGATCAGCGTATTTTTCATGTGTGCTCATGCGACTGGGTGCCATGTGTCCCACAACTACAAATTTTGTGTCATGTTTTTCTGCCACAACTGATCTAATGTAGCCCACACTTTTTTTGTGTGCCTGTGCCACGTGTGCAGGGCGCAAGGTAGTAAATCCAAGATCACTGTTGCGAATGATCTTAAAATCGTTCATCATGTCAGCTACAGCATGCAAGGTAAGAGGATCTCCGTTGTTCATGTCAGTCCACAATGTGGCACCAATAAAGGTAACATCGTTGATGGTTTTGCAGTCGTTTTCCATAAAGTACACATTGGGAAACTTGGCACATTCTTCTCGTAGGTATTGTAGACCAATGGGCCACTTGCCATGATAGAATTCGTGGTTACCTGCAATGTAGACCACATGCGGAAACTGAAAACTGCAACGCTTTAAGAAGTCACGAAACCGTTGTGCGGCCACTTGCCTGCTTCCCAGTGACACTAGTGGATTGATACTATCTTCGGGATGATCATGTAGATCCTGCGCTAACATGATGTCGCCACCGAGGATCAGAACTTCAGCATTGTGCTCATTCTTGATCATACAATCACCAAACTCAAGATGAATATCGCTGGTTACATAAATTTTCATTTGAATGCCTTTAATTCAGCTGGCTTAACAATTATAATATTATGCACAGTATCTTTATATTTGATTGGTAAGTCCAAGTGTACGCTCACCCTGGGACCTTCAACCAGGTTAATCACAGTATCATTGCCAACTGTGCCAACAAAGGGAATTCGGTTCCATTTGCCCGTTACACGATCGCCAATAAACCAAGTTGGCTTATAAGCATTACGCTCAAAATAGTCAGTGAGATTGCCCATCGCCCCGCCATTGTTTTTTGGCTAGTTTAAATTCTTCAATTATTTTTAGAATTAACTTATAAAATAATGGACCAAATAATCCAAGAATAAATCCTGCCAAGAACAAATTTATTGCGTTAACTAATTCTGTCATAATCAAAGTCCTTGCTGTGATGTTTTTTTAGTTCAAAATCCATGTGTAATTTGTCAATTGATTTTTCCAAAGTACATTTTACAATGCTCAGGTCATAGGTAGTATATGCACAATGTGTTGGAGTTTGATTAATAGATTCGATACATTCTCTAACTGTGAGTTCGATTAGTTTTTCTACATCCATAGTGCTCATCCAACGTCCACTGACATCTGTTCCTACTTTTTTAATTAATTTTTCTACAATTTCTTTGTTCATTTATCGTCTCATTGTTGAAATTGCAATGGCCTCCTCATCACTGAAGATGGGGACAGCATTGCTTTTATGCATGGTACCAATGCCTTTGACTTTGGTACCAGTATATTGTGGCGACGCCTTGTACGTTGCAACACCAACTTCTCCTGTATTAAGAGAAGGAATATTAGAAGTAGACCTACCTGGGGGTGGGTCTAATTTATAAACCAAAGTCTCAGCTGACATAGCACGACGACGACGTCGTTCTTCCTGCTCAATACCTTGAGACTTCAACAGCTCTCGCCAGGACTCTTCAAGTTCGCGGGCACGTTGTGCTTCAGCGGCATTACGGAATTTGACCTTGCCACGCTTCTTGCCGTTGAGGCTCAAGCTAGGGTGATGTAAGTGCATGCTCATTTTTTTATTCCTAATACAAATGCAGTGGCAATACCGCCTGACAAAAAACGAAAGCCTTGTTTGCAGGGCCAGTAGTGTCGCCCTGCTTGGTAACCATGTTGTGCTAGCCACCGGATCCAACGTTCTCGACGGGCGGACAGTTCGTTGCGAGCTTCAAGGAAGTCGCCTATTTTGTGCCGGCCTTCAAGTATGTCCATGAGATCCTGTACCCATGGACCAGTGTCCACAACAACATTACAGTGAGAATGTACAAGTTTCATGCTAGTATTATAGCACGAGTAAAATTACTGGTCAACTGGTATTTTACAAACCGGAATTGGTTCCATTTTGTGCAAATTTCGGGCACGTATAGCACGGTATGCTTTGAGCTTTTTCTTTTCTTGTGTATTATCAACACCTGAATTGGTTTCTGCCTGTGTCATAGCCAACTCTAATTCCGGATAAGTCATGCCCAATTGATCTTCATCTGTGCGGCCATCTGTCCATAATCCGTCTGTGGGTGCCGCATCAATAATTTCCTGAGGCAAACCAAATTCACGACCCATGTCCCACACCGCAGTTTTCATGCAGTCACCAATTGGGCTGATATCCACTCCACCATCGCCGTATTTGGTAAAGAATCCCACACCAAAGTCTTCTACACGATTACCTGTGCCCACTACAATACCACCATGGCTTTGTGCAATTTGGTACAAGGTCATCATGCGCAGTCTAGCACGTGAGTTGGCAAATGCAAGATTAACCCTTTGTTCATCTACATTTTCTCTACAGTAGGGTATGAGATTTTTTTCAAATGAATCAAAAACTTTGGTCAAGTCCATGCTCATGTGTGTGACTGTTTCCTTGTGGCGTTCCAGCAACCAATCTGCCTGCATTGAGCTACAATTATCTAGTTTCTTGTTTTGCCTAATTGGCATTTGTACCACAATGGTTCGGAGTCCGGTGTTGGCACAAAGTGCGCTGACAACTGAGCTGTCAATGCCTCCTGAAATACCAACAACTAAAGTATCAACTTTGGCACTACGAGCGTAGTCTTTGATCCACTTGGTAATGTGTTTAATGCGTTGCTTGGGTGTCATTCGATCTCCGGTGGTGGCATGCTCTTGAGTGTATCCCACATTTTGGTTTTTTCTTTAAACTCAGCTTCAAGTTTTCTATACTGGTCGCCTACTTCACGTAGTTGGTCCCATTCAGCTTCTAATTCAGGATTGGGTTGAAGTAAATTAAGACGGTCTTGAATTACTTTTAGTGTGTCACAGAGACTGACTCCGTTGATTTTGATATCAGCGTTTTCACCCTTGACATCAATAACACCACTGCCTTGATTGGAGTTAATATTCACAGCAGATGGCTGTTGAGTGGTATTGATATTACTCCAGTTAAATCCTGGTCCAGAGCCGCTGGTTGTTATTGGCCCAATTGTATATACTGGACTTCCACCTGTTATTGTCATTGATCCGTATCCTGACCCCAGTGTGATTGTATCCACAGTAGCAGAGGACGCCATGGTATTTTGATCAAGCCACGAATTGTCAACTGTTGAATCTGTCAGATCTAAACTTAGTGTATCATGTATAGAGGACATACTATTAAACAAATCTAATTGTTCTGTATAATCTTTTTTAATTCCCATGATCCATCCTTTAAGTCTGTCCAATTAAGTACATCACCTTCTTGCCAACCGGCAGCTTCTAACAATTCCTCAGGGAACTTAAGAATAGCATCACCGGTTTCTGGGTCTTCTTCAACTGTGAGAGTCCAGGACTGAGTCATTTTATTTTGTTGCCAAAGCTTCTTTTTCTGCTGTGATTTCTTTACGGCGCTCTTTGATGCCTTTGCTCATTTCTTGCAAGGCCTTGCGAGCACGGGCGGCGGCTGCCTTAACACCCTTTTGGGTAAACTTCTCATTTTCTGCCAGGTAGCTTTCGTAAGCGGCTACGATTTGTTCATGTTGTGTCATTGTAATCTCCTTAAGTTGACTTTAGTATTTTATGATTAAATGCCACCAATGTCAATAGTTTTTGGCACTCTTAGTCTATATGTCTTTTGTTCCAGCAATCCCAGATTGTGACATTGTCCCAATCATGAGACCAATTAAGATGGAATACAGATAATCCTCTTTGCTCAAATATTTTCATACGATTGTTTTCTATGGAGACCTGAACATTTGAATCTTTGGCCCATTGTTTGAGCAGTTGCTCTGCATTCTTATCTCGCAGAATAACTATGTACAGAGCTTCTTGAGCTCTGAAATTACTTATACTCATTTTAATGTATGGTTGTACCGATTGGTATTGTTATATCGTTCAACAGAGATTGATCAGTTTCGTGAATCAACTCTTCAAACGCATGGTTAAGTTCTATGTAGTCTTCATCATATTTACTAGCAGACTTAGAATCCATTCCTAAAAGACGCATTATGTTTCCCATGCGTATTTTTTTATAACCATATGAGTGCATTACTTTGCATAAATCAAGAAGTAATAATTTTATTGTGTCCTCAGAGACTTTGTCATCTAGCATATTTTTAATTATGATTGAAACAAAGATATGGCGTTTTTGGCACTCTAATAATTTATGGTTTAAGATTAAGAGGCCATAAAAAAGCGGCCTCTAGGGCCGCTTGTTAATACAAGCATTGCGCTTATACTTGGGCTTCAGGAGCCTTTGCTTCTGTTTTTGCAACAGGAGCCTTGGTTGCCACAGTCTTTGCAGACTTTGCAGTTACCTTGATCTCGCCTTTCTTGGCAAGCTTGGTCTTCTCAGACAGCTTGTTAGCTACAGCATAGCTGGCATCACCAGTATAGCCTTGCGTGTCTTGCAAGAACTGCAGAGCTTGCAGTTTTGTCATGGGCAAGGGCAGTTCCATCAAATTGATGTTAGTGCATCCTGCCTTGTTGAGGATCTTGATGCGAGCGACCAAGTCGTTAGCAAAGCGAGCCTTTGTGGTACCGTCTGCGTTAGTTGCGGTACCTGCTACTGTAAAAAGTTTAGATTCTGACATTGTGTTGCCTTTCGGAGTTGCCTGTTAAGTTAAAGTTTGTATGCTGTTTTATCAGCATATCATTAGTATAGCAAAAAAGGGTTTTTGTGTCAACCTTTTCTGCTACATTTGAGCAAGTAAATGTGTTGTTTTTTTGCAACACATTTACCCGCTCAAAACTGGTTAATTTTTTGTCCATGTATGTATTATAGCACGAATCAATTAATTGGTCAACCATTTTATTGGTAGTCTTTGTCCAATTTGACATTGGTTAAACCTGCAATGGTTTGGAAACGATCCCAGGCATCCTGGGCCGCAGGGTTACGGGTTAGTTCACTGCTGGGAAGTACTGCTTCTAACCAAATCTCTGGGCGACGGCTTGGATGCGCACCAAACTTGCGAGGTTGGTGTAACTTGCCTTGTTCCCAAAGTTCAATGCTAACACTACGAAATTTAGCTTCATCTTCGTCTGAATAGTGCGCCCATTCAGGATTGCTCCACCCACTTCTCAAATGGTATCCTGACCAAATACCTGTCCATTGTTCATCATCATGAGGATCAAAATCCGTGCGACTGATGATAATCAAAACGTCGTTGATGTCTACTCGACCGTCTACAATATCTCGAACACAACGACTATAACTAAGTCCAATTTTCATAATATGTTACCAACTAGAATTATAAAATACTTTGAGTCCCATGAACAACTCAGCTCGAGCGTTCCGTATAAATTCAAGATCAAGATCTTGATAGTGGTCATCTGCGTCGTTGCCAAAAAAGAATCCTGATGTACCCGGTAATGTACCTGCAATGACATCAAGCTCAAGTCGTTCTAAATCATCATAAGTTAACTCAAGTTCAATACCATTAAAGGTGTTGCCATCCTGATTGCCACCGTTGCGTTGATTCCATAACTGTTCCATCCAACCATGCAGGTTAGGGTGCTTGCGCCAGTAGGCAAGTTCACGTGGTTTAGATACCACCTTGTTGACAAAATCCCTAGAATCTTGGTCAAATTCGGCACCCTCGTAAAACTCACTTTGTTGGCCAGCCCTTGCGGCCACGTATGCGTACATATCAAGTCCCATGCTGGTGCTCCTTATCTAATTGCAATTGCATTTTCGTCACGTCGATTGCTGTAATAACGATGACCGATTCTGCGAATGGTATCTGCGGCCATCTGCGGATCAGCATCAAACATATCCTGAACGTCATCTTTGGTAATGCCTTCTTGAGCATTAAAAATATAAATTTCGTAGTGTCGTTGACTATTATAACGTGCTCTGAGTTCAAGGTGCATTAGATTGGGAATCCTTACAGTATCGGGTTCACCTTTTAGTGCGGCCCAAACTTTAGCGCCTTGTGTTTCCGTAATGTCAATCAAAGTTTCAAGACCATAACAGTCCCACATGGCTAGAAATTGATGATCTTTGGGATTCATAGATGAAACTTTTTCAAATAGTTTTTGGCCAAGGTCAAATCTTCTTTGTTAATGGTATTGATGGTTTCATCAACTAGTTCTAGTAGAATTAGGCGCATGAGTGTTTCGCTCATTTCTCGTTCTTCAAGATCCAAAGTTGCCTGCCAAGCTTCTATGTCCTCATAGTGTTCAAGGCTCCACATTATGTCCAGCATTTCAACCTGACGACCAGTGAGATTACTAATATTAATATCTTTATCAAACATTATAACACCTTGACACGATTGAGTTGGGTTTTGTTGTCACGGTGAGCTTTTACAGTACCAACCAATTTGATTTGGATGCCCGAATTCAGCTGAGATTTGTAGCTGAAAAACAAGGCTCGATTATCTTGAGTAATTGCAGTAACCCAAAAAATGTTGTATGTGTTGCTCCAATTGGCACTTACAACTTCTGCGTCCAATGCTACTTTGTCGCTGACATTGCCAACATAGCCGCCGCTGGCATTGCGTACACGATCCTGGATTGATTGGCGCACCAATGCACGTTGGTGGCTCTGTGGCAAACATGCAACCACAGCCAGTTCCAGGCGATGTTGTACTGAGTCAAATTCTTCTTCAACAGCTACAACTTTACTGACGCTTGCATCAAATGCACTTAGCTGACCTTTGAGCGCACGGAAGGTAAGGTCATTTTGCAAGAACCTACGGCACTCCTGCCCAATCACACGATCCTCGTCGGTGATGGAGCCGGGTACAGCCAGGAAGTCCATCATAATGTCACGATTGCGCTTCTTGATAGTTTCATGAGTACCATCTTCAGTGATATTAATTTTATCTTCTTTGAGATATTCTCCGTTGACACGTTGTGCCGCTACAGCCGCACCCCAAACATCATCAACAGAATACTTAAATGAATTCACTGTGGCTTTGGTGCGACGAACACCATAACGAGGATTGTAACCATTTGCTGGGGTAAAATAAGTCTTGGGATTCACGGTGTCTCCTGTTTACTTAACTAATACGTAGGGCTTGCTCCACTCACCAATATTCAAGTGAATGTAAAAAGCGGTGTCAAAATAATCTGTCATTGCATCACTGCGGTCGTACCACTGACGCTCGGGTGAAGTTTTAATGATACGCAAGAACTGATCGATTGCGTCCTTGGCTTCGCCAGTAAAATGATCTTGGAACCAGTAGGGGTTAATCTGCATGTAACCTTCTGCAAGACGACTGTCAACATGACGGTGATCTATGGTCTGATTGTGATTTTCAAAGAAATCAATAGGACCAGATTTAACAGTGACTTCAACGCTGAGCGAACCACTGCCTTTACGGGCACTGAATTTAAACTTGGGGAATTGTGCTTTGAGTGCTTCGCGAATTGACTTGACTTCTTGTGCTCCGATGTATGCCATTTTCTGCTCCTGTTTTGTTAGTGTATGTGTATATTATAGCAAATTGGGAATTATTGGTCAACCAAAATCAATTGGCCATCAAATTGATTTGGACCTGGTGACCTTCGTGTGTAATCACGGTGCCCACTGGCCGGCCTTCGCCCAGAACTGGACTACGACGACGAATTTCCGCCAGATACTCCACAGCATATCGCAGAGCCGCACCATGTGATACTGTGGCTGTTTTTGTAAAAACATCGTTGATGGTTGCGTACATACCAAATCCGTCAATGATAAAACGAATTCGGGTGCTGTTGCTAAAACCAGATACATGACGCATTTTGCTTTCCTTTCAGCGGCTGAGATTCATAACACGGGCATCAAATTCCATGAAGCTGACTTCAAATGGAACCGATACTTCTTTGCCAACACGGCCAGCATCTTCGGCATCGCTCCAGCTGTCTTTGGTTACTACAATCACAAAACAATCGTAGCCACGGTTGTCAATTTTTTGAACAACACCTTCAACAAAACAATCTTCGCGGCCTACCATGGGTTTGAAGTCATATGCACGGATTGTGTCGCCAACTCGGGCAATTTTTGCAAATTTTAACATACCAGCTCCTTTTTGTTTACTATACAAGTATTATAGCAAAATGGGCAATTCTGGTCAACCAGCTATTTCTGCGACTTTTTTAAGCAGAAAAACGTGGCATCTACTGTGTTGCGAAAATACAACAGAACTTTTAACTCTGATTTTCTGCCTTTTCTGCGCCATTCTTCGTTGAGAAATTGCACACGATAAAACCAACGTCGACCTGCTTGGGTACCCGGGAGGCCAAACATCTCGGTGGCTGTTGCCACAGCACCAACCTTCCAATCATCGGTCCAACTAATTTTACCGCCATCAACTCGTGTGGTTTTCATTAGTCACCTGAATCAATTTGATAACGATCGCCACAGTGGACACAATCATAATTGGTCAAACATCGCCCGGCATTACTGCTTTGATAATGGTGGGTGCATGGATCACCTTGTGAGTTCAATCGGACTTTGCCACGTGGAGTGCCAAACATGTACTGACCGCCACAATTAGAACAGCCCAGGGTGTCTGTGTCTTTGTCGTATCCAGAGTATACGTGTTTGTATTTTTGTTGCTCGAGACTCGGTGTCACACGACCGGAGCCGTTGCACACAGGACAAGTTCTGTATTCTACTGTCATTTTATTTCCTTACGCAACCAACCACAACAGTTCTTCTTTGACTTCAATGCTTTCGCTACCGTCGTACTCGTGTATTCTAAATTCAGCACCTACGTCAAGCCAGGCAATTTCTAGATCTCTCATGCCACCATCATAGATGTCAGGATATTTGAGGCTAACATAAACTGCTAATTCATCCCATTGTTCTTTTTCTACAAAATCTACAATCACAGGATTAAACAACAGCTCGGGCAACTCTTGATTCCAAGTTGACCAACCAGCACCAAAGCCGGGTGAGTATAATACTGCTACTTTACCGTCTCTGATTATTTTTTTCATTATTTGACTCCAAAATGTTCTTTGATCTGCATCATAGCATCGTCATAGCCATTTAGATACAAGTTAGACATGCATTCTCTCACAATCAACTCGGCAAACTGTTCATAATCAAAATATAGTACAGTACCTTTATCACAAACCTTGCATTGACTGTGCAATTGTCGAATTCGGTCGTTCATTCTACAATTCCTACACTTTTCTTAATCTCATAACGAGCAATCTTCTCGTCAAAGTACATGCGAGTACCTTCATTGAAAGGGCTCGCTACCACAATCTCGCCTAGCTCTGTGGCTAATAATTGTGCAAAGCGAGCAAGAATACTCTGAGTGTCTTCCATCTGGTCCATGGGGTCTCGGTCCAGAATCACTTGGTAATCATTAATGAGTTTTTGTACGTTCTGATGAATCATTTTAGACTCCGGTATGCAAAGGGTTACGTCGACGCAGGTGGGCCAGTGCCCCTTCCTTGGTTTCAAAACGTCCTGAGATGGGCGTTTGATGTGCGCCACGCACAATGTACCAACCACCTAGCAAAGCATTATATACGACTTTCATACTGCCTCCGCTGTTTTAGGAAAACGATCATAAGCCTCACTGGCTCCGTCACATGAGAATTTGCTAGAGCCAAACTGATTGATCACATGCACAAGGATGTCATCATAAGCGGCCCACTCAATGCACTCTTTGCGAGCTGTTTGATAGTTATTTGTTGTCAACAAAATTTGACGCCCGAATACATCTATGACAGCATCTTCCTTGGATGATACTTTAGTTACTACTCGATATTTGTAAGGCATGTTACCGTATCGCATATCAATTGCTCCAAAATGCTTCGCTGTCAACTCGGCAAGCCCAAGGTGTATCAGCGTCGATTTCCACAGGAACACCTGTCATTAAATTACGAACAGTGATCTTGGGTGCGGTGTAAGTGTCACGGCTCACAATGTTCAATTGGCTTTCGTTCCAACCTGCTTTGTTGCAAAGACGGGTGCGAGTTGCTTTGGCGGCACCAAAAGTTTTGTATGCACGGGTTCGGTTGGGACCGTCAGTAACAATTAAACCAGTACCTTTTGAGACGATTACGTATGACATATCTAACTCCTTTTTAATTACTATACAAGTATTATAACAGATCGGAATTTATTGGTCAATCTAACCGTGAACCTGCGTAAACACGATCCAGACCCAGCTTGTTCTTCAGTACTTCGGCATAGGCTTCTGCACCCGCTTCCAAGATGCTGATGCTTTGGGTAGGATAACCGCTGGGATTCCACATGCACAAGGAGCCGGTGTAGTCTTTACGGAAGCCGTGAGCCTGAAGTGCTTTGCCAATCTTGCTGTTAGAACGAACACCCCAAACGTTGACCCAGGCAAACCCACAGGCATCACGATCACCGTGTTTTGCATAAAACGCCTTGGCGGCTGTACGGGCGGCCATTGCGGCTTCGTTGCAAGCGTCCTGGACTGCTTCTACATTTACTACTGTTGCGATTGCCTTCATTTCAAACTCCTTTTTAATTACTATGCTGTTATTATAACAAATTGGGTATTTTTGGTCAACCGTTTTGTGTGTTGTGAAAAAACAACACTTTCTGTCTATTTTTTAAGCAGATTTAGTGTTGTTTTTACGCAACAGTTTAAAGCTCAATGGCTCTGCGGAACAGGATTTCTTGCTTGGAAAATGCTTGGATTTCCCAAGGCTGTTCCAGATACGGAACCCGGCGTCCGTAGTACTTGCCTTTCCACAGTTTGCCACGTGGAGTTAACTGTAGTGTGCCTTTGGCAAATTGTGCAACATGGGTGAGCTCGTGTGCTAGAGTGGCGCCCATGGCCTGCAGATCTTTAACAGGCTTGAGCACAACCAAATAGGTGTCCAGACCTTTGAGAGGAACTGTGGTACCCAGGTCTTCAAGATCAGGGTCTAATATGATGTGCAGGAGTTTTTTATGTTTTGTGAGCTTCAACTGCTCTATCATAGAAGGTAGAAGTGATTCTACGTATTTTCTAGATTTAGTGGTGCCTTCAACATAAAATTCCATGCATTACTCCTTGTTGCTATAACTTCTATTATAACAAACCAGGGAATTCCAGTCAACCAGCTATTTCTGCTTAATTTTTAAGCAGTTTTTGGGTGTTGTTTTTACGCAACAAAATCTATGTAACCAGATTCAGCAGTCCAGTCCATAGTTGACAATTTCTTTGCAATAGCAGTCAGTGTTTCTTCTTTAGAAAACTCTGAATTCTTTTTAATCCAACGTTGGTGGTTCTTTGCCAACACATCAATGTTGTTTGTCCAACCTTGTTGCTGTAGGTTGTTGACAAAATTTTCTTTAAACAACAAATTAAAATTAATGTTTTTACCGTAGGTATTTGCAACACGATCGTACATGGTCTGCATCCATAATCTTTTTGATTGTTCAAACCAATACGAAGCGGCTTTTTCAAACTTTCCATTGAGGCAAAGAGTTTTAGCTATCTCAAACCAAGATTCGCCAGGTGCCACTTTAATTGCAAGTTTTTGTAGTTTCATTTGTCTTAGAACAACTTGTTCTTGCACTTGTGGATCAGTGACTATAATATTAATTAATGACCAGTTGCTGTTGATAATTGGCTCAAATAAATGTGTGCTAACAAATCCATTTGGGGGTGTTGGCAATTGTTGAACAGCATCTTCCACAGACATTTCGTTGTCTTGTATTTTTCTTTCAAACTTTTTTAAAGAATAGTCAGAGGGAACACTGATACCAGACATGCGAGTTAACAAAATACCATTGCAACTGGTCACAAATAAATCACCGGCGGTGCCTCCGTTGTAGGAAACAAAAGTATAATCAGTATTCATTTTTATGTTTGCAGATATGAGAAAGCCAACTGGGATTCCAGCGATCAATTAAATCCTTCTGTAACTGTCCTGTGGCCAGTTGTTTAATCAAATCCTCTGTGTCTAGACTGATCACCGTCAAAAACAATTCAGGGTCTCTGTAAGGATCTAGTATTTGAAAATCACCAAACCATTGCTGGAACGTTGGTCTCGAATGCAATTTAACAATTGCTGATCTCAATAAATTAACATTGTCAAATGTATGCTCAGGGCCATATGTTGCAGTATCGTAACAGTCAAATTTTTGATCAACTAATTTTGAAGATTGTGCGTACAGTTCACCGTGATGCAAGAGTGCCAGATCGCCGTAGTATCCTGTGACCAAGTTGTTAATATTGTAAAATGCCGGCTTGACATTGTCTATCTGACTATACGGATAATCTATTGTTTCTTGAGTGTCACTGTAGACCACGTCAAATGGAAGTTTGTTAAAATAAGACCTTGTGTGATTGGCCACAACTCCAGTAAACTCAACCTGATGATGCAATGCCAAAAACGCAAGAGTACTGGAGTCAAGTCCGCCCGAGAATGCAATCTGTGTTTTATCACTGATGTTTGCGCAAGTTTGTAAATTAGACAACAACCTTAGCTCAATGTCAACAAGTACCTGTTCCCAAGTTTTAATTTCAGGAACAATAGCAGATTTGATTTTTTTATACTGTAACCAATTGATTCCCAGCTCGTCGTGACAATTAAATTTAACCGTCAACGGAGATATTGCTGTGTCTATGTACTTGTTAATATTGGTAAGAATAATGCCTTTGCCAAACCCAAGATTAAAATCTTTATAAAAACTAAACTCAACTGTGACTTCTTCGTCACCAAACTCAAACTCAACAAAGTTTCCACCGTGCTCGCCTAAACGATAACCAAAAAATTTATCTTGATTAATATTATAGTAGGCATTAACCCAAAGATGAGGGGCTAGTTGATGACGATATGGGAACTCTGTGAGCTCTTGTTCAGCGATGCAAAAGTACATTAAGGTTGTTGAATAAGATAGTTATAATACTCGTAGTGCTTGTCTAACGTCCAGGCGGCTAGATCAACGTCGGTGCCATCGTGAGTTCGAAATCTTGCATTAAAAATATCAGTATAACGTTGCCACGGATTCCAAACACTTGGAGTATGACTGCCCCAACCCGATTCCTTAAGCAAATGATGTTTTTCTCTGCTGAGTTTTACAGTGGGACAATTAAGGGCTTGATCAATAGTAATTAGTCCTACAATCATTAAGTCCCGAATTCTCGCGGCAGGAATCAAGTGTTCAAAGTCTGTTTCAACGTCGGCGCCAATTTCGTGATAATGAGCACCCATGCCGTCACGTTGTTTAATGCAGTACTCATGACACCTTCTTAGCAAATTGTCCATGTCATCTCTGACCTGGCTCAGAGTCTGTTGGTCATTGGTACTGTTGCGATATATGTCTAGCACAGAAACTAAACGATCATGACAGTAGCGATAAGTGGCTCGGTATGCTTCTTGGTTACGGGGCGTCTTTGAATACACTGGCGCAACAAAGTTTTCAAGTAGTTGTTGATTCATCTATTAATCCTATCAAGCGTTTGGCCCATTGTGCATGACAGTTGGCGCTGTGATGCATTCCATCACTGCCTTTGCTATCTACTATCCAAGATAGTCCTGGTAGTTTTTCATCAACATGCAAAATAATATTTTGATTGTTTAATACTGTATGGTATTGTTGATTGATGTTTTCAATCATGATGTTAACAATTGGAACCTTGGCAAGATTACACAATAAATTACAAGTGATGATTGTTTGTAGCCAAGGATTATAAAAGTTTTCTTCACCTGATGTCAATAGCTGTTTAAAAACAGCGCCATTACTTTGAATGTTTTCGTTTGCGGCATAGCCATTGATCCAGGTGGTACGTCTAAAAACATTAGGCCACTGGCATATTACAAAATCAGGTAAATTTATTTTTAGTTCATGAACTAAATGTTTTTCTACATGAAAACAATTACCGCCGGGTGTTCCTAAATTTTTTACAGAAAGTTGATAATGTTTGCTTAGTAAGCTTACATAGCATTCGTCAGGATTTACACCCACACCTGCGGTATGGCTACACCCTAGTGCAAGTGCGTGGTTCATTGCATTAGTCCCGGAGCAACAACACCTTCTTCAACGCCCATCTTGGAACCGTCACCGTGGAATGGTAGTTCCAGTTTGCCGCCACCAATGATGTGTACTTCTCGCAGGAAGTTGCTCATTGCAGTTGGCGCAGTCCAAGTGGCGCCATCACCTTTGTAAAAGGCCCATTGTTGGCGTCCTTTGGCATGCACTACACCGGAGTCATTCCATACATCTGAAATGCTGACACACAATTTACGCATCCAGCCATCGGGCATGGTCAATCCTGCACTACCAGCCAGGCGGAATAGCTCGTACAAGCCAATAAAGCAACCTTGATCAATTTCTTCTTGATCAGGCCATGTGTGTTGAATTGCATCAAGTACATTAAACAACACTCGACCCGTTGGGTCTGCGTCAATTACTTTTTGTGCATACTTAAAGTGACTGAAGAAGTAGTCACTGTCGCCACGCAAGGCCACGCTCTTACGAGTGTTTTTATCTTCAAGGTCAATACCCAGTGCATCAAATTGATCTTGCATTTTACGGGCACGAACAGTTTTGGTTTCTCTACTGCCATTTTTGTAACGCACCAACGCATTGCGATGAAGGTCGCCAGGGTTAAGGCGTTTGACTCCGGTGTCGTTGAGCATTTCAAATGCATAGCTGGGGAAGTTAGGGTCGTCTGTTTCTACCACAGCACAAGGTACTTCCGTGTAGCCCAGAATGGCCGCGGCCAGGGTACGGTGCTGTCCATCGTATGTTTCCACCCTGTCACGACCCAACACACGACATGCGCTCACCGGGGAGCAGATGCGAGGATCCCATTTTTTCATGATGCTAAGAATGTGCTTGTGAATTACATCACGCTGGACTTCATAGTCAATCCATAAAATATCAATTTTTTCTTGGTTGCTGGTTGGAAAATGCACAGCCAAAGCCTGGACTCGATTGCGCATTGCATCAATCTGTCCTTTGGTGATATTTAATTCTTTGATGATTGTAGCTTCAACTTCTGATGCTACTTCGGTGAGTTTACGTGTGAGGCGTTTAGACATAGTATCTTTCTTTCGGTGTTAATGAAAGTATCATCGTTACAAGCACCATGCTCGATCTGTTTGATACCGTTCAAGTGTTAGTATAACAAAGTGTCAATTATTTGTCAACCTAGTACTTTTTACTTAAAAAAGATCAAGACCATTAGACTACTTTGAATAATAAACCCAAGTGCAATGGTAACAATGTTGAGGAAGTTGCGTTGTACCACTGCTTGTGCAAACATAGCAGTTAGTCCTGACCAAGTCAACAACACCATGTCTACACTGGGCATCCGATCACTGAGTCCAGTTAACACAGCAATCAGTGTTGGCAATGTAGCAGAGTGTAATAGTACAACTGCCAACCAACTTAGCGTGGCTGCCGAGATTGGAGCAACCCATTCTTGTAGCCAGGCCACAGTTTTTTCAATATCAAAGTTTTTCATTTAAATGTCCTTGTAAAAGATATGACGTCCAATTTTTGTTACACGTTTTTTGTTCCACTGCGGGTTTACATAGTCTGCATGATAGTAAAGTGCATCTTTAAGTTCAGGCAGTCGGAATCCATCAATCATGACCATCTTGGCGGCTTCAGCACTCTCATCCCATAGCTTTTTATGAACAGGCTTGGTTTTGAAATTCTGCTCACAGTACCATGAGAATTGGCAAAGCACTCGTTCATAAATTACGTTCTTTTGGTGAACTACCTGACACGGATCACTAGGAAATTTTCCGCTTTCTACACGATTCATAACCACCTGTGCTACTGCCAGCTTTCCTTCTGCTGGTTCGCTGGCAGCTTCCCAGTAGACATTCTGTGTCATACATTGTAGTTTGCGTTCTTTTTCTTTAAGAGCTGTTTTAAAAGCCCCAATTGAGCCTACTTCTCCAAAATTAACATTGGTCAGGCTATCGAGTTTGTTTTGGACCACTGTAGTAACTAGTCCTATGCCAAATAAGGCAATTATCAAAAATATTGACAAATTAACTGTCATTTTGATATATTTTGTCATTGGTTTCTCCTTTGGTTATAGTGCGCAGTTGCCTGTGCACCAAGAGCCTGAAAATATACAAAAGCTCTTGATTTTCCATACTCTAAATTTCCGAGGACGTAAGTTTATATATGGGATATGTATATTATATAAACTATACTTTATTGTGTCAACTAATTTGATAACTATGCCCATTTTAACAGAAACGCACAGCAATCTCGGTCAGAATCAAAATAAAATCGATAACGTCCCGGGCGCTGATCCGAGCTTACCTCTACCAATTGCCAGCGCCACTCATTGATTAATTCAGATTTGGACCAAGAAATTATATCATCAATTGCGCCGTGTGGTTTGGAAATCTCCTTGACATAAGGAAAGGTGTCCCCGGCTCTGCTGACATAGGATTCGTATTCCGGAACAGGGGTAAGTTGTATTGTGCCCATTAGACCTTTATATAGTTCTTGTGAATATACTGGTCTGCACTTTCTGCGGAGGGTTTGTAAAACAATACATGATCTGTTATGTTAAAATAATTGCAGAACGACTGCCCCAATCTTGTTCCATATTTCAAAGACTCAAATGTATATTCTTTTTTAAATTGCTCGTATTGCTGTGATTCTAGAAACGTTTCTCGAACAACTGGATTAATGTCTTTGATTAGTGGTTGAAACCACGGTTGTTTAATAGTCAAAAGATTACCTCGGCATTACCAAGTTGGTAGTAGGCACGTGCTCGATGGTATCCACGATGTTGTTTGGGAAACAAATAAGATCGTAGACGTATATTATCTTGCGCCAATACACCAGTAAGCATGTACAACAATGGATTCTGATGATCTACTGATATCAAGCAAGGAGATCTACAGAGGTCTGACATGAGCCAAAAATCCATTGACTCCTTGGATCGACGACTCTTAAAGACACGCTCAATCAATCGATAGGTTCCATCTATTTGGCCTAGATTTATTCCAATAATTTTATTCTTAGTTACATCATCAGAAGTTTGTTCTATTACACGATCCATGGCACAATCCTCGGCATAAAAATAAGGAAGTCGGTAAATCATGCCAAGCTCATTTTTAGTAATATTTAAATCACCGCAGACTAATTTTCCAAGTGTGGCACGAAAGTCACTTAGAGTCCCGCCATACTTGAGTTGGTCCCAAGTGATACGACCTCTGTAGTATTCTCTAATTTTACTGGCTGTGTTCCGGTCCTCAACGGTGGCAGTTACAGCATCAAGGTCAAGCCAGCGTGTACCAGGATGACTCAACCAATGTCGATAGCTTGCACATGATAGTGCAATTGGGTCGTCTTTAAAAGATATACAGGGCAGAGTTGGATTGAGCAGAGATTCAAGTGCGGTTAACGCATTATTTTCAGAAAGATTCATAGTATTTTCCAATATCAAATCAGTCATAGTTGCAGTCATTCATTATAGCACAAGTTGTATTATTTGTCAATTTCCATCCAGGTATGGTCGCCCATGTATTTTACTTGAGTAATATACTCATAATCAACTGGTGCACCGGTATTCCAATCATTGGGTCCGTGATGTGTTAGTAACATCTTTTTTTTTCGTTTGTCCCATGCTAGCCAATAACATTGTCCCATTACAACTTGAAATTGATATTCAGCCGCATGTACAGCATCTGTAACATCTAGCCTACGTTTGATATCCTGTGCTTGTTTTTCTAATACTGCAACCAGTTCCATGATTCTATCATATTCTTGCTGGGCATATATCCTAGCATGATTGATCATTATATCTTTTTGTTTGGTAACAGGTACTAGATCAAATTTAGGTCCACCAGATTCAGTTGCGTAAGGAGTTACGTTCCTATTAAAGAAATGAATCAGTGTGTTGCCTGTGGCAACGTCAAAACTGGTTCGGCCTTTGGCAGAGTTTGGCTGGTCTTCCATTAATCCCATAGACCCTGGTAGTACTTGCCAAATAAGCTGAAGCCGTTTTGAATACGTGCTTCTACTACCTTCATGCCTTCATAATCACATTTATATGTATTTTTAGGACCGTCCTTCATTTGAAAGAACTTGTGCTCACCCTTGGGTACTTCGTTACCATCCTTGTCCACAGGAACACTAATCCAATCAATATCACCTGAACGATAAGCATCCTGCCAGGAGTCATCCATCTTGCACTCAAACGCAAAGATCATTTCGTCCATGACCCAATCCCAGCGTTTGAAGTGATTGTCATCAATGTCCCACTCGTTTTCTTTGGGTGGTGCGGCTGTGCTACGTAGGTGTTCAGGCACATCCTCATCTTCCACTAGCGGGCTACCATGTTTGGTTGCTTTGAGCTGTCGCAACATGGGCAACACAATATGAGCCAAGGTATGATCCATGCTCCAAGTATCGTAGCGATCAATTTTAACATATTCAATCTTTGGATGCACTCGATCCAACACCCACATGATACCTTTGCTAATAGGCTCAAGACGATCACTCCACTTTTCACACCACTCGGGCCGCTCTACGTATGTGGACTTTTCTTGGCGTTCGTCTTCTAGTGTTTGCAGAAGTTTCCAACGAGCACATTTTGACCAGTCAGTCCAGAAGAACATGTAGTCCAGCATGGTATAAGGTGAGATCCAATGATCTCGATATCCGCTGATATAAACTTTCATTTTATTTCTTTCCACTTTAACATTGCTACCAGTTCCTTTTTTGTGTCTTTAAATTCAATAGCCCAGGAATCGTTGTACCAAGCCCAACAATAATCTTGACCTGTTTCAAACCCAATACTAGATAACCAATTGGAAATTTCTAGTAGTCTCCAGGAATCAAATACCATCATTTGTCTGATTAACCAGTAGACTTAAATCGCTGAATAACAGCGTCATCACCGTCGGTGATCTTGATTTGTAATTGCTTACTCGACAGTTTGTCCTGAATCTCTTTAACTGACCGTCCTTGTACTACAAATTCATTGGTAGCGGTGTTCCAAACGTAAAACATTCCGCCAACTTCTTCTATTCGTGCTCCGATAATTAATTCTGATATACGAAGAGTTTCTTGACTGTTTGCATCAATTAGCATGTCTGCAAGTCTCCCTAGCACAATATATGCTAGCCATATACAAACAATAATTCCAACCAACAATCCTAATAAAAAATCAGCTAATTCCATTTTATTCCTTGCGCTTTCTACAATTCCAATACAACTCATGAATCTCTGCGGCAGACTCGTAGTGTTTTTTAAATTCAAAGTACTCAACACATTTTGTATATAGCCCTTTATTTAAATCAATATTGTGTAAGGACTCTGCGTCGACAACACAATATTCTTCAGGTACAGGACGAACATGTTTTATTAAATTATGAACTTCTACTGCTTCTGCAATTACTGTTGTGGGTGCTGTTTCATAAAATTCTTTAGCAGAATCATACCAGGTCCAGTTTTCTTCTTTGATTCCTTGATAGAATTCTCTCCAGTCGTTGCCTTGAACGCTGGACTTAAAGGCATTGAAATCATCTATGTATTGTTGTACCGGTCTACCACCCAGTGTTGGATGAACATTTAAGTAATGTGCTAAACAACTTTTTTCATCGTCAAAATTCAATATCAATAGTTTATCATAATCGTAGGCTGGCCAATCATGTGTGTGTAATATCTGCATAAAAGAATCTAATTTTTCTCTATGTAAAAATTCACTTTTCAACCAATTTTTTTGACTACGGTTTGAGCTATAAACTTCTCTGCGAATAAATTCAAGTTTGGCATCAACAGTATTATCAATGTCAATATCAAAAATATCAGCATAGTTACATTTGTCATCAAGAGACAGCAACCATCTCAAATGATTGCCACAGCCGCCCCTGGGGAAAATTATACCTCTACGCAAGTTTTTATTTGGCACGATTGTTAAGATATTGTTCGTGTTGTATCCATTTATTTTTTACCAAGAATCCCCATTCACGTTTCTGTGTACCGGGCATGAACATGGTCCAACATTCTACACTAGGGTCTAGTTCAATGCGATGAAAACTATTAGCACTACAAGTGCGAAAATGACCAGGCTTCCGCCAATGTGCAATTTCTCCAACTTTCTCTCCTTGGTTATTAAACTGTGGAATCCATTCCCAGTAGCCACCTTTTAAAATGAGAGTGGCATAAGGCCAAGGATGGTCATGCACATCATCAGGATCTGATTTGAGAAACTTGTGTATAAAGATGTTAAATGGAAACCATTTCCTATCTTTGAGAAAAACATAGTATCGTTCCAGATATGGTTCGTTGCTTTGTCGATCCAGAATCAATCGATACCGTCCTAGTCGATGCATGAGTGTTTTAATCATATATGTATTATACACTAAAATAATTTATTAGTCAAGTTTAATGTAGAGTTAAATATTGCACTATGGAATTCTCCGCTACTAATTGGTTGACTTGGCAACGTGCTTCTAATGCTGTTAATTTTTTGGATCCACCATTTAGATTAGGCAACTATTATCCAGATTGGTTCAAAAATCTTAAAGCTGACGTTAGACATTACTTGCCCCAAGGTCATATGCAAAATAACACAGCCCGGGTATGTTTAGGCTTACGTGGTATCAATAGTGTGGGATGGACCATCATTGATCCAAAGTACCCATACATTGGCGGCGCCGTGGTATTCCATCCTGAGCAGTTACATGGTACCAAGTGGTGCGAAAAAGATTCTTCTGGTGAATATGTTTGGAAAATAGTCCTTAATGCATTACCCTGGAGAGCAAAAATGGCTCCAGGATGGAGATTGATTGTTGGAGATTATCCATTGGCATTCAGTGAGGATTGGCATACATTTTCAGGTTGTGTGGATGCAAACTACAAGATCAATGATGATGGCCAATTGGGATCCTTTTACAAATATGATGAGCCCATTGACCCCAACTTTAACTATTACAATATTGAATCAGTGATGGCTGTTAAACAGCACATGGTTGCTACTCCATCAGGAGCTGTGACTTTTTCAATCATTCCATATTATGATCCTGATTATCAGGCACCGATGTTCAAAGGCTATCCAAGTCTTGATTAATCAGTCAAGCAAAAGCCCTACTTGGTAGGGCTTTTGGCAAATGTGTCCAGTTTGGGCTGGACAGCGAATCTAGATTCTAGATTAGACTAAACCAAGGGCCAGAGCCTTGTAACCAGCGGCAACAATCTTGCGGCTTGGCTTGCCGAGTGCGTACTCGGTAACACGAATGCCATTACCGGCTGTGCGGCTGTTGGCATAAACAGCAAAGCCGTTTTGGCGGATGCGGCTTACTTCAGCACCCAAGTTACCAACGCCAAAGCGTTTCTTGGCCTCAGCTGGGCTGAGTGTTTCACCGCTTTGCAAGGCGCGGAAGACCTTGTAAGTTTTAGTAGTTTCGTTAAAATGTTTCATAGTTTTTACCTTTCAGATTTAAAATAATGATGTTTTGTTTTTGCATCATGTGCTTATTATAATATGTTTAGCGTAGATATGCAATAGCGTTTGGCAAACTAAGTTAAAACAGTTTGCCGATTACATGGACAATGTTTATTTTATGTCCACTTCAACAACGATATAGTGTAATCTTTTGGATCTGACCATGTAACCCATTCTATTTCGGCATCAACATTGAATCCGTTGATCTGCAAAAACTTGAGAGCTTCTTCTCGGGCCTGTAGTCGTTTGGTCTGATCAAAGTTGGCTAATCTTGCGCCAAATCTCTGATCCAACTCGGTGCGAAGTCTAGCAAAATTGTTAAGTTGGTGAAATCTAATGCGTTTGGTCATACTGTGATTTTAACGTGTTTACAGTCGCCGCGAAATCTAAAACCACTACAAGTACAAGAATAGGTTCCGTTAAGTTCTGACACTTTGTATTCATCACCTTTACTACCTTTTACAGTCCACACACGACCTTCAGGTTGTTCCTCTTTAGCCTGGAATTTCCATGAATTTGGCACTTCAACAAATTTGCGACCACGTACATCGAACCCAATGGGCTTTTTAAATCTAAATGGGGAGGCGGTGCCATGCCTTACATAGGCATACATTTTGCTTTTGGAATCATTTAAAAAGTAAACATGGTTTGGGAACTTATCGGCCCACTCGGTCACTTCAAGAAATGCTTTCATGATTTTAACGTTACACTAGATTTGAATACGCCACCTATTACCACTATGGCCAACCAAGTCTCAAACGAGTAAGGAATAGCCAGTGAAGGAAACAATGTATTCAATGACCAAATGGTTGCAACAGGGCCAATAACGACCAAAAATACAACGAATAGAATTGCAAGAAAAAGTTTTGACATAAAATTATCCTTTTATTTGATGACGGTATTCACGTTTAAGCCAATATTTGTATTTGTGAAAATACTCTTTCATGGTCATACGTGGCTGGCCCCAACCATCGTGTTCGTCGCAGTTGTCTCTCCAGAGATCATTGAGCCATTGACGAAACGGTTTAGCAGTCATACTACCTCTAACATGTTAGCAGGAACTTTCCACAACCCAGTGGTCAATCGACCATTATTAGATTCACGAATTGTAATGTATTTGATAGCAATCTTTTCCACAGTACCAACAACAGTTACTCCACGTTTGGCACTGGTGAACTTTACGGTGCTACCAATGGTCACACTTCGTTTCTTTTGTTGCGTGAGTTGGACACGGGCAAATCGAATTGCATCACCAATGCTAACAAGCTCATCATTGGTAAATGATCCGGCAATAATTGCACTATTAATTTCTTGGATGGTAGTCATATGTTTCCTTAACATTCAATATCAATATTACGACCTTTGTCTAGATCTAAACGAAGGTTTCTACTTACTCTCTCTGCAATGATTTGTTCAACTCTGCGTTCTTCAATCTTTTTAGCATAGTCTTCAGTTCGTTGTTTTTCCAGCCGATTTTGATCAATTCGATACTGTTCTAGATTGTGTTTTACAACACTTTGTTCTGCTCTTGAGATATTCATACTTGCAATCCTTTACGCTACCTTGCGAAAATATTGGTAGGGCAGGCCCAGGTCGTAGCACAAGTATTCCCAATCACCATTGGCTGAGCTAGATTGCATGATCCAGCGAAGTGCAGTCTCACGGTCACCAGCACCCATACAGATGGTGTTGATAACATGACGTTCAAACTTGTCGATGGCCTCGGCCTCAGAAGCCTTGCGAGCGATCTCTTCTTGCTCAATAGCTACACCAAGTCCTTCAAACTCAGCATCAAACTGCTCCAAAGTCCAAGTTGAAGTGTCAACACCACGTGGGCGAACACCGTAAGCGTCCTTGTACATATCCCAGTAAAGTTCCCGGGCTTGTTCTAGCTCTGACAGCTCGTCCCAAGATTTAAATTCTGTAGTCATTTGTGGCTCCTTATTTCTTACTATGTTCATATTATAGCAAATTGGGATTATTTGGTCAACCGTTTTATCAACAACTGATTCAGGGTTGGTTTGAGTCCTAGCTTCTTACGGAGCAGTTCACCCAGAGTTGGCTTTTTGATTTTTGTCATCTTCTTTTGTTTTTTTGTTTTCATGTTCTAATTATAGCAAAAGGGCAATTATTGGTCAACCAAATGCTTTTACTAGCCCTGTGAGCCCAATAATTACACTTACAAAGTTAACAAACATCTGTGGTTTATTTGCAACACGGATTGTCCATATTAAAAATAAGATAGTTCCCACAAAAAATGTAAGGATATTGTAAGGATATGCCGCAGGTCCAACGGCGTTTAAGCTGTGGCCTGCAACAATAAACAGGGCTCCAGCCCACTGTAGTATTTCGTTAGTATCTAATTTCATGTTATTATTATAGCAAAATGGTAATTATTGGTCAACCAAAATTTGTTGTGAAAAAACAACAAGAATTTAATAAAATTTACCCATTTTGTGTCAACGATCTTGTGAGCGCAGGCGTTATTATATTATACAGAGATAATTCTGTATATTTTAACTTTAAAGGAAATTTACCATGAAATTAGTCGCAACATTAATCGCTTCAGCATTTGCTGTCACTGCTTTTGCCGCAGAACCTGCCAAAAAAGAAGAAAAGAAAGCTGATGCCAAGCCTGCTGTTACAGCGCCGGCCAAGCCAGCACCTGCCGCAACTGCGCCAGCAACGCCTGCAAAAAGTGAGCCTGCTAAGAAGGACGCACCAAAAGCAGACGCAAAGACAGCCGCGAAATAATCTAGAAGAAGATGATGACTTTGAGATCAACGACGAAGTCACATTTGGACGTAATCGCAGGAGTTCACAGTTTGGAAAAGTTATACACGAGGACGAAGACCTTTCCGATTATGTCCTAAATAGATTGTACTTGGCCAGGATGTTGGCCTTAAAAAAACGTCAGGAAGTTTGGGGGTAAAATCCCAAACTTTTTTTTGACTATTTTCTCAGTAGAAACCATTAGAGATATTGCAACGCAACATAAATACTCCGTAGAAACCACGAGTACCTACTGACAAGGACACATATAATGACATATCTATCAAACAAAATGCTGTCTATCTTGGAACGTTTAAGTGAAATGTTCCCTGGTAGTAGTTACCAAAGCCGCTTGGAACAATATCTAAGCACCAAAGGCATTACCGATGCCGCACAGTTGGAAAATTATATCCGACATTTTAATTCTCAAAAGGAAAACTATCTATGAAAAAAATCGTCAACACACTTTACAAAGGCTTAATTAACTGGGCCGAAACTATTGCCGCTTATCGCAACAGTAATGCCAGTAAACACTACTATTAAAATGAACTTTATAGACACCGTAATAATGTTGCTACGCTGGAAGCAACAAGGGTGGGAAGTACATCCTGTTATTGATGATGACTTTACTGGCTGGTTTTAAGTTACAACAACCAACCTAGATCTAGACGCTGATGTATCCAGGGATAAATTGGCGTTTCAAAATCCATATACCAAATGCCATTCCAGCCCAGGTAATTGGCATGTACGATCTTATCCTTGTTTCCTAGCCAATCGTCAGGATATGTTGGCTGATATTTAGAATAAACTTTGAAATCTGATTTGATATTTTGAAATCTAACAGAATCAATAATCACTGCCATGTCTAGTTCTGGCGGCTGTATTTCTTTATAATTTTTATTAAAAAACTCAATGCTTAGTCTATGCTGTCCAGGATACACCGACTGTACAATTAGAAAATCCTGGCTATGTGAATCTGTAACTGTCCATAACACATGATCATCAAGCTTGATAGTATATTCAGGAACAGTTGTTACCATTCTTGTACTGACTGAAAGATTAATTTTGATATCGTTTTTTTGCATAACCGTACTCATCTAAAAATTCTGCTAGTTCTGGCACAAACTCACGCAAGTCATGTTCTCGCAATTGATCAAACTTAGTACAATAGTCAGTTAGCTCTTGTCTAACAGTTTCTATATTGACTCCAGTCTGGTACAACAATCCTATAACCATTTGTGCATGATGGGATATTGATTCTACCACTCTTGATTGATTTCTAACATTAATATCGTGCAGTATATCTTTATCTTTAAGAATAAATCTTGACAGTCTTGATTTAATTATTTCCTTAGCTGAATTAGGAAGGTAACAGGGTCTAAAAAACTCTGGACGATGCAGGACATTACTGTCAATAATAATAGAATGTTCTAGACAAAAATCTAAAAGTTTATCGTAATGCATCAGACTTAACAGTTGAGGAACTGAGCGTAATACTGTGCTAAATTTTTCATTGGTGCAAGCCAGATATTGTCGAATGTTGTCGACAATCTTGTTAGTTTTTCCTGGGTATCGAATATAATCATTGCTAATATCAAGGTTTTCAATGCTGATTTCAATCTGCACAGATTTAAATTTTTCTAATTGTGTCATCAACTCAGGGTCGTAGATAGTTCCATTGGTTACAAAAGTCAGATGAAAATCTGTGTGATTGTTATTGCACAAGAACGTTATCAAATCTCTAAATCGCTTGTGGTACAACGGTTCTCCGCCCATGACATGCAGACAAATAATATCATTGTTGTTTAACAAGTGATCACAGAATTTTCCCCAGGTGGGTGTATCGGTCCAGTCGTGTTTGATCGGAATACTGGAATCTCTTAGACCAATTTTATTCAAATCAGCGGCTAAGAGTGTGCTGTTAAATCCATCACACATTACGCAGGCCATATTGCAAATATTACTAAAACTGATATGATAAAATCTTGGACTAGATTTATCAGCATTAATAATTTTCCAAACAGGACTTTCTTCGGCGCTTTGTTGGAAATCCTGTCCCGGAAATATAGCAGCCTGCAGATTTCTGCGACTACGAAATGTTACTTCACTATGCTGATCTTCTTTATAACAACGATGACATCGGGCAACAGAGTCTCCGTTGAGTATGTTTTTTCTTGCTGATTGAACTGATTTTGAATTTGAAAAATATTCATCCACAGTCATTAAATTAATATGCTCATTGCCCGGTAAGTCAGCACGATCAGCAAAATGACAAAAGTTCATTGTGCCGTCAGAATTGATCCTGACTTCAGTCCAGGGACTGATACAAAAAGTTTGTTGGTTGATATTCAATTTATTTTGTTCCATTGTTGTTACTTATCGTGGTAAATATAGGATGCGAGACTTAATCAATATTCTAGATAACTTTGTGTTTGAAGCACGTGGTCTTAGTGCCAGAAATCCCGGCGATGAGTTTGTACGTACCGGATCCACTGATGATAAGGACAAAATTGTTTTTCAAGGCATGCAATTTTACCCAGATCCGGGAAAATATCCCAGTTACGAAGATATGATCGCGGCGTTTGATCAAGTACAACGATCAATCAAACACCCAATTGAAAAAATTAATCAACCGTCTGCACGTACACTGGCATTTGCAATTGCACAATTTGATACTGCTGTTGGTCGTAGATATCTTGCCAAGTTTGCCTCGGACATTAAACCAGTACGCACCCAAAATACCTTTTTTCAAACAGTAGATATCCCTGGCGGATTTAATCAAGTTAGTGCAAGAGGCAGCAAAGAAAAAGTTGGATACAAGCCCAGCGATGTGTTAACTAATTTTAAGAGCCAAACTGCGGCCGGCATACTAGAACAAATTCGATCCAAGTTTGGCGCGGACAGCACTGAGTATCAGGCGGCAGCAATTTTTAACAAGTCCACACAGTTCCCAATTGTGGTTCCTGCAGGTAACATGGACTTTGGGGCTTTTCGAGATTATTTCTGCGAGATGTTACAACCTATTGCACTGATGAATAGCATGCCAGTCAAGGGCAACGCCGGTAAGGCCGCTGAACTATTTCTGGGTGGCAACTACAGTGATTGTGTTGTGTCATTCAATGAAGGTGTGGGCGGAGAACTCTATGACAGTTTATTAGTAGCGCCAAATGGCAAACAGATTAAACTATCTAGTAAGGGCGCAAAAGGTGCAATGGCATCCAGTGTTAACTTACTCAAGAGTGTGCGTGAACTTGAAGCGGCAGGGATGACACAGTTTACTGAGCAGTATGCAGATGTAATTGATATCTTGGAAACCATCAACAAAGGCAATCACGACTCGGGACCATTGAACCTTGCCATACAACTTGACATGATTGACAAAACTGAAGCACAACAGGTAATGACTTTAAAACAGTACGCTGGTGTAAAGGGCTTTGATATTGACAATACCGACCTTACTGACAATCTCAAAGCAATCTACAAAGAACGCAAAGCTGATGATCCATCTAAAATTGTTCCGTTAAATCACCTGGTATCTAGCATTGCCTACAAAGTCTGTAACGAAATTAATTTAAAAACAAATTTCAGTGAAGCAGGTGCAGATATTCTCAACAACTCTGCGTTTGTTCAAATGTACACTGAAGCTAAAAAAGGCAAAGAAGAATTTATCATCACTGGGTTTACCACAGTATGGCCCAGCAAGTTGTTTACCGAAGTAACATTAGAAGCACAAAAGAGTTATTCAAGTACTTCAAGTTCAGGAGGCAAGCTGGTGTTTAATATCAACAAAGAACCTAGAGTAGAACTCAACGTAGAAAAGTCAGCTACTACAAATGCGCCAGGCGCAAACAAAGCCGGGGAGTTGGTAGACTATATTCCACCACGCAGTGATATCAAAGCGGCGGGTGATGTTGGCACTCCAAAGCACCCTGACCAGGCATTGGGTCGTAAGCGTCGCCCTGGTGGCCGTTAACGTGCTAGACGGCTGATACTATCGCAGATACCAAATGCAAGTGCTTCTTCTGCACTGAGCCAAACATCATGTGGTGGCAACAAGCATTGCTTGAGTTTTTCTTCATCAAGTCCAGTTGCCTGCTTATAAAGATTAACCATGCGTTTTTGGCACAGCTCAAATTCTTTAATTGTGGCAAACAATTCATGCGCTTTGCCTTCGGATCCCCAGCTGAACTGGTGACTTAGAATACTGGTATTTGGAGTTAGAAGTCTACGTCCAGGTGAGCCAGCTAAAAAGATCAATAAACCTGCTGAAGAAATTTGTCCTAACCCAACTGTTTTAATTGGGATATTGCTACTTTGCATAACATCAATTAGGGCAAAGGCAGATTCAACTTCTCCACCCTCGCTACAAATCATCAACAGCAATTCTTTTTTCTTTTTCTTAACAACATAGTTGGCATGCAAAATCCACTCGACTACTGGCTTAACGCTTTCGGTGTCAACTGGACCCATAAAGGCATACATACCAGCTTCAAGTAAGCTTTGTCCAGGGCTAATGTAATCTTCATCATCTTTAATTTGTGTCATGTAATTTCGCTCAAAAGAAAAGGGCTAGCTAAAAGTGTGTTATAATATACTTTTAGCTAACCCTAGTACTTATGGTGAACTTACTCGGGCTTTTGAGTTTCTTTCCGTTCCATCTCTTTAAAGCTTTCACGACTACGGGTTTCGGCTAGTCTACGCTGGTTACGAGCATCGGTCACTTTCTGGATTCCGTTTGCTTCCCCAATTGGTAGTGCAATTAAAACATAAGCTCTAAAACGCCCATTTTCAGAAATAACCTTGATACCTTCTGCGGCAACTTCTACGCCCGAAATATCAACACCTGGGCAATAGGTTTTGATTGCCAGTTCGCTGAACTCAGTACTGGCATTCTCACTGTCTGTTCGGTAAATCTTGCTTTGCTGGTCTACACGACCGCCTGCACTCATACAAATTTTGCCAAATGCAACAGTTTTAGCCTTGGTAACTGCCATGCTATAGTCTGGGCTCACAGCCGTACCATTCTGATATACAGCAGATTTAGAAACTGGTAGATTAGTCATCCATTTGGGTGCTTTGTCAATGGCCTGTTCAGCCGCTTTTTCTCTACGCTGTTCATCATCATAGGCCCTGCGTTCGTAAGGGTCTTTGGGAGACGAACTACATGCCGCCAAAATAACCACAATGGGTGCCAATAAAATAAGTTTTTTCATAATTTTTCCTTAACGAGTTTTAATCCATTCGCCGGCTTTTTTAAGATCTTCGCCGGCACCACCTACTGCCCCGCCCATGGTTCCACAGGCTGTGAGCATCGAGACAAGTAAAATAACAACTGCTTTTTTCATTTTGCCATCTCCTGACTTTGAGTTTTAACCGAGTCCACTCCTTTGTCAATCATACGAGCAATACCGCTGAATCCAACAGTAGCAAGTATTAGACCAAAAATGGTTCCAATAACAAACATCTTCATTATAGCCTCCTGGCGTTAATTAACATAGCACAATTATACATAAAATGCAATATCTAGTCAAGTCAAAATTTGTCTGTAACTACCCATTTGCCTTCTCGGATTTGGCAAATAACACCCTGGTATGTTCGGATATCTCTAGCAACAAAGTTAGATTCCACAAACCATTTACATTCGGTTCCATTATGATAAAAACGGTTTGGGTATTCTGGATGGGGCCTAAATTGACCAACATCACCAACTGTACCAACTTGTGTGCTGGACAGGACGGACAATGTTGGTTGGTCCTTGCAGATCAGAGTCTTTTCACTAGTGGTTTGATTTTTGCCCACACGTTCTCTAACCGAATCGTCGGCTCTAGAAACTGCAATAGCACAGGCTTCATTTTCGGGACGGTCGCCGGACCAATTGTACTCTCCAAAAGCAGTATGCCAATTTACCCCTACTCTGGCCCTAAAGTCAACTAGACATTTTTTGCCAGTTGCAGTAGCAACCACATCTCTCCTGATCTGACTGCGTTCTGCAATAACCACAGAAGTTTTGGTAACGGAACGATCTTGTAGTACACATTCTTGAGCACCAACAGCCGCTGGTATCAGTAAAAGTATTAATGTTTTTTTCATGAGCAATCTCTTGTCAAGTGCAGTAGATGTTGATTAATCAACCAGTTTGTGCGACCACTGTGAATACTTTGTCGCTGATAGTGTTCTTCATTGTCTGTCCAACGGCTCCAGGGTTGTGTTAAATTTCCCACACCTGCTAGCATACGTTCATCTCTTCCAGAACGCATGCTCTGCAGAAACTTAATTTGCTGTTCTTTAATACGACAATTAATTTGAAAGCTTTCCAAATCAATAGCATGTATCGGCTGTTGTACAGCACAGCCACTAAACAGGCTGACAAATATAACGGATGCGCCAAATGCGGCTACGAACCTGGCGTTGAAATTCTGCAGAATCATTTTGGGTACTCTGAGTTTCTAACCATCTGATTATGGCATGTCGATTGGCACAATCATCTGGAATGAGTGTGACGTCAACAGGCGGCCGGGTAGATGTACACCCTGTAATTAATAAAATGGATAAAAGAAAAATCCTGTTCATGTAGCTATTATACACAAACAGGATTTATTGGTCAACTAGACCGATAGCCAAATTACTTCTTGGCTGTGGTATTTTGGTAAGCTTTCATAACGCCTTCACCAAATTTGGTGTAGTCAAATTTCATTGCTTCCTGGCTGGCTTTTACCATTTCTTGTGCCACTGTGGTAAACGTATCTACTCCGACCTTGGCGGCTTTTTTGGTGTAGTCTGCTTGGGCGTCAATGAACTTGACCATTGAGTCTTTAACAGTTTCGTTTTGAATGAATGTGTTAACAAAAGTTTTTTTACCGGTTTGAACGGTGTCGATTAGTGCGTCTGCTGTGAACATAGTGTTCTCCTTTAATTAAGCGAGTTTACGATTTAGGACCCGGCCTATCCAGCGTCCTTAGTCTATATTATATATGATAAATTGTTGCGTTGCAACATTTTTACGTGTTATTTTGGTATGTTTGGATAAATTGATAGTGTTATATGGAAGTGTACTAATAAAATACCATTATCTTAAAGATCATAGTAAATAACACATAGGAGAATCAAATGATTACATTTATTAAAAAACTTTTTGGGCTAGAAAAACCCTCAGTTACAGAAGCACCGTATAAGGTAGAGACACCGACATCAGTTGTAACACCACTGACGGTGGGGTCTGAAGGAGTTGCACCAGCGGTTAAACCCAAAGCTGTTGTGGTTGAAAACACCGAAATTATACCCGTGAGCTTTTCTGACATACCAGTAATGGTTGCTACAACAAAAACACCTGCTAAAAGAGGACCCGCAAAACCAAAAGTTGCTAAAACGCCGCGAACACCTACAAAACCTGCGGCAAAATAAACAAGGTCACTAAGTCTTTGCGCCGGAGAAATAATGTGCGGCGATCACCGACTGTACAAGGCTGTCTAGGCTGTTAACAATGGGTATGCCATCCTCAATGGAAATGTTGATACTCAAGGGCAATTCGGTACAGCCTAGAACCACAGCTTGTGCGCCACGATCGATCAAGCTATGAATTACTTTCATTAGCAACAACTGAGATTCTGTAATCTTGCCGGCCTTGACCAGGTCAATAGCAGGTTGTACAAAAAAGTCCATTTCAGCACGATCTGGAACTATACATCTCCAGCCTTGTTGCTCTAGTCTTTCTTGATATAAACCATATTCTATTGTGCCTTGTGTGCCCATGATGCCAATGGTGGTATTGTCAAGCTGTAATTTACGGAGCTCGTCGGCTATGCTTTCTACTATGTGTAAGATGGGCACACCCATTTTGACCATGTCATTGTACCAAAAATGTGCTGAGTTACAAGGAATAACAATACTGTCACACCCTAGTGTTTTTAATGCCTGTATACCTTGTAACATCAACAGTAATGGCCGATTGTCGCCGGCCTGTATACTTGTACTACGATCAGGAATTCTTGGCTCATTCCACAACACAAAAGGTATGTGTTCTTGATCGCAAGTGGCCGGCGACTGCCTGATTAATCTAGTTACAAACTCTGCTGACGCTGCCGGTCCCATGCCTCCTAGTATGCCAAGTTTTTTTACCATATTAAAATTAATACTATTAGTATGACTATGATGCCAGCAATGACTCCTGGTAGTCTCATTTTTTATCAAACAGTAAACTTGACGCAACAATTAGTACAGTCTGTGCTAACTCTACTTCTGTTGGTTGCTCTTTCCAACCTACACTTATTTGTCCTATAAACAATCCAGGGTCTGCTGGCACGCTTATGCGACACATGTATGTTACTCCATAGTTTTTATAAGTAAATCCAATATAACTTTGTGGTGTTAGATACGGACCGCATGGAATTTTGCCTGACATTAATCCAATTACATCTTCGTTGTTGCTGTGATTCTTAGTAAGCAACCCCACATTGGTTCCATCATGGACTGTGTCATGTCCTGAGCCTCGTGTAGTTAGATATACTAATTTTCTGGTGTTCAGTAATGTGTTAACTTGGAATACAGCCACAAGCTCTGCATCTGTATTCTTTAGTATAAAATTGACTGCTTGTTCATATTTGCCGTTCATCTTGGGCAAGGCCTGTTGAGCACGATAACTTGCCATGAAGTTATCTTTTTCAGTATAGGCTACCCATCCTAAAAAAGTGAATAGGCAAAGGAACACAACTGTAAATAGGCGAAATGGACTTTCGCCTATAAACTTTAACAGTTCAAGCAGTAACTCTTTAAGTTTGTCCACCGGCAGTTACCTCTTTGTCGCATACAAATGCTGTGACTGCTACGTTGCCGTGTACATGACTTGCTGTGCGAATCATATCCATTAATGGATCAACTGCTATCAACAATACCAATACAGCTTCGCTTGGTAGTTTTAACAAATCACAAACAACTGCTACAGTAGCAACTGTTAAGATACCTGTTGTACCTGCACTTGCTAATCCGGCTAAAATACTACCAAACAATACAACTGCTAAACCGGTAAGTCCTAGAGGAGCATCATAGATGTTGGCAATGAATACTGTAGCAATAGCATAGTAAACAATGCTACCAATACGGTTAACAGTGAAACTTAGTGGAACTGTTAGTTCAACTCCACCTTTGTCAAAATGTAGTTTATGTAAGGCTTCTTGTGCGTATGGAATACAAGCCAATGAACTACGTGAACTAATAGCAACAATTAATGTTTCTTTAGTTTCACGGATAACAGTGGCAAGGCTTAATCCACTACGTGCCCAAATCACAGCAGTACCTGCGGCAACTACTAATAGTCCGCCAATGAACTGTTGGAACACAAAGTCAAACATTGTTAAGAAAATACCAACTCCAACTTTACCAACTTGACTGCTGATCATTGCCAACAATGCAAATGGTAGGAAGTAGTTTAAGAATTTGAAAATACTAATACTTGCTTGTTGAACACTCTTCAGTACTTCAACCAACATACGTTGTCCTTCTGTTTTCAAGTGACCCAGTGCAACTCCAAATATCAAACAGAAGATAACAATCTTCAAACTTTCACCATTGTTCAGTGTGGCAAAAATGTTTTCTGGGATAAACTTCTCTGCCATTTTACCAGCACTGACTGCGGGTGCCGTTGACATTGGTTCGTGAAGGGTAATGTTTAATTCAGTTCCGGTATCTTTGTTGTTGACTAGTACACCAAATTCTGTTTTCTTCTCAGGAGTCATTTCTGTACCTGTTACTAGTACAGTTCCTACACCAATAACAGCAGCCAAGAACATACTGCCAACAAAGCCCACAATAATTTTGCGAATTAATTCCTGACTACCTTCTTTTTGTAATAGCCCAATGATACCAACTAGAATAGTTGCTAACAAAAATGGTAGTACAACTACCTTTAGCAAACTAATATAGATACTACCAATACTGTCAAGACCCATACTAAACTCAGGTGCGTAAACGCCGCCTAAAATACCTGCGATAATTGATCCTAAAATAGTCCAAGGACTAGTCAGGAAACTTTTTAAATGTGTTGTTGTCATGCTAAATCCTTATTTCTTTTCAGCTTTGTAGCGATCCATTAACTTTTTAGTGTCAATGTTGTTGTATTCATTCTTAATAACGTAATTAACAATGCTTAACAATTGAATCGATTTGGGATTTACTGCTACTGCAATATAGTCCACGCTGTCACTAATTGCAATTGTTTTGGTACTAATTGCGGCATCTGGCTTTTCGAAGGCAATTTTCTTAATTTCAAATTCGTCACGGTAAGCGGCAGCAATAGTGCCCTTGGTAACATTATCAATAATCACATCCCATTTTTCTTCAGGAATAAATGTTGCGTTAGGAAAGTTAATACGAGCAAATGTGTCGTAGCTGGAATTCTTGATAAAACTTATCTTGCCATTGAAGTCACGGATAACTTGATATGTTTCTTTACCTTGACTGTTTTGACTTAGCCATAGACGATTAACAATTAAACTTTGTCTTAGCTTAACATAAGGATCACTGAATCTAACTACTTGTAGTCGAGGACCAGTTACTGACAGTTTACTAACTGCAATGTCTGCTTTGCCTTCTCTGATCTGTTCAACAACTTCAGCAAAGCTTTCTGCATCGCGTCTGAACTGCACAGGAACTCCAAGTAGGACACCAATTCGTCGAGCTATCTCGACGTCAAGACCATGAATGTTATCCCCTTCTCCGGAGAAGAAAGGAGGAACATCTTTTTTGGTCATTGACACAACAAGAACATTAGCTTTCTTGATTGCGGCAATATCTGAAGGTAGTGGTACTGTTGAGTTAGCCAGCTGTGCTTGTCCCGTTGCCGGGGTAGTCCACAGGGTAACTAGTACGGATAGTAATAATAGTAGTTTTTTCATAATTATATTTATAGTCAAATGTCCAGGACATACTTGCATTATGCCGAACAGTATCTAATAGAATTGTTGATTTAAAGAATAAAAAAAGAGCCTTTTTTGGGGCTCTTGGTACTGGTTACGCAAATCCAGCGACACGCTATCTTGTGCCCGGTTTTAAAGGGTTAAAAACTAACATTAAATGCTAGTCATTACTTTCCTAATAATGTATCAACTTTAGCTTCAGCGGCGTCTAAACGTGCTTCAATAGCATCTAGTGCTGAATTTGAAGGAATAGCAACTGCTTCAACAACTTGTTGAACTACTTCAGGAGCAACAGCTTCAACACCTGTTGCGGCAGCAATAACTTCGGCAACTGCTTCAGCAACTTGTTGTGCTACTTCGGCGGCCGGAGCTGGCATGTCAGCCACTGCTTGCATGATAGCTTCTGTGATTGCAATCGGGTCAACTACAACCTCTGGGTCGGCGGCGACGACTGCTTGAACTGCGGCTGAAATGATGTCAGCAACTTCTTCATGAGCAACTGCTTCTGATTCAACTTGTGCTGTAATAACGTCAGCAACAATGTCAGCGGCTTCTGCGTGGTCAGCACTTGGAGAAAGTGCAACTACTTCTGCAACTGCGCTTTGAATGCTTTCAACTGCTTGTGCCGCTGCCGCAACAATAGCGTCAACGTGTTCTTGAGTTTTTACAGCAATTAATTGCTCTACTTGAACTTCAACAACGGATAATCTTGCGTCTAGTTCTTCAATACTAGTAGCACCGTCTGTATTAACTGTTGTACCGGTTAAATTTGCTAATTTGGCTTCTACGGCTACTAATCTTGTAGCTAAATCATCTAATCTCATGGGTTTCTCCTTGTGGGGTTAGTTTGTGTGCCACCATGACACATAATTATTTAACAGATATTATGTGACAGTGATGTTACAAATCACGACCAATATTTAGATGAGTCCAAACTATCCCAATATTTTTTATTGTTGCGATTTGCAAAGTTCTTGACAAGATACTTGGCCATGCCCATGTATCCCATTTTCTTAAACCTGCGCGAATCTTGGCCAAAGTGGTGTCGAACAATTCGAAACTTTCTAGGGCTGTATTTCCTAGATAAAAAGTAATCTTCCGACGTTGAAAACTGTTCAGGAAATCCTCCAAACTCCTCAAAACGATCTCTGCGGGTCAGCATGAATGCTCCCACAGCAAATGGACTAATGTATTTCAACACATGATTGATTAGGTTAAATGCTGTGAACCCAATCTTGGCACGTAGGTCCTTGTCATAGCATTTAATATTGAGTCCAATAAGATCTAAATTTTTACGCTCAATTAAATTAACTGCATCACGTATAACCGTAGGTTTAAAGAAGCGAACATCAGCATCAATAAACAAGATGTAAGGTGTAGTTACCAGTCGTGCTCCACAATTTTTAGCAAAGGAAACAGGCCCACCATCTATGATTTCTACATTCAAATTGCCCTTTGTTGCTTGGATAACTTCACGGGTATTGTCAGTTGAGCAGTCTGCAATAATAATTCTAGTGCTACCTATCATTTGATTGCGCAGATGTGTTAGAAGATAGGAAATATAGTTTTCCTCATTCTTACAAGGAATCACAATAGTAATTTTATCACTGAATTTTATTGTTTCTTGCATTCTGCTACCACCTTAAAATTGTCAAACTTCAGTTTGTACTTAATTGTATTTAATGTCTGCAGGCAAGAGTGTTGATCCAGGAAAGTCAATTCTATCCGTCCCGGAACGTCCTGAGGATTGTTTACGTGAACTGCCAGTATTATCAGTATCCACACGGTCTTTCTCCTTGGTCCATGTAACTATTTCCCATGTACCATCGTGGTGTTCTACCAGTGCTGTACAACTTTCAACCCAGTCGCCATCATTCATATACGCAACACCATCTATGGTTTTTATTTCAGCGTGATGTATGTGTCCACAGATCACACCGTCAAACCCACGCTTCTTGCAGTAAGCGGCAAGATTCTGTTCAAATTTGAATATAAAGTCTACGGCTTTTTTTACTTTGTGTTTAAGATACTTACTAAGACTAAAGTACCCAAAACCCATGCGATGACGGATCCAATTGAATTTGCTATTAAGCGATAAAATAATGTCATATGCTTTGTCTCCTAAAAATGCTAGCCATGGTGCCAGTCTGGTAATGCCATCAAACAGGTCACCGTGTGTGACTAGATAGTGCTTGCCGTTGGCACCTATATGTTCGATTTGATTGTGTATTTCTACATGACCAAAACTAAAACCATACGGTATCATGGGTCTTAGAAACTCATCGTGGTTGCCTGCTATATAAACAACACGGGTGCCACGCTTGGCATGACCCAGAACTCTTCGTACTACATTGGTGTGGCTTTGCTTCCAACGCCATTTGTTTTGTTGTATGCGCCAGGCATCAATGATATCCCCTACCAAATATAATGTGTCGCAGGAATTGTGTTTGAGAAAGTTGTTTAACTTATCCGCTTGACAGTCTTTGGTACCAAGATGAACATCGCTGACAAAGATACTGCGGTATGTCTTCATCTATTATTTAAGATAAAGACTAACAAAGATCATTACAATTTTATTACAAAATCATACTCTTGTTGATATTTTAGCCAACTTTAAAAAGCCAAATAATTTAAGATACATCCATCCAACGTCAAATTCAAACCAGCGTCGACTCAGACGAGGATTGCCTGGATCAAGGTGATGGTTATTGTGTAGTTCTTCACCACCAATGACAATTCCCCAAGGACTGAAGTTACGACTATGATCTTTGGTTACGCCATTTCTGTACCCTATCCAATGCCCAACACCGTTGACAACACCTGCGGCCCAGAATGGAATCCATAACATCTGAACTCCCCACACTACAAATCCCCACCAGCTGAAACAAAGTAAATTTATGCCCAATAGCAAAGTAATTCCTAAACGACTGTGTGCGGAATATATGTTGTGTTCTATCCAATCATCCGGGGTTCCAACACCATAGGCATTGACCATGTTTGTATCTTTGCTTGCTGAATGATATAATCCTGCTCCTTTGAATAACACATGCCAGAATCCATAAACATGCGGAGAGTGAGGATCGCCTTCTGCATCACTATGTCTGTGATGTTTGCGATGTATTGCTACCCACTGTTTGGTAACCATGCCTGTTGTCAACCATAACCAGGCTCGCATAAAATGTTCAAGTATCGGATTGAATTCTATTCCCCGATGCGCTTGGCCACGATGTAAAAATAAAGTAACACATACTATGGTAATATGTGTCGCTGTCAATGTGTATATTAGTGCTATCATGTAGTATATAGCTGACAAAAATAGTGCTACATATAGCACTATTACTACAAGGGACTAAGCAAGCATCCTAATCAGGCCAATACTGTCAATGGTGGTTAGCAATAGGTAGTTAGCCAACATGCCAAATGATTTCCTAGTATAAGCAGCCCAAGCATAGAGAGCGCAGCCAGCAATCCAAATAGGGTACAGAATAAGTAGAGGCGGAGTTGGGACTGTTGTTGCCATAGTAATGGAACAGCCAATGCTAATAGCCCAAGCGAGCAACTCAATAACAAAACGAATTCTATTAGACTTAAAGTCATCTTGTATCCAATCAAATGTAGGTTTTAAAAGTTCATTCATGATTTGTTGGGGAAAAAATCCTGCATCACACCTTCTCTGTGCAGGTCAAGTGTTACACAATGTATGCCACCGTCCCAAAAATATCTATGTCTAAACGGCACAATGTGAGGAGTAATACCATATCTATCCAAGGCATCAAACACTTGTTTGTTGTAGTTAAACACCATGACATTCTTGGGATCAATAATCAACATGTTGACATCAAACACAGTTTCTTCTACGTATCCTGTCCAATGTCCCAGCCAGGTTTCAATAGTTTCAATTACATCATTGTCGTATTCAAAACCTGGGATCCACCACTTGCCGCGATTTTTTTGTTTTAAATCTAAAAATGGTTTAACCTTGCTCCAACTTTGGTCTTGAAGATACACCACTTCCCATCCAGGAAAAGTTTTTTCATAAGTGGGGATGTCACACAAACTAATAATCAATCCAGGACAAACAGGGCAGAATACGCCATCGGCATGACCACCAGTTTTAACTATATGATTTCTTGTATGTAAAAAATTTTCATTAATTTCTTTTTCAAGATTTCTTACTTGATCTATATTGGGCATTGTTCCAAAATATAAATCTTTTCCTATCCTAGATATCATTGCACCATTGATAGTTGGGTGATTACTTATTTTAATTTGATTGCCCTGAGATTGTACATGTTTTACAATATCTCCATAACAGTCTTGCATGGTGGCAGTTAGCTGACTGCTATTCCACGTGCTGATATTTGTGTTAGAACCGAGAAACATTTCTGAATCTGGCTTAGATGTATAAAAATCTTCTCCAGCCATGATCATAATATCCCTCGGACACATTGGTGGTGGAATATATCTTTCGCCTAATATTTTTTCTGTAGGAAAATTAGGCCTTAGTATCTCTACTCCAAATTCTTGCAATTTTTCGATTATGTGCTGGTAATCTTCTTCTGTTTCGGTGGCTATTTTTTCCATGAGTTTACGCACATGTGTTACCTTAATCCATGAATAAAATTCAGGTGGGTAGCTACGACCTACTACACAAACTTTCAAAGGATCCCAGTGTTGGTACACACTATACATTTACATGTCTTTCATAAACCTGTTCACTGTTAAAGTTATCTTGAATACATTCAGGTGTGGGCTTTAGTAGTTCATTCATTTTTTATTTGGAAAAAAGTCTTGCATCACACCTTCTCTGTGTAGATCAAGTGTTACACAGTGGATGCCGCCGTCCCAGAAATATCTGTGTCTAAAATTAATAACGTGTGGAGTAATTCCATATCTACTTAGTGCTTCAAACACGCGATCGTTGTAATTGAACACAATGACATTTTTTGGATCAATAATCAGCATGTTGACGTCAAACACAGTTTCCTCAACATACCCGGTCCAATGTCCTAGCCAATTTTCTACAACATCAACCACATTCTGATCGTATTCAAAACCCGGTATCCACCATTTACCGTTGTTTTTGGCTTTTAAATCTTTGAATGGTTTAATGTGGTCCCAACTCTGTCCTGGGAGATAAACAACTTCCCAGCCTGGAAAAGTTTCTGCATAAGTTGGTACATCTTTTAAACTAATAATTAGTCCAGGACAAACCGGACAGTAAACAGCATCTCCGTGACCACCGGTATTGATAACATGTGTACGATTATTTGGAAACTCTTGGTTGACCACTTGTTTGATCTTGTTCTGATCGTCAGTGTACGATTCTGTGGCAAAGTATAAGTCTTTACCAATTCGAGATGCCATCATTCCTTGCACACAGGGATGAGGACTGGTCTTTATTATATTACCCTGTGATCGAATACGATCAAATATTTTTTTATAAGGGGAGTGATGACGAAATACTTCTTCTTTGCTTGCATCAAGCCAATTGTGTACTTCAAGGCATTCCTGTTGTACATGACTTGGTAAATCAGTGATGTCTACTGATTTTTCTGGCCAGCTTGGATCTTTAACTACGTTATAGAATTCTTCCCACTGATTTTTTGGTCTATAAAATGTCTCACCAATCATAACCATAATGTCTCTGGGTTGCAGAGGAGGAGGTGTAAAAGGAGTCCTTGTCTGATTAAACCATTCTACAGGAATCTCAGGACGCAATACCTCTACACCAAAAGTTTCTAGCACCGTTGCAATTTTTTGCAGATCTTCTTCTGTTTCAATGGCAATACGCTCAAACAGTCTGCGCACATGTGGGACTTTGATCCAGTTATAGAACTCAGGTGGGTAGCTACGACCTACTACACAAACTTTTAATGGGTCCCAGTGTTGGTACACACTATACATTTACATGTCTTTCATAAACCTGTTCACTAGCCAGGTTCTTGCCTTTGGCTTCGCATTGAATATCAAATGTATCAGCAAAGGTCAATGCCCAATCGGTCACAGCGTCGTTCCAATAGAAGTCACTGTGTGCCCGGAGTTTCTGTTTCTTATAACCTCTAGCAAGAAGTTTATCAAGATCGGGTCTAGTTCCTCGGTCATGGTCAACCAAAAGGTCCTCGCGACTAACACTATAATGAAGTGCAGGACGAGCGCCGCGCCAAGAGTCAATAACCCGCTTGACACGATCGTCCTGCGCGGTAATGTACTCTCCCGAGTTAATCCAGTGGTGGTGTAGGTCCAATACAAGAGCCACATGCTGAGCCACAGCCAAAGTAGTGTCAAGTCCATTTGTCATCTCATCATTCTCGATGGTAATTAAGTTTCTTGCTTCGGGGCTGAGCCTACTCAGAGTCTGCAAGAATTTAGCGGCACCACCTTTACCGCTCAAGTGTACGTTGATCTTGAACCCGTTGTCATGCCATGTGTTACCATAGCCCATCCACCGTGCCATATCAGCGTGGTATTCAAATTCCAGGATTGAACGTTCTACAATTTCATCTGCTTCGCTTGCTAGTACACAAAACTGGCCAGGATGGAAACTCAAACGCACACCGTATTTACGTGCGGCTTCGCCTACGGGGGCAAAGATCTTTGCACAGTGATCTTGAATTTCTTGCCGTTGCCACCAGGCAATCCATGATGGTTCAGTATAGCCCTGGAGCATTTCGCTACCGAGACGAACCATTCTACGTTCAGGGGGTAGTGTGGCTACACGTTCGATCATCCGCACAGCCGCCGATGTATTGTGATTCATGATATCCCATTGGCGTTGGTCTGCTTCGTCCGCATGCTCACGAAGCCACCTCATGGTAGTTGATCTGCCGTTTAGGTCACGGTCTTTTGCGTTAACTTTCATACCGCCACATTCTGTGGGGTCATTAAGCCATTTGCAACAAAATCCAATTCGTCCCATAGTGGCTCCTACCATTGATGAATAACGTTAACACAAATAAAGAAACATGTGATTATATGTATGATAACCCAAAATGTCTTAAGGAAAAGCGCAATTCTAGCTTCACGCAAAGAAAGAATGGGAACATCGGGTCGATCTTCATCTGTCTGGCCCATCAAATGCCCAGTGGCTCTGGACCAGATGCGTTCAAGTGAATTCACAATAAAATCCTAGTGAGTTTGTTTACACTAGTAATTTTAACACATTTGGCATTACATCGCAAGTGAGATTGGATAATTTTTTAAAGGATTTGTCAACAGAATTTGGATGATCAACCAAAACCCATTGCGTATCTGGGCTAGCCATAATAATACTATGTATTAGGGCAAAATAATTGAAGTTTTTATGCTCTTGAAATCTGTCAGAGGTTTTTTCTTTTTCAGATAAATCAAATCCAGCTAATAATACAATATCCGAAATGTTGCTAACTAGGTGTAATGCCACAACATCTTCTGGGCAGTCTACTTCCTGTGTAAATGTACCTTCGTAGAGTTTAACACCCATTGGTCTTCCTATAGATTGGTAATAGTCTTTAGGCACATAAAAATTACAAACAGCTTGAAATGCACGTTGAATTAATTCTTGTGCTTTTGTCATGTCGTGACATATAACATTGTCAGTGGAGCATCCACGCCAGGTCTTCCATGAACCCCAGGTTGGACCTATGCTTTTAATAGAATCAAGGTTAACTGTTGGATCAATTTGATAGCTGTCGGCAAATACCCAATTTATTTTCATTCAACAGCCTTTAAAGATTGCCAACGAAATGCGCCAATACATACCCAGGCAAACGGAGTGTTGGGTTTTGGATCACTGTTAAACACAATGTCTCCGCGTGAGCCACTATATCCAGGAACTGTTGGTTCAAATGCAATACGATGTTTGTCAATTCTAATTTTTTTGACAGTGGTCTGACCTTCGGCATCTATATCAATGCTGGCCTGTCTATTAACACCGATCGACAATCCTTGTTTCCGACCTGTTCCAAAATATGCTTGATCTTTAGAAATTTTGCCCGACAACAACGATACTTCTTCGTCCCACACACTCAGAGCCATCTCTGGTTGATTGGTATTGATACCCACACGTTTATTGATAACCGCTAGAGTATCAAAGATTTTGGCCTGGCCCAAAACAGCAAGTTCTCTAAGAGTGCCAACTTTTTGTAAATTTGATTCAACAATTGTTGGATTAATACTGTCATTTGCAATAAGTGGTTTTCCGTTTAGTGTAACTTCACTGAAGTCAATTCCCCCAGCCTTGGCAATATCCAATACTTGATTAACTAAATGATTTTTCCATTCATCGTTGGATAGTTCTAGTGTGAGTGACGCAATTTTTGTAGCAAGTTCATTCCACGAATTGTTATCGGTGTTGATTTGTCCTTTTACAACAAGATTTTGTACTGTTAATGTGTCATCAACAATGGCATTTTTAGAAATAAGATTATTTTCTACTATCACAGTATCGTCAGTGACAATTAATTCTAATTTGGTTGATTGATCAATAATGCCTGAAGTTTTAAAATTGGTAATTAGTCGATCTTGCCAACGAGTAATACCGTTGTCAATTTCATTAACTAACATTTTGTTTAGATCTATTCCGCTGATCTTTTGCAAAAGTTTTAGTGACATTTGCTTGTGAATAGTATTTTCAATTTTGTTTAACCAAGTAGAATCAACTACTAGATTATCAATTGTAGACTCAACAAAAGTCTGCACAGAATTATCAACTGCCATTGATATTTTACTAGCATCTATGTATGAATCTAATCCAGGCACATGCCCTTGTTCAAATAATTTAGTAACACTATTTTGTACAGTGGATACCAAATCAGGAACTGTTGATATATTGCTAAATTTTGCAGTAATCCTATCTTGTACATGTTTTGTAATTTGTTCTTCAATGGCATTGAGCCATTTGCCGTTGCTCATGACGGCAGCAACTTGTTCAGCAACTGCTTTTGCTATTTGTTGTTCTACTAACTCTGTTACCGATTTGGTGTCAAGCATGTTCTCTCCATAAATCTAATGTCGTACAGTGAAAACCGCCGCCTAATGTTCTACTATGTCGTAATTCCAACGGAACTACTGTAAAACCTCGTTGCTCTAGTATGCGTATCAACTCTGTTTGCTTTTGGTCAACAATCACTGTTGTTGGGTCAACCACTAACATATTTAAGGCAATCCACTTGCTAGCATACGGGTAATTATAGAAGTCTTGCTCAATAACTTCATCTATATAAATTTTATCCCATTTTTCAAAAATTTTAGGGCAATTTGATGAATTAACCCTGCTACCATTCAACAATACAAGGCCTTCGCGCAATGCGGTAATTGTAGAGTCAATATGCACACCACTATAAAAATTACAAATTTCAATCTCCACATCCGGGAACTGTTGTTGTAGCCAATCATATGCGGCACGATTGCCTGATGGTGACTCTAAAAATAGCATCTTATCGTTTAGACGCAGTAGATTGGCCGCATCCAAAATCATACCTTCATTCCTGGGCATGTGTAGATAATTTGGTGACAAGTCAACAATGTTGTGATAGCATTGTAATTCCATGTTTCGACATGGATACATCATGGCAGTATCTACAATGGTGTCTTTATAAACTAGCAATCTGTCACGTGGGCAATAGTTGTACATTCCATCATGTGTTTGAAAGTTAAGTGGTTCCGGACGCACAACTTCTACACCTAGGCTGATCAGGGTTGTTGCCAACTTATCCAGATCTTCATTGGCTTCGTCAATGATCCTTTGAGGCACAGGACCACGTGGAACAGGAGTTTTTTTCCAGGAAGTTTTGTTACTTTCCAATTTAAACACAGGATCGTTCACAGGCCAGTTTGCATCTGTGGCAGATCCAACTACACAAGTTTTAAGTTTATCCCATTCGTTTTGGCTATAAATCATAGATGTCCAGTAATTTGAAGAGTGTACCTTGGTTCAAGTCCAATGTTAGCTGCCATATGTGGAGTATCGTATGACCATTCAACCACGGTGCCGGCTTGCCAATTAACAACAGGTTCTCCTAACACTTCAAGATAATGTCCTGACTTCCAGTCTTCTACCAGAACAATAGCTCGTCTTATTTTGTGCTCTTGACCTTTTAATTTAAAAATATCAACATACCTAACATAAAGATCACTATGGGCTGGCATCACTGTTCCAGTATGCATTCTGTAATAAGCAGTACCAATATCTTTCCATCCCCGAGATTCAAACAAATTAATAAATTTTTGATTCCACGATGGTAATTGATGTCTCATGTCACAAAGGTCACCAGTAATTTTGCTCTGATATCCTTGATTGATCCAATGGTTAACACTTATTGGATCGTTAAACGGTTCATTGATGTAGTCAAGATGTTTGTATTCATTATCCCAGAATACATCAATGTTGTACTTACGACTGTCGTGTGTTGCCATAGTGGATAATTTTGTAACCTGTCATATCAACCATTTTGCGCCATGGATCTACAATGATACTGCCAGCTTCAATAGGAGTATAGAATGTATCGTCTCGTACATCTCCAGTGTATCCATAGGTAATTTGTCGATTGTGTGCCATTAATAATACCACAGGGCCTTTGACAGATGCAATTACATCGTTGTTGTCATCTGCCAATGGATCTAAATATTTAACGGTGCGGCCTGCTTCTTTAATGTAGTGCCCAATTAAAGTGCTGTAGCTACCAATACAATAAGGAACATCAGGCTTGTATGCTTTGCCATGAATGATAATTGGTAAATTTTTCTTTTCAGCAATATCAACAAGAAATAGTGCTAGATTTTTTGCTTGAACTTCTCGAGCATGCATGATTGTATCAAACAAGTCATATCCAATGTCATACTCTTCAGCCAGCCAGCGCAAGGCAATGTTGTCACGTGGGTGGCATGCTCCTGCATCGCCCATGCCAGCTGTCATGTACTTGGGTCCCATAATACGCATGTTTGACTGTGCCAGTGCGTCAGTGACAACGTCAACGTTGATGTTACCAATCTTTAGTGCAAAGTCTTGAATCATGTTGACCAGTCCTACCTTGGCACTGATGAATGTATTATAGAAGATTTTGATGGCTTCGCATTCGTCCCAGGTGCCAGTCACATAACGTGGATTGTTTTTCATCAATGGACGATAGATATCTATTAGATCTCGCATTTCGCTGGCATCGCCTGTTTCTGTACCAATCATGACCATTTCAGGATTGGCCATGTCCCATTTTACGCTTCCCATGGCAATCAAATAAGGGTTGTATAAAAACTGATGTTTGTTATCTAACAACGTGGCAAAATGTCTACGTGTAGTTCCTGGAAGTACTGTAGAAATCAACACTACTCGTTTTGGTGTGGTGGCAAATTTGTTTACTTTAACCAGGGCATCCTTAACTGCGTCGTGTCCAAAATCTTTTGGCTCCATATGACTAGATGGTACACTTCCGTCATACCCTTCGGTATGCGGTGTTGGTACAGCAATGAAAATCCAGTCACTCTTGTTGACTACCTCTTCGATGTCACAAACTTTAACCGACTCGCTTTCTCGTGGGTAAATATCATAACCACGTACAGTATATTTTTCAGCGAAGACTTCTGCGCAATCCAAACCTAGCTTACCTAGGCCAATAAACCCAATATTATTTGACATGTTAATTCCTATTGATAAAATGTATCACTACCTCGAAAGTTGTGTTGATTGTGATGTATTAATTTATCACTTTTATCCACACGGTAGTAAAGAAATTGAAGACCTTTCACAGTTTTCTAGTAAAGATCGTTCTTGGTTTGAATGGAACACCAGTTTGCTTATGGTCATGCACGATCAGGAACCTTTGAATTTTGACTATTACGATGAGGATAATTTAACAAACAGTATGTTACCTTGGTTTGATAAACACGACAAGTTAACTGCAAAAACCATGGAATTGGTGCCCGAAACTAAAGATATTTTAAGTAGACAAAACTTAAACTTTGTCTGTTACGGTCGTTCAATCTATGATAAAACGCTAATTTGTCACAGTGAGCAAAGATCTGAAAATTTAAAAAAGTACCAAGAAAATAACATGGTAGGGGTTTATTGGTGGAGTCATGCAATTATTTCTAGAGACTGGTATCGTTATGCCGAACTTGATCCGTTGTTGATTTATACAAACTCATTTAACAAAGACTTTAACATTTACAATCGAGCATGGTCTGGTTCTAGAGAATATCGTGTAAAATTTACAGACCTGCTTGTTGAAAACAATTTGATTAATAACTCAAACATTAAATTTTCTACTACCTGTGATCAACAACATTATCAACAATATCTTTATAAAAATCCAAAATTTATACCTAACAATGATTTATCAATGTTGCCTGAACCAACAGCGTCATCGACTTATAGTGCAGATTATTCTGCGGACGACTACAAAGAATGTTGGTTTGATGTTGTGCTTGAAACACTATTTGATGATCAACGGTTGCATATCACAGAAAAAACCCTACGACCAATTGCCTGTGGCAAACCATTTATTTTGACAGCCACACACGGAAGCCTTGAGTATCTTCATAGTTATGGTTTTAAAACATTCGGGGATTACATCAACGAAAGCTATGATTCGATCTCAGATCCGTATCAACGATTAGAAGCAATAATTCAGTTAATGACAAAAATATCAATGCTATCACCAAATGAAAAAGAAGAACTTAATAAAAAATTTCTTCCTATAATCAAATACAATCAGCAAAGATTCTTTAGTAAAGAATTTAGTGACCGGGTAATCAACGAATTTAAAACAAATTATAAATTGGCCAGAGACATTGCTAATCAGCATTGCACTGGACAAGCTTGGAAATTTGTTAACAAACTTAACTGTACCAATCCTGAAATAAAAGAAAATCTGTTTAGCGAGAATCCCAAAAAATCCAAAGCTGATATTATTAAGTTTTTTAAACTAATTAAAAGCTAATCTTTTTTTCAATTACTCCGGCCCAATGTTCTCCCGGATCTGCTTGTTTGTATTCTTTAATGCGTATAGCAACATCGTCATAAAAACTGTTGAGTTCACCTCGCCATTTGCCCATTAAATGCTCAAGTGCATCTTCGCAGTACTTCCAATTTTTAAGACGATAGTTTTTCATCATGTTATTGTGCAATTCTCTAAAACGATCCAGAGTCACAAACTCTTCAAGACCCACCTTTTCAACCAGGCAATATGCAGTTACTGGGGTAGCAGACCCTGAAAACAATAATGTATCTAATTCAAGTATTGTGTATTTTTGATCAATTTCTTTGACGTTTTCTTCACCTAAAATTATGTTCATGGTCTAAATCCTTTTAAATATGTATCATGCAATTTTCATTTGATCTTATTTCAGACCTTCATTTAGAAACGTGGCCCGAGTTTAATTGGGAAGGCCAAGCCACCAGCCAATTCTGTATTGTTGCTGGGGATGTTTCAAAAAGTCACCAACTCCTTTCACAGTCCCTCAGTCACCTTAGTGACTGTTACCAAGGTGTTTTTTATATCGACGGCAACGACGAGCATAAACAAAATCTCAATCAAATTGGGGGCAATTACAAAGAAATTCAAGGTATCCTTGATGAGTTTCCAAATGTCATTTATCTTCAAGACAACGCTGTGGTAGTCAATGGTGTAGCAATCATTGCAACCAATGGTTGGTGGACCTGGGACTTTGATGCTGATCTTGATCCGGTCGAAAGCAAACAAGCATTTAGAGATAAGTTCAACTGTGAATCCTGGGTTCCTGAGGTTATTGAAAGTATTGCATTTAATGATGTTGATTATCTGTCTTCGTCAGTTAAACGGCTACAAACTCATAGCGATGTTAAAAAAATTATTGTTGTCACACATACAGTACCGTCTAGAGATTTAATTAGTCACGACGTTGAACTAATAGGAACACATAGATACAATACCATGGGTAATAGTTTTATTCAACAAATACTACACGAAGATTCAGAAAATAAGATTAGTCATTGGTGCTTTGGGCATTATCATGGCAGCGTTGATCGAGTAATTGACGGAATACGATATGTTAACAACTGTAAAGGAAGAGGTGATACACAATGGAAGAAGTCAGTTTATCATCCTTTACGAATTGAAGTTGATTTTTAAGCAATCTCGGGTTCTAATTTAATCTGCAGTGGGTACCCTTCGGTTCTGGCACTAACAGTAATTTCAATTCCCTTTTGCTCGGCAATTTCATACGGCAAAACTGCAACACAGGCAGATCCTGCATCGTGAATATCTGTTGTAATTTTTTCAGCGGTAACTGTGGTATATTCAAAATATTGAATTAAACTTCCAATTACAAATTCCATAGATGTTTGATTGTCGTTGATATAGATAACCTTAAACATTGGAGGCTCTGCCAATCTTACGTTTGGTTTAATTCTATTTTTGGTGTCGGCCATTGTTATTATCTTCCTTTGCGGATACTTGTAGGGCACCGTGCCCTACAAGTATTTAACATTAACTATTATATTATGAAGCGTAGTTAATTGCAATAGTTTTTGGCTTGGCTGAGTCAGGAATTACACGCTCTAGCTTGACAGATAAGATTCCGTCTTTGGCCACAGCATCCTTAACTTCAACATGATCACCTAGACTAAATGTGCGAATAAACTTGCGAGCACTAATGCCCTGATGACGGAAAATATATCCTTCGGGCGTTGTTTCTGTTTTTTCGCCGGTGATAATAATTTCACCGTCTTTAACAGTGATTTCAAGATCGCCTTGATTAAATCCGGCCACGGCAACCTGTACTTCGTAGGTGTTTTCACCTGTTTCTACAATGTTATATGGAGGATAATTAGTTGCGGCGTGATCGATCTGATTAACAATACGATCAAATAGTCTATCAACGCCAATAGCGTTACGATAGAAGGGGGTGATATCAAAAGATGTGATTTTAGTCATGTCATTTCTCCTTTATTAAGCAAGTTGACTATACATGTAGCCCGACCATCGGCGCTACAAAGTATATTTATACAGGAAATTTCTAGATAAGTCAATACTGTTTGGCGTTTTTGTCTACCTTAGCTGTGTAAGTTATGTTGTCGTTTGTCTTTAAGAATAGAAAGAGTCAGGCGAGCTACACAAGTCAATTTGCCAGCATCATTTTTTAAATCAATGGCCCACACATGAATAGAATTGCCTAATTGAATAGGACAAGCTGTTGCAGTTACCCATCCTCTTTTTACTGGGGCAATATGATTGGCATTGATATCTAATCCCACGCATCGAAATCCTGATTCAATTGCATAATAGGCAGCATAAGATGCTACGGTCTCTGCCAGGACTACATTCATGCCACCGTTTATAGAACCCCAAGGTTGCATGGTTTTATGGTCAACAGGAATACGTGCAGTCACATAATTGTCACCAATGTCTGTAAATTCAATACCTACATGTTCCCCACTATTTCCTTTACTCAATGCATTGAGCAAGTCTAATGATATAGGTTTTTTCCAAATGGTCATTAATTATTCTCCCAACATTAATTGTGGTTACTATACCTCTATTTGATATTCCTGACCTTGTATTCGCAGTCTGCCCAAGTAATAAAAAACAAAGTAAAGTGCTCAGGTTGATTTAATCCAAGTCGATATTTTAAACCCTTGGCTACTTTAGTTGTATAAGGTATGTTGTGTTTTTTTGCCCAGAGATCAACTGCATCTTCAAGGTCATCAAAATTGTCCATTGCGTTTAAAATATCAAATTCAATGTACATTAATAAAGTTTTTTTTGGGAGCTCTTGACTTTATAGAACTGCTTTCCCCAAAATATTTTCCTTATATGTTATCAGGATTATTTATTAGGTCGGCATTGATATTCACGCATTTAATTTCTCGCTTGACATAGTCTCGTAGTTTAAACATGTGCGGCATTAGTGCTCGTTCAACTTCGGATTGCAAAGCTCTTGCTCCAGTTCCTGAATTAATTGCACGTTTTACAATTGCGTCAATACTGCTAGATTCAAAATTTAGTTCAACTTGATCTTGTTTGAAAATCCAACGATATTGATCTAAGATATTGTGTTTTACTTCAGTCAGTACACGAGTCATTGATGACTCATCTAATTCTTCCAAAGTAACTACACTAGGAAAACGTCCTACAAATTCAGGAATCATTCCAAAACGCACCAGGTCGTCTGGAGTAACCTGGGTCAGGTCAACATCTCTGTTAGAAATCATTTCTGTGTTAAATCCAATATTTGATCCGTTGATACGATTTTTTAAAATGCTGTTAAGGCCAACAAATGCTCCACCTGTAATAAACAAAATTTTACTGGTGTCAATTTCGATCATTTCGCCTCCGGGATGTTTTCTACCACCGGAGTTTGGAATACGACATACAGTACCTTCAACTAGCTTTAGCAATGCTTGTTGAACACCTTCTCCTGATACGTCCCTGGTGATACTAGTGCTTTCACTTTTACGTGCAATTTTATCAATTTCATCTACAAATACAATTCCATGCTGTGCTTTTTCAACGTCATTACCCGATGCCGCATATAATCGACTAATCAACATTTCAACGTCGTCACCAACATAGCCTGCTTCAGTAATACTGGTAGCATCTGCAATAACAAACGGAACATCTAAATATCTTGCCACTGTCTTGGCAAGAAGTGTTTTACCTGATCCAGTTGGGCCAAGCATAAGAATGTTGGCTTTGGATAGTTCAATTTCTGTTCCTATGTTTTGTAGTCGTTTGTAATGATTAACAATTGCAACGCTAAGAACAACTTTTGCACGATCTTGACCAATAACGTATTGATCAAGAAATTCTTTAAGCTTCATGGGATCCATGCGTTCTACGTCATTGATGATTTCTGCTGGGGGCTGGTCTTCTAACAAGTCCTGGCATAATGTAACACATTCGTTGCAGATTGCAACATCGTCACTGACAATTAGTTTTTTTACTACGTCTTTTTCTTTACCACAGAAGCTACAGGCGTGTTTGTGTTGTTGCAGTACAGCAGTCATTAAATTGGTCCTTGTTTAAGTTTTTCTTCGATTTGAGAACGTTCACTGTCATTGAGCAGTTCAGGGTCGTACTCGCCTGAACTTATTTTACTAATTAAATAATCAATATAAGAGTCATTGTATACATATCTGTCGGTTAATTTTTTATCAACTTCAATCCATTTTTGTCCATTATATTTAAATAACTTGGTTGGTTGGTATGTTATGTTAAGATACATGTCTCCTTTTGCAGAAGACTCGGGCAATTGGTCTCCATAAGGAATGTCTGAATCTTCATCACTGGTGTTTAAATAATCCTCCCAGGGCGAATGATCAATAAAACCTGCGTCAACTAATCGCCGTTGATTTTTTAAAGTTTCTTTAGGATTATCTGCTTTCCACCGACGTTTAGCTTCTTTGACTGCTTCGGAATCGTTATCAACTTCTTCTTGAACTTCTTCTTGAACTTCTTCTTCAACTGGGTCACAATCCGGGTTAGCACAAACAAATCCTATGCTAGGCACATCGACTAATGGTATGCCACATTTTACACAAGGTATAGTATCTGGTTCAATTGATAGTATTTCAACTGGAGAAGTTTCTGGATCCTTAGGGAATAATTCTGTTTTGACTGCAACTTCGCCTTCGGGCAATCCAAATGCTTCTACTGATTTTTTAAGTTGGGCAATCTGTTCTTCGGTTAACGGCCCATCGTCTTCTTCGTATGCTGGTGTTTTTTCTAAATCTTCTTTACGCCACTTTAAACTTTCAGTTGCGGCCAACAACATCATGATAGCCAACGGATCAAACACAGCAACAATGATGATAATAACCCAGGTAACTGCTTTTTCCAACAAGTTGGCATCGGGGTTATCCCCGTAGACAAATGCGGCAATGTATTTTATCGGTCCAACTTCGGCTTCTACTTTACGAACTTCTGCCGCAATCGGCGCTCGCTGTTCAGCAAGTATGCTAACTTTTTTCTGTTCGGCTTCAATTTCAGCAAGGAGACGCCCACGTTCCTTTTGTTGACTCCTACGGAGAGCCACGGACTTATCTGCACCCGTTTCTGTTGTACTTCGACCCATGACTTGGTCCACTGCCTCATCCATTTGTTTAAGCGCCTTACGATTTGCATCTATATTGTCCTTGGCTGTTTTAATTTTTTCATCGTATACTGCAATCTTGGCCTGCACATCACCTGATACTAGGCTTTGGTCACTGTGTGCTTTTGACAAGAATCCAAAAATACCCATTGATGTTATTATCATCAATATACCAACTGCTGGCACTAGATACAATTTCATGGTTAACCGGCAACGGTGCCAGTATTCATGTAGCCAGACCGTTACAACTAGTTTAGCAACCTCAAGTACGGACCCCATAATCATGATGGGCACCACCGCCGCCGCAAATATAGCCGCTAGGCCTGCAATTGAATAGAAAGCGGCAATGGCAGATAAAGATAGGGCTATTGCCAAAGTTAGTAGTGACAAAAACATAGTTAGTTATTTACCGGTTTTTTAATCTCTTCTTTGATCAACTCAACTCCTGTTTTAAGCGTAATCCATACACCAAACTTAGAATCCGGCACTTCAAACCAAACATCAACTCGAGGGTCAATTGACCATTTAACTTTATCAAGTTTACGCCGTACCTTTCCTTGACAACACCATTCTTTACCAAACAAGCGGCGACACTCAGCCATGACATTATACCATTGCTGAGAGTTTTTTATTGCAAAATAAAACTTGTGGTATTCTTTATTTTCCATCCATATCTTTATCTGCGACCTTCTTTAAAATAATAAAGTTTCTTCATTGAAGAATGGCTATATTATTCTAATCCAAAATGTTTGAGTAAAGCTTTTTCCTTGCCAGATACTGTGGCACATTCGCGAACAATGCCTTCAGCAAATAACTGTAATTCATCCAGGCGCAAGGCACAGAATAAACTTGGATTTGCTTTAAATGCATCAAGAAAGTCCTCCTCATTGAGTTTTTCTTTAAAAGCACTATCGGCAATTTTAATAAAATTTTCATGCATAGTCATAATTTTTCTCCTTGTTCAAATCCACGGAATCGCAAAAATCGAGGAAACCTCAGACTGTACGATCCGTCTTGGTTTTGCGTAACTGCGTCAGCTTCAACTTCAACCACGCACCCCAAAAGTTTATCCCTAGCGGTCCAATACTCATCGCGATCGCTATCAGACAAACCACTGCCAACATTAACCCTAATATTTCGGTCATTATCGACTCCTTCACAAATTATAGCACCCAACCGGCCAAGATTGCGACCGGTTCCTTCTTCGAAACCCACAATATCGAGATCAACAGTGATAGTAGGTTTCCATTTCATCCAAAAGTCTGAACGTTTGCACTCGTAAGGTGCATCCATTGTTTTGATCATAATGCCTTCGTAGCCTTCTTCTACTGACGCTTCGGCAAACCTACGCATGACATCATGCCCTTCTGCTGTGTCTAAGTCCACATCCATACCAGGCATGATTTGCACACACCCATTTTCTGGTAACATTGCTTGAGCACGTTTTAAGAGATCAATTCGCTTGTGCTGTTGCAAATTACAAAAGCCTTCACGGAACTCTGTCAACGGCAAGATGTCAAACACATGATACACCATGTTGTCTGTTCGAGCATTGCTCTTGCGTTGAGCCTGTTTCATCAGGTCCTGGAAATTCTTGCCCACAATCTCGCCATCCAACACAAACTGTCCACCAAAGGCAGAATTACGTTGAAATGCTTTGCGATGTTCTTCAACAAAGTCAACAATCTGTGGGAAGTTCTCAAACTCTTTGCCATTACGACTGTACAATGTACAAGCAGATCCATTCACAACTGCCAACACACGCACACCATCCAGCTTGACTTCCAGGCGCTTGATGCCTTTTAGTTTCTTGGGCTGGTCTGTAGAGTCCTGTGCTAGCTGGCAACTGAAGATTGGTATCTTCCATTCAGTCTTGCCCAGTACTTTGTTTAGAGTTTTCTCTGAGATACCGCATCTCAAGTCCTTGATCAACACCCGTCGAGCCAAGTTATTCCACTCGTCTGAGTCAAACATTTGACTGCAAGTTTCAATTGCCTCTCTTGCACGATTACCGGTGACGCTTCTGGTACGTAGACTTTCTAACAAGGCCCAAAACGTAGTCCAGGGGTTAGGCATACCGGTCAGTCCGTTGGTCTCGGGTACCTGACGGATGTTAAAAGTGTAGAAAGGATTATAGGCCTGGTAGCAATTAAAGAGAAAACATTGTGCATCGGCACTACCAAGTCTTGCCGCCATTAGTGCTTTTTCAATGGTTTTTTCTTTGTGTATGCGACTGTCCGAACTTTCTAAATCACGTATCCAGCCTGCGGCCATTGTGTTGTCAAACCTTTCGTCGCTAAAATTAATATCTTGCATAGTATTTAACTTCCTGTAGAAAGGATAAGTGTACGTGGATCATCTTTGGCAATTTTAAAACCTTCAATAAACATGTGGTGTTCATCACCGCTGTCACGGATACAGGCATTGGCCGCAACATACAATGCCGACCAGGTCAGTCCATTGATCTCAGAAATCACTGTGTCGTCGCCCCAATGATCTTTGTATAACACACGATTCACACCTTCAAAGGGATGACGATCGCTGAGATTGTTTGCGTCGTAGACACTCCACACAGCTGACAATCCTAGTTGATTTTGAACATCACTGTAATGCTCTTGTTTAAGTTCAAACGACTTGCTGTCTTGTTCGTATGCACTGGTAAGACCTTTGCGAATGTCTGTTGCGGCACGGGCCAGCTTGATGTACAGTTCAGGTTTGAGTACTTCTTCAAGCTGTGCCCTGACCTGATCCAACTCCCACAAGGCGTTGTGTATAGTCTTGAATTCTTCAGCAGTGATTGTAGGGCTACAGTTCATTATAAATTATTCCTTAACAAACGACACACCTGATGCCATTATCATCAGACCAAATGATGCTGTCAATGCGGCGTAAAATAAATCAAGATCTGTTTGACTGTGCTCAATGCCACCGACTGCACCAAAGGCAATCAATAACCCAATCATAATTCTAATCATTATGCTGTTTCCTTTACAGTTTCCAAGGCTTCTGACAGCAATACCAGTTTGTTATAAAACTTTGTATCACTCTCGTAAGTGTTACCCACATACCAGACACCATCTTGCATAATATAATACCATTCTGCACAGCATCCGTCGGCACGTTCAAAGAACTTGGCAAAGGTTAAATCCACTGCAAAGTCGACGCCTTCTTCTCCACGGTCACGACCGTAGAACGTGCATGAATCTCCGTGGTCCAACTTGTATTGCTCACGTTCCGCTGGCGTGAGGTCAAAGTGACTGAAGGCATGTTTTTCGCCGATGTTCGGGCGGAGGCTACTGAGGTCCCCAAGGGCCACAAGGTGGTTTGCTTTTGCTGAGTCATAGTGTTCCTGTAGAATAAGACCATTGTGTTCGAGATAGCCATCCCAGTGACAGTAAACTGATTTACATTTATCACCATGCATAACTGCGATGCGACTACGAGTACCCATATCAAGCTCCTTTGTGTTTCAGTATATGTATATTATAGCAAATTGGGAATTATCGGTCAACCTAAAGGAATGACCCTGGGATTGTTGGCCAGTACCTTTTTGGCACTTGCAAGAAATTTGGTATCACGTTTAAAATCTGCAAGACGGCTTTCGGGATAAAACTTGACAGTGAGTTCATCAATATTAAAGTGAGCTTTCTTAATCTGATCTGCTACCTTGTTATACGGTTGTGTCTCTAGCTCTTTGATTAGGGACTGTTCTTTGGCCACAGCCTTTTCAAATTTAGTTTTGTCTTTGTGATAGGTTGCAATGTAGTCTGTCCTAAGTTTAACATTAGTATGACACATGTCAATTCCCCATTGTAAATGATGTTGGGCTTCTGCTAGATTCTTGTACTGCCTGGGCGTCTTACGCTCAGTCCAGCCCATGTCATTGACCTGCAAGTAGGTACCATTGTCTAATAGGATAGTGTGTTTCATTTTGGTGGCTTCCTTTTTAATTGCAGTACAAGTATTATAACAAAACGGGAATTATCGGTCAATCGATATATTTTGGATACTTGGGACGTTTAGGGCAGAAGGGACAGTCGGCATCCTTGCAAACGCCTTCCAGCCACTTGTTGCAAGGGTCACAATAATTGCTGTCAAATTCAACATTATAACTACGGAAAGTTCCACAATGAAAACACCCAATATCTTCCTCAGGGTCGAACTGTAGTCGGACCTTGGGATTGGCATTACGACGACTAAGATTTGGATTGCGGTCGTGCGCCTCCGCTTTCATTGTTGTGAGATACGGTCTACAATTTTCCCAACCATTATGCATCATAATCTTACTCCGAAAATTCGTAAAACTTAACGCTGGCATCCAACTTTTGTAATTCTTTTGCCGCCGCAGTCAATTCCTTGTAACGTGATTGGACCAGGCTACGGGGCAATTCACCATCGCATGTGAGATTCTCAGGACTCAGATCTGAGTCGATTGAATCAGCAATCTTCTGACGGTCAGTAGCATTGTCCAGGGTAAGTTCTTTGGCGCCAAAGATTGTGGCATAAGCGTTTTTACGAACTAGGTATGTTTTTAATGCTGACATTGTTAACTCCTTTTTAATTACTATACAAGTAGTATAGCAAATTAACAATTATCGGTCAACCAAAAAGAAAACCCCAGGAATTCCTAGGGTTTTTGTTGTAAAAAAGCCACAAATTTAGGTTGACAAGCAACGAAATAATTGGGAATTCAGATCATCAATTTCTTCGCGAGGAACATAGAAATCTGTAGTACTATCGTAGTACTCACCGGCTTTGGGGTCATAGTACAAAACCCTGCCATTGACATAATGAAACGGACCTTCTAGCCCTTTGCGGGGCAAAAAACGGTCATCCTTTTGAAACTTTACCCAGGCCATTTCTGAACTCCTTGTCAACATAAAATTGGATTAGTTCTCGTTGAATTTGTGTGATCAAATCACCGTGGTCTTCGTTGACAACAAAACGTACCGGGCATCTGCCCCAGGCTTCATTTTGGTTAAAGTCAGCAAACCACTTTCGATGTTCTTTGTTGTAAGGGTTAAACACAACCCAGGGGCGACCGTGCAATGATAATCTACTCATTTAATAGGCTCCGTGTTCTAAAGTTTTAAACATAACGCAATTATAAAATAATTCCAATTTTGTGTCAACCTCTAAGTTAGTAACTGCTTACAATTGGGTATCTGTAGGAACACCAACAGCACCCAAAGCGGCAATATTTCTAGCTTCACGCATTGACGCAATAATTGCCTGGCCTGTCTGGTTGCTGGTATCAGCTACACTATTGATGTAGTCTGCGGCTTGTCCGGGCTCTACATCTTTACCATAAGAGTGCAGACTTGACGCAAACGACAGCACAGAAGATGTTGCATTTGGCTGTAGGTTAGCAAAGTCAATCTGTGCTTTAGTCTGATTGGTTTTTTCTCTTTCCAACTGAGCTGCCATATTACCAAATGCCGATGTTGTTATAGCAACATTGGTGGAATTTGTTGTGGCAATGTTTGAAATATCGCTGGCCGCAATTGGGATTAGCACATCAAAAACACTAGCATACAAACTTGGAGCAGAGTTTGCTGGCCCATACGTTCCTGCACCGGGCTGTGGTGCTGGTATTATAATTTCTCCCAGTTCTGCCGGTGGTGGCGACGGATTTGGATTAGATTGATTGTAGGATCCACTTAACACGTAATTCATCACTGTAAAAACGCCAAGCTTGACAGAACTATTTGGATTTCCGTTATCAAATGATAGAGTGTAAAATGCGTTTGCTGTTGCAAGGTTTGACATGGTTGCTGTCACAATCGGTAATTCAACATTTTGTGTGGCGCCAGCGGCTGTACCGATTACGTCGTTTAATACAAGAGTATTCCCTGGACCAGTTCCTGATCCCAGCTGAGATTGTAGTGTAGAACCAACTGAAGCCGGCACCGGTGTTGTTAACGCATTTATATCTCCAAGACCTGTGTTGGTTTCTATGCCAGTAACAGCTTTGCTCATTGATACCAGCGTGGAATTAAAAATTCCCTTGATCTGCATTAGAGATGCTACCAGTGCTTTGTTAGCCAAGGCTTGGTCTTGAGGGATAATTTTTTGTAACGTGTTATAAAGATCAATGTATGTTTGTGGCAATACTGTTGCTAATTGTTGATTAACGCTGCCTGACTGGTCTACATAAATTTTTTGTAATCCGTTGGCAGTAGGTGCAGTAAATCCGCCAAAGCTGGTAGGGAAAATCTTAACAGGGTTTAATAAATCAGCCATTGTTGAAATATTACTTGTGGTAACTTTCATAATAGCATTGACCTGTGATAGTGCATCACCTGTAATTTTTGTCATGCCTTCATACAAGGCCTTGTTTACGTTTTCGGCAAACTCAACTTTGGCTATACTGTTTAATTGACTGTCAGTGGCACCGGCAGCAATGGCCATGGCACGTATAGCAGGTGTTAGTCCGGCAACATTTATAAACTGTTTTAGTAATGCGGCTGGGCTACCAAGACTATTAAGGTCTTTAAGATTGATCAGGCTGCCAAGCTTTTGCAGATCTTCACCAAACTTTTGCAAATTTGAATTAACACTGGAAAATCCACCAGTGGTCAGATCATCCATGTTGGTAAACGTGGTTGCAAGTGTTTTAGATTTTTCGTTGGCCTTTAAGAATTCGTTGGCCTGTGAAATGTATCCTTTTGACTGAGAAAAGATTTGCGTAAATTTGCTGACATCACTGTTACCTGTTTCTGTATTGGCGATCATGGTGATATAGCCAGTAAACCCAGTGGTATAGGTATTGCCTAATACATTGGCCGCTGTTGATGGGATAGCATTAGTAACAGCAGGAAAGTTTGATGCTCCTAGTGTTTGTAAATTGGCTATTGTGGCATTGCCAATATTGCCAGCAATGGCATTGGCCACCACACCCATGAACTGCTTAACAACAGCAACGTTGTTGTAATTGGTAATATTTAAAGTTAGATTACCACTGACAGTGATGCCTTGATTTTCTGTAAGGCCTGCGCTGGCAATCAATTGAGAAGGACTCAGACCCATTTTTTATCCTGCAAATACATCGCCGGATCCTTGACTAATTTGTGTGCATTGTGGGCCAAGGGCGTCACCAACTCTGGCAATGGGTTTACCATTCACAAATACAGATCCCGACCCACCAGTGACTTTTGATTCGTGAATAGGGCATTTGCCCTTTTTAAGTTTATGCGGATCAGTACTGTCGCCTTGGCGTACAACGCCAACGCCGTTTACTTTTACGTCTCCACTGCCAGAGATCAACGTAGGCGGACTACAATCAACCACACACTTATCACCAATTCTTGCTACTGCTGGCACGTTCTCTCTCCATAAGATCTTTAAATCTACTTTTCCAAAGATCAATTTCATCGTGATCTTTATCATTGTGTGGCAGCGGAGGAATCTCCGGGTCAAACTCAATAACATGATCAAGAATTTCGGGAATGTCTTCGTACCTTAGATAGGTATTGACTTTCCCGTTAACCATAATTTTAAAGCAATGCGGCATTAGCCCGTGATAATTTGCTTGCTAATTGGTGCAATTCCAGTGGTAGCCTGAATGTAACTGTTACGAACATCCTCACGAGCTTCGGCAATCATTGCCCAACTAGAATTATTTAGTCGCATATCTTTGTCCTTGTTTGCACTAAACAAAGTTGGCATCATTTGTAAACCTTGTGGGCTTAGTATGCAACTAATTGGTTCTTTGATAATCATGTAATCAGCATGAATTTCAAGTATCTTTGCAACTAGTTCTTCTCCGGTAATGAGTTTAAATGTATAAGTTTCGTTAATTTTTGGTGTCATAGTGTTCCTAAGTTAATACCCAAACGTGTTCTAATTTCGTCTGCGTTAAGCTTACTTAAACCTTGAAAGCCACCATCGACAAATAATTTATTGCCGTTGTAAATTTGTGGAACTGTGCGGTGTCCTTCACCAACAATAAAGTCACGGGCACCGGTGTCTTGGTCAATTTTAACTTCATTAAATGGTATTTCCCATTTTGTTAGTAGTGCTTTTGCCTGATCGCAAAATGGGCAATGATTTTTTGAATATACTGTTATCATTATTGTTTTCCTAATATAGATTAATTTATAAACTTAATCCTGTAAATGTATTTGAATCAACATCTTGTTTTGTGCCGCCGACAATGTAACTAGAGATTTCTGTTTCCTGTGGCGCTACCTGTACCTCTGCGCCAGCAATCCATTTAGCAGTCCACGGTAATGGATTACTGCCCAGTTTCATTCCACAGTCTAACCCTATTGCAGTCATGCGTTTACAGGTCAACCAGTCCACGTAGTCAGATAACAATTTTTCGTTGAGTCCAATCATTGATCCATCTTTAAACAAATACCGTGCCCAGGATTTTTCTTGTGAGGCAGCGGCCAAAAACATTTTTTCACATTCAACTTTGGTTTCTTCTCTGATAGAAGCAAAGTCGGGATCATCTTTAGGTAGGATTTTAATCAATGTTTGTGTAGATGCCAGGTGCAGATTTTCGTCGCGAGCAATTAATTTAATAATCTTGGCATTGCCTTCCATTTTCTTGAGTTCTGCAAATGCCCAACTACAAGCAAAACTAACATAAAAACGAATGCCTTCAAGTGCATTGACGCTGTTGATAGCTAACCATAGTTTTTTCTTAAGTTCATATTCGTTCACTACAATATCTTTGCCATTAACGACGTGATTGCCTGCACCCAGATATTGATATGCAGTACTTGCTTCGATGCAGTCATCATAATATTTACTGATGTCCTTGGCACATTCCATGATTTCTTCAATGTTAGTTAGTTCATCAAATACTACACTTGGATCAGAAAATACATTTCGAATAATGTGAGTGTAACTGCGACTGTGAATAGTTTCGCTAAATGCCCAGGTCTCAATCCAAGTTTCTAATTCAGGAATTGATACCAATGGTAAAAAAGCAAGATTAGGACTGCGGCCTTGTACACTATCTAACAAGATCTGTCGTTTTAAATTGCTAGTAAAAATATGTTGTTCAAAGGTTGTTAAGTCTTTAAAGTCTTTAGCATCTCGTAATACATCAACTTCTTCTGGTCTCCAAAAGAAACCCAATTGTTTGTCAGTCAACTTGTCAAATTGTTTGTACTTTAGTGTTTCGTATCGTTGTACGTTAACCGGTCCGGCAGGGTCCAGAAAAGCTAGTTTTTCCGTGTGGTGTTTTGTTGTTATTGGATTGAATACCGACATGTTATTTCTCTTTTAAATCTTACAACTGTCACAATCATCCATGGATTGATCAACAGTAGAGTCAATACTTTCTAACAGTATTGACTTTCCTTGCGACAGTCTTTCTGCGTCAATTTCTCCGCTGCCATCGTATGTATTGAAATAGTATAGCTGTTTACCACCATACTTGAAGAACATGATAAGATGCTTGAGCATTTCGCTCATTGGAATCTTTTCATCTTCAAAGAATTGTGGATTATAACTTGTGTTAACACTAATACCCTGATCAATATATTTTTGCAGAACTGCCATAATTTTCAAATATCCCTCTGGGCTTTTTTGACTCCATAGCAATTCATATTTGTTTTTTAGTCGACGATACTCTGGCACAACCTGCTTGAGCACACCATCTTTACTTTGTTTGATAGAAACATAACTACGAGGTGGTTCAACCCCGTTGGTACTGTTACTAATCTGCGCACTGGTTTCTGCTGGCATTAGAGCCATTAATGTAGAATTGCGTATACCATGCTCGCGCAGTTGACTACGCAGACCTTCCCAGTTAACATAGTCAACATGCGGTACTAATTCATCAACTTCATGTTTGTATGTGTCAATGGGGAGAATGCCATCACCGTATTTGGTTTCATTGTTTTTAGGACATGCTCCTCTTTCTTTGGCAAGATCTGCGCTGGCTTTGATTAGATAATAACTCCAGTACTGTGCCCACTTGTCAACCACCGGCAATGCCCGTGGATCAGTATAGGTTAGATCATTTTTTGCTAACCAGTAGGCAAAATTGATAATACCAACGCCCAACGGTCTACGATTCTGTGTAGCAAGTTCAGCGGCAATAACAGGATAACTCTGATAGGATAACAAATTGTCTAGTCCTCGAACAGCAAGTGTGCAGGCTTTTTCCATGTCTTCAGGGTCCTTGAACACTCCCCAGTTGATAGCACTCAGTGTACATAGTGCAATTTCGCCTTCGGCGTCATGGATATCTTTAAGGGGTTTAGTCGGTAAATCAATTTCACAGCAAAGATTGCTTTGTTTAATTGGTGCAAGTTCAGGTTTAAAACTGCTGTGACTGTTGGCATGATCAACATTTTGCAAGTACACACGACCTGTGTCTTTACGTTCTTGCATGAATGCAGTAAACAGATCAATTGCCTTGACTTTCTTTTTACGCAACTTGGTATTACGCTCGGCTGTTTCGTATAGTTCTCTGAACCGATCTACATCTGCATAAAATGCATCAAACATTTCAGGAACATCGTGTGGACTAAACAAAGTGATGTCGCCGCCAGTGAGTAATCGTTCGTACATGACCTTGTTGAACTGTACTCCGTAGTCCATGTGACGAACACGATTGTCTTCAGTGCCTTTATTGTTTTTAAGAACCAACAGATCCTCAACTTCTAGATGCCATACTGGATAATACAATGTTGCCGCTCCATTGCGAACCCCACCTTGACTACAACTGCGTGTGCCAGCCTGGAACATCTTATAAAAAGGAATAACACCGGTATGATATGCATCACCGTTACGAATAGGACTACCAATGGCACGAATACGGCCGGCGCCTATGCCGATGCCAGCCTTTTGACTTACATATTTTACAATACTAGATGTTGTGGCATTGATGCTGTCAAGACTATCGTCAGTTTCAATTAGCACACAGCTACTGAATTGACGTTGCGGTGTTCTAACTCCAGCCATCACCGGAGTAGGCAAACTAATTTGATGTGTGCTAATTGCATCGTAGTAATCTTTGACCCACATCATCCGTGCTTCTCGAGGATATTTACTAAACAATGTTGCCGCAATAAGCAGGTATGCGATCTGGGGTGTTTCTAATATCTCTTTGGTTACACGATTTTGTACAAGATACTTGCCGCGGAACTGTTCCATGGCTGCATAGGTCAACTGGTCATCACGATCATGTTTAATGTATCCATTTAAACGTTCCCACTCCTCGGAACTATAATCATTTATCAACTCACGGTCGTAGAATCCACGAGCTACGTTTTGTTCCACTAATTGGAAAAGATTGCATGGTTCATATTTGCCATAGACTTCTTTACGCAGATGATAGTTGATTAAACGACCAGCAACATATTGGTAATTTGGTGTTTCTTCACTGATTAAATCAGCGGCGCTTTTGATCAGGGTTTCTTGGATGTTTGCAGTTGGGATTCCATTATAAAACTGTAAATGGCTTTTGATTTCTAGTTCACTAGCACTGACTCCTGTGATTCCTTCTGTTGCCCAAAAAACTACTTTATGCATTTTTTCGAGATTGAGTGGTTCTCGAGTACCATCTCTTTTTGTTACTTGTATTTGTGTCATTGTTTAACCTATTAAATGGCGTACTTGTTCGCCGTCGACTGTTTTTTTAATTTTAATGTTTGCGGTAGAAATATTTAACAACTCTTCCGTGGACCAATTCAATATATATTTCCCTTGGTTGATTAGGACTAAATTAGTCTCTTCACAACTGGCCAATTCAATGTTGTTAATGTCTGGATGATCTATCATTATAGTAGTATACACTATTCCTAGAGATCTTGCAAGATCACAGAACAGATTATCTGATAAAAGTTCCCAGGGATTTGGCCAAGTTTCCTGATCGTCCCAGTGTAGATGATAAGGAGTCCAGGGTGTTTGTTGCCACCACCGGTTTATTTTGTTTAAAGAAGATTCGAGGCTAAGATTCTTAGCCTCTTCTCGAAGAATGGACCATTGTATTAAACGGTCCTCAAATTTTACAGGCCACATTAATTAAGCAAGGTGAGCAATAGAATAGGTTAGTGTTCCGGGGTCCCCGGTGTTGGTTGTTGCATATTTTACAGATACAGTATTAACTACCTGTGTGGCAGAAAGTGTGACTCCAGCAGTTAAGTTTTCAGTGTAGTCATCACTGTAAGATAATGTTAAACTACTGTCATCGCTGACTTGCGCAGTAACAATCATTGTGCCGTGTCTGATTGAACTAGAACGAGAGATGGTATAATCAAGTCTAAAGGCCTTGGTGTCAACTGAATTGACACTAAAGATTGTTTGGTTGGACTGATTATTACCTAGAGTAAAAGTTTTTCCTGATTCTCTAGCATATCTGCCCAGTTGAATCAATGTGGTAGTGTCCACTGACCCGCCAACAATGTCTATCCGTGGGTAGATGTTGTTGTCAGCATCTGTTCTTGCAAACAAATCACTGACTGAAATATTATTATCATTGCCAAATTTAACAACTGAACAAGCTGGGCTAGTTGTGTAATTGTTACCAACGTCTAAGAATGCATTATATGCACTAACGTTTAATCCGACTTCGTCATAATATATGCCTTCAGCATATATTCTATCAAATATGTTGTGTACGGCACGGAATCCCGACGGGCCTCCATTAATGGGTGTTCCTTCTCCAAGTACAATACCTCTATAGAGTGTGTCAAATTTACTGTTGCTAACTGTTATACCTTCAATTTGATAATCTGTGTTTATACCATATGTTAGGCCTTGGAACTGACATTTATCAAATACTATTTGATTGCAAACCAAGTTTGTTGTGCTATAAAATCTCACACCGGCAACGTCGTCGATACTTTGATTTGTGCTAATGTCAGTGTCCGACAATGGTCCAATAAAGTTAACACTATCAAACCAACATTGTGTTGCATCTTCAACATTGAAAATATCCGTTACCACTGTACTTTCAAAAGTCATTGAAGAAATTTCAATGTTGCGAGGAGCAACTGCTCCATTGTTTCCAATATTTGCACCAGTTTGTTGTTGACTATCACCATAACGTGCAACATAAGCAGATAAGCTACTTAAATCAGTAGAAATATCAAGTTGGATGATAGAGCAGTTTGCACCTTCGCCGACTAGTTTTGCGTAAGTTGGAATAATAAGTGATTCTGTAATTTTATATGTTCCGGCTGGAAAATACAAAGTTCGACGTATCTGACTATTTGTGTCTCTACAATAAAGTTGGAATAATGCTCGATTAATGGCTTGGGTATCGTCAGCATGGCCATCACCTTTTGCTCCAAAATCTCGTACATCGGCAATATCATCTAGTTTGGCCTGAAGCGTTCTAATAGTTGGGTCGTCTGGAGTTGGCCCGGTCTGTGCGGCATACCCCACAGCAATATCTTGATAAGTGTAATTGCTTAAAACAGTGATGTCTGAAAATTCTGTTAAAATTTCAGTGTTGCCGATGACTGGAGCACCTTCGTCGGGTGTTCCGTTGCCTATAAAAAGTTGGCGACTGTCAATACACCAGCCGAATTCAGCTCCCGAAAGCTGTGGAAGGTTCTCCTGGAGACCTTTCCGATTTGTAATTCTTGATACTTGTACTATAGCCATGTTGTGAGATCCGTTTAGTTCTAGTATTTATTCAGGATTGCAAGCTTACTGTTGTAGATAGAATTGCTCTACTTTACGCCACCACTGGTCTCTATAGTGCTCAAACTCTGCGCCTTCAATCACAAATTCTTGATATTCCGGGGGCTTAATGATGTTAAACTGGTCGTCTAAGTCTGGTTTAACGCACATTAAAACAACACCTTTTTTAATATTTGTTCCGTGCAGTTCGTTGTGCGCTTCGGCGTAGGCACACAATTGCATAAAATAATCATCTACCCATTCGCGTTTTTTAGGTTTATTAGTTTGTTTATAATCCAAGATAGCTTCTTGGTTTAGGTGTATTCCTGCACCATCTGTGGTACCTGCATAGATATTAGGAAAATACAGCGGAACTTCAATACCCCAAAACTCATCGACGTTTTTTAAACCTTTGTCCGCTACAACTTTAGCCATGGCATGACTGGGCCATGAATAAGGGTTACTGCCCGGATCTTTAATTTCGCCGTCACGTACATACTGCTCAAGATATGTGTGCATACGTGTTCCTCGGTTGGCGGCTTCTGTGGTGATCTGTTGTGCTTTTTCTACCCCTACACTTCGGCGCCAGCGATTTAAAGCTTCGACTTTTTCTTGTGGTTTAGTTTTATCCAAAATTGTAGTTACGCTAGGAAGATTTTTGCCGTCGGGTGTGGCATAAAAACGTTTACCATCGACGGTGACTCGAGGAATTGGTTGGTAGTTATATCGGTTAATTAATTTTGTCATTGTGAATTTTATCAAGTTGGTTTTCTTTAAGTGGATCGTATGCGGTATGCGGTCTAAACACTTCTGATTCCATCATTGAATCAAACGTGTCTTTGCACTGATTATAATTTTTAATTAAAGTTTTAATATTATGTGGGGATTTTTGAGTTTCTTTTATTTTTCTAATTGGAACAATGTTTAGTCTGTCAAATACCAGTTGATAGTTATTGATGAAATCTTCAAAATAAAAAATTTCTATGTTCTTATATAATTTTGCAGTTTCAGAAGTTGTGCAACTTTGTTGATACCACCGATGCCAATTAAACTGATATGCAAATTCTGAATCAGAGCCAGCACAATCAATATCAAATGGTTCTATAGTGTTTCCTGAATATTCAACATATTCGTTGGTTCGTTTGGCAATGCACATTGACAAAATAGATGCAAGAAGGTCTCTTCGGTCGCAAATTACTAAAACTGAATTTTTATTGATAGTTGGTAATACCAGATCATGTGTATGTGTAACTTGGTGCCAGTCAACACAACATCCAATAAGTTTGCTTAAAAATATACTGCCGGTCCTGCCAGCAGATGTAACCAGGTACTCAACACTCATTACACTCTAAAACTTTCTCCGCAACCGCAACGATCTCTTTCATTGGGATTGATAAAATCCATGCCTTGTTTGAGACCATCGCTTTTCCATACCATGGTTAGTCCATTTAGATAAGGCATATCTTTTGGACTAACATAAACTTTAAAGCCGCTTGGATCTTCATAGTCTACTACATCATCCAGTGGGTTGTCAACAAATTCTACTCGATAGGCTAATCCACTACAGCCAGTGGTATGCACACTTATTCGTATTCCTAGACCTTTGCCTCGACTGACTAGTGCTTGTTGTATTTTTTCTGAGGCGTCATCAGATATATTAATCATTTTTAAAATAACCTCCGCAAGCAAAGCTAACACGTAATATATCATCAACTACAGGGCCAAGTGGTTGATGCAGGCAAGAGCCGTTATGCCCCACTAGCTGGCCCGGCTCGGGCAAAATTCTCTCTGTGACATTTAAATTGGTGTCATAATAGAGTAATGGGCCGCCCCAGCTTTGTTCCCAGGTTGGGTTTAAATAAATCACAGTTGATTCGTAGCTAGAAATATCATCTTCTAGGTCTCTATGAATTACATCATCCTGTCCTTTTGTTAGCCCGTTAATTACAAAATTAAATATTTGAAAATTTGGACCATATGCCTGCATAACTTTATTTAGAATTGTAACCCAGATTGGAGATATGGTTGACTGCCAATTAGGCTGATTTATAAACCAGGTACTAGGGTCTGACTGTAATATTTTACCTGAGTAACTAGAAAACACTCGATAACGCCATACATTTTTAGTTACGCTGTTATCAAAAGAACACCTCTTAGAATATTGCCACTTTGGGATATTTTCAATTTCAGTCCAGGCCAGATCTAATTCGTCTTTTGTTAAAAAATTTGGAATATTTCTTAAAATCATCTAGCATGTCTTTTTTTATAATCTTCTACAGCCGCTTTGATTGCGTCTTCTGCAAGAATAGAGCAGTGAATCTTAACAGGGGGCAGGGCTAGTTCTTCGGCAATTTCGGAATTTTTAAGTTGGCTGGCTTGGTTGATGTGCATGCCTTTGACCCATTCTGTAACAAGGCTCGAGCTTGCAATAGCCGATCCGCAACCATACGTTTTGAATTTTGCATCTGTAATAATACCTGTATCATGATCAACCTTTATCTGTAATTTCATTACATCTCCGCAAGCAGGTGCGCCCACCATGCCGGTGCCCACATCTTCGTCGTCCTTTTCAAAGGAGCCCACGTTGCGGGGATTTTCGTAATGATCAATTACCTTGTTTGAGTATGCCATGTGATTTCCTAATTCATTATTCCGTGGGCTATGCACCATAGCTCTAAACTTATCTTATACAATAAGTATGTGCTGAGTAATCCTGTTAGCAACAACAAGATCTTGTTTTGTAATAACTTTGTTGTCATTGAGTGCAAGTCCGTGTGCGTGTGATTGTTCCGTCTGCGTGTTGTGTTTCTGTCCAAGGTGTACAATTTTGTTGCACAACCACTGGAGGATTTTGTACAATTACAGGCGGTTGAACAATAACCTGCTGTTGTTTGGCAATTTCATAACCTATTACACCTGTTACAACAGGTGCAACCCACCACCCGATACCTGGACCACGATAATATCCATGATGATGGTGACTATAACGAATGCCGTTTCCATGATGTTGTGCCAATGCCGGCAATGTTGCACAGGTTAATGCCAGGGTGATGAATAATTTTTTCATAACATTTCTCCGAAAGTATTATAATATAACGCCTTAGAACTGTTATTAGTTTACAGGATTTAACTGATTAAGTCAAGTCTTTTATAAACCTTTTTTGTTCAAAGCTCGTTTGGCCATTTTGTCAACTGTGTCTCTAGCCTTGTCTACGGACATGGTAGAGTCTGGAACTTGTGCTCCTGCAAAAACGATGTCGTTGCCCTGAATATTATCTATTAGATTACTAAGGGGAGGTTGTTGTATTGCTGTTATCAATTGATCCTTACTAAGACTAATTCCCATACTTTGGGCTAATCTTAAAAAGGCATCAACTGATATTTGTTTTTGGGCGTTGGTGTCACCCGCACGTCCAATTAAAAATTGTGTTAACGCTTCGAGTTCTGAATTGTTAACACCTTGTTCAATCTCGTCTAGTCGCATTATCGACGATCACGACCCAACGACGACGCTGGAGGTAAATCATCTTCGGCAGCGTCGACATCTAGGTCGGCAGCATCTGCGTCAAGATCAGCGGCATCGCCATCTAGGTCAGCACCAGCATCAAGATCGGCAGCTGGGTCAGCGGCTAAATCTTCTTCGCCAGGAACAACAGGTGCTTGTCCAGTTAATACGGCTTGGGCGCCTTCAAGTTGAGTTTTGCCTGCTTGCACAGCACCCAGCAATGTGCTCAATGCGGCTGTGGCATCAGCTTGGAACTTGGTGGCTTGATCAATCCCCATGTCGTTACGAATGCTGTCAGTCAATGCTGGTAAGTCTTTGAACTGCATTTCAGATATCTGTTCAAGCATTTTTTGAATCTGGTCAACCATGTCCTGTGCGGCTAGCACAACTTGAGCTTGTTGAATTTCGCTTTCTCTTAATCGACGTTTTGCAATTCTTGTTGTCTCTGCCATGCCTAAATTAGGTTGGCTTATTTGCTTCTGAATATTACGAACCTGTTCCTGCGCTGCCTTCAGTTGATCTTGTAGAGCTTTTTTCTGCTTGGCAATTTGAGCAGCCTGCTGTGCAGGGTTAACTGCTGGCTGACCAGGAACAGCGCCTGGAGCAGTAGGTGCAGTACCTGGTGTTGGAGGAATTTCCTCTGACAGTCTACTAGCAAGTCCTTGCTCAAGCATGATTAGCTTTAGGTAAGCAGGCTGTCTTTCACTCTTGTGAAAAGCAGGAGTGCGTTGATGCTCTTTGATTAGGTTTCTAACCTGTGTGAGCATCTGGCGTGTTTGGCCAGTGTTTAACCGGTCAAAGTGTACAGAATAACCTAAACGGTTTTCAAGTACCTTTTCGGTCTGTTTTGAAATTCGACGTGCGTCCAGTTCTTGCAGTTTCATTATTGAATCCTCTAATTTGCCAGTATTTAGCCAGATTTACACATTTGTCTAGCTGTTCTTTTATAGATACTATGTGCATCTTTTTGCTTTGAACTTTAAGATATGCAATTTCTCTATGATTTTGATCTTTAAAACTTCGAGCCAGCAATTCACGAACGCCGACATCTCTAGATAAATGTGTGAGTTTTTCATCTAGCATTTTTATAGTATTAGATAAGGTATACTGATTGTACTTGTCTGAAATGCACCAACTAATAGCATGGCGCATTACTGAAAATTCTCCACAGACAGTATCTCTTATTTTAACTACAAATACGTTGTTTTCTTTAAAGATAAAGTATTTGTCAAACACCTGGTATTGATTGTTTCCTTCTAATGGAATAATCATATTGGTTTTCAACGAATCCAGGTCAGGCTGGACTAGTTGCTCAAGACGAACCAGTGCGTTTTTTATTGTTTGTTTTTTCATTTAAGTATATACTGTGTCACTAACCAAGCCACTGTGGCAGTTAGTGTCCCAATAATTCCTAAGCCCCAATTGATCAACTGAGTGTTTCGTTTTTCTGCCATTGACTGAACCATGGCATGCATTTCTTTAATGTCATTTTTAATTTCGTCGATGCAAACAATCATGCTGTCTATACGAATTTCCAATGCATTGTAGCGTTCTGCGCACAGTTCAACGTGTGCTTCTAAACTTTTCTTTTCAATATCAGTTGTATCCATGATTGTTTCCCCAATACGTTATTTATTGTGTGCAGACTCAAAAACAATGTTTGTTCTAGGGATTAACACACCATCAAATCTATCTGTTTCTTCTAAGTTAACCAACATAGGAACACCGTTGCAGTCGTAGTATAGTGCGCCTACACTATCGTTGCCTAATTGTAAGGCAGTTGGTTGTTCAACTGTGAATTCAAATTCCCAGATCTTTTTTCCATCTTCTATCACTGTCACAGGATCAGTAATGTCTACAGGAGAGGTTCTAAGACTAATGATTTGATTAACTGTTTCCCAGTTTCTCTGTTGATTTCTAGCATGATGCCAATCAGTCTGATTATTAACAGTTGTACCTGTTTTTGTTGTTAACGGTATCTGTGAGGATTTAAAATGACTTTTTATACCAGTTGGCGTAATGTCAAAATACGTATAACATCTTAATCTTATCATATGGTATTTAACGGCCAAAAAAAACCCTGGAATAAATCCAGGGTAGTTTTACACGGTGAGTGTTGATTAGGCCAACTTGAAGCCTGGGTTAGTAACAAGTGTGCCGCTAACGTTAACACCAGTCACTGTACCATCGCTGGCTGTGATCTGGATGTTGCCAAGAGCTTGCAATTGTGTCTGCAATGTGCCAGCAGTATAAGCGCCACTTGGGTAAATAGCGTAGCTGATTTGACCGTTTGAAGCGTCGCCTTCTACTTGGTAGATAGCAATAGTAGATGTAGTCTGGATCGACTGGTTGAGTTGAACAACAACACCTGGATTGAATACTGTACCGCCGCCACTGTAGTTACCCAGTTGTGGACGCAGATCGATTGCTGTAGCTGAGCCGTCTTTAACTAGAACTTTGAAAAAGTCTAGCTTTGGACCTTGCATCTGCACTAGTGCATCAGCTGAAATTGTACCAGTCTGTGGACCGTTGTTAATGTCTAACGCAAATACCGGTTGCGCATCACCGTTGAATGGTGGAAAATATGCCATTTTAAAATCTCCTTATGTTTGTGGCCTTGTTGGGCCTGCTTTTATTTATGTCAAATCGGAAAAAATGGCTTATCTGGGATTGTTTTGTTGGGCGTTACCAGCTGAAAAAACGCCGCGGTTTACCAGCTTAACCAGGCCGTGAGGTGTGTTAACCACAAACCCTTCGCCTTCGGCTTTACCAGCTGTGGTTTGTTTTAATCCATTCACTTGTTGTTCAAGCTGTTGCGCCATGCCAAGCTTGGCATTATAAATGCCGTCCCAAATTTGTTGTAGGCCTGTGTATGCAGGACTGGGAACAATTTTACCTGCTCGATCTAAAGTGAACAATTTGCCTGGCAGGTTGTCAGTTTTAGCATTGTATTGTCCTTGAACATCCGGATTGCCAGCCACTAACTCAGCATATTGTTTGCCGCTGGTATTGACTTTGAGCCAGTTGTGTAGGCTCAGCGTTGTGCCGCCAATGATGCGCTGATTGAAATAGGTCTGAATTCTCTGTCTGACAGATCCAGGAAGCGAGTTCAGCAATTCGTCTACTGCCGTGCCGTATGTGGATACTGCTTTTTTGGCCGCTGAAAGATTGGGCTTAGACAGTTTGAATTTTGTGCCCAGAGTTGGTGTTAATATAGCCACACCACCCGGTACATTCTCTAATCCTTGTCCATCCCATACTTGTGCTGTTTTATCACCCAGCTTGTTAAAGTGTTGATGCACAACAATGCCTCCCGACTTGCCATTGATAATTTGTCCTTCGGGGCTGTTGGCTGGGATAGAATATTGAACCAAATTGGGTCTGAACTGGTATTCACCGCTGGTGGGTGTTAGCTTGCCAGCCCACAACAAATCCCCCCAGTAAAATCCTGAGCCTTTGGTAGCCGCATCTAGGCCAGGCCAAATAGCTTTTAACTTAGGGTATAAATCTGTTCTTAAATTGCCACTTTTCTTTTGTTGATCGTATTTGATCCAATCTTCAGGGCTTTGTGCGGCATAGCCAGCGTCGAACATGTACTTGTCCATCACAGACAGACGTCCATTGGGCAAGCGACCAAAGACCAATGCAGGTTTACCGTCCCATTTGATTGTGATATTTTTGTCATTGCTGGCGGCAGCTTCTAGGCCTTGTATGGCTCGAGATGCGGCTTGGCTATTGCCCATAAAGAAAGCATCTTCGGGGTGCGGAATTCTTGGATCTTTCTTGGCAGGCATTGTTGTGTCGGCTTCAACCAAGGGTTGCATGCCTTGATTAACAATTCTGTCACGAAGTTTTGCAATAAAACTCACATCACTTTCTTGCACTTGCCCTGGCTCTTGTAAGCCGTCTCTGGTTAGGTATTCTCTAAAGTCCTGTAACTTGGCTTCACGGTCAGGATCTTTGGACAATGCGGTATAGATGTTTTCAACTGTGGACAAATCTTTAATAGTAGCTGTAGGGCCAAGTAAAATTTTTGCCGCTTGATCAGGATCCAGAGTTAACACATTTTCTGTGGCACGACTAATGATTCCTTTGGCACTGGCCTTAAGTCCCAATGCTTTGGCCACGCTACTCATCAAGACATTTCTATACATGCCTTTGTATTCTGAACCGGCGCCTCCACCTAACCAAAAAGTACCCCAATTGAGATTGGGCATTAACATAAAGTCCGTTTGCACAAATCCTTTTGTTGGATCTCCTGCAATAGGAGTTTTAAAATGTACTGCTTCGCCGCTTAATTTTACCCATTCTTTTGGGTCTTGTTTCATTTTAATAATGAACTGGTCTAGATTTGCTTTTAACTGTGGTTTACTGATTTCGTTGCTATCAACTGCAAGGTCCAGGTCACCAGATGTGGGTTTTTTTCCTGTACTGCCCAGCCAGCGTCGCGGATATCCAGTGGATGGATCTTTGTCGTCGCTTAGATCAAGACCTGTGACTCCTTCTAACCATTTAATGGTTGCCGGAACATCACTTTGACTGATACGCTGTGTTAATGGCTGACCCTGTGCATCTTTAAACACGTTGCCGCCTTCTAGCAACCTGTTGATCATTTTTTACCTTTAGATTCAACCACTGCTATTTTTTTCTTTTTCTTGACTCTACTCTCTTTTAAGTCAGTACCTCCTGTGCGCATCCACATATTTCGTATGGCTGATCTCACAGCTGGAGAGCCAGTGGATCCATCAGCATCTGCAAACTCATCAAACATCTTGGTAATCTTTTCTGCAAACTCATTTGAATTTGGTTTTACTGGTGCTGCCGGGGCAGACGCAGGTTCAGGAGTTGTGCCGCCTGCCATTTGTTGCTGTGCGGCATTAGCGGCAGCGGTTTGCTTTTGTTGTCTAATTTGTGCAGGTGTTTGTGCTGGTGTAATAGTTGGATTAGGCGCCATTTGTTGCTGTGCAGTGGTGGCAGCAGCCGCTTGCTTTTGTTGTCTAATTTGTGCAGGTGTTGGTTGAGCAGGTGTTGGTGTTGTTGCTGGAGTAGTAGCCGGTGGTGTTGTTGCTGGTGGCGTTGCTGGAGTAGTAGCCGGAGTAGTAGCTGGTGGCGTTGCTGGATTATTTCCGCCGCGTTGACCTTTGGGTTGTCTTTGTTGCATACGTGCGGCACTAGTTCTGACAGCCAACGACTGAAATGCCGCAGGTAACTCCTTGGGAGCATTTTTCTTAGATGCAACATACTGAATAGCCTGATCTACCCGAGCCTTGCTGGTCGGGTCAAGTTGACTCATTTGACCACCTAACATAACTTTGTTAACAAAATCTGAAAGGTTAGCAGTATATTCCTGATCACTAATAGGTTGTCCCATATTAGCACGTTGCAGATTCACGGTCTTGTTAATCCAATTTTGGGAGGCAACCTGTGCCAATTTTTTCATTGACTCGTCGTTTTGCATGGCTTTGATTTTTTGATCGTAGCTCATGTTTGCCAATGCAGGATCTCGGCTCACAGCCGCTTTTAAATAATCCATAACACCTGCTTCGGTAAGTTTTGTTAGCTCATGAATCTGCATTTGTTCTTCTCACTGTTCTAGTAAATTTACTTGGGTCTTTGTCCCTTATTGCATTGAACAGTTTGCGAACTAGATTTTCTGACTGCTCAGGCGTAAATGATGACTCAATTTGTTCAATCAATCTTATAGCTGATGCTATAACATGGTCAGCGCGGCTTTCAATGATATAGCGTTTATCCTGATCTTTATGTCGATCATTGTATAAACCATCTAATTCTTCAAGAATACTACGTGTTTTCTTTTGCATAATTTGCTCAGGACCTTTAATATTATTTATTTGATTATAACATAGTTTGTCTGTAAATACAATATGGATACATTTTGCGTATTACCGTGGTTTAGCAAAGAAATTGACTATAACCACAACGAAACACCGTGTTGTTTATTGCCCAAGAATCACAATCTTGAAGAAATTAAAAAAGACTTATTATCTGGTCAACAATCATCTGCTTGTCAAAAATGCTGGTCATTGGAAGATCAAGGTTTAAAAAGTGATCGTCAAGTTAAAAACGAATCTTTAGATTTTTATTGGGATAAAGACTTAACAAAAATCATGGAGGATGCCACACACGGTATTACTCCTACACGCATACTAAAATTAACAACCAGTTATACTTGTAATGCTACCTGTGTAAGCTGTGGCGCTGGTGCAAGCAGTAGCTGGGCACAACTTGATCGTCGCACAGATCCAACTATACCAATTAAAAAATACAAATTCATTGACATAGAAAAAATCAAGCAAGGTGTAGATTTTAAAGAATTAAAAATGCTAAGTTTGCTCGGCGGTGAACCACTGTACGAAAAGAAAAACTTTGACCTGCTAGAACATTTGCTCGATACAGGCAACGATCAACTATTTGTAAGTATGATAACAAACGGAAGTGTTGTACTGTCAGATAAACAAAAAAGAATACTGTCAAAATTTAAAAATCTTAATTTTTCTCTCAGTATTGACGGAGTTGGACCAGTTTTTGAATATCTTAGATTTCCGTTAAAATGGGATCAGTTGATTCAGAATCTTCAATTCTTTAAAGAAATTTCTGAGAATGTTAGTTCAAATTATACATTAAGTAATTTGAATTTATTGTACCATAATCAAACAAAACAATGGTTTGATCAAAATCATATAGTATATTCTGTAAATCCAATTTATAAACCAGTTTGGTTACAGCCAAGATCGTTGACATCAAGTATCAAACAGGTGCTTAAAGAAAAACTCAGCCCAATGGATTATAACATGTTTGTGGGAGTAGTACACACAGATCAAGACCAACAAAATTTTAATTTAATGTTGGAAAATATCAAATTACAAGACTCTTCAAAAAATATTTTAATTAAAGATTATTTGCCTGAACTTGTTAACCTGTTTTAATTTGTCCTAGCAATTGCTTTAATTTAGCACTTTGAACATCAGCTGACACCTTCGGTGGTTGTTCCCATGCTGGTGTTCCTGTAGGCTTTTCCCATTTGGTTGACGTTGGAGTTACAGTTGTGTTGTCAGTCACATTACTTTTTGTTTTGATTGAGTCCATAATGTTAAACTTAGGACCTCCTCGAAAATTATCATTATCTGCAATGCCTGGATCAGTAATACGCATAGTTTCAATGTTGTATTCCAAATCAATCTTTTGTCCTACACCTGTTGAACTCCGACTCTTCATGCACTGGATTTGATACTTGCCACGCTCTTTCATAGCGCGACTTGTAAAGATACCAAACACGTTGTCAGCTGTATTAATTTTAGAAATACCACCTGAAATATGACTGTGGTCAAATTCAATTTCTTCCACAGCTGATCGATTCAACTGCGATGCTGTAACCATTAACATGCCAAGTTCCTTGGCCAAGTTACGTAATTCCTCACTCACATACTTGTCTTTTACAAACAAGTCATTGGGGCTAACCTTGGCACTTACCGGCATCAACAAGTCCAAATAGTCAATCATCATAAAGTCTACTTTGATTCCTGTCTGGATCTGTACTTCTTTAACATAACTCCTAATGTCATTAATGTTGCTTTGTGCTGGCAATGCCTTGACTCGATATTGTCCAGATTTTTTACTGACCAGTCGAACCTTCAGAGTAGTAGTATCAATGTCTTTGCGGATGTCTTTGGTACTCATGCTGGTTAGCATAGCATCTGTGCGCAAACTAGTGAGCTCTTCACTAAGTTCCAGTGTAATGTACACTCCACTGAGTCCTTGTTGTAACCAGTTAAGCGCAATGTTCATCATGACCAAACTCTTGCCTGATCCTGATCCGCCTGCAAAGATGTTGAGTTCGCCCCTGCTAAATCCACCATACAACAACTTATCCAGTTGCGGCCAACCTGTTGATACTTGCCCACCCGAGTTAAAGTATTTGTTGATACGTGCCGCAGGATCAGCAAAGTAATCTGTGCCCATGTCTTTGGTGAGAGAGATTTGCACAGCGTCTTTGATCAGTTTTTCTACAGGTTCAAAATCGCCTTTTTCCAACAGGTCTGCACTTTTAAGAATAGCACGTTCAAGTTCCTGACGCTTGGTAAACGATTCAAACTCTCCCATAAACCAATCAAAGTGTCCTCCGTTTAAATCTGGTACGGATGCAAGTTTGATTCCTGTGGTGGCACTGATCTGTGTCCTGTCAGGCATAGTTTTGTGTTTGTCGGTGTGTTCTTTAATGAACTCGGCTGCCGGTCTTAAACTACGATCAAAGTTTTGCGGATTGTAAATATTTTGAACACGCACATAACTACTTGCGTCCTCAAGCATCATTTCTAAGAATAATCGTTGAACATCAACACTATAGTTAGTAAGCATAATTTAAATAATCTCTAAAATTGTTTTTCCAAATTCTGCTAAATTGTTTGCCTGTCGTTGTCGATCAAAAAATAATTTTTGATTGTGTTGGCAAATGTCATCAATTTCATTTGTATGGGTTTTACTACTATCAACCAATTGTTTAATTGCCTGAACAACTTTTTGCATTCGTAAATCTAGGTTTTTTTCTGAATCATACGATTCGTCACAGAAATTTGCAAATGTTTTAAATCCCTGGGTTTTTAATTTAGCTAGAATATTTGTATCTCCTAAAATAACAAACGGGCGGCGGTGCGCTAATATTTTAAATGTTTTTTCTGTACAATATGGCTCCGTTATGTCTCTAACAGTGGTTTCCAATGCCACATTAACTTTGGCAATTGCATGCATTTTTTTGTGAGGCAAATGATCTAGAGATCTGCTCATATTGGTATCATAGAAACTAGGATAACATGTATGTAAAGAATACTTTTCTAAATTTACTTTATTAAAGTAAACTTCAATTCCCAATTGCTGAAATCTAAGATCAGTTTCTAAAATATCTTGCAAATTGTCTGTGACTATGGTTAAATTGTCTCGAAGCTGATCAAACAGTTTCATGAATTGTATTCTATGTGGCCTAGGACTACCAAATGGTATTACCACATCATATATTGCATTACCCAACGGTTCTCTGTTTATTTCGTAGTATAGTGTAGTGTTGGTAAACTCATTGAATATATGGTGGTCCCAATAGTCAAACCCAACAGTTGTATAATTTTTAAAATTATTCAAATGTTTATGACCAGTTATCAATAGTGCATTTGGAGGGAACCATTCATCAGATGTCCAATAGTCATGATGGCCTTCAAATACACAACCATAGTTATCAACTTCAGAATCTAGGAATCCTTTCCAATCTTTAATTACAAAATTTTTTTCAAAGTTTCCAAACTCAAGTTTGTCAAACTGATTTTGTTGACTATAGTAAGCACTAATTCCTGCATACACCCAAGATTGTGTATAAAATGGAGCATGCTGGGGGAGATCTTTTTTTAGTATTTCTAAAGATGTAAATTTATTTTTCATGATAATTTTTTGACAAGTTGTTTTTTCTTCATTTCTATTTTGATTTTACTAGTTTCTCTATTTGCAAATATACTTTGCAATGTTGCTAGCTTGCCAAATTTAATTACAGCATCATTGACATCTTTAACGTCACTGGGCCAACTAGGAATACTTACTGCCCATCCCAGTTCTACTGCACGATCAATTAATTCAACACCAGCTTTGTCCATATCGGGCACCACAGTGATTTCTTTGCCCAGGCTACGTATTAATCTAGCTTGACTATCGCTTACAGTATTATGCATTAGTGCAATACCGCCAATGCTTAGTGCATCAAATATACCTTCCATTACTAAAACATGCTGCCAGTTGTTGTGCTGTAAGTCAGTGCCAAATACGTAGCCTGGTTGTGAGTGATTAATATATTTAGGAATTTTGTTATCTAAGAATCTAGCACACCAGCCTATGATCTTGCCGTCATATGTGAATGGCACAGTGACATGCAGTCTGGTCCAGTGTATACTGTCGTTTTTGACAGCAGTCATGATTGGATAGTCTTCAGGAACACATCGTTGCCTTAGGTAATTCCAGTAGTACTGATGTTCGGGCGTGACTTGTTCAGTGTATGGTGGAAAGTCATCTGACTCGTCAAACTCAATTGCACTTACGGCATTGGATACCCGTTGTCTATCTTCCAAGATGCCGTGTATGTTGCGATGTCTTAGGCTTTCAAGATTGAGCATTTCAATTTCGTTGTCGGGTACACCCATCCATCCCATAAGTCGTTTAGCTTTAAAGCTAACTGTGCGACCTAACACAAAACTGGCTGTGTAGGAACAGTTGAAACAGTGATAACTCCAACCTTGTTCAGTTATCTTGATGCCCCCACGCCCACGGCGGTCCGCACTATTACCATTATGGGTACAACACACAGCATTAAAACTGGTCCAGCCCTGTGGGCTAGATTTTTTCTTAACAGGTAGATAATTGATTATGTCTATCACTTAGACATTATAACACGATCTATCTCTTGTTGCAACATGTTTTGTAGTATTATATGTCCGTTTTCATTGGGGTGTCCGCCCGGAAACGTTAATTCCATTTCGTTTGGATGTTGGCGTAGCCAATGTACAAAATTAAATCCTGGCAATATTTTGGAAGGAACTGTGATTTCTTCTTGTGGCGGGCTTATGTCCCAGATCAACATTGGTAGATTTCTTCTAGCTGCCACACCATCAAAAAAGTACAACGCTTGTTCGTAGTTCAGCATTGACAATGGGTCACTTTCACTCAGTACCATGTATCGTTTAATCATATCGGTCCATTCGCGAGTCACAGCACCGTCTTGGACTCCAGCATGTACCCACGAACTGTGAACAAATCTATCCCACGTGGGAGCATTAGGGTAAGTTTCATGATTAGGGTTATAAAAACTCATTCGACTACCTTCGGTTAATCCTACTAGAACAATACATTCTTCAGGTCTAGGTTCGTTGCGTAACCACCACAAAAAAGTCCACATAGTGCTCTGTAAACTGCCACCAGGTATGCCAAAGTTTTTTGTGGGCAATTGATAATGTCTACCAAGTAATCCCAGGAAGCATTTTCGTTCACGATAAGACGTATTCTCTACTAGACTTGGATGTGCATCAGGATTGTGTTTTAACAACTCTGGGTCAATTAACTCGTCGCCCCAGAACCAACTGTCTCCAAACCCAACAATTTTTTTAAATTTCATCGGTACTGTATTAAATCAATGTTTCCGTCAGATATACCAAATGATAATCTTAGATAAGGATGATACCCCTCAACGTTGATGCCTAATCTTTCAACTGCATGAATAAAGTTTATTTCTGACACAGTATTACTTGTTTTTAAATCTTCAAAGTCTACATCGTACCATTCAACAGTATTGGCTGTGGCATCTGACGATCCTTGTACTTGAAGTGTGCCAGTAAAGTCCACTGGATCAATTTGGAATGTAGTAATACGTGTACCATTTGTGGTAATTGTACTGGTGTAATGGATAGAGCTGTCAGGGGCTTGGCTTGGGATAGTTAATTCTTGGCTGGCAACAAAAGCTGGAAATACGCTGTCTACAATATCAATATTCCCACGAGCGCCTGCATAGTCGTCTGTGAATACTGCTTGATTTAAAACGCCGGACGTAATTTCTAAACTCCAACTAGCGGGCTGTGCTTGAAAATATGTTGTCTCTTCGGCAGTGACAGTTACTTTAGCTCTACCTGTTGGTGCATTAAGTGTTACAAGCTCTTTGGCATATAACAAATTTTCTCCGTCTTGACTAATCATACGAAACGTAAACGTTGCGCCTGTGATGTTTACAGGTTTTTGGTCCTGGTTTAGAAATTGGAATAAAATAACATTATCCACTCCTAAATTTAATTTTAAGTCTTTTGCGTACACTGGTTGCCACCTTCTATCAAAAGTTGAGCCAATGCCTGACGTGTCAATCAGAATTACCTGTTGGATTTGCTGATATAAATAGGCAGTGGTTGAATACATTTGGATCTCC